GATTGTACTAATCTTAATGAAAAAATTGATATTATTGATAATAAATCAGACGTAATTATTAATACAACAAATGATATAAATACTGAAGTTAATATTATTGATAATAAGATTGACATACTTAATACAGATTGTACTAATCTTAATGAAAAAATTGATATTATTGATAATAAATCAGACGTAATTATTAATACAACAAATGATATAAATACTGAAGTTAATATTATTGATAATAAGATTGACATACTTAATACAGATTGTACTAATTTATCTGAAGTTGTTGGTGAAATTGATAATAAGGTAGATACTATAATAAATACAACAAATATTATTGATAATAAGATTGATATTTTATCAACTGATTGTACAAACTTAGATTCTAAAATTGATATATTGAATACTAAATCTGATGTAATAATAAATACAACAAATATTATCGATAATAAGATTGATATACTTAGTACAGATTGTACTAATCTTAATGAGAAAATTGATATTATTGATAATAAATCAGATATTATAATTAGTACAACTAATGAAATTAATAATAAAGTTGATGAGATTCTTATAGATTCAACAAACATGGATATTAAATTAGATATTATTGATTCAAAATGTACTGAAATTTCAAATGACTTAAAACGTGTTTTGGGTTTAGTTCATGAAAATATTTTTATTGATTTACCAAGTTATGATGATGATAGTAATTTAATTTCAGCTCGACTCAGAATTTATTCAAATCCAATATCAGTCGGAACTAATAATAATATATTAGCAACATACATTATTGAAAGTGATAGTAGTGGTCCTGGTAAATTTACAAATTGGAAACAAGTGAGGTCATAATGATAGATGATGAACTTATTAAAGTATTACAAAATAGAATTAATAAACTTGAACAAGAAAATATTAAATTGAAAAATTTTTTAAAAAATTTAAAAACCAGATTTGTTGACACTAATACATGGAGTAATTATTTTTCAGATATTATTGATGAAATATTGGAGGAATAGAATGAGTATTGCCCTGGCTACGATGGGAAAATTTTTACCTAAAATACATGTTGGTGGTGCAATATTATATCAACATCAAGAAAGTGAGAGATTGAGATTAAATATCAATGTTTTGTCTTTAAAATCAACCGATAAGCAATCATCTCCGCTTAAAATTACTCTGAAATGTAGATAATGTGGGAGATTTAAAATGATAAAAATTGAGACAGGAAAAGGAAAGACATTAACATTCGATATTGATATACAAGGTGGAGATAGTAATGAAATAAAAGAAACAAGATTTATATTATCTTGTCCTAATAAATCATATCGACTTGTATTTCCAGCTATAATTGAAAATAATTCTGTAAGTGTTGATCTTCCACCATTAGATATACAAGAAAAAATAGGATCGTGTAGTTTAGAAATGATTTCGTCCGATAATCAATATTATCAGATTTGGACAGATGATATTAAATTTGATCGCGGATTAAAAATTGTAGTTAAAGAACAAAAAAGTGAGGAAAGAAAAGTTATTGTCGAATCTAAAAATCAAGAAACAACTGAAGTTAAAAATACACCAGTGAAAAAGGAGATTAAAAATATATTGGGAGAATCAATTCATAAAAGAGAATTTGTGAAATTATATAGGACTATTAAATGTGATCAAAAAACTTTTAATAAAGTTATATCAGAAAATAAATTTTCTATGAAACCCAAACCTGGGATGAATATAAGTTTTTATAAAACCGATAGTCAATTAATTAATGACACAGAGAATATAGAATATGGAATAGCGACTATGATGAACGTATCATCAACAGATATTATAAAAGAAAATAAAGATAGAACTGTTGTTGTTGATAGTACTAACCTAGATAATATAACAGAAGATAATGTTGTTTTTTTAATTAATAAAGGAAGACTGATTAAATTTAATAAAAATAGAGATGGTGAATAATTATTATATTTATATTTATTTAGATCCAAGAAAATCTGGAAGATATTGTTATAAGGATCTATGTTTTTTATATGAACCTTTTTATGTTGGAAAAGGGAAAAAAGATAGATGGAAAGAAATTAAATGGGGAAGAAATAAATATTTTAAAAATAAAATAAATAAAATCAAAAAATCTGGATTGGAACCAATAGTAATAAAATTATATGAAAATTTAAATGAAAAAGAATCTTTAAAAAAAGAAATTGAATATATTAATGAAATAAGAAAAGAAAATTTTGAAATTCTTCTTAATATGACTGATGGTGGTGATGGAATAAGTGGTTATAAATTTTCAGAAGAACAACTAAAAAAACAAAGAAAAAACTTTCAAGAAATTAAAAAAGAATTTGAAAGAAGAGGTTATATTTTATTAACAGAAGAAAAAGATTATAAAAATAATAAAACAAAATTAAAATATATTTGTCAAGAAGGACACGAAAATTATATTGTATGGAGTAGTTTTCAACAAGGATGTTGTTGTCCTACATGTGAAGATGAAAAAAATAAAAAAGATTTCTCAGATATTAAAAAAGAATTTGAAAGGAGAGGTTATAAATTATTATCTAAAGAAAATAAATATAAAAATAGCATCACAAAATTAGAATATATTTGTCCAAAAGGACATAATGGTTTCGTTATTTGGAATAGTTTTCAACAAAATCATGGATGTTTTATTTGTGGTAGAGAATTGGTGAGTGAAAAATTAAGAGGTGAAAATAGACCAAATCATAAATTAACAGAAGAACAAGTTATTCAAATAAAATTATTATTAAAAGAAGGAAAAATATCTCAAAGAAAAATAGCCAAAAATGTTTGGAGTTAGTCAAATGACGATTTCACATATAAAAACTGGAAAAAATTGGTCTTATATAAAGGTATAATAAAATGATAAAAAAATCTATTTTAGGCTATACTAGAAACTGGCGCGAAACTGTTCGTTTCATTGAATATTCATATAACGATTTTATATCATTTTTAATATCAACAAAAGAAAAATTTTATTTTTCACAAAAGGTTGATGGAGAATTGACTAGTTTAGTATATGAAAAAGATAAGATGCCTTATTTTATAACTAAAGGTGGTGTATACAGAGACCGAGAATATCCAGTATTAAGAGAATATAGGGAACTTCTTGATAAAACAAAAATAGAAAATATTGTAATAATAGGTGAATTAATTGCGTTGGAAGGCAGAAAACAATTTCCATTCAATAAAAGTCAAAGTATTATACAAACTGGTGATGTTAGTAAAATTCATCATTTTATAATAGATATCTACGAACTTGATTCGGCCTTAGTTTGGGGGAAGTACACGTTCCCTAAATTAGAGAAAATGTTTAACACAGAACATATACATTCTCCAAAATGGTATTACGGTAGTTTGAACGAATTCAAAAAGTTATGGCAACAAGTAGTAGTTGAAGGTAAAGGTGAAGGGATTGTTGCAAGAAATCCAGATAAACCGAAAGTACTTTATAGAATAAAGAATGTTCAAACAGTAGATTGTGCTGTTATCGCTATAGGTAAAGAACTTGAAAAAACTTGGGATAAACATCAAATAAGTTATTTACGACTTGCGTTTCTCAATAAGAGTAATAACTTCTTAATGACATCAAAAGTTGGAATTGGTTTTAGTCAGAGAACAAGAATTGAACTGTTTCAATGGGCACATAATAATTTCGTTGAAAAGAAAAGTGGTGAGTTATGGGTTCCACCAACTTTGATTATTGAAATAAAATATTTAAGAGCTAGAAAAGCTAAAGTACCATTATTAAAATATGAAAATAATAAATATAGCGTATTAGGAACAGAAGAAGGCATAATGATAGATCAACCTAGATTTGTTCGATTTCGTAGTGATAAAATATTGGATTACAAAGATCTTAGTATAAATCAATTTCCAAATTCTTGAATAACATAGTTCGTCTATATATATTAATAAGCGAATAGTAAAATATTCAAATTTTTTTTATAATTTTTTTTAGGAGGAACTATGATGAATTATGAAAAACAAAAGTTATTAGAAGAATTTTCTAAAATTGTGAAGTACGGAGATTTCACGTTATCATCAGGAAAGAAAAGTGATTTTTACATTGATTGTAAAGAATTATTATTATATCCCGGAATACCCAATGTAATCGGATGGAATATTGATTATATTGTAATAGAAAATAATATTAAATTTTTAAATGTGGCTGGTATTACATCTGGTGCCGATCCAATCGTTTGTTCGGTTGTTACAAACTTACATAGAAATGGATTATTTATAAGAAAACAACAAAAAGATTATGGAACTAAAAAATTAATAGAAGGAAGACGAATAGGATCTGAAGATGTACATAAAGATACCCTCATTGTTGATGATGTTTTAACAACAGGCGATTCCTTAAAATATTCATATGAAGTTTTAAAACAACACGATTATAATCCAGTGGCTATAATTGTTTTAGTTGATCGTGAAGAAAATAACGCGAAACAACTTATTATGGAAGAATTAAAAATTCCAGTTTATTCGATTATGACCAAAACAGAATTATTAAATTATAAAGAATAAGTAAAATAACGTTTTAAAAATTATCATTAAAAATTTTCTTTCTGAATAGAGGAAATACATGACAAATAAAGATATTTTAATGAGTTCGATGCTCCCAACTGAATTGTTAGATGACGATGAAGGAAAAATTCAAAGTGAGATTGTAGGTGATGGGATTATTCAATTTGAATTTAATGAAATAATAGACAATATTGGAAAAACAAGTTTTAAAGAAACATACTTAAACTTTATCGATGATGTAAAAAATCAATCGATTAATAATCAGAGAATATTATGTCAACACATAATTAATAAGATACAAGAAGTATATAAGTTTGACTTTCCAGAAAATATTTCTATCAATGACATACCAGATTTTCAAAATGTTTATACGTTAGTTGAGTTTTTAGAATTCAATAATATAAATTTTTTAGTTGAAATATTTAAAAATTTTAAAGTCAATCTTTTAGATGTCTTGAGTAAATTTATTGACGAAAATAAAAATGAGATAATGAAATATGTTAAATTGTATAATGATGAGTTGTTGCCCGAAATTTTTGCTAATTTAAAAAATACACTTGAAGATGAAATTTTAATTTATATAGTTTCAAAAATGATTTATAAGAACAAAAGATTAGTATCAAATGAAATTTTAGTGAGGAGATATAATGAATCAGCCAAAACCACAATATGAAATCAGAATAAAAAAAGGTGATCATGTTTTCACAATTAAACGATCAGAACTTATAGTTTGTTCTGAAGCTCCAGATGGTATCGCATTTCAATTTAAGAATGGGATGCATGTTTTATACACAGATAATTTTTTACCAACCCATGCTAAGATGAAGATCAAATTGACTGTAGATCAAATGGTGAATGGGAATATTGAAATTAATTTAGACAATTACAATAACCCTGTTACTTTATCGGTGTAGTTTTTGTTTTAAACAAAACAACTATATATATTAATTTGTGATAGAGAATTGATGTTTGAAAAAATATCAATTCAAAATCAATTTTTTTCCAAATTTTTTAAATATTTTTGGAGGTGTATTTATATAAGATAACTTAATTTTATTTTTTTCAAACTTATATTTAAAACAGACTAAACGCAAAAAAAAGAAATATCATTAAAGGAGAACGTAGGTTAAATGAATATTATACCAGCAGAAAAAATAATTAAAGAGAATTTAGGATCAGATCCAACTAAAGATATTTTTCCAATTACAATATTGAAATATCTATTAAATAGAGACATTGTATTATCTTTTTTTAATAAAGTTGGTCAAATCGAGTTTGATAAAATCCCATCAAAAATTTTATTAGATGAAAAAGAATGTCCAGCTTGTATTGATAATAAAAATAGAGGTATTGATTTACTCTGTAGAAAACACACATCAATTCAACGTGTGTTAAATACAGATAAAGTCTGTTATGATATTGATACTCAGACATTTTTATACATGAACGAGATCTTCAAGATGGTAGATGATAAGTTGTGTATCATTTACTGTCCACACCCAAAATTAATCCAACAGAATCCTACGGATGAAAAATTACAACTCACATCGCATAAAATAAAAAAAATAAGTACGATTGTAACTAAATTGCCATCAGTAGTCCAATTTAGTAATAAAGTATATGCCCAATTCAGTTCAAATGAATTATTGAAAATGTGGATCAAATGTTGGTTTAATGATGAGTTTAGTCTGGTGACAGTACCAGATGAAAATGTTCAATTTTGTTTGATAACAAATAAATGAAAATAAAATTATCTAATATAAAAATAAAAACACATAAAATTAATTATTCTGAAGAATATGATCAAGAAATAGATTTGGATTTAGAAATTGAATGTGAAAACAAAGTAGAATTTCTAAATTTTTTTAATGATCCAGAAGTAAAAAAAGTATTAAATATTTAAAGGAGAATAAATAAATGTCTGATAATTATGATGATCTTTTAGGAACTGGGTATATGCCGCCAACGGTTGTTCCACCCGAAAAAGAATTTTTTAAGAGTATATATATTTGTGGTATATTGCGGACAAATCAAACTGGTGAAGAAGAGATACCTGGAAAACTTCAAATCAGGGGTTTTCAGTATAATTTAAATAAGATTTATGGTATAATTACTCATGTGAAAAGAATATTAGTGAAAAAAGAAAAAGATAGTAATGGTAAAGAAAAAACGGCATGTTTTTCATTTATGAAAGGACAGAAAGTTTTCAAAGGAACATCAGGAAATATTTGTCCATCAAATAGAAAAGATAGGGAAGCCACTCCTTCATGTTCTGGTTGTAGAGGCGAACTCCTTGTTAGTTTTATATTAACAAATGAACAGGGTATTCCAGTAATGATTGAAGATGAAGATACTGGAACCAAAAAGTCAGTTTTTATTTTTCTTCGAGGGCAAGGTCTTAAATACGGTAATATATCAAAATATTTAGATGATCTTTCTAAGGAAGATATACAACCAGCTATATTTCCTGATAATCCAGTTTTGGAAAAAATGATCGCACAGAACAAACGTTATGTCACGGTCATAACAACTGGAGAAGAGAAAACAAAGTTTGGAATGAAGAAAGTATTTGTATTAACTCCTGGGACTAAAATAGCTGAAGCGATGGTAAAGAAAGTTATCGATATTCAGAAAAAGACTCTTCCACAGTTTTGTGAAAAATTTGATTGGTCATTAAAATCAAATCAAATGTCATATGGTGATTCAGAAGACGATTCTGAATCAACTCAACAAACACAGACACAAACCAGTGAGGCGTCTACTGCTGAAACACAGGAATTCTTGAAGAATTTTGATTTTTGAAATGAAAATTGACTATATTCATTTTGAAAGAAATGAACATTTTACCAGAAATCATATTATTGAACAAATTAATAATTGTCTTAAAGAAGAAGAAATAAATATAAATGATGTAATTTCAATAACTGAGAATCTTAATGAAATCACAGTATATTATAAATCATATGTCAATTAGAAAAACAATAATACGCTGAAAAAGACAGAGGAGGGATTAATTTTCCTCCTCTGTCATCTCGTTTTAGAGGAGAAAAATGAAAATTACAAAAGGTGAAGCGATTGCTTTAAATTTGTGGGGAATGATTAAGGAAGTTAAAGAAATAGATGAAACTGATAGGGCGACTATTATAGCAACATTGAATAGATTAAACGGACATCCTTGTTCATTTACTCAAGAATTTTTAGAAGATCCTAAAATATACGATTGTTATGAAATTGAATTAAATCAATGGGAATTTTTGAGATTAATTAGGTTATATAATGAAAGTAATAATGATATGAGGTTATTTAAATAATGGCACTTGAAAGAGATAAAATAATATCAAAACCAAATATATATACATACTGTTTTCGATTATCTGAAATTGTGTCTTTTTTTGAAGAGAAAATTGATAAAATTTTAGAAAGTATTAAAGATTATGATAGAATCAATATAAAAATAGAAGATGCTGATTATAATATCGTATCAACACTGTGTGAATTATATAAAAATACTGGTTGGAATGTAAGTTACACATTCCGTCCTGGGTCATTAGAATATAAAGAACGTGATTATTATATTTTAACTTTTAACTAAGGAGTAATTTTGGAAGAATATTCATCAAATTCATTTAAGACATTAACAGACTATGAATCGATACGTACTAACCCAGGTATGTATATAGGTTCAACTTTAGATCCTACACATTTAATCGGAGAACTTCTTGACAACGCCTTAGATGAGGCATTAGCTGGTTATGCGAATATCATAATAGTTACAATCGATGCCAAAAATAATTTATATTCAGTTGTCGATAATGGCCGAGGTATTCCAGTTGAAGATGATATTCCTATCACAATTTCAACTAAGTTACATAGTGGTTCGAAATTTAAGGGATTTAAAAAATCATATGAAGTATGTTCTGGACTACATGGAGTTGGATTAGCAGCGGTTAATGCTTTAAGTGAGTTTTATAAAGTAGAAGTTATTAGAAACTCAGTTTATTCAATATTTGAATTTGATAATTTCAATTTAATTAAAAAATATTCTGTTAACTTCAATCTTCAACCATTCTCAACGAGAATAACTTTTAAACCAGATAAAAATATATTTGAGAATTTATTACCAAATATAGAGAGAATAAGGGAGAGATTATTAGTAGCTTCCGCACATATGCCAGAATCAACTTTTGCTTTGGTGGTTGATGATAATAAAGAAGTTATCAAGATAACTGGTGATGAATATTTTAAAAGTTATTTTCAAGATGAAGAAACAACAAATATAATTAATTTTGAAGTTAAAGACAAAAAAATAATTAACGATATTCCTGTAACTGAGAAATTGAGTATTAAACTTTGTTATTCACTAAATGGAGCGATAACACCTAAAATTATTTCATCTGTCAATCTTCTTCCAGTTGAAGAAGGTGGTACACATGTTAAATTATTGAAAAATATATTAAAAGATATTTTTATGTATTATGGAAAGAAACTAAATAAAAATTTTGATAGTCAGGATATTTTTTGTGGCTTGAGAGCATATCTTGATTTATATTTAGTTGAACCAGAATTTGGTGGTCAAATAAAGGGACAATTAATTAATAGAAAATCATATTTAGAAAACTTATTTAATAAACTTCAATTAATATTGAAAGGTTATTTTAATAAAAATCAAGATGATTTATTATTAATTTTAAATAAATTTGAAGAATATAGAGCAAATTTTAATACAAAGAAAGTTCAATCAAATTCTCCTAAAAAATTAAAGAACACAAAATTAAAAGATTGTAAAAGACGAGATGGAGAGTTATTTATAGTTGAGGGTGATTCGGCGGCTGGTTCTCTAATTCAATGTCGTAATTCTGAGATTCATGCGATCATGCCCTTGAAAGGCAAACCTCCAACTATTGATCTAAAAAAGAAGAAGAAGTCGTTACTTGAAAATGAAGAAATTAAAGAAATCATATCAGCTTTGGGAACTGGTATTGGATCTAATTTTGATATTTCGAAATTGAGATATTCAAAGATAATACTATGTTCTGATTCAGATCCTGATGGTAATCATATCAATTGTTTGTTGATGTCAGATATTCGATATCTTCTTCCTGAGTTAGTAAAACAAGGTTATTTATATATTTGTCAAACTCCATTATTTGCGATTAATAAAGGTAAAACTTTTATTCCTCTTTGGACTAAGGAAGAATTAGACAATGCAAGAGAGAAAAACCTACCAATTACAAGATATAAAGGGATTGGTGAGTTTAACCCTTGGCAACTTGAAATTTGTGCGTTGTCTGAAAAAAGAAAATTAGTACAAATAACATATGATGAAAATTTTGATAAGATCATACAACTACTTTTAGACTCTGAAACAAAGAGACTTTTATTAGAAGGAAATTTTTCACTTGAATGATATTATTTTAAAATTATATAAAAATTATGGAGACTATTGTAATTATAGATGTTTTCCATTAGATGTAGATGGTTTAAAACCAGTCGAAAGACGAACACTTCTATCGGTATATCAAGTTGCCAGAGAACAATTTGTAAAATCAGCAAGAATAGATGGTCATACGATTTTTCATTATCATCCACATGGAAGTGTCTACGGAACATTAGAACAACTTGTACATCAAGGATTTGTAATTGGTCAAGGAAACTGGGGATCAAAACTTGGGACTGATGAATCCGAAGCTAAATGTGCAGCAATGAGATATACTGAATGTTGTTTATCAAATCACATGATTGATTTGACATTCAGTTTGATTAATTATGTTCCGTGGGAAGCTCTTGATTTAGATAAGGAACCCTTATATTTTCCATCAATGTTCCCTCTTTGTTTATTGGGAAATGAATATACATCAGGGATTGGATTCGGATATAGAACTATTATACCTTGTTATAAGATAAAAGATCTTTATAAAAGATTATTATATTTATTGGGTGTGACTAAAAAGAAACCAATAATCAAACCAATCAGCAATTGTGAAATATTATCATCTGATGAAGAATTAGAAAAATTATTAACAGTTGGTCGATCAAAAATAAGAGTTAAAGGTATTTACATTCATAACAATCAAAATTTCACAATTAAATTAAAATCGTGGCCTGGATCATTTGAAAAATTAAAAAATAAAAAACAATTACAAAATGATATTGAAAATTTTGATATCTCTGATTTATCCAGTGCTAAAGTTGGAACAGAAGTAGTATTTGAATTAAATAAACAAAGAAATAGAGAATTATTATTTAACCGATTTGTAGAAAAGTTAGATAAGTTTCTCAATGGAACTATACCTTTTGATATAATTGTGACCGATTCAAATTGGAATGTCAGACGAACATCTGTTGATGAATTATTATTAAAATCATATAATAATTATTTTGAAATAACGAAGGTTATGTTGAATTCAAAGATAAAAGATTGTAATGATTTAAAAGAAGAATATCTGGCATTATTAAAAATAAGACCAGTTCTCTCAAAGTGTATTAAGGGTAAGAATCAAATTATTGTTGACGAAATAATAAAAGAGATTCATGAAAAGACTTCAGTATCTGAAGAAATGATTAAATTTTTATTTTCAAAATATCGAATAAATAAATTATTGACTTTGAATGTTGATATTGAAGAAATCGAAAATAAAATAAAAGAATATGAAAATAATTTGAATAATATTAATCAATATATATTAAATAAGTATGCCGAGGTTGTGAAATGAAAACTTTTTTAGTTACTGGCGCGGCTGGATTCATTGGAATGAATCAATGTGAAGATTTAGTACGAATAGGTCATAGAGTCATAGGAATTGATAATTATGTGACATCATATATTCCAATTTGTCATCCAGTTATAAAAAAATTAGAAGAAAATGATAATTTTTTATTTTATAATATCAATCTAACACATGATAGATTGACAGAAAATTATGCCGATTTAAGATATTTACTTAGACATTATAAAATAGATTATGTGATTCATCTTGCCGCTATACCGTCTATTCAACGATCCATTGATGATCCAGAATGGGTGATTAAAAATAATGTGAAATCAACTTTAAATTTGTTGGAGGTGATAAGAGAAAATCATAGTGTTAAGAAACTTGTGTATGCAAGTTCAAGTAGTTATTATGGTGGAGTATATAATTTTAAAGATGAACCATCATTAAGACCACCACTATGTAAGTCACCATATGCAGCTACAAAAGGTATTGGTGAATTATTAGTTAATTCATATCATCACTCATTTAATATACCAGTAACAGTACTGAGATATTTTAATGTCTTTGGTAAATATCAAAATCCAAATTCTCAATATTCAGCGGTTATTCCAATATTTATAAATAAAATCTTAAATGATGAACAACCAATAATTTATGGTGATGGGAATCAGGTAAGAGATTTCACTTATGTTGATAATATTATACATGCTAATTATCTTGCAACACAATCACCAATTAGTGGAAATATTTTAGATATTGGTTGTGGTGATGGTGTAACTTTGAATGAACTTTTAGAAACCATAAATAAAATTCTTGAAAAAGACATTAGACCGATATATCAAGAAACTCGAAAAGGTGATGTTAGTTATAGTCGTGCCGATACTTTACCTGCAATACGAGATTTAAATTTTTCATCATATATTGATTTGAATGAAGGATTATATCAGACTATAGAATATTATAAAAATATGGAGAAATAAATGAAAATTGATGATGTTATTTATGTTGATATTCGAAGTAATCATAAAATTATCTATGATATATTACAATGTTTGGAAAAAGGACGTATTTGTATTACTGATCATAATGATTTGACTTGGGATAGAATAAAACAAAGTGAATTTATTGAAAGTTGTTTAATGAGAATCCCAATTCAGCCATTATATTTTCATGAACAACGTGATGGTAATGAATTGGTAATAGATGGTACTCAACGTATAATAACATTGGATCAATTTCGAAAAAATGAATTTGTTTTATCAGGGTTATCAATAAATCAAAATTTAAATAATATTAATTTTGATGGTTTATCATCTCGATATCAAAATAGATTTTATGATTTTGATGTTAAATTTCATAGTTTTAATCCATCAACACCAATAAATATTATAGATGAATTTATAAGAAAAATTAACGGTATAAACTAACTTTTGAGGTAATAATGATTTATGAAAATTTAGATACTGAGTCGCATAAAATAAAAATTATTAGAAGAGATTCATTGATTATATCAAAACATCACTCTGAATTGTGTAATATAATTAAAAAAAATCTAACCAGAAGATTTAATAATTATCATAATAATAAAGGTGAAATCAATCAATTTTTTAATGAAGATGAAACCAATCTGTATGTTCCAGTTCTTTATCCAATTGAAGATTTGATTGATTGTGATATTATTGATGAAAGAATCGATGGTTGTGATATAGAAATTCAATGTAATGCCATTCCAAGAAATAAATTACAAGAAGAAACCTTAGACTATTTATTAAATAATAATGAAGGAATAATTCAATTAGACACTGGCAGTGGAAAAACTATCATTGCGATCATGGCTATATCAAAAATTAAAAAAAAGACACTAATTCTTCTTCATAGAACCAATCTGGCACATCAATGGATTGAAAGGTTTAGAGAATTTACTGATATTGGAGATAATATTTCTATATTAGAAAATTCAAAAATAAAAGAATCTTTTTCGAAATCTATAGTAATCGCAACGGTTCAAAGTTTTATGATGGCATTAAAAAATAGAAAAGATGAATTCATATTAGAATTAGAAAAAGCTAACTTTGGTTTACTTTTTTCTGATGAATTACATGTAACCAGTGGAGCTAAAAAATTTTCTGAATGTTCATTATATATTCCTGTAAAACGTAGATTTGGATTATCAGCAACTCCTAAACGATATGATGGTACATCTGATATTTTGATATATCATCTCGGAAAAATATATAAACCCGATGGCGAAAGTGGTATAATGAAAGCCAAGGTTAATATCATATTTTTTAATTTTGGTTTGACAAAGAGTTTTAAATACGTTTATTGGGGAGGTAAATTCGAGCGTTCCAGGTATTTAAATTTATTAAAAAAATCAGATAAATTAAATAAAATTTGTCTAGAATTATTATATAAATCAAGAGATAGAAATATTTTTATTATTATTGAGAGAGTCAAATTTGTTGAACAGTTATTCAAATCATTTGAGTGTGATGATAAAGCGACTTATTTTAAAACTGATAAGAACGATAATTTAAAATCAAGAGTCGTTTTCGCAACTCCAGGAAAAGTTCGTGACGGAATTGATGCGCCAGAAAAGGATTCATTAATAATGACATCTCCTATAGGAAACATCACACAAATTTGTGGTAGAATTTTAAGAACATCACTAAATAAGAAAAAACCAGTCATCTTTGATCTTGTAGATATTGGTTATAAAGATATTTTTAAAACTGTATATAAAAGAATTCAATTTTATAAAAGTAAAGAGTGGGAAATAAATTATTTCAAAATAGAAGATAAAATTGAAAAAATTGATGATATTTATAGTTTCTTAAAAGAAATAGAAAGTAATAAAAAATGAAAATATATGAAAATTTAGATATTAATGATTTAGAAAATGAAATATGGAAAGTTATAGAAGATTTTTCAGATTATTATGTGAGTAATTTAGGTAGAGTTAAATCATTAAAATTTGGAAAAGAGAGAATATTAAAACAACAAAAACATGGTGGAGAATATTTTAGAGTTGATTTTTGTAAAAATGGAAAATGTAAACCTAAACAAGTTCATCGATTAGTTTTTGAAACTCATAATAATTATAAATTAAAATCAGATGAAGATGTTCATCATATTGATTTTATAAATATACTTCCAGAAATTTCGAAAGAAAATAATAATTTAGATAATTTAATGATGATGTCAAAATCTGAACATCAAAAACTACATATGAAAAATATATCAAAAGAAACAAAAAAGAAAATCAGTGAAAAAAAGAAAGGAGAACATCATTCTAAAGAAACAATAACGAAAATAAGTGAAAGTAGAAAAGAAAAATTTAAAAGTGGCGAATTAAAAATTTTAAGAGGAGAAAATTCTACAAATCACAAACTAACAGAAGAACAAGTGATTCAAATAAAATTATTATTAAAAGAGGGAATATTAACTCAACAAGAAATAGCTGATATGTTTGGAGTTAGTCAATTAACAATTTCAGCGATAAAAACTGGAAGATCGTGGTCACATATTAAATTATAAATAAAATAATTAGTTTTTGTTCTCCAAAAATAATTAAAAATAAAAATAGAATTTGAATTTAACAATGATTTTATCTACAAAATAAATTAAAAAAAATACTAAAATCTATACTATCAAATATAATAGGGAGAATTAAAAATGGGTGAATTATTCGATAATACTGGTATACCATCATGTGTTGTAAATCAATTTCCAAATAAGAAAATATCTCGTATTAAAGGTTATAAAAATTATGCGGTTGTGGAAGATGGAACAATCGTTAGAATAAAACCAGGAAAATCAACATATGTTGGTAGAGTATTATATCCATTAACGTGGGGAAATGCAGACATTGTTAGATTATCAGAAGATGGTGTTGCTGATACGATTGAAGTAAAACGATTGGTTTGGGACACATTTAATTGTGATTTTCCACGCTATGTTGAAGAACGACGAATCGCAGAAGGTACCAAAAATATCATTCAAACCGAATTGACAAAAATGATTATCGAATTTGAGGATGGTGATAAAAAGAACTGCCATTATAAAAATTTGAGAATCAATTTCTGGCCAAGAGGAATTCGTCATTGGAATCATAAATTGGAGAATGACGATATTTTATTAATAAGGCAGGAAGTTTATAAAAATCCCAATATAACGGCCAGAGAAATTATAAAAAGATTTGGCCATATAGGAAATATTGGTCGAGTGACTCCACAAACAATATATAATGTCATTAAGGCAAATTATTGGAGAGTAAGAGTCAATCCGTTCGAGCAAAAAACATATCCAATGGAAGATTTTCCTGGATATATTATTCCAGCAAGAAAAACACACAGTGACTATGAATTAGTCGCTTAAAAATAAGGGAGATAAAATCTCCCTTATTTTTTTGGGAGATTTAATGATTGAAAAATTAGAAAAAAATTATTATTGTGATAAATATAATAATTGTGAAAATTGTCCTTTTGCTAAAGTATTAACTGTTGAATTATTTGATAAAAATAATAATTATCTAAAAGATGAATCATATTTATTTTGTGAATATGAAGGAACAGCAGAAGAATGGTTTTCATAAATTAAAGGAGGTTTCTATGTTACTTTCAAGGGATGTTTTTAGAACCGAAGTATTCAAGAGAGATAATAATCAATGCGTCATTTGTAAATCTCCATCTCAAGACGCTCATCATATAATCGAAAGAAGATTATTCAATGATGGCGGTTATTATTTAAATAATGGAGCATCATTATGTGGAGATTGTCATATAAAAGCTGAACAAACAATCATAAGTTGTGACCAAATAAGAGAGTCTTCAGGTATTACTGAAATAGTTTTACCTGAAGACTTTTATACCGATGAACGATATGATAAATGGGGTAATATTATTCTTCAAAATGGAAGACGATTAAGAGGTCCATTATTCTTTGATGAATCGGTTCAGAAGATTATAGAACCAGTTCTTGATTTATTTTGTCCATATATTAAATATCCAAGGACCTATCACTTACCTTGGTCAGAGACGGTAACAAGTGATGATAAGAGATTACAATCAATTGATCATTTCATTGGAAAACAGATTGTTTTAACGGTGAAGATGGATGGTGAACAATCAAGTCTTTATAAAGATTATTATCATGCCCGTTCTATCGATAGTGGTAATCACCCATCAAGAACTTGGATTAAGAATCTACATTCTCAAATCTGTTATGATATACCAGATGGTTGGAGAATATGTGGTGAAAATTTATTTGCCAAACATACGATTCATTATCATAATTTGAGAAATTATTTTATGGTATATTCAATTTGGGATGAGAATAACATATGTTTAGATTGGAAAACAACAACTGAATGGTGCTACTTACTCGGACTGGAAACTGTCCCGATAGTATATGTCGGACCATTTAATGCTGATTTGATTAAAAATTTATATCGTTCTAATTTTGAAAATGACGATTGTGAAGGTTATGTCATTAGACTTACAAGTAGTTTTCCATATCGAGAATTTAAAAATTCAGTTGCCAAATTTGTAGCCCAACGATTTAGTGAAGATGTAAAGAATCGCCATCACTGGCTTCACAAGGCAGTGACTCCGAATGAGGTGAAAAAGTGTAAATGAAAAGAAAAATTCCCACAAAACTCTTATATGTTGTGAAAAACAGTAATTATAAATTAATACACTATCCTTCATATGATCATTATGATCATTATTTGTGTAAAACTCTTTGTGGTGACAGAACGAAGAAAGTTAAAAGGACATTTATTGTAGATAAAGTCACTTGTGAAAGATGTATTGAAATTTTAAAACAAGATGGTAAATTAGAATGATTTCAAAAATGCCAAGTCTGTACGCTCCAAAGAAGAGAAAAAATTATGATCAATGGGTTCACATGGTTTCAGGGAAATGTCGTCCAGAAGATCCTAATACTCTTTGTGGTAAAACAGCGAGGAGAATTTCATCTACTACAGATAAATCGAAAGTGACATGTAAAAGATGTTTAGAAATAATAGGAGAATAAAGATTGTATATAAGTGATGGAAAATCAATAGTAAATATTAATGATGAATTATTGTGTGTCGGAAAAGATGCCGAAGAGCGAGAACAACAAGAATTATGTTATTATTGGGTATATTATTTAGTTATTTTTTATAAGAATCAACAACCGATAAAATTAGTATATTCTGAAAAAGAAGAAAGAGATTGTATATATAATCAATTAATTTCAATTTTAGATATAATGGATAATTTAAAATATGAAAGGAGTGATAAATAATTAAATTTTTATTCACAGGAGATATTCATCTCAGTAAATATTCAAATGATAGAATAAATCATGAATCGAATTTACCAGAGAGATTACACGATATCAATATGATATTATATCAAATGGCAAATTATGCTGTTGATAATAATATTGAAAATATTGTTATTTCTGGTGATGTATTTCATAATAAATCAATTATTCATTCTTTAGCAATGAATATATTCCTATCTTTTATCAGATCATATAAAAATTTGAGATTTACAATAATTGATGGTAATCATGACCTTTCAGGACGTGGTGAAGATGTAGTATCGGCTTTATCATGTGTTGATAATGAACCAAATGTTATTCGAATTTCAAAACCCACCAAAATAGGTGATATCATGTATATTCCATATTCATATGGAATGGTTGATGTCATCAAAAATAATACTGCAAGATACTTAGTTTCACATTTCGGTTTAAATGAAGGAATATTAAATTCTGGTATCAGTGTTATTGCTGACATTAGATTATCAGAATTAATTGGAAAATATGGAACAGTATTATTATCCCATTATCATAAATCCCAAGAAATAATAAGAGATGATATTAGATTGTACTATGTCGGATCTCTTATCCAATTGGATTGGGGTGAGAAAAATGACGACAAACGATTCTTGGTTGTCGATACTGATATTGATATAATTGAAAGTGTTTTAACGCAGGGATACAAGAAACATTACGAATTTGAAGTCACTAGTGAAAATAAAAATGAAATTATTCATGAAGCTCGGTATTTAAAAGAACAAGGTCATCATATTAATATAGTCAAAAAAGATAAAGTAGATACCGATGATATTAAAGATGAATTCAATGTTGTTGATAAAACAATCAAAGATATAACAAATCGTGGATTAACAATCAATATGTCAATGGAAGAAAAATTAAAGAAATATTTAGAAATAAAAGAGATTCCAGAAAGTGAACTGAATAACTATTTATCTATTGGTTTTGAAATTATAAATGCGTGTACGGATGATATATGAAAATAATAAATAAATTAAAACGATATTTATTTTGTGGATACTGTGGTAAATTATTAACATGGCGATGGATATGGCAATCAGATTTTAAAGATAAACCTGATTGTAATTGTCATCCAATACGTGATATCATGAAAAAATCAAAATGGAATTTGGAGGATGTATGAAAAGAAGAATTAATTTGATTATAGAAAAATTTTGTGATGAGTGCCCTTATTGTCATTTAGAAATGAATTATTTAAATTATAATAGAAGTAAATTTTTATGTCATCATCCAGAAAATAATGGTGATATAATTGCCACTTTAGAAGAAGTAAAAAAACCAACATCAGATCGTAGAATAATTAGTGATAATTGTCCATTAGAGAAGATTGAATGAAATATCAAGTACGTTTTATCTGTTATCAATATAATTCAGGTGCTGGAGATAATGGTTTTATTCATTGTAGTAGAGATTTTGATAATTTAGAAAAAGCCGAGAGATTTTCAAAAAAGATTCAGTCATATTTGAAAACCAGGAAATATAAAAATTCAAGATTAAAAAAAATTTTTGATGATCATTTCCAAAAGTATGGAATACATCTTAAAAATATAACAAAAGCTGAAACCATATTTTTGTTTGATTTTATATACGATGGTTATATTCACAGTTATGACGGTATTTATGGAACTATGGAGAATAAAATTGAATGAAAGAAAATATTCAATGGAAAATTGTGGATTGTAGAAAAGAAATAAATGGCGAGTTTGGATTGTGTCAAAATGGGCATGAGTGTTTTGTTTCGTCTTACTTATCATTCAAAGAAGGTAAAAAAGAGATAGTCCGTTGTAAAGAATGTGGCATTGAAATATTAAGATTTGCACCTTTTCGAATAACAATAGAAGAAATATCAACGGATGATGAGATTTTACAAGAAATTATTGCTGAATTTATTAAATCTGAGAAAGTCATCAAGATTGTTCAATGTCATGAATATGATTCTCAAATATCAATAAAAATATATTTAGATATTAATCAATATGATGATGAATTAATGGATAAATTACTTGATTATGAATGTGATATTCGAAAAAAGTTTTCTGATATTATATTTGATTTTTCATATTTACCAACTATACTAAATGGACCATCAAGAGGAACAATAATATTTCAACGAAAATGATAAAACACTATAATTATTTAAAAGAGAGAATCTACCTTTTGGAAAAGTGTGATTGTATTCCAATTGTAGATTCTTCCTTAAATGTCAAAGCCATAGCTAATTATTTTTGGCACCTTTATAGTTTTGGTGTAGATCTTATGAAATTAAAAAATTTATTATATTTATCCTATGGATATTATTTAGCAATCAAAAATGATATCTTATTTAATTCACATATTGAAGCATGGTCATATGGTATTGTAATACCACAAATATATTTTGAATTTGTGTCTGAATTTGGAAATGATCCGATTACTCGTTATGCTATTGATTATGATGGAGGAAAACCATTCATACCAATGATTTATGATGAGTTTAAAATATCATTTTTAAATGAGATATATAAAACTTTCGATAAATTTACAGGAATTCAATTATCAAATATGACTCATGATGAAGATGGTCCTTGGTATATAACATGGCAAAAAAATAAAGAAAGATCTATTATTGATAATAATTTAATAAAAGATTATTTTTTTAAAAAATTAAGGAAGAGTAATGAAAGAAGTTAATTTTAAAAAAATCGGATTTAAAAATTTTTGTTGTTATGGAGATGAATTATTTGAAATTGAAATTCAAAATAATAAACTTATTTTGATTCATGGTCCGAATGGTATTGGTAAAACTACAATATTTGATTCAATTCCTTTCACGTTATTTGGTGCTACAAGTAAAGGTATAAGAGGAAAAAGTGCCATTAATAATCGAACCCAGAAAGATTGTTATACCTATGTTGAATTTGATATTAATGATACCCATTATAAAGCTGAACGATATTATGGTCATACAAAACTTGGAGATACTGCACATTTAACAAGAGATGGTGTTCTTTATAAAAGAGGAAGTCAAGAAGTAGTTGCCGAATTAGAAAAAATCTTGATTCCTAAAAAATTATTTTTCAGTACTTTGTTATTTGGTCAGAAAAATAAAACTTTCTTTACTGAATTAAGTGATACTGATCAAAAAGAAATTTTCAGAAAAATATTAAAATTAGATGATTATGTCACATATAACAAGAAATCATCTGAACTTATAGAATTACTTCAAAAAGAATCAACTGGAATTGAAAATCAAAATTCAGCGAAAACTTATATAATTGAAGACCTGAAAAATCATATTCTATTGTTAAATAAAGAAAAAGACGAATTTGGTAAGTTAAAAGAAAATAAAGTCAGAGAATATGAGAATGATATTATAAGATTGAACAGTCGTGGAGTTGAACTGAAACATAATTTATCCGAATTAAATGATAATGAAGTGAATATTAAATTAGAGTTAGTTAATGATAGATTATCCAATCATAATCGACAATTATTAGAATTAGATTCTCAATTAAATAATATCATTGAACAAATCAAAATAAAACTTCAGAATAAACAATACGAGATGGATAGTTTTCGTAGTCAAAAGAAGATTAAATTAACCGATGATTATAATTCTACGTTATCAAAATTGAATGATCAGTCAAATATAATTAGATCTAATAAAAAATTAGATGAGGCTTCTGTTAGTAATGAAATTAAAACCATAGAGAATTCAATTCAATTTAGTAAACAAACTATTATAAATTTAGATGAAGAGAGACAAAAATTTTTTAATGATATTTTTAGAAATACTGTGTCTGTGTGTCCAACATGTCAACAGGTAATTGACCAAGATGTAAAAACAAAGTTAAATCAATATATTGAATCTCTTAAAGATAAAATTAAAAATTTAGAAGAAGAGAATAAAGTTCAATATTTAAAAATCGGACAATTAAAAAGTGAATGGTTGAAAAAATCAGAAGATTTAAATAGTCAGTTTACTACTATAAAAAGTGAGACAGATAATTTAAAATCAAAATTTGAAGCAGATATAAAAGAACTTGATTTAAATTTTAAAAATTCACTTCAGGAACTACAGAAATTAGCGAACGAAGCAGTCACAAATAAAACTCAAGATATAAAACAACAAAGGTCAGAACTAACTGAAAAAATTAAAGATTTTGAATTAGAAAAAGATATGTTGAATCGTATTGTTCTTAAAATTCAAGAATTGAAAGATCAAATAATATCAACTGAAGCTGATATTAAAAAATATCAAGAATTAATTGAATTAAAAAAATCTGAAAAATATGATGATAGTAGATTGAAGTCATGTTATAAGAAGATAAAAGAAACAATGACTGAAATTGAAAATTTAAAATCAAAAAATATTGAATTAAAAAAGAAGAATGATGTTCTATTATTCTGGAAAGATGCGTTTTCAAAAAGTGGAATTGAAAGTATGTTGATTGATGAATCAATTCCATTTATGAATACACGTATTGCTCAGTATTTAAATGATATTTCATTTGGTAGATATATTGTCACATTTGATACATTGAAAAAATTAAAGAGTTCTGATGAGTATTGTGATAAAATAAGTTTGAATGTACTTGATAATGTTACACTATCTAATTCAAGAGAAAATTTTTCAGCAGGTCAAGTTAGAATTTTAGATATTGCCATAATTCTGACTCTTTGTGATTTACAAAGTAGTGTGCAAGATATTAAATTTAATTTATTATTATTTGATGAGATATTTGATACACTTGATGATGAGAATATTTATCGAGTATCTAAAGTATTGAAAAATTTAACAAAAAATAAATGTATGTTTCTAATAAGTCATCGACATATCGACCAGATTGAGGCTGATGAAGAACTAAAATTGTGAAAGGATGTTACTGATGAGAAAAGTTGAAGTAATTGAACTTACAATGGAAGAATTAGAAAATATTACTAAAACAATATACTGCAAAAATATTAGAATCGCAACTTTTCGACGATATTTTCCAAATATTAATGGTAAGATGATATTCGATCGATGTATAAAAGAAGTGATTGAGACTGGATCATGTGAACATCGTGTTGAAGAAGTATTAAATGATTTATGTCATAAAGAAGTTATTGAAGCTGGAAATTATATTATTATTTGAGGAGAATAAATTATGCAAGAATTAGAAGTTATTATTATTCACCATAAAGATATTGATAGTATCATGAAATATGATTTTGGGAATAATAAATTTGATATAACGGAATATATCGATTATTTTCATAAAAACACATATCAATTATATGAAAATATTGGGAATGATTGTAAAACCGAAAAAGATGAACCATCCTTTAAAAGATTCATGGAAAAAATGAAATATTTTTTACAAACCAATGATGAGAATACTATTGAAGAAGAGACAGGTTATTGTGGTATTAAGACTGAATGGATATTAGAATGTCTTGTCTATAATAGATGTCTTATACCTGGAAATTATTTGATTGATATTAGTTGATAGAATGTGTCTTTATAAAATAACTAAATCATTCGATCCTTATTATTCAGATGATAAAACTGAGGGATATAAAATTTTTTGGTATGATGGACATTCATTAGCTTCTCCATATCTATATGGTGAATATTATTTAGGCTGTTGGTATCACGATGAAAAAAATATATTATTGTGTAGTGGTGAAGAACGATCATATGTTCCTGGTTTTGGATATCAACCTGAAAATAATTTTGATAGACATTATCGATCAGGATATCACTGCTATACAAATTTAAAAGATGCTAAATTGGAATTTAATAAATATCGAAGAATAAATAGTGTGATGTATATACTCACCAAAGTAAAGTTAAAAAATGTGATTGTTATTGGATATGAAAAATATGATGGTATTTTCAAAAAGAAGTTAGATGTCATTGTTGCCAAAGACATGTATATCTATTCTGATATAATAGCCAACAATATTGATAAAAAGAAGAAAAAATTCATATTTTTCTGATTATGACCTAAGTGAATTATATATATTAATATGTGATATTATAAAACCGTTTCTTTGTCAAAATTTTGTATGGGAGATAATATAATGGTTATTATAATAACCGAAGATGGAAGTTTTGAATTAGAAGAGGGATTGTCTGGTGTTATTCATGAGACAGCAGAAGCCGTTAAGTCTCGTCAACGTGACGAAGAAGATCAAGAGTTAGCATGGAAACAAAAATTTTATCAGGATGTTTGTCAGAAGTTACGATCAACATCACGTCCACCACATTTACCAGTTGGTGATACTGAGGATGAAATTTATGAGGATCTTTTTGAAAGGAGGTGAAAATAATTTAAAAATTGATATTTGATACCAAGTTTTTAAATTGATGTTAAATCTATTTTACTCGAAAGGAAAAAACTATGAAAAAGTATTATGTCGTGTTTGTTTTATTGTTGGTGCTCTTTGCTCATATCAATGTCTATGCTTTCAACACCTATGAAGAAGGTACAACCACCAGTCTCAGAACTGAGGATACCGTCTATGCTGAAACCGCTGAGGAAGAGTGGGAAATTTTCGAGAGAGAAAATCCCGGCGTTACAGATCCTTCTAAATTCTTTGTTGATGGTGATGCCCGTTATCGCACATTGTATGATCACCAACTCAATGAATATTCCCAGGATTATCGCATCCGGTTTGGCCTCGGTATTGCTTTGGATAATCAGGCCGATTTGTATTTTCGACTTAATACTGGAACCCAACAAGTTGGTGATCAACAACAAGATGATGCCATGATTGATGTTGCCAATTTGAATATTACCCCGGATTTGTTTCCAGGTCTTGAATTACATCTCGGTAAAAGCGAATTACCATTTCAGACTCCTGGTGATTCTGGTCTTTTGTTCGATACTGATGTCTTTCGTGGAGAAGGTGTTGCATCCAACTATTTCGCTGTTAATGATGACCGGACTCTTTCGTGTTTTGCCACTGGTGGATATTTCAATGATGTTATGAATGGTGGTCAGATCGGCATCCAGATCGGCGATAAGGCATATATTGTTGGAGCAGTCGGATATTATGATTTCTATGAAGGGAATGCCTATAGGGAGGCAATGGCTGAAATCGGCTATGATACATCATCTATATACGGTGATTATGCTGTGACTGTTGGTGATAATGTTGTGTCCTGGTTGGCTGGTGCCAAGTTAGGAATAGGTGAGGTAACAGTTGACTATAATTATCGAGAAATTGATTCGAAATCAATAATGGCTGATATTGATTTCCCATTCGATAATGGTCATGCAGTAGCGATTACTTTACCAACTGGAATCAAAAATCTCGACCTCGAACTGACACACTATGCCGATTGGCAACTTAGTCAGAACCAGAGCATTGGTGCTTTGACATACACCTTTTAATTCTGATTGATCAGACCATCAACCAGATTTATTGACTGGGAAGGAGAAATATTTTCCTTCCCTTTATAGGAGAAAATTTATGAAAAATTATTTCATATGTATTGTATGTGTTTTGTTATTTATGCCTATATTTGGTTGTGGTCAAAACAAATTGGAGCGGGATGCCGAGTATTATCATAATTATGGCATGAATTATGATCAGTATCAGAACTTCCAGAAGGCTGAAAGAAATCACTGGATGAAGGATTATCTACAATCACCCGCCTATTTCCCACGAGAAAAGACTAAGAAGAAGTAGGATGTTCCGATGATGGTGGCTAAATAAGGAGAGAGAACTTATTCTCTCTCCTTATTTGATGTTTTAATTTTTTTAAAAAAAATTAAATGTTTTTATTTTATTTGGAGTTAAAATGATAAAAGATATAAAGGTCATGACTTGGTTTTTGAATAGACAATGTAATTTAAGCTGTGAGTATTGTAGGATTGCAAAATATTATCTCGATGCTCCATATCCAAATATTTATTATTTTAATAAGTATCAAATTAAATATATTAATATAGTGAAAATACTGGACTTGATGAAAATTAATAATCCAGAATGTTTTCATATTTTTATGGGAGGTGAACCATTACTTCATAATGACTTAATTGATATTATAAAATACTGTAATGAAAACAGTATTTTATACACGATAATTTCTAATGGTACATGTACAGATTTATTAGATCGATTTTTTTCAGAAGTTGGAGAAGTAATGGGTTTTACAACTTCAATCGACCCCATAATATTCAGTGAACAGTATGATAAGGACAGATATTTTAAAAGTCTCTATGGATTGAATTGTTTATTAAAATATAAAGACAGAATAAAAGATCCTGTTGCGGAAGTAACATGTGATAGCAGAAATTATAAATATTTAATTAAAACATTGGAACTTTTAACTGGTCATGGTATCAATAGTGTAATATCTTTTATTGATGCTTATAAAAATAAATATTATGATTTTGCTGGAATAGAAAAAAATAGCGACTTGATAGTCCACAAAACACCTGAATTGAAAGAAATATTAGAACAGGCAAAAAACTATAATATTCATATGCCTCAAAGTTTGAAGATATTATATGAAAATTTACCCTATAATTTCAAATGCCATGTTCAATCACTGGATAATATTGTTATCGATGCAGATGGTATGGTTAGGTTATGTTTAAGAATCAGAGGATTGAAAACACCATCAATGACAATTGATGAATATTTAATGAATCTGGATGAATTGAAAAATAATTTACAATATGACCAAAATAAAGTTTGTGAGGGATGTAATTGGACGAGTTGTATCATGACATCTGCATACGATTATAATGATCTAATCCATGCAGATAAGAGAAATTAAATTTTATATTACTTGGAAAGGATGTTATCATGACAAATCCCACGTTAATAATCGACAAAGAAACTACATCGTTTGTTGAATCCATTATTGGAGAAAATGGTGAAGCCCAACCAGTCTTCAGGAAAAAATTAATACGAACAGCAGATTATATTGCCCGAATTACCAGTCAGTTGGGATCTGACTGTCATGTTTTGCCCAGGAATTGTAGATTAAATATTCCATGCTCAGGTGGTGCAAGAGTTCTGGTTATTGAGGAAGCTCCAAGATCAAGACATTTGAAGTTTGACTGGGATTTTGTTGAAGAAACAAGAACAACCAAGAAGAGTGGACAGGCGGCACTAGGACTAGAATCGTTGCTGGAAGGGCAACAAATACCGTACTCGCTCCGAATCCAATTACCATATATAGTGTTTCTTCTCTTCGTTCAGGAAAAAAAGGATGTATTTGAAGTTCCCTATTGTCGGGTATTTTTCCGAAATCATCCATTGGGAGCATCCGGCGACTATTTGGGATATGCAAATTTATTTAATGTTAGTAGTGGCAATGAAGTTTGTTTTGGTGGTAACAAACGTTCATGGTCAAAACAAACTCATACTCTGTCATCTGCTGTTGAAGAATTAATTGCTCTGTATTGGGCAGCACCATTTGCAGCGGAATATCGCTGTCGTCATGATAAATACAAGAATACACCGCCGATGAATTCCTTTCTGGCTTGGTCAATGGCTAGTCAAAAACCAACATTCGGATTTAACATTCCATTGATAATGCACGATAAAACATTGTATCAGGAGATTGATACTTTTGTTGTCTCTAGAACAGTTCCAACCTTTGAGAGAGTGTTTGTTGTACCACTTGACGAACAACTATCTGGAGGTAATGGATCAACCATATATCAAAATTTCAGGTTAGTTGAGAGCGTCGTAAGTATTGGCGACAAATTAATATATGAAGAAGCAGATTGGTATATTGATACCATTAGGGGAAATTTTAATACACCTAAACAGGTGGAACTGGTTAATCTCAATAATGAAAAAATTACTGTTGAGTTAACACCAGCCTTATTAGCCCAATGGGAAACAGATGTTGCCGCTCAAAGAACGAATTATTTACAATCATTAACAGTTGATGGTAAAACCGTATCATCAGGCACAATAATCAAAATCAAATCTATGAATACCTATGAGGTTGTAGATAAGATTAGGTTAGCCAGAGATAATACGATTGAATTCGTCATCGGTTCAAAGTTCTTTCTGGCATTGGATGGTACATATGACGTAATCGATTCTGTGAAGGCTGGCGATACTGAATTGGTTTCTGGTAAGGATTATGTGATCTTTAATAATCAATATCGGACCTACTTCACCGGGAGAATGCTTCGTATTCAGAATAATTCTTACAACATTCTCCACATATTCTTCGGTGGTGATGGTGATGAGCGAGGAATCTCTGTAGATTCAATCTATAATGGTGATTTCTCAATTTTTGAAGCAAATGACCCAAGGATTACTCAATCCAGAACATTCAGATTTTTGGATCAGATTATAACCGATCGAGATTTTCGTATTGTAAAAGGCATAGGCATTTTTTCCAGTAACGACTCATCCAATATCTGGAGCAGTACTTTCTTCCGCGAAACAGCACTTGAGGATATATTGACGAATGATGGTACCAAGTTACATATACCATCATATGATGTCGATATCAATTTCAGTGTTGGTGATGAGGTTGTATGTCCTAACTGGAACAATCCTGATACAATTGGTAAAATCTGGACGATTACAGCATTTGCCAGATCAAATGGTTATTTGAATTTTGAATTACGATGTGGTGAAGAAACAACTAGTTCTCAATATATCAACCTATCAAACGGTAGAGTTTACATCGGATCTATTAGGAAAGCATCCAAGTCTCTGAATGGTATTGAAGTTGGTCTTATCCAAGCTAAGAATCCTGGAATATTAGGATTTCCGAAAAAGGTGATAAACAGAATTGACGCATTTATTGTCGATGGTGAAAAGCCTCTTATATTGTGTGGAAATGGTCTGACAATTACTGTTGAAGATTTAACCAATAACTTCAACGTAGTTACATCAGCCAGAACACCCGAAACAATAAACTTGGCCAAGATTCCTTGGCAGACAGGTGATCTATGTACCAAAAGTGATAATTTATTCGTTTTCAATGATGACAACACATACCTCGGAAAGTTGTATATGTTAATTGATCCTGTTTTTGTGAAAACAGGATCTTTCCGTTCAAAGGCTGTGGTAAGTTCACAGAATAATCCAGATTTTAAGAGATATGGTATTTTAGACCCCAGATTATCTAAAAACCATTCACATGTTGTTTATGAGAGTCTCCCGAATTTTGTAAATGGGAATACTCATACGTTTTCTGATGGATATTATCCATCAACAATTCCAAATGTTAGTGAGGATAATTAATATGAAATTTGGTGAAATTCCTGTTATTATATTACCGAAGGATTATGTCTTGCCTGAAGACCAGGATCTTTTATACATCGTTGCCGGTAACGGCAACTTTGTTCTAAAGAATCAACAATTATTGAGAAGTTTAACTAAGGTTAATGGAATCAGTCATCTCCCCAAACTACAACCGTTTGGGGAGATGAAGATACCGAAGATTCACAAAGATTTGTTAGCTCAAGGTCTTAAGTTTTTCAAACAGATCTATGAAACGTACAAATCTGAAGCTGGTATACGGATTTTCTATAATCCATATACCGAGTTTTATTTATTTGATGTTCCCAATCAGAAAATTTCGGGCGCGTCAACGGATTGGAAGAATTCCAGTCCACCGAAAGATTTTATGTATGTTGGAACACTACACTCACACGGTGGTGCAATGTCGGCGTTTCATAGTGGTACCGACAAAGGTAGTGAGGGTGAGTTGGATGGTATTCATATTGTGTTTGGACACATAAATACAGATACCCCATCGGTCACGGCAGCGATTGTTATTAACGGCAATAGATTTCAACTTAAAGAGGAGGAAATATTAAGATATCTTGATGTTACAATCACAAGTCGGGAAGAAACCAAGTATGTGTCTTCGGGTGCTGTATGGGAAGATTATGCCGCATCTAAAGTATCGACTCATAATATGACAGATGTAACAGCGCAATCGGTTGCAACTAAATTTCATTTTAGTTTAGACGTTGATATGGATGCTGTTGAGGTTCCCATAGAATGGTATGAGAACATGGTTTATACACCCGATGTAGTATATAAATTCGTTGGTGGTAAACTTATCAAATGTTCTTCCCAATCAAACAACACATATGTTCCGTCGGAAACGAAGTATCTTCCAAGTCCTGCTAAAACTCCTGAATATTCACCAACATCTCCAATTGCCCGTCCTGATTGTTATGGTAGTGATGATACAGATTATTATCCACTAATTGATTATACCATCTGTCCAAAGTGTCATTATCGTAATATTGCTATTCAGGCAATGGAAGGTGGATTGGTCGATGACTTATTATTGACAACTATGGGATGTTATGGTGAACACACACCAAACAACAACCGCGATTTTGAATTATCATATGATTCTAATGGCAACATGATTGACTCTGAAGGAGTAATCATTATGACAAAAGAGGAGATTTCAGCATATGAATCGGTCGATTAAAGTTATAGGTGCTGGTGGTATTGGTACTAAATTACTTGATCCGTTGTGCCAATTCCTCAATTATTATCATCCGCAACCAGCAGAAGGCGAAGAGGCTGACACCTTCGAGGTAACTATCGTAGACGGAGATAGCTTCGAGCAGCGTAATCGGGAGAGACAGGATTTTTATAACTTCGGTAATAAAGCCGAGATTAAAGCCACCGAACTCATGCAGAAGTATGATTTAACTATCCATTCGGTTCCTGAATATCTCAGTGAGAGCAACATTAGTAGTATCATCCAAGAAGATGATATTGTATTAGTGTGTGTTGACAATCATGATACCAGAGCGTTGATTGCAGAAAAAGTTGCTACCCTGCAAAATGTAGTTTTAATTTCTGGGGGTAATGGATTCTACACCGGCGATGTTTTGACAAACGTTCGGATTGCAGGACAAAACTACACTGCGTCAATTACCAGATACCATGAAGAGATATCCGTTGGTGATGGACAACACCCTCAGCGTCTCGGATGTGAGGCATTGCATCAAGCAGAACCACAATTGTTATTCGCAAACATGGGAGCGGCATGGATTGTGTTGTGTCGATTTTACAAGATCTGTATCCTTGGTCAACTCGATACCACCTGTGAGAATGATTTCGATATTCTCACAGGTGAAGTTTTAGCCAAACAGTTCCCAGTATAGTTTAATTATACAAAGCACCCAAATATTTAAATTCTTGTATATACGATTATATCTATATATAATAAATATGTGAAAGGTACAATTCGTACTTTTTAATATTGTAAAGGAGGTCTGTAATGGACTGGTTTTATATTTTATTATCTCATTTTGGTATTAATGTTGCTCCCACAGTTCTTGGTAACGCATTGAAAATGTTTGCAGTTGCTGAGAAGAAACTTCAACAGGCATCGCAAATGGAGGAACAACGAATTGAATCCTTGACACGAAAAGTGCAGAAACTAAATCATCAGATTTCGGCTGCTAAGGCTGGTCAACAGGATGCCAAGAATCGTATTGATTGGATTGAGGGAAAAGTGAAAAAGCTTCAGGAATTTACTCAGTAAATAGAATCCATCAAGAGAGAGTTGTCTTAACTCTCTAACTTCATGGATAAATCCAAAGGGAGGTGCTATAATTATTTAGGAGATAGAAAAAAATAATTAATGTCGCCGCTGTATTTTATCTCAAAGGATTCACTTAGTGAACCTAATCTATTTCCAAAAGGAGAATTATTTTTATGAATCAAGCACTGAATGGTAAGTCAAAGGCCGAACTTCTTCAAATCGCTGCTGGACGTGGGATCACTGGATTGGACGGACAGACCGTCGAGATGATTGCCAAAGTAATTGAGAACGATATGGTCGAGAAATCCGAGGTTCTTAGCCGGGAACAATTGAATGCAATGTCTGTTACCGATCTGCTCACGCTGGCCGAGGAAAATGGTATGTCCGGTCTGGGAAAACAACCCAAGGCTATTTTGGTGGAACTTCTCATTGCCCATTTTACCAGGGTTGCCCTTGCTGCGGTTTCCGGTACGTTTACTGTCACCAATGCCAATGACGGCTGTGTCAACACCAAGATTGTCGTTACCTGCGGTACCAACAAACAGGAGATCGAAGACACCGTAGGACATGCAGTCCAGGAAGTATTCAATTTGCTCAGTGGAGCGTTCAATATCGCTGCCGGTTCCAAAGCTTTGGTCAACGGTACGACCGAGGTAGCATACGACTACGTTTTGACATCGACTGATTTGACCCTGGAGTTCACGAAGCCTGCCGATCGCAAGGGTTAATAACCCAATATTATAATATGATATACCGGGTGTAGTACATAAGTGGAAAAAGGGATGGAAGAAATTCCATCCCTTCCCTTATCCTATAATTATCCTAATTTATTTTTTTATTTTTTTATGGGAATAAAAAATTTATTTAAATAACAAATTAAAAATATATTTTATTTAACTTTAATTACCCACCAATTTTAGATATTGAAAAAAATTGTGGAGGAATCTTCTATAAAAACAGTAGCAGTTATTGGTCTTGGTACCATAGGTAGTTTTTTGTCTCAATCATTATCCGAACTGGATAATTTACAAAAATTAATCTTGGTTGATTATGATAGAGTTGAAATGAAGAATACATATAATTCAATATATAGAAAGAGTGATGTTGGAAAATATAAAACAACAGTTCTTCATGATATCATAAAAGATCAAAGTAATATAGATGTTGAAATATTAACAACTAGATATGAAGAAGAAATTACGGAACTCCCATATTCAGATTTAATAATTGATTGTCGAGATTTTGTTTATAATCGCAAAAATAAAATAGATGTTAGATTGTATATCACGTCCAGATATCTTGTTGTAGATTGTAGAAAAAATATAACATATGATAAGAATTATGAAGGCCGATATACAACACTGTTATCAAAAAATGATTTAAGAAAAGCAACAATGATAGCAACATCTTTTCTACAAAGTGGTTTTATTAATTATATGATTGATAATCAAATAGTGAAAGAAATATCTCTTGATTATTTAGATGAAGTATCCAATGATATCAAGAAAAAATATAATAATAGAAACATGATTATAGATTATGAAGCATCTAAGAAATTATTAAATTTTGAAGAGAATGTAACTGATATAATTCAGGAGAATAGAAATAAAGATGTTCTAATAACAATTGGTGATTCTAATAAATATCCAATTAGAAAAATTCCCAAAAATTCAATTCAATCAGCTAATGATATCATTTCAACAATGTCACATCTAATAAATAATTCAAATGAACCTGAACTCTATTACATCATTTCAATTACACAGACTCAAAATAATTATATTATAAATCTTCTTCCAGAGTCTGGTGCAGCATAATGAAACAGTTTGTAATAGCAAAAAAACTTGTACCTGAGAGAATGATTCATAATAATAAAATTTACAGAATAACAAAAATAGATCCAAATTATATAATTGATAAATATTCAGTTAGAATAACAGATGGCAAAAATAAATTAATTAGTATTAAATTAGATGCTGATCATTGTAATGCCGATCCATATACTGATTTATTTTGTTTATCAGCTAATGTCAAATATAAAGTATTATCAAATGATTTAATTAAATTAATTGAAAATTTAATCAGAACTTATAATTTAAATAATTGTTATTTCACTCCATTTAATTATATAGAGTATGAACCATATGATCATCAAGAATATATGAAAAAGGTAGAGAAAAAAGAGAACTCAATAATTGGTAAAATATCAAATTTTTTTAATTTACACAAATTGGGGATATAAAATTAATGTCGAAACTCTTAGATATACATGACTTTTGTGAAGATTTGAAAGAAATCAAAACTTCAAAAATAATTAATAATCGTGGCAGATTTACAGAAGATGGTTTATTTTCTGAACAGATTTTTGGTCCAGTAAAAAATTATACATGTCAATGTGGAACTTTTTATGGACTTTCTGGTGAAGGTGAAGTTTGTAAAATATGTGGTGTGGAAATAACTAATTGTGGTGAAAGAAGAAAAAGATTTGCAAAAATCAAACTTCCTTTACCAGTTATGAATCCAATTTTTTACGATTTGATTTCCAGTTTATGTGGTTCTAAAATTAAATCCCTGGTTGATATATTAATTTCAAATGAAAGAAGTATATTATATAAAAAAGGTGAAAAATATTTAGTGACAGATGATCCTAATAATATTCCATCTGATTCTGAAAGATGGGATAAAATGGGAGCTGTTATAAAATTATTGTATGAAACTTCAAAATATAAGTTGGATGATCCAAAATGGAAATATATATATGACAATATTCATAACGTATTGATTAATGAAGTTATTGTCTTACCTGCTGATTTACGTCCTGCATCAAAAATCACAGAAAAAAATAATCGTAACCAAATCGTAGATAAAATAAATAGATTCTATATCAGGTTATTAACCAAAAAAGAAATTATGGCCAATACAAACTATGATATTGCGAATGATAAAAAAATATATTATCAATATTATCATCAACTTCAAAAAGATGTGAATGAACTATATGGTTATATTTTATCGTCAATGTCAGAAAAAGATGGTTTAATCAGAGGACATATATTAGGTAAGAGAATTGATTTTTCAGGTAGGGCTGTGATCACACCAGATCCAATGTTGAAATTAGATGAGTGTATTTTACCTTATAGTATGATTCTTGAATTATTTAAAATTGACATCGCAAAAGAAATGACATATCGCGGAATAGTTAAATTTCTTAATAGTGCGATTCAAATATTAGATCAGACGATTCTTACAAAATCATATTATTTATTCGAATTTGTCAAAGAATATTTTGAACAACATCCTCAAGTGTGTATTATTAATCGACAACCTTCTCTTCACAGATTGGGTATGTTAGGTTTCAAAATAAAATTAGATAATAATAATTCTGTCATTTTCGAAAAGAAAGATGATAATAATGAAACAGTATATCGAATTCATGGGAATAATACAATCAAGATTCACCCGTTAGTTTGTGGTTGTTTTAATGCAGATTTTGATGGTGATCAGATGGCTGTATATGTGCCTATATCAGAAGAATCAAAACAAGAAGTCTATGATAAATTTTTAATAACTAAAAATTTGAGTAATCCCGCAAATGGATTATTAACAACTACTCATTCTCAAGATATGATTCTTGGTATATACGCATTAACTTCAAATCAATTTCCAAAATTGAAAAAGATGGTCGTTTGTAAAGGTCAAAAAATTACAGAAAGTAGAAAAATATTCAATGATTGTTTACCGAATGATTATCCTATAATTGATAAGATAATATCAAAGAAAGAACTATTAAATATTTTAGAAGATATTAAATCAAAATATGACTACACGATCCTAGCTGAAATTTTAGATCAGATTAAAAATTGCGGTTTTAAATACGCTACCTTATTTGGTCCAACAATGTCATTGGATTCATTCGAATTAAAAGATGATTCGCTTAAGAAAGAATTATATGAATCTGATAATATCGTAACCCAGTTAAATAAAATTTCCAGTCTGGAAACAGAAAACTTTTTGAAAGAAAATTTTAACTATTCTTATATGATTAGTTCTGGATCTAGAGGAACATGGGATCAAGCAAGACAAATTATTCTATCAAGAGGTTTTATTTCGAACTTTAAAGGTGAGATTATACCAACACCAGTTAAATCGAGTTTATTAGATGGTTTAACACCTGAAGAATTTTTTATATCAACATACGGATGTAGAAAAGGATTATTAGATGTTGCTTTAAATACAGGGGAATCTGGCTATCTTTCAAGAAAATTAAATTTTTCTTGTGTTAATCTTCAAAAGGATCTTGATTTAGAAGATTGTGGAACAAGAGATCACTTAACTATCAATGTCGATTCTGTACAAAAAGCCGAGATGTTATTATATCGTTATTATTTAAATGATAATAATGAATATGTTGAAATTACAAAAGAAAATTATAAGAATCTAATTGGTAAAATCATTCTTTTGAGATCACCGATATATTGTAGAAGTAATAAAATTTGTCACAAATGTTATGGTAATCTTTACAAGATTTTAAATAGTAAATATATTGGTATTATTGCAGCACAAACATTAGGTGAACGGTCTACTCAATTGATTCTAAGAACATTTCATACGTCAGGTGTTGCAAATATTAGAGGTGCAAAATCTGATGGTGATTTAAAACAAGATGATATTGTTGCTGATCTTTCGGTTGCTTGTGATGCTTTTCATCATTTTAGTGATAATCAAATTCCTGGTGAAATGGCAGAAAAATTATTCAAAATTTATAATAATAATGGAAAGATTCATCATATTCATATTGAAGCTGTCATTAGTCAATTAATGTGGAGTGGTTATACAAAATGGAGATTGGTTGAAAATAGAGAGAATGTTAAACCAGAATGGCATAGTATACAACAAGTTCCGGCATTCGAATCATGGATTCTAAGTCTTGGTTTTTCAGATCCAAAAAGAAGTATCATAAAAGGTCTTTTTGAAGTTGGTCAATATTCAGGAATAATAGATAAGATCCTACTTGGAGAGAAAATAAAATAATTGAGGTGTAAAAGTTTTGATACGTTTATTACTTGGTGATTGTTCAGATAAATTAAAAGAAATAGATAGTAATTCAATAGACTTAATATTAACATCTCCACCATATGCGAATCAGAGAAAAATACATACGGTGGTGTACATCCAGATAAATATATAGAATGGTTTATTCCAATATCACAAGAACTTTTAAGAGTCTTGAAACCGACAGGTACGTTTATTTTAAATATAAAAGAGTGTGCAGTTGGAGGAGAAAGACATACATATGTAATAGAACTTGTTTTGGCTATGAGAAAACAGGGATGGTTATGGACTGAGGAATTCATCTGGCATAAAAAGAACTGTTTTCCTGGAAAATGGCCAAATAGATTTCGTGATTCATGGGAACATCTTTATCAATTCAATAAAGATAAAAAATTCAACATGTTTCAAGATAATGTAATGATTCCAATTGGTGATTGGTCACAATCAAGATTAAAAAATTTAAGTGAAACGGATAAAATTAGAGATCAATCGAAAGTTGGAAGTGGTTTTGGAAAAAACGTCTCTAATTGGATCAAAAGAGATATGGTTTATCCAACTAATGTCTTATATGGTGCTACTGAATGTAATAATAAAAATCATAGTGCTGTGTTTCCAATATGGATTCCTGAATGGTTTATAAAACTTTTTACACAACCCAATGATAATATTTTAGATCCGTTTATGGGAAGTGGTACAACGTTAAAAGTTGCTGCGAAGTTAAATCGTCATGGAATCGGAATAGAACTCAATCACGAATATTTTAAAACAGTTGATGATTATTTTAAAGTTATTATATGAATGAATTAACAAGACAAATTGAAGACTATATTAATAATAATATAGTCTATTATCACATTAATAAATTAGATAATTTAAAAAATCTGAAATTAAAAGATGTTTTAAAAAAGAAAAAATAATGAATTCAATATCGCATATAATAATATAATTGATAATTTCTCATCAAAGTTCGACGAAGAATTCTGTACAGAAGACAGGATAAATTGGGAGAGTATATTGATATTTAATTCATCCGAAAAATCAGAACAAAATGAAAGTGACAAATGATTATAGAAAATCCGAATCTAAAAATTGATGATGTTGATAATATTTTTACTTTAAGAAAACGTGAATATGAAAAACTTGAAGGACAAATATTTGAGGCATTACAACCAGTCAAAGAAATTGGATATAAAATTGAGAAGTTTGAAATAAACGATTGTCGATCTCAAGGGGAAGAGTTACAGAAAACGTTTAAGAAAAATTTAAATATTATCTTATCAAAAGATGAGGCAAAAGTTGATCTAAGTATTAACATTCCAGAACTCATTGACGATAATTATATTTTTATCAATGGTAAAAGAAAGATTCCTCATTTTCAAATTACCGATTTTCCAATAATAACAAAATTGAATAAAAAATCAGATGATAGTTTTATAATTAAGTTTAAATCAAATGTCCAGACTATAATACTTTATGAAAAGAAAACGATCATATTTACCTTTCTTAATAAAAAACTACCTTTCGCATTATTATTATTGGCCTATTATGGTCCAGAAGTATTAAATTCACGATTTAATTTAAGTCAGGAAAACGTTGAAGGTTTAGAAGACACATTTTATAATCGATTAATTAAACAAGTCTATTTATATTATAATATGAATAAGACCAAAGACGAATATACCAAGATGTTGGGTGAAACTTTTACTAAGTATAATGCCAAACTTAAAGGTGAAGAAATATTATATGGATTAGATCTTATACCAAAAATTGATGTTATAACAGCCAGATTTCTTAAAACTGGTTCTGTTATAGAAGATTTTATTGATGCTATACAAAATGGACCTTTTGATTTTTTAAATTATGAAAATAAACGAATTAGATGTTTTGAATATTTAATTTTTAGTTATGTGGCAAAAGCAATATTCAATCTATGTATTATAACTAAAAATTCAAAACCAAAATTTAATATCAATTCATCCGAAATATTACAGAACTGTAATGTATCGGAAATTATTCAATTTGATTTTTCAATAAATCCTATTGATTCATTGACTGAATTATCAAGAATATCATTATTGGGTCCGAATGGTTTCGAAAGAAAGAGTGTTCCAGAAAATATTCGTGATATCAATGATTCAATGTTCGGACGAATTTGTGTTGTTGATACACCAGATAGAGATAATTGTGGAATTGTCGGAAATATTCTACCAACTTCAAAATTAGATCATAATATGAAATTCACAAGCGAGATTCAATCTAAAAGTCCCATATCAATTCCAGTTGCTATGGTGCCTTTTTTAGAGCATGACGACCAAACAAGATTACAAATGGCCTCGTCTCAAATGAGACAAGCTATCCTTTTAAGAAAACCAGAAAAACCATTGATTCAAAGTGGATGTGAGAGTTTATATACGCAATATACAAACTTTCTTAAGATGGCCAAAAAAGATGGAATTGTATTATATCATGACGATGATGAGGGATTTATTATTGTCAAGTATGATGATGATGAAATCGAATTAATTCAAACTGGTTACAAGAAAATTTATACTGATAATATGGACATGATGGAAACGAACTTCAAAGAGGGAGAACGATTTCGTCAAGGTGATATTTTAGTTGAATCATTATTTACAAAGGATCGTAATATTAGTATTGGTAGAAATTTATTAACAGGTATTGGTATATACTATGGTTATAATTATGAAGATGGTATAGTGATATCCGAAAGATTAGTCGATGAACGAATCTTATCTTCTATTCATTATCGAGATCTCTCATTCTTTATCCCATCAAATAAAATACTTTCAAATTTGAATACATGTAAGCCACAACCTGAAGAGTATGACGAATATGGTGAACGTGCGAGGACTATGGAATATAAACCATTACCTGAACCTGGGGAGTGGATTAATACTGGTCAACCATATGCAATGTTACGAAAAGTACAACAAAACAATGACTTCAGTGTGTTATTTGAAGAAGATGAAAATTTAATATCTCCCAAAAAGATGTGTATTCTCGAAAGTAATATTTATGTCAATGATTATCCAACTAAGAATGTACCTCAAGAATTTCAAGATTGGATTGAACAAAAAATTATTGATCAAAAAATAAAAGAGAAAAAAATAAGTAAAATCTTGGGAAAATATTTACCCAAAAGTGAATATAATAAATTCGCTAAAAATAATTTAAACAACTTTTTATCTGAGGGTAAGTATAAAATTAAAGGTGAGAAGTTTGATGGTATTTTTGTTCATCTAACAGGATATTATATTCGGAAAATCGAAGTTGGCGATAAAATAGGAAATAGACACGGCAATAAAGGTGTTATTTCAAAGATTGTCAAAACTGAAGATATGCCGAAATTACCTGATGGTAGACCATTAGATATTATCATCAATCCATTAGGAATAATAAGTCGAATGAACATCGGACAGTTATTTGAACTTCATTTGGCAATGTCATTAATGGATCTGAAAAATAACATGCGAAGTTTGATTAAAAAAGATAATGAATTATTACAAATGATTGATTCACTTGAATCTGAAGAAGAAAAACTCAAATATCAAGAATTGAAGGAGGGTATCTTATCACAATCAACCATTAAAAAATATTTATTAAAATATATTAAAATTATTGATAATACAAAAGATAACTGGTATTTTAACCAGTTTAAAAATCAATTAAAAATGGTCAAGATTGATGAAAAATTTATTGATGATCTTTCTTTGATTCAACCACCATTTGAATCGATAAATATAAAGCAATGTAAAAAAGCGTTGAAATATACAAACACTCGATTTAAATATCCAATATATGATCCAGTTGCCGGTGATACGCTTGTAAATGATTTAGCTGTAGGGTATTTGTATTTCTTTCGAATGATTCATATAGCTGAAGATAAATTATCAGCGAGAGGAATTGGAACATATACTAAGAAAACACTACAACCAACTGGTGGTAAAAGAAATAATGGTGGTCAAAGACTTGGTGAAATGGAAGTTAGTTGTATGATTGCTCATGATTCTGTTCATAATTTGAATGAATCAATGACAACCAAGTCTGATTCAATTGAGGCTAAGAATAAATGGATGTTTGATCAAATCGATTCTGGAAATAAATTACGGAATGAAATTTATAAAGAGAATGATATGATAAGTGAATCTGTACGATTATTAAATTCATATCTAACAGTTATCGGAATCGATAAAGGAGATTAATGACATATTTTGGAATTGAGCAATTTAAACAGTCTATATTATTTATTGATAATCATCACAATTATGGATCAATAGCAATGGTTTCATTTTTAAGTGAAACTAAAGTAGATCTTAATGAGTTAAGACAAATATTAAGTGTTGTTGTTATTCCAGATGATCTAATTGAAAAAATAAATTTAAAAAATTTTTATTTGAAAATTAATTTCAGTTACAAGTATAAAGACAATTATCACAATTGTTTTTTCAATTTTCATATCGATGACGAATTTAAGATGTATAGAGGAATGTCGATTTATGCTGATGGTTTTTATCATGAATTGATTGTTAGATCAAAAAATCAAAATTTTAATTTTGAATTTTTAATCAGTCTATTAATAGATTATTTAAATATAAATAAGATTCCAAACCAAACGCTTGAAGATAGAGTTAATGAAACTCATAAATATTTAGACATATTTTCAGATATCGATGAATGGGCAATTCGAATTAAAAAATTTGGAACAAATGATATTTCAACTATTGTTTCCAGTAAGAATGACAGTGAAATAATTAAGAGTATGATGAAAATATATTAAGGAGAATAAAGAAAATGAAATATGTTGAAATGTTTTTGAGGTTACGTTGTTCTTCTGATGTATTAGGATTGTTATCACCTATTGGTAGTGGATATTGTAAAGAGATATCTGAAGCGATGACTTTACGGGAAAAAATTCGAAAACTTACTTTAGATAATCCAATGAAATATAACATTGTAGAATTGTGCGCTGGAAATCCAATTTCCAGCGTACTTTCTCTTTTTTCATTACCCGTGTCAAAAGCTGTTGCGATTGATAAACGTATAGTTAGAAGAAAATATGCGAGAATCAGACGATTTGAGTATATTGAAAAAAATATTTATGATGATGATATAATAGACTTGATTGACGAAAATACGATAATCATGGCATCACATCCTTGTAAGAATTTGGCAATTAGAATTATAGAAATATATAAAAATTCAAAATCACCATTTCTAATTATAATGCCATGTTGTGTTGGAGATGTGAGTGATGAGTTTAAGAAGAAATATTCAAATTCAATTTTTGGATTGGATAAATATAAAACTTGGTGTAGATATCTTCAATATTTAACAAATGGAAGACCATATGAATTAATGAGAGATAGAAACTGTCTTTCACCAGTAAATTGTATTGTTAGTGATAATTTATTTGAAGAAGAAAATATGATATATGATGAAATTGAGGATGATTACGAAGAATGAGAGAATGTAGCTTCTGTCATAGTACAGATTATAAATTAATAATTGAATCGAGCGATCCGAATATTTGTATCTGTGATTCTTGTATTGATACAGCAAGATTGGCATTAACGGCTGAAAATATTAATTCGGATCTTAAAGTTGATCAAATTAAAAATTCAAAGCCTAAAAAACAAAAAATCATGACACCAAAAGAGATTAAAATTATTTTAGATCAATATATTATTGGTCAAGAAAAAACTAAAAAAATAATTTCTGTTGGTGTCTATAATCATATGTTAAAGATTCTATGTAACCTTAATGTCCAAAAAAGTAATATTCTTTTAATAGGTCCATCTGGATCTGGAAAGACACTTTTTGCACAGACATTATCAAAAATATTGAGAGTTCCATTTATTATTGCTGATGCAACAACATTAACCGAAGAAGGTTATGTGGGTGATAATATTGAATCAATGATTCAAATGTTATTACTCGCTTGTGATTTTGATGTTGAACGAGCATCTAAGGGAATTATTTTTATTGATGAGATTGATAAAAAAGCCAAGAAGAGTTCAGCAAGTACATCGATAACACGAGACGTATCAGGTGAAGGTGTTCAGTTTGGTTTGTTAAAAATGATTGAAGGTTCAGTAATGAATATTCAACCAACAGGTGCAAGAAAACACCCACATGGAGATCGATTGTTAATGGATACATCAAATATATTATTTGTATTTGGTGGTGCCTTTAATGGTCTTTCTGATATTGTTTCAGCTCGTCTATGTAAAAATAATATTGGTTTTAATACAAAGATGTCTAAAGCTGAACGCGATATCGATTTATTAAATTATTTAGAACAAGATGATCTTATTCAGTATGGTTTAATACCTGAATTAGTTGGCCGAATTCCAATAGTGTCGGTACTTAATAGATTATCCATTGATGAATTAGCTCGTATTTTAACAGACCCAGTTGATTCAATAATCAAACAATATCAGAGATTATTAGAAATTGATAATATTAATTTAAATTTTACTGACAATGCTATAAGAAGAATTGCCGAAATCGCTGACAGAAAGGGGATTGGAGCGAGAGGATTAAAATCTGTTATTGAGTCTTTAATGGTTGATTTTCAATTTGAAGTTGAAAGAGATGACACTGAAAAGGACTATGATATAACAGAAGAAATGATCGCCTAAATTAAATCGCCTACAGGAAAGGATGTTAAAATGGAGAAGATCGGTTTTAAAGAATTGATGAAATTACTGGAGTCTAAGTTACCTAATTTGAATCATGAGGAAATTAACAGTGAATTGGTAAAAAATGGCTGGACTTATAATGAATTTATTGCTGATGTAATCTGGAGTAAAAAACTCAATAATAAAATTATTGATATTTTATTAACAACATAGGAATGGGATGAAAACCACAAACAAATTCGAGAAGATGCAGGACTTGATTCTGAGACTTAGGGATCGAGTCCTGCTCGATGATGATATTGATTTATTGATTAAGAAATTTGTGAAAAATAAATCTAAATATACCAGATTAGTTGAAATATTACACAGACCCCAAGGTATTGGAATGAGTGACAGTGATGTTAGTTTTATCACTGAAGGTTTTGGTTGGAATCCTGGTGAATATTTAAGTGAACTCAGGGAAAGAATCAAATTACAGTTGGAGGAACTAAAGAAATGAAATGCGCTTTTTTTGATGTAGATACGTTAGTTGATTTTATGACCAAGAATGGTAAATTATATATAAAAGATTCTGAAAAAATTATTCCAAATATTTCTAAATTAACAAAATATGGTTATGAAAATAATATTAAAATACTTGGTTGTGGTGATAGACATTTTGGAGATACCGCACATAAAGAAGCGGAAATAGAACTTGATGTAAATGGTGGACCATTTCCAATGCATTGTGAAGATGATACAAATGGTTGTAGTAAAATTGAAGAATCAACAACACCAGAGTATTCAATACATATTGATTCAGAAGATATGTATAGTGAAGAACTTTTAAAAATTCTTTTAGATGCAGCATGTCAAATTACTTTTGAAAAACAAAGCTATAATGTTTTTTGGGATGAAACGAACCCAGGTGGTAATCAAAATATTGATTTTTGTTTAAAATATCTCGATATTGATACTTTCTTTGTATATGGTGTTGCAACTGAGTACTGTGTTTTAGCTGCTGTACTTGGTCTTCTTAAACGAGGAAAGAAAGTATGGGTAATTGATGATTGTATATATCATATCACTGAGGAAGGCAAACAGAATGCCTTATTTGAGATGATGAAAGCAGGTGCTCTTTTTATTAGAACAGATAGTGTGATTAATCTAATAAATCGAGATTTCAATGGATAATAAAATAATAGGTCGATTTTTTGATGGTGAAGAGTTATTTGAAATCGCAAGATTGATAAAAGTTGAAATTGATAATTTAGACAGCCAAAGATCTTACAAACAAACAATAGGTGTAAATAGAGCAATCGAAGACAGAATTCAACGATTAAAAAACTTAAGAGAAGATATTTTATATTTATCAGCATGTTTGAGACAAGAAGGTATTAATAAGGGAATCAGGTTAAAACAGATGTTCGAAGATGAACGAGGTTTTGATTTGAGTTCAATAGAAGATCTTGGATATAAAAGTGAGGGAGCTTGGTAAATGACAGAAGATGAAAAAATAAAATTGGAAAAACTTGCAAATGAACTGGCGCATAATGAAGAAATAGATAAACTTCTACGTCAACGTATGGAAAATACTTTAGTTTTTGATTGGAAAACTGGAAAAATTTCATCACTAAATGACTATCAAAAATATTAAAAAATTTTTATTAATTATTTTTATTATATTAGGAACTATTTCCTGTAAAACATATGAACAAGATCCATCAAAAGTTGTTCATGAAGGTGGTTTTTCTGTCATGTATGATATTCCAACAGAGGCAAAAATATTAAAAAATTTAGGAAATGGTTGGATAATATTTGAATGTGATGGAAGAAAAATTTTATTTCATCATAATAATTTTTTTGAATCAATGACGGAACTATCAGATAGAGGTTATCATGTCAAGTGAAGATATCGAAAAAATAAAAAAAATGTATTCATCAGAACCTACTTATGATCATACATGGGTAGGTTCTGAATCAAATAAGGCATTTCTTATTTGTATAGGTGCTGGTCCTTGGAAAGTCGAAAGAAGAAAAAAAGTTCAAACCAGGGCTATTCAGTGGTTAAATAATAGAGATTTGGGAAATATTTTACCAAGTCAATTTGAAAATATCTACCCACTAAAATGGGAAAATGATATGTTATTCAATATGATAACTTCGTTAAATAAAAAACAAATTGAATTTAAAACATTATGTGATATTTGGCTTGAAAAAGGTAAATATTCATGGACTACACCAATTGTTGAATTTTTCAATTTATGTGGTGCAAATCCCAAAGGAACTAAAGTACTTTGGTTATTTATCAGAGATTATTTGAAATTACCAGCATTTCCTATTGATCGACACGTTCGACGAAAATTAAAAGAATATAAATTACCAATAGATCCTATATATATTATTGGTTTGTGTCAAAAAGCTGGTATTGATCCAAACGCATTAAATAGGTCTTTATTTTTAGGTAAGAATCCAGATTTTTCAAAGTCATGAAGAACTATATATATTAATCTATGAAAGAATAAGTAAAATAACGTTTTAAAAAGATGTCATTTTTATATTATAAAAATTTTCTTTCAGATACTTGGAGCATTAAAATGAAAATATACGAAAATTTAGATATTAATGATTTAGATAATGAAATTTGGAAAGATATTTTAGATTATGATTGTGATTATCAAGTTAGTAATCTGGGTCGAGTTAAAAGTTTTAAATATGATAAAATAAGTGGAAAAATAATAAAACAACATAAAGATAATGATGATTATTTTGTAATTAATTTATCTAAAAATGGAAACAAGAAAACTAAAAAAATTCATATATTAGTTTATGAAACTTTTAATGATTATAAATTAAAATCTGATGAATGTGTTCATCATGATAAAGATAGAAATAAAGAAAATAATATTTTAGAAAATTTAATAATGATACCTAAAAAAGAACATAACAAACTTCATAATCCAAAAGGTAGATTACTTTCAGAAGAAACTAAAATAAAAATAAGTGAAAGCAATAAAGGAAAAAAACATTCAGAAAAAACAAAAAAGATAATGAGTGAAAATAATCTTAACAGGTTGTCAAATCAAAAATATATTGATATAAAAATTGATATTGAAAAAGATGATTTAACTCAAAGACAGATTGCAAATAAACACGGAGTAGTTCATTCAACAGTATCAAAAATAAAAAGGAGAATGGAAAATGAATTATGAAAAAGTGAATCAAATTATTGTTGATTTTGTCAGAGAAGAATTAGAAACATCTAGTGGTTTTATCCTCGGAGTATCTGGTGGAATTGACTCATCTCTTTGTCTCGCAATGACTGTTCAGGCTGTTGGAAAAGACAAGATTCATGCTATGCTTATGCCATATTGGGAAAATGAACATCTTAAGGATGGTATTGATCTAGTACACCAATTCGGTGTATCATACTCTATTATAAACATTAGAAATATATACGATAGCTTTTATAATACCGGAATCTTATGGCAAAATGGAACTAAAGAAAATATAATGTCTAGGATAAGAATGTGTCTATTGTATGCATACGCCAATGAACATAATAGTAAAGTTATTGGAACTTGTAATTTATCAGAAATTATGACTGGATATTTTACAAAATTCGGCGATGGAGCATCAGATATCGAATTATTAGGTGAATTACTAAAAAGAGATGTATATGGTCTAGCACATTATTATAATAATATACTTTGTACTCAACACGACTATATTCAAATTCCCGAAAAAATTCTGACAAAGCGACCAACTGCTGATCTAACACCAAATCATTATGATGAGGATGATATCGGAAATTATGATGTTCTTGATGATGTTCTCACAAAAATATATCTCAGTGGTAAGACACCTACAACACCAGACGAAGTGAGAATTTCAAAAATTATGGAAGCTACTGAGCATAAGAGGGCATTAGCTCCAATAGCATTGGTACGATGGGATGAGAATATAGAGTAATAATTTAGAAATAAACCGAAGTTATTATATATATTAATATGTGAAGTAATTTATATCTCTACAATTCATAGTAGTTAAATGAATAGCACGTATAAATGATACTATCCACCTGAAGAGTTATGATGACAACATTAGTGATTCAGGAAATCTTTTTCGAGAGGAGAACAAATTATGTTAAATTTTCATATTCAACCGCTGATTTGGTTTGTGGCATCGGTCATATTTATGATTATCATCTTTATGACTTCGAAATGGGGAATTAAGAAATTGTTCACCATTTTTGAAGTTAATGAATCATGGTATAATGTCCTGGCTGTTATTTATTCTGTTATTAAAGTACTTCTGACCGCTGGTGCGATCATATTTATCGCTTCCAGAATATTCCTTCATGATGTAACAGTGAAATCATATGACAGCGGTGTTGGTACACAATCCGAGCAATATAATCAAAAACAATTGGAGGATCACAAAACATCTGATCCGAATACAATTGAACAACTCATTAAGGATATGAAAGAAAAACGTGAAATGGAACTGAACGACAAGATTCGAGAAAAGAATCAAAAAGCTCGTGATGAGTTCCAGAAGTATCTAGATACTCTTTAGGAGGGAGAATCTTAATATTAATGGTAGTTTAAACAATGTTATTCTAATATAAGGAGCATTAATATGAATCCGAAACAATCTCTGAAATATGTACTATTTATGGCTTTGATTTTATGTGTCCTTCCTTCGATCTTCGGTTGTATGGGTAAGACCGTGCCTCCAGCAACAGTAATTGTTATCAAGGATTCTGGTGGAAACTTCAATATCATTCGTGATGGCAACTACCACGCATATGGCCGTGATCTTACCATTTATATCGACGGTTCCATCAATAAGTTTGATGAAGACACGATGCACATCCTCTGTAAAGATCAGATACCTGTAATCATGGATGTGAAGTACTTTGGCCAGTTTGACCTACGGGATGATGAGTCTGTTAAGAAAATTCTGAGTATAGTGAAACCAACTCCCACAAGTGACTCCAAGATATACAAAGTTGAATTCGCCACCTTCTACAAGGCCGTAATACAAAGTACCATTCGGAGTACTACACGAAGTGTTGTAGCACCATACAATACTGACAATCTCCAGGATCTACGCGGACCCATTGAGAATGAATTAAACAAACAGATTGCTGCTGAAATAAAGGGTAAGGGATTCCCGATAATCACCACCGGCCTTAAGGTATCTGACCTGGATTATGAGGAAAAGATCAAGAACAAGAAAACGGCTATTAAAAATGCCGAACTTGATGATTTACAGAAGGCCGCAGAAGCCCAAGCGCGGACAAGAGAAGCTGAACGACAGACAGAGATTGCCATTAAGGAAGGCGAAGCCCAAGTAGAAAGAGCGAGAGCTACAGCCAAAGCCAATGCCATTGTCGGTGCCTCCTTAACACCGGCTGTATTAGCATTAGAACAGTACAAGATGTACGAAGAAATGGCAAAGGGTCCAAATAATACTTTTATGTTGGCACCTTATGATGCACTAACCAGTAAGAATTTCGGTCCCATAGTAGGGAGTTCAATGCTCTACAAACAGACATTCCCAACCAAAGAATAGTTTGTTTAACAGTATTAATTGAAAAAATCCTCTGGATATTTTACTCCCTCCTAATCCAGAGGATTTTTTTTATAAATTTTTTAAAAAGGAATTTTAGTGAAAATATATAAAAATTTAAACTTACGAGATTTAAAAAATGAAACTTGGAAAATAATCGAAGAGTTTCCAGAATATCTAATAAGTAATTTTAGTAGAATTAAATCTATCAAGAAAAATAAAATATTAAAACAAACCAAGAGTAGTACTGGATATCTTCGTGCTCGTTTATGTCAAAATAAAATAATAAAAACTAGGAGAGTTCATCGTTTACTATATGAAACTTTTATAGAAAAATTAAAATGTGATGAAGTTATTCACCATAAAAATAAAAATAAATTAGAAAATACTTTTGAAAATTTAGAAAAAAAACCTACGTCTAAACATACAGGAGATCATAATAAAAATAGAATAATTAAATAGGAGATAATAATTTGAAAAAGACATTTATGATGTTATTTATTTTAATTATATTGTGTCCGGTAGTAATTACAACTTCAAAAATTTATGATACTCAATCAAAAAATCATTTTAGATCTTTTTATATTTGGAGTATTAAACAATCGGAAATTCCGATTATAAATAGTAAGATTGTTGATGCAACTGCATATAATGCCACAAAAAAACAATGTGATTCTACACCAAATATTTGTGCGTGGAATGACAGGATTCATAACAAGAATCGTCACAAAATTATTGCTGTTTCGAAAGATCTGGTAAAATTAGGATTAGATCGAAACACAAAAATTTATTACAAGAGCGATAATGTAGTTAGAGAAAAAATCGTTCTTGATAAAACAAGTTCTCGATTTCGATCAAGAATTGATATATTAAAGCCATATGAGGCTTTTAAATTTGGGAAAAAGAAAATTCGAATATACTGGTATGGTAGATCAACCAACCTTATTCAAACGAAACTGGAGGGAATTGTTTTAATGAATGATAAGTTTTTAGAATCACTTGTCAATAGCGGTAATAAAATATTGAAAGTGATGAAGAATGGTTATGTTGAAATTCAAGATCCTCAAGGTAATAGATTTTATATTACAGATAAACCTCCTCTAAACTCAGCCATGTCAACAGATTTTTATCAACTATTGAAAATGGCGATGTATTTACATTCTGGTAAACAAGACGACATCGCTACGTTTAACATGTTTTATCGAAACAATCCAAAGAATGGTAGTTTCGGTATAATGATGGGAAATGAAAAAGTAATTGAATATCTCCAACAGCTTGAAATGACTGGAAGAGATATCGATTTTATCAAATCTCAATGGAACTTTCCAGAGATATTATATGAATACTTAAGAGAGTTATCGTTTAAAGGATATGTTGAAATGGTTCCAGAAGGAACTGTTATTCAACCCCATATTCCTTTAATTCAAATAACAGCACCTTTGGCAATCGGTGATTTTATTGAAACCTATATATTAGGATGTATGGGATATGTTATTGCTGGTGCTACCAATGGTGCCAGAATGACATTGGCTAATCCATCTGTTCCTTGGGCAGACTTTCATATGCGAAGAGGAATGGGTAGAGAAGCGGCATTGGAATTATCAAGAGCATTCTATATCACTGGGGCAACATCAAGTTCTAATGTTTTAGCGGGACAAGTATATGGTATTCCATTATCAGGAACAGCAAGCCATAGTTCCGTTGAGGCATACAGGAGACAACTCTATAGTTTTGATGCCCAGGCTTCGTTATTTGGGGAGAAATCCGCATTTATTTTAGATACCTATGGAACCTTCACAGGACTAAGAGATGCCCTTAAAACGGCAAATAAACACGGTTTACGGAGATTTAAAGTTCGTATCGATTCCGGTGATTTAATTTGGGATTCTCAAACTGTAAGAAAGATTCTGGATGATAACGGATTTAAAGCAGTAAAGATCGTTACATCTAATGATATTGATGAAGATACTAGAATGTTGATGATGGAAAAAGAAGCAGCTAATGATGCTGATGGTATTGGAACTAAACTTGTTCCTGTACCGTTAGGAGTTGTTTATAAATTAGTTGATATTGATGGTAATCCAACCATCAAACTTAGTAGTAGTATAGAGAAAATGACCGATCCTGGTAAAAAATCATTACATCGTGATTCTGAAGGAGAGTATTCAACTTCTTTAAAAGATCAACCAAAATCTGATTCTCAAGAGATGGTTGAGCGGTCGAATAGTGGAAGAAGACGATATACTGATCTAAGGGATATTCGTCATAACATGCTACAACCTACTTTACAGAATGATGTGAGATTAACAGTGCCATTGATGGCTAATGAAATTAAGATATATCATCAGTCTGAAATGGCATTATTGAAACCTCAATGGAAAGATCTTAAATTTCCAAAGAGACAATCGGTTTGGGTTAGCAGAGAGCTTCAAGAATTGAAAGAAATAATGAAGAAACGAATCGAATCTGGTGATTGTTGATGAGACTCGTTATTATTTATCAATATGGTAGTGAGTATGAAGGCGGGGAAATTATTTTCCCCGCTGAGTATGAATCTGCTGAGGCATTATTATGTGATATAGAACGGGAGTGTAGAGCTTGTTATGATTTTGAAAAAAATATATATCTTAAACATTCCTTTAAAATTGGAGGTTATACGTTTTATGCCTCTGATATAATTCATAATGGTGCTTATGGTAAAATTAGTTTGAATTTACCAGAAATTTATACAGTGGATGAATGGTTTGAAAAATGTACTGAATTAATAGATGAAAGAAGTTATTGGAATTATAGAAAATAAAATTTGAAAATATGGAGATATATTACATTTTATTATTGAAAGGAGTATAAATTATGAATCTTGAAGAAATAGGTTTTTATACATTGTGTGAAGAAAGAGTAAAAAAAATTCCCGATGGTATAATCAATCGATGTGAAATAATAATTACCGATAGATGTAATTTTAAATGTCCATATTGTCGTGGACTCGAAGATAAATTATGTGGTGATCTTACGATAGATTCTATTAAATGTATTCTTGATATATTCAATAATAAAATCAGGAATATCAGATTTTCAGGAGGAGAACCAACTTTAAATAAAGATCTGTTAAAAATGATTAAATATGCGAGACAAAATAACATAGGACATATTGCCATTTCAACAAATGGGTCTAATGATCAAGAATTATATTTTTATTTAATGGCCGCAGGAGTGAATGATTTTTCTGTTTCACTGGATTCGTGTTGTTCATCAACAGGTGACACAATGACTGGAAAAACAGGTCAATGGAAAAAGGTAATAGATACAATTGAATTTTTATCATTGATATCTTATATAACAGTTGGTGTGGTATTGACTGAACAAAATATGTCCGAATTGGGAGATATAATTAGATTAGCACATGACTTACATGTAGATGATATACGCATTATACCAGCAGCGCAAAATGGGACACAATATCCAACATTTTATATTGAATCGTCTATATTATATAAACATCCAATACTAAAATATCGGTATAACAATATCATAAATAATATTCCAGTACGAGGTCTTTCTTTATCTGATTATAATCGATGTCCATTGGTATTAGATGATATAGCAATCGCCGGAGAATATCATTATCCATGTATTATTTATATGCGAGAAAAGGGAAAACCAATCGGAAATATATTACATTGTGGATCGAAACACTCAATTATCAGAAATAAGATAATGGAAGAAAGATATAATTGGTATAAAAACCATGATACTTATAAAGATTCTATATGTCGTAATAATTGTTTAGATGTATGTCGTGATTATAATAATAAGTTCTACGAATATCATAAAAATACTATATAGGAACAGGTTTGAAAAAATGAATTTTGATGAAATTTGTAAATTTTGTAATTATCAGATGGAATTAATTGAACATCATGAACACCCACATTCATCATCTGGTGGTGAAACATATATTTATTGGTGTCCATACTGTGGAGCTATATTGGATTGGTATGATACCAAACCAATCCAAGATGATGATTGGAAAGAACCTATTATGACAAAAGATTGTATATGAATTATAGTGAAGAATTTATAGAAAATGATAAGGGACGAACGATATTTGAAATTCGACTTGATAGTCCAAAAGGTAGAAGAGTATATACTGGTACTGGTTTAAGTGAAATAATCGGATGGATGAATAGACAAAGAGAAGAAGGAAAATACTGTAAACATGATTTTGTGGTTATGGAGACAAAGACAAAACCTATATATACGAATATTGTGAAGAGGCAAACAAAATGTTAACAAAACAAGGAGTAGATCCATCACGTATTGATAGAACTTGGGAGCATATCGGACTTGTATATATAAATTATTATTTTGTAGTAAGAGTAGGAGAATATACATGGTCTCCAATATTAGAAGAAAATATCAAAGTATCGGATAATACCGAACATTATTGTTTATATACATACAAAGCTCCATATAAAGATGGTGAACATACACAACAAAAAGAAAAACAGAATGTCATTGACGCTTGGGACGCCTTCAAAAAAGATTGTCCCATTCGGTATGAACAAATGGAACGTGGTGAATTAACAGTTTTGCTCACAGATCAATTCAACCATAAAAATACATGGTTTCCTAATACACCAGTTATTAATGGAAGTTATGAAAATTGGCCACGGTATTTTGTGAAAAAAAAGAAATAGGAGAAAAACAATGAGAGAAACAATGGAAAAAACATATATCAAATTTGAATGTAGAATTAATTCACCACAAGGAGATTGTGTTTATTCTTCCGAAGATGAAAATAGGATAAACGAATGGATTATTGATGAAAGAAAAGATCCAAATTCTAATTATAGAAATATTATATTTTATATAGTTGAATTAAGTATTGATGAGACAGTAATAGAAGTAGATACACCATAGGAGATCGATTATGTCAAAAGCTATGTTTGCTCTGAGTGGAGACCCGATCCATTTTGGTCATATAAATACAATCGAACGAGCAGCTAAACTATTTGAACAAGTACATGTTGCCGTTGGAATTAATGAAACAAAGAAGTATGTTTTTAATTTATATGAGAGATTGGAACTTATCCGTAAATCAGTTGCTCATATACCTAATGTTGAAGTATCAGCATTTGATGGGTTGCTTGTTGATTATGCGATCTTAAACGGTATAGATATCATTGTGAAAAGTGTCCGAAATCAAGAAGATTATCAGTATGAAACAAATCTATATAAAGTTGGTAAATCACAAGCTCCCAATATCGAGACTTTACTTTTATTTTCGGAACAGAAGTATGAAAATGTGAGTTCTTCTGTTGTTAAAGTATTAGAACAACACAAAGGATTCATTCATGAGTTTGTACCTTTATATGTCAAACAAGCTCTTGAGAAAAAAATTTCTGGACAAATAATTATTGGAGTTGTAGGTGGTATCGGTTGTGGTAAGTCATTCGTCACAAAAAAGATAATTGAAGCTGGTTCATTAAAGATGATTAATATAGACTTCGATAATCTTGTTCATGAGATTTATACACAGAGATTTCAACCATATTATACACAAATTCGTCGAAACATTGTTGACGAATTTGGTGATGATATTATATTTTCTAATAATAATTGTATGTGTTTGATAGATTCTCATATCCTGGCTGAGAAAGTTTTCCCTAATCCTGAAAGATTGATTAAACTATATAAATTAGTAGATGAAGCTCTATTCATGCTCTATCGAGAGAAATTACAGAAAAATAAAGATTGTATTATTCTTCTGAATTGTGCCTATTTATTCGGTAATAAAATATTAGATTTTAATTTGGGTTATCTATCTAATAACAATGTGATCTTGGTTGAGACAAGCCCAAGTGAACAATATGAAAGATTAAGATCAAGATCTTTAACTGATAAACAAATCGAAGAAAGAATCAATAGTCAATTAACATCAGGAGAACTTAGAAAACGAATACAAGATCAAATTAAAAAAGATGGTCACGGAGATATTATCACATTCAATAATTCAAATGTATCAGATACTGAATTTGATCGAGAATGTTTTCATAAATTAGCTGAGACAATTCAGCGATATTGGTGGTGGTCATAATGGATATATCATCATTTAGAGAAAGATTTTCAAGATTATGTCAAAGTGTTGCGTTATATGGTGGTGGATTTAGTCACTCCGCATATTTAAATCAATTAATATCGGCATATACTTCTCATAGAAGACATTATCATAATATTGATCATATTATGAGAAGTATTGATCTATTAGATAGTATCAAGCAAACCCTTCCAAATCGTGAAGAAATGGAGTACGCCATATTCTGGCATGATTTTATCATGACTACTTATAATGGAGAATCAGAATTATTAAGTTCTATAGAAGCAGTAAGATCAATATATGAGTTAGACTTGATATTAAATCCAGATTTAGTTGCTGATTTAATTTTAGAAACAAAATATGGAACATCAACCAAACCAATAATTGAATATAATTATATGTATGACATTGATTTTTCAATATTAGGTTCTGATGAAGAAACTTTCAATCAATATGATGATAATATTGAAAAGGAATATGGATTATCATTCAGTAAAAATGCCAGAATAAATTTTTTACTAACTCTTTTAGATCCAAAAAAACATATTTTTCGTACTGAATTATTTAGAGAAAAATATGAACAACACGCAATAAGTAGTATACGAAAAATTTTAAATGATAAATATCATCAAAATATTTAAAGGAGAATAAATTATGTCTGATGAAGTGATTTTTAAGGATCAAAATGGAAATGAATTTCCGGTAGTAACAGTACCAGCGACTCTTGAAGAAATTAAGGAATCTTTGGCACCAAAACAGGCTGACGTCCCGCCTCAATTATTACCATCAACAGGAACTGTATTTTCAATTAATGGCGTAATGTATAAAGTCAGCTATGTAAACGAGGGCAAAAATAGATTTTCAGCAAATCCAATTTTATGAAAAGAAAAGATGATTCTGTTTTACCAACATGCCCACAATGTCTGTGGGAATTAGAAACAGGTATTTATACTTGGTTTAAAGCACCATATCCATCAGAACATAATGATCCTGTTGGACTTAGATCGTATCATAATCCCAAAAATAGTGACAAAATAATAAAAGGAGCATATTGTGCTCGTCATAGTATTCTCTAATTGTTTTGGAAGATCCGAAATTACTCGGATCTTCCAAATATTTTATAATGAAAGGAATAAATTTTTTCAATGATTGATGATAAAGATGACGATATATTGAAAATGATCGAAGGGATTACAGGTATACCAAAAGATATTGATGCTATAGTCCCAACTAAAAGGAAATATCGTAAAAAATCAACTCAAGAAATTGAACCAGTTGTTGAAGATTGTATAACAGAAACTACTGATCAAGTTTCTACTACAAGGCAACCAAAAATCGCAATACCCATAACTTCATTAAGTGAGTGGATGAAGAGATATAAAACAGAACTTCCAGAAGGAGCAGATATTAAATCTGTAACTGCTGGAGTAAAAGGTGTTAATTCAGATGAATATTTATTTTTGAGTATTCCCCATCCCAAAGGTGGATTTCTTTCAGATGGTAATAAAAGGCGCGAATTATTAATTTTCAAAAATGCGGATAAGATTCCAGTATTAGATTTACCTGTCTCTGAAATATCGGTGTATAATTCTGGATTCAGAATGGTACATATATTCAATGATTATTGTTTGAAGTGTTATGGTGGAAAATCAAATTATTTGATTATATCAATGGCACATCAAAATCTAATTCCATATTATATTGTCAAAGTTAAAAATAATAATGCAGTATTATTTAAAGAAAATACAATCAATATTGAACAACGATTAACTGAATCAGCTAATAGAGAAATGGTCAAGATGTTATATAAGGTTATCGCTAATACTGAAAACTGGTCTACTATGAGGACAAACGGAGATATGTGTGAATATTTTCTAAACCTTCAAAAAGATATCAGAGATAATTTACATCATATTAAAATAGACAATATTATGATTGGATTAGTGACTGGTGAGTTTCCAACTAATGAAAACACATCAACTCATGTTGGTAGACAAATTTTAAGGGATAATATGTAATAAAATAATGGAGGAAATAATGTTACAGGATGAAACAATGGAAGAGGAATTAATTCCCTTGTATATTAAAAGAAAAGAACTACAACTTCAAAACTTATCTCAAATCAGAGAAAAAATAATTGAAATTTTAAACAAAGAAAACAAGACATTATGCGATTTAATTGGTCTTGATTGGATACATGTTAACTACGCATTTGATAATAGTGAGATTAATAATACAGTGGTTAGTATTATGACTGAAATTTGCCTTCAATTTGGATATAAATTAGAAATAAATTTTATAAAAGATGAAAATAAATGAGAAATGTAAACTATTTTTAAATAATATTTATTTATACGATATAGAAAGTTGTCATTATTTTATACTCGAATCATTGGGTTATGATATTTCTAATATTGATAAAAATGACAAAATAAAACGAAATATTCAAATAGGGAATTTAATGAAAAAGTATCCCAATTTGATAAATATTTTAAGAAAAATAACCGAGGCTACTGTCAATGACTTTATTCTAAAAAATAAGGTCGTTGACAGTGATATAATAACGAGGCAATATGATGGATTGTTATTAACTCCAGTAAAAATACTCGATCATGAAACATCTTTAAAACTTAGAGATATTTATCTAAATTTTATAATATCATCTGATCGTAATAGTTATATAGCAATCAATAATAAAAATGAAATCACAGCTAAAGGTATAGCTAATAAATATGGTCAAATGAATTATTTTTATTCAAAGATACTAAAAATAAATTTTCTTAGTAAAGAGTCAATTTTTAGATCACTACAGAGAATAAGAGACGAGTTAATCAATAATGAAGATCCAGAAATTTTTTGTATTCCAATCAGTAATGAATATTATGAAATAATTCTTTTAAAATATGGTAGAATGAAAATTTCAGAAACAGTGATTCAGATGATAGATTGTAATGATATTGATAAAGAAATATATTTTGATAAGTATTTGAAACCGTTCTTTAACAGTATAGTAATTGAGTTTATATAGGAGAGATAGACAATGTTTGAATTATTTATTATATTATTTATCATATGTTTTTTTATATTTCCAATTATATTTATGGCATTTAGTATATTTTTAATTAAATTTTTTATTGTACTTGCCATAATAGGTGTAATCGCAATAATTTATTTGGGTATTGTTTTTATAGGAATGTTATTTAGTTAAAGGAGAATATTATTTATGGAATCGTTTCTTAATATTGGTGCTGGTAAACCAGATTTGGGTATTGATATTGAAGGTAAATTTATTGTTAATTTAGACCGCAATTATTTCACGGCTGATTTACCAGAATACGCTGAATTACAACACAAGAAATGGTTAAGTGGTGAAATTAATCATTGTGTTCTTGAAGTAAAATATGATATTTTTGAATTTTTGAAAACTTATAAATATAAATTCAATGGGGCTTTAATTTACAGATATTTCGAACATATTCCAAGAGATCAGACAGGATTTTTTATCTATCTTCTTTCAACCGCAATAGAAACAAATGGTGTCATTGATTTAGTGTGTCCTAATTTCAGATCATTATCCCAGATGATTCTTGATGAAGATGTTGATGATCCTAATTTTGATAAAAATGACATAATTATCTCAACTGAGATGTTTAATGAAACATATGATCCTCATCAAAATATCACGACTCCTCAAAGAATAAAACGATTATTTGAATATGAGGGACGATTTGAAGTTATACAATCAACACAATGCACCTATGATGGTAGGGATATTTATTTTCGATCAATAATTAGGAGAAAACCTGATTAGAATGATATTTGGGCGAATTATATTTCGGTCTGTCGTCGATGAATTATTAGACAATCTTAAGAGAGTTGAAAATTCAATCAATGATCATTTTGTTACAAAATCAGATATTAAAAAAATTTTAGAAAAAATTAATAAAATACGTGAACGACTTATCGAGATTGATAAGAGGACAATTCAGATTGAAAGTTAAAAATGATTTGGTTACAAATAGTAGTTCAACAAGTTATTCGATTGGTAATAGAATCTTAGAATATATAAAAGAAATTGAAAGTCTACTTGAAAGTGTAGATGATGATGAATATGTTCTTTACCAAGATGATATTAAAGAAGCACTGGATAATATGAACAGAGTTTATAAAAAACTTGCTAAATTGGAGGATGACGATGAGTGAAAGAGTCAAAAATTCAACCGTGGCTTTTAAGTTTCATGATAGTCAATATGTTATGTCTGTCTTTCCATATGAATATGGTTTATTGAGACAACAATTGAATCATGATCTGATGAAACTATTTCAAATATTGGAAGAATCAAATATCACTATAAACGAATTCGATAAATACACCATATCAGGTGTAATGGAAGAACATGAAGTGTAGTTGTCGATTATGTGGTTGGATTGGTGATGAAGAAGATTTAGAACCAAGAACGATATATTATGAATATGAAGGAGAAATGGTTGCTGAAACTTATGATGCAGGATGTCCAAACTGTCATGATTATGATGAAATATATCAAATTGAAAAGAGATTATATAAAGTATGACAAAAGAAGAAATTAATTCATATTAAATAATTGGAGGGAAAAATGGAACCTATTGATTTCTTTATTTTATTGATTGTTTTTTGTATTCTGTTTATTTGGGGTTTAATCAAGTGTCCAATTGGAACAGCCCTATTGATTTTCACAATTTGGGGTATTTATAAATTAAAGACGAAGAAAAATGATTCTGGTAGTTGAAAGCAGGTGGACTATAGGATTCTTTGATGCAGATGTTCCATATATTATAATTTCAATTACAGAAAATTCGGAAGAATTCGCAAAAATTCCGAAACGAAGAAACTGTAAAGGAATTCTACAATTAAAATTTAGCGATGTTGAAGAAGATATTGGTGATGATATTATTGAAAAATATAAATTGACTTTATTCAATGAAAATCATGCCAGACAAATTTTGAATTTTATTTTTGAAAATAAAGACAATGTTAACACGATAGTGTGTCAGTGCGATGCTGGTATAAGTCGTAGTTCGGCTACAGCAAAAGCACTCGATAAAATATTGAATAATGATGGTATCAAAACAGAATATGATTTTAATTTGATAAATTCTGAATTTGATATTTTACCATTCTTTCCAAATGGATTAGTTTATCGCACAATTATCCAAGAGTATATTAAAATACTACAGGAGAAAAGTAATCAACAATCGTAAATGAATTTTTGTATCAGTAAGGGAAATACAAAGTTAGGAAAAATATTAAATATCAGTATGCCCAGTTATTATAGCTGTCCTGGGAGAAGTAAATGGTGTGAAAAAGAGTGTTATGTTTTAAAATATCAGAAAAGATATAAAGTTTGTGAACGATCATACGAAAATAATTTTCAATATTCTAAAGATCAAACTAATTTTTCTGATATGATTATAAATAAAATCTCTAAGACGTGTGAATCAATTGTACGTATTCACACGTCTGGAGATTTTTATAGTGAAGATTATATTGATTCATGGATTAAAATTTGTTCATCATTATCAAGTATTAAATTTTGGACATACACTCGTTCGTGTGTGATTCCAAATTTATTTGAAAAAATAAAAGTTCTAAATAAATTAAATAATATCCAAATTTTTTTATCTACTGATATAACAATGCCTGATCCACCCGACGGATTTAGAATCGCATATATAAATAATGATAAAAGAGCAAATGGGTTTGAATGTTTATATGAAAAAAATAAAAAAACATGTTTAGAATGTGGATATTGTTATAAAACGAAGAAAGGAAATGTGATCTTTGGTAAACATGACAAAAGAACAAATTGAAACTTTCAAAAAATTACATAAATTATTCCATGAAATGGCTGAAGAAATTTCTAAAAAATTTTCTGAATTTTTTAAAATAAATTTTGATTTTAATCGAATTCGTCTTGGAGATAATTATATTACAATAACTTATTATCAGTACAGTCATGATTATTATGACGGCGAAGATGAAATAGATTATTTTTCTGTTGAATATAATGAACTTTTATTCGGACAAGAAAAAATTCTCGAAAAATTAATTAAAGAACGACAACAAGAAATTGAATTAGAAAAAGAACAAGAAAAACAAAAAGAAATAGAAAAACATCAAAAAGAATTTCAAAACGAACTCGAATTATATGAAAAATTAAAAAAGAAATTTTCACCAATATATGACGATTAATGAAACCTAAGAGTAAATTTGAGAAAGTATATTTATTAAAATTATTTGGTCATAATTATGATGATAATTTTAATTATATAAAAAGAAATAAAAAAACCCATAAAAAAAATAAGAGAAGATTACATAAGGCTGTTAGACGATATAATAAAATAATCATTAAAAACGAGGTAAACTAAATATATTAATAGATGATACGGATAATTAATTTTTTAAACTTCAATTATGGAGGAACTAATTATGAGATTATCAGATATTCTTGTTTGTCTTAACATTGATGGGAAATTACTTCCATTTGTTCTCGATTGTGTTCCGGGTATTTCCAGAGAAGAATCAATTGAATTTTTATTTAAATTACGTAGTGATGACATTGAACGCGCAATAAGATGTTACGGACCATTAACAAGTGATGAGTGTTCGATTTTAAAATCATTTCCAGTTATGGGTATTATGATATACAATAATAATCCATACAAAATGTTGCAGTGCCGATTAAGTGGTTTTGGAGAAAGTGATGTATTGCCACGATATATTGCAGTAATAAGTAAAATACCATCACGTAAATATGATTATTTTGTTAATTTTTCAATTGTAATAAAAGGAAATTTATTCAGAATTAAATCTATTAATGATTTTGAGAGTTAAGGAGAAATAAAAATTTGGAAATAACATATCATGTTCAGAATGGAAATTTGCTCTCTATTACCGAGGGATTAATCTGTCATCAGGTTAATTGCCTCGGTATTATGGGGGCTGGTTTAGCGAAACAAATACGTGATAAATATCCCGAAGTTTATCAACAATATCGTGATTTGTGTAGAGAAGGTGGTTATACTCTATTAGGATCAATTCAGGTTATAAAGATCAATGAATTATTATCAGTTGTTAATGTTTTCGGACAAGAAAAAATTGGAACAGATAGTAGAAAAACAAATTATGAAGCTGTTGATCATGCATTCAATAAACTGAAACGACATATTGAAATACATCAATTAGATCCTGATAAAGTTTATATTCCAGAAAAAATGGGATGTACATTAGGCGGCGGTAATTGGAATGTTTATCTTTCCATTATCGTTCAATATTTTCCAAGTGTCAATATTGTTAGATATAAATAGTCAAAATTAATTTGATGAGGGATGTTAAAATGCCAGAAATGAAAATACCCGAAATGATTATAAATATCATGTATGAAGGTATAATGTTACCATTTTTTATTATTGGAGCACCGAATATTAGAAATTCGGAGTATCTCCACTGGTTATTCTCAGGTAGATCCAGACAGACAATAACATGTACGGGACCAATAACTCATGATCAATTCAATTTTTTTAGAAGTATGATGATGACAGGAGAAATCATATATAAAAAACGAAAACATAAATTTACAAGTGGTTGTTTAACTGACGTTTTAGAAAGGGATACGGTTCCCTTTTCAATAAACAATATAAGACCAATATTTCATAGGTCATATGATGAATACATGATTTTTTATTTTCAATTAGTTGAAGGACTCGGAAATGGTATTATATGAAAATCCCTTAAATCCAATGCCATGTGTTCCTGTTGGAAAACATTATGGGGCATTTGGTGTTGGAAGGTTGATTTTTTGATTTTGGGATATCGATGAACATTTATATATATTAATATGTGAAAGTAGTAATACAATCAAATTTTTTATTCGGCACTATCGTCTAATGGCAGGACAGATGACCTTCGATCATCCAACTGGAGTTCGATCCTCCATAGTGCCACTATTTTTTATCACACTTTAAATGGAGGAAATTATAATGAATTCATCTCAAAGAGATAAGGTAAAACATCTTTCCATATTTGAAGAAACGTTGCATGTTGAAGGTACTATGGACACAGGCGAACATATTACCTTCAATGTTCCTACACCTGCGATATGTACACGAGTACGAGACTCGTTGGGATTCTTTAGCATCATTCCTGTGAATAGCTCCTGCACGGATGGATGCACTGGATGCGGATTCAATATTGATATCGATCTTCTCCAGCCATTTTAATTTAAATTATTCAAAGAAAAGGGGATACGCAAAACTTTTTTCAATTGTGTTGATGGTATTACTCTTTGGTTGTACCAGAAATTATCCGGTTGCTCCACCAGTTCCAAGTCAAGGTCAGAACCAATTGGAACAGACACAGCAAAAAAATGAACAGTTTGAAAAGGCGTGTGGTAATTTATACGCCATATATCAAGCTGCATATAATGCAGGAATTGGTAGAGATACTGATTTTTGTATAACTTTAGCTCAAACAGTGTTTGAAAAGAATCCGCTTCAAGTAGATTCAACTGAAAATCTCAAAATTTCAAAATTTTGTGGTATGACTTGTGTCCAGGGATCACAAGGAAAAAATATGATTCCATATAATGAATTTAGGGAAATATTCAGACAAACATTCGGTGGTTAATTTTTAGTATCATAGTTTGACGTGTAGCTCAGTTGGTTAGAGCAAACGCCTTATAAGCGTTAGGTCAAAGGTTCAAGTCCTTTCACGTCAACTTATTTAGCACCGTCGTCTAATAGGGATCTGATTAAATAAAGTCCGCCATAGTTGTATATGGGCAGAGTTTAATCAAAGGATTGGATAGCTTGATCGGCTATTCGGATTGGAGTTCAAATCTCCACGGTGCGACCAATTTTTTAAAAAGGGGTATTTATGTTAGCATCAGAATTAATTGATAGGATTGAAAAAATTATTAAAAAACATGGTGATGTAGAAGTTTTGGTTTATGATGATGGTTTTGCAAGTCAAACTGAAATTGAAGAAATTGTGTTCGAAGAAACAGATGATGACGGAATTGAAAAAGATACAATAAGTTTACAAATCGATTTCTAATTAGGAGGAATCAAAATGGATGTATTACATGTTGAAGGAACTGTACTAAATGAATATATTACATTTGACGTACCAACCCCCTGAGAAGTGCCATAAAGTGAGAAAGGCATTGGAATTTTTCGATCTGATGCCTGAAAAAAGTTCATGTATTGAAGGGTGTACCGGATGTGGTATTCCTATTAATTTTCATATAGTTCCATTATTTTAATCTGATACCGATCCAAATGTTATTTTAATTTTTAGTGAAAAAGTCGATATTGGTGGTTATAATTATGGAATATTGATTGGATATCATTTCTGAAATCTCAAATAGGTCAGTAGTTCAATTTGGTAGAACATCGGACTCCAAATCCGAAGATCGGGGGTTCAAATCCTCTCTGACCTGTTATCGAGTAATGGTGATAGGCATATCATTAATGGTTCAATTCCATTCTTGCTTCTGGTGAATGGAGGTTCGATTCCTTCAGTTCGATTATAAAATGGCACTATCGTCCAGTGGTTAGGACAGATGACTGTCGATCATCTAACTGGAGTTCGATTCTCCATAGTGTCGCTTGAAATTACGGGCTGTTAGCTCAGTTGGTAGAGCACTTCACTTTTAATGAAGTCGTCACTGGTTCGAATCCAGTACAGCTCATTTTTATGGTGGGGTTAACCGAACGGAGACAGGTGCTGGACTGTGAATCCAGATATACGAGTTCGAATCTCGTACCTCACCCTATTTGAATTTTTATGAGGTCATTAAACTCAGTGGCCAGAGTTTCGGGTTACGCGCGAATTCGAAGGCATCGGTTCGAATCCGATATGACCTCCCAATTTATCTGAGATCCCCAATCTCACTTATATTATTTAACACCTATATTGAAAAGGGAGAAAAAGCATGAAAATTTTTACTGTGAAGTTCGCAATGGTATTTTTAACATTGGCTTTGATTTTCGGTATAGTTAATACCAGTTTCGCTGATAGCCAGTACTTTCCTCTGACTGTCGAATCGGCTGAAAAAGCATGGAAACATGCTCTTGTTAAGTATTGGAGTATCGAATTCCCAACATGGCAACATAAGATCAAGGTCATCCTGGTAACAAATGATATGACCACCAATAATGCCGCATATCGGCTGGCCGAGTATGGATTAACATCCAGTGAAGACAATGTATATGTTATGTCTCCCGCATGGCCAAGTACCGTTACATTTGCTGAAGGCGAACCATCATGGACTATTCCACACATCTTATATGATGGTCCATACAATATCTATTGGGTAATGAATACCGATTTCCTGACATCATTCTGTGGTTGTGATGATGATATACTCATCGGCATGATCGACCACGAATTGTCCCATTTCTGGTCCTACTATAACAACTATACCCAATACACATGTACTCTCGGCCAGACACCTCTTCAATATCGAGGCCAGGAAAAACTTCTCGATATGTACATATACTGTACAAAAGGTCAGTTGGGCGCAATTATCCCACAATACAAATTTGCCCGGCGATCGGTTCTCCCATTTTTGATAATTGGTATGGAAATAAATCCGGTGATACCATATGTACATCCGATAATTGATTCGCTGCGCTTCTTCGGAACGATTGATCCCGATGACTACCGGAAGATTTTCTTCCAGGATATTGAATATACATTGAGAAGGTATCCTGGTGTGCCTCCGGTTGATATCCTGGGTGATGAACTCGCCACTGCGTATGAATATCTTCTGAACCACTAAGGTTCCTTCACTGAATTGAGATTTGGGGATCTCGAAGATTGTGAATTCGAATGATGACGAGACGGATCGGAAATAAAATCGCACTATTCCCATAATGGGTGGTGGTTAAATAGCGATTGTTCCGATCCGTCTCGAATGTTTTTATTTTTTTATTTCGAAAGGGCACAATTAATGTTTGATTATATAATTGGAATATTATTGATGATAATTGGCATACTTATGATTATTTTGACTATTCAATCAATTAGAAATTTAATTAGTATATTTAAATCGATTAAGATCGGAATAAATCAAAGATAAAATCGTTAAAATTAAATATTAGAAAGGTGAATGAAATTGATTCTTTTAACGAAAACTATACCTGATGATCCATACATTGCTCCTGGAACCAACATTGTTGGTGTATTTACTGAAGAAGGTTTGGAAAAATATTATAAACTACATCCTGAAATTCAGGATGATCGAGATTATGAAGAAACTGAAATCGAAGTTGATGATCTGGGTGTTGATCCAGATGGTTTTGTGACTTATTAAGATTTAAGGAGAGGTGATCGAGTGATTTATGATACTGATCTTGAAAATCAGTGGCTGAAAGGTCCGTGGGTTTGAATCCCACCCTCTCCGTTTATTTTTTTGGAGATTTAAAATGAAAATTTATGAAAATTTAGATATTAATAATTTAGAAGGAGAGTTCTGGAAAGTTATAAAAAATTTTCCTGATTATTTAGTAAGTAATTTCGGTAGAATAAAAAGTTTTAAAAAGTGTCGAGGTATTTGTTGTAAAATATTAAAACAAAATAAAAATAAAGATGGATATTTAAAAATAGGATTATTTAATAATAATAATAAACGAAAAACAATTTATATTCATAGATTGATTTATGAAACTTTTAAAGAAAAATTAAAAAAAGATTATGATATTCATCATGTCGATGAGAATAAAAAAAATAATTTTGTTGATAACTTAGAATCGAAATTTCATCCAATACATTCATATAATCATAATCCAAAAGGAAATTATATTGGAAAAAATAATCCAATGTTTGGTATTAAAAGATCTGGTGAAAAATCGGGAAATCATAAATTAACAAATTTAAAAATTATTCAAATAAAAATGTTATTTAAATTAAATTTTAAAAATATAGAGATCTCCAAAATATATAATATTTCATCAAATATGATATCGAACATAAGAACTGAAAAATATTGGAATCATATCAAGGTTTAAATATAAAATATGAAAAATAAAATATCAGAACTTGAGATTATTAAAAAGATTAGAAGAATATGGACTAGAGATCCAACAACTAAAATAGTACCAAATAAAAAAATTTATAATAGAAAAAAGAAAATTAGAGAGGAAGAAGAATAATGGGTTCATTCAATGTTACCTGCTCTATATCAGGATTAAGTATTCATTGTGGTGACGAAGTTGTATATTTTCCATTAGAAAAAACCAAGTATCCAAATCATATAATTGGTGATTCAAATAATATTTTGATATATCCTTGGTGTATCTATTCACCAATCACTTTACCAATATACGGTGATTATGGTGATTATGGAACTATTGATATTGATCGTAAAGATCCATCTTGTCTTGAACACGTAAATTTTCTCGAAAACAAAACTGGATATAAATTAGAAAATATAACTGAAATATCTCATTATGATAGTTGTTATGATAAACCATTTGTTTGTAGTAGAGAAGATGGACTTGATTTAAAAACTATAGGTTCTGGTATGTTTGTTCTTCGAGAAATTTATGAAATGATGACAAATTTTTGTATAGATGATTGTGGTAGAATTTGTAACTATCGAGAACAACTAGAAAAAGAATATCAGATATATCAAGATGGTATTAAACGTTCATATGAACATTTTCAAGATTATGAATTGGGTCATATTGAATCGTCAAGTTTTAAATTAGATTTTCATAGATCAATGAAAAAAATATATTTTGAAACTTTCTTAGATGGTCGATTTAAAGAAGAATTCATCAAATTCAGAATATTCGAATGGGCAATGTTTGGAATGAATAAATTTTATTTTCCTGGAATGTCTGGTACACAATTTGGGTGTCATCAAGCCGAAAAAATATTATTAGAAAAATCACTTGAATTGGTGAATAAAAGATTAAAAAAGGAGAATGATTATGACTATGACGATCTCGATGAACACGCTTTATTACGGATGGTTCATTATATTAACAATCTTTATGGTACTTTGTGCCATTGGTGGACTCAGAAAAGGAATAAGTAAAGAAGAATCATTAGGACTTGTTGTCGTTGTAATTAACACTATTATTTATGGATTACTTCTATTTTCAAAATGAAATGATATTATATTAATTCTATTGATATTTAACTACCATAACACCCGAAGATGTTATGGTAGTTATTCTATTTTATCACTTTATTTTTTTTTTGTCTTTTATATGGGAACAAATTAATAAGAGAGATAGATTACGCGAATCGAAAAGATAAAACCTTGATTATCCTGCTCTCTTTAAAAATTCAAGGGAATAAACAAACAAGGAGTTTGAAATGAATGAATTTTATATTTATATTTACTTAGATCCGAGAACATCGGGACAGTATTGTTATGAAAATTTTAGTTTTTTATATAAACCAATGTATGTCGGTAAGGGAAGTAATGAAAGATGGAAAGAAATTGGTGAAAACAGAAGAAGTGATTATTTTATAAGAAAAATTAATAAAATAAAATCATCTGGATTGGAACTAATTTTTTTTAAATTATATGAGAATTTAAATGAAGAAAAATCATTTGAAAAAGAAGTTGAATTGATAAATGAAATTAATATAAAAAATCCAGGAATTCTAGTTAATATTACAGATGGTGGTGAAGGAATAAGTGGTTATAAACATACAGAAGAAACAAAACAAAAATTAAGCGAAATAAATAGAGGTGAAAATCATCCGAATTTTGGAAAACATTTATTAAAAGAAACTAAAAATAAAATAGGTGAGAAAAATAGAAAAAATTTCTCTTATATAAAAAATGAATTTGAAAAAAGAAAATATATTTTACTATCAGAAGAAAAAGATTATAAAAATAATGAAACAATATTAGAATATACATGTCCAAAAGGACATAAAGGTTCTATTAACTGGAATCATTTTCAACAAGGATGTAGTTGTTCTATTTGTGTAGATGAAGATGCAAGAAAAAAAATTAGTGAAACAATAAAAGAAAAATATAAAAATGGAGAATTAAATCAAAAAGGTGAAAAAAATTATAATTCAATATTAATATCACAAGATGTTATTCAGATAAAATTATTATTAAAAGAAGGAAAATTATTACAAAGAGAAATTGCTGATATATTTGGAGTTAATCGAAAAACAATCTCAAATATAAAAACTGGTATAACGTGGAATCATATCAAAATATAGGAGAACGGTGTTGCCAAATCAAATAGATAAAAGACAATTTGTCCCAAGTAGAAAATATGATATCCAACTACATATTAAGAATACTGATTATTCTAACGATCTTGTTGATTGTCAAGTCATTGAAACAATCAATTCTATATACACTATAGTAAAAATGACAATATTTGTTGATGCAAGAGATATTATCACAAACATAAATGGCGAAGATCCAATAAAACTTTCAATTATTAATGTTGGTGAAGGAGAAGGGATGGCCGGACAACGAATAGATTTAGAATTGATGTTTTTAAAATCTGAATATTCTATACCAATCAGCCCCCAGATATATACAGATAAACAAACTGAGCGCGTATCATTCCCATTAACATGTGTAACAAGAAAACCTTTTAAAACAATGTCTTCGCTTGTTAATAAAATTTTCATTGGAAAAACAATCAGTAATATTTTACAAGATCTTGTAAAATCAACAAAAACAAATTCTAAATTAGTTTTAGATTCAGCAAATCTAAATAATACTGTGATTGATCAAGTAATTATTCCACCAACTACATTGACTAATGCTATTAATTCTCTTGATGAAACATTCGGTATTTTTAAAGGAATCACACATAGTCATTGTCGTTATAATAATGAAGTACATGTTAATAATTTGACGCAGAAAATGAATGAAACTCCAAAATGTACTTTTTATCAATTAGCTAGTGATTCTAATAATTTAGAAAAAATAAAGAAAACAAGTGACGGAAAAACATTCTATACTTATGATGCAATCAACATCGATAATTCTGACAATACAAAATTTTCTATATTTTCAAAAAATATTAAATATATATCAAAACCAGTTGACACTTTATATTATAAAATAGAAGAAGATTTAGAAAATATAGCAACCAAGTATGGGTTAATTGATAAAAATAAACAGATTAAATTAGATCCAAATATTGATGATCGAACAAGATATTATGTTCAACATACTGGATATAATAAAGATAATACATTTGTAATCTCAACTATGTCTAAAATCATAGCAAATATGGCAAATATTAATTTTCGTTTGGAACGAGATATTAATTTTTTAACATTGATTGATTCTGTTGGTGAGTGTGTGAAATTTAATACTGAAACATCAGAATATATTAATCTTGTTGGAAAATATATTATGAAATCAGTATTATTAAATTTTCATAGAACAAGAGATTGGAACTTAGTAGCCGTTCTTTATCTGATTAGATCGAATAGATATACTGTATGAATAATTTGATAAAGGAAATTTTAAAAGATGAATAATTTTTATATTTATATTTATCTTGATCCAAGAAAATCTGGAAAGTATTGTTATGAAGATATTTGTTTCTTATTCGAACCATTTTATATTGGAAAAGGTAAAGATAGAAGATATTCAATTGAACATGGAAGAAATTTATTTTTTAAAAATAAAATAAATAAAATCAAACAATCTAAATTACAATCAGTAGTTTTTAAATTATATGAAAATTTAAATGAAGAAGAATCTTTTGAACTTGAAATAAAATTGATCCAAGAAATAGGAAGAATTGATTTAGGAACTGGTTCACTTTTAAATATGACCAATGGCGGTGAAGGAAGCAGTGGTAAAATTACTTCATACCAAACAAGAAAAAAAATAAGTGAAAAAGTAAAAGGTGAAAATAATCCATTTTTTAAAAAACAACATAGTAAAGAAATAAAAAAAATAATAAGTGAAAAACAAAAAGGAGAAAAATCATCAAATTTTGGTAAACATCATTCAGAAGAATCAAAAAAGAAGATGAGTGAATCTAAAAAGGGAAAATTTTTTTCAGAAAAATCAAAAAATAAAATGAGTGAGTCCAAAAAAGGAAAATATATTGGTGAAAATAATCCTAATTTTGGTAAAGGTCTTTTCTGTAAAGACAATCCAAATTTTAAATTAACGGATCAAAAAATTATAGATATTCAAATTGAGATAGAAAAAAAAGAATTAAATTATAGGCAGATGGCTAAAAAACATAATGTTTGTATATCAACAATATCAAATATAAAATTAAAAAAATTAAATTGTAGGGAAACAAAAAATGAAAAATGAAAAAATAAAAATAATGGAGGATAATGTCAGTGAATATTTGAAATGTAAAAATAATTTTAATCATTATATTTCCAACGACATTCTTTTGGAACTTCCTGGTGGTGATGTAAAAATAAAACCATATGATAAACAATTAGAATTAATTAAAACTATAAATGAAGAACATTATGTTATAGTTGTAAAATCTCGACAAATTGGTATTAGTACAATAATTCAAGCATATATTTCATGGTTAGTAGTTTTTCATGATAATGCTGTTGTTGGAATAATTTCCAAAGATGGACCAGCAGCAACAAAATTTTCAAGATTTATAGCTGGATTTATTGATAAATTACCTTCATGGATGCGACCAAAATTTGAAAAGAGAAATGAACGATCTTTTATATTAAAAAATGGTAGCAAAGTATATAACTCTCCAATTGACCCCAAAAATCCTATGAATTGTTTTCGTGGTGAAAGTATTACTTTTTTAGTTATTGATGAAGCGGCATTTGTTCAAAAATTAGATGATGCTTGGACAGGAATGGTGCCAGCTTTAGCAACTAATCAAAAATCTGCCAAAGAAAATGATGTACCATATGGAACAATAATTTTGAGTACACCAAATAAAACAGTTGGTACTGGAAAGTTTTTTTATAGCAGATATCAAAATGCCGTTGCAGGTAATGATATCTTCAAACCTTTCATAATCCATTGGAAGATGATTAAGGAACTAAATGAAGAATGGTATCAAACGCAATGCAGACTCTTTGATAATGATCTTAGAAAAATCCAGCAAGAATTAGAGTTAAAATTTTTACCGACATCGGGTTCATTCTTTGATGAAAAAACAAATATTGTTCTACAGGATAATCCTGTTGATCCAATTGAAATTCATAAAATATTCAATGGTGAAATAAGAATTTATGAAAAACCAGTACCCAATAGGCATTATATAATTGGTGTTGATACTGCAACTTTGAATGGTGAAGATAAATCGACTATAGTAATTTTTGATTATATTTCAATGACACAAGTTTGGGAATATCACTCTAAATGTGAAGTTATCGATTTGTGTAAAATAGTAGAACTTGCTTGTGCAACATATCCAGGAACGTTAGTGATAGAGAATAATGGTGTTGGAAATCAAGTAATGGAGACTCTTAATAGAAGTACATATCACACCATGTTATATAAAGAGAAAAAAAGAAATAAAGCAGGAGAAATAACAAATATTATTCCAGGTATTTTTTTAGATAGACAGAACAGACCATTGGTTATTGATGCATTATATTCATATGTTAGTCAATTTCCAACAACTATAAAATCAAAAAATTTAGCTCTAGAATTAATAGGTTTAATAACAAAACCAAGTGGGAAAGTTGAAGCAGACGAGGGATGCCATGATGATTTAGTTATGGCTGCGGCATTTTGTTATTTTGTTCGTAAATATGATCCTCCATTGATCATTGAAGCTGACACTAGATATGAAGAATTGATGGATTTTGATAATATTCTTAGATTAAATAATGATGATAATAATCCATTCGATAATAGTGGTATAAGAGAAGTTGATAATTTTTCTATTATTAAAAAGATAAAAGATCAAATAACAAATTCAAAAGTCACTAAATACGGTAATTATTCTGTGATAGATGTATTTGATATAATTAACAAAGATTAGGAGGTGATATATTGAATAATAATATCAGTGAGTTATTTGCTCCTCCCGTTGGATTACACTCTATACCAATATTTGGAAATTTAAAGTTATATACATCAAATCATATCAGAAACTCATTTCTTAAATCGATGTATAAAACTAATAAGATGAAACCAATAATTGAAAGTTTAACAAAACTTGTTAATAATAATATTGTTGTACCGTGTTTTTTAACAAAAGGAATCGTATCAACAATATTATATAGATTACATCCAACGGACAGAATTCGTTCAGAAGAACAATATTTTAGAGAAGAATTTCGACAAGTATTTGGTTTCTATGAAATTGACAGTAATAAAATTTATATACTGATTAGTAATTCAATAAATAAATATGGATTTGTTGATAACAATCTATTAAGTGAAATATTAGTTCATGAAACTATGCATATGTTTGCGGCAAATCATCCAGATAAATTTATAAGTATATTCAGAAAAAAATTATTTGATTTTTATTATTTTTATTTTCAAGATACGTTTAAATTAAAAGGTGTATTTGATCTTGAAATAGAATCAATAATAAAATTTTTATTTGAAAAAGTAGAAAAAGAAAAAAATATTGATAACAAGATATTAACCAAGTATCATAAAAAATTAATGTCATTAAAATCATATTCTACTTTAGATTCCAAAGCATTCGACACATTAGCGAATCAATATATTGTCTTAATTAAATTATTTACTAAGAGTGTTAGTATATTTATAAAAAATATTAGTACTTTTAGTCATATTTTATCATCAATTGATAGATCATATAAAAATGTTTTTGGAGGTATAGATGTAAAAAATGTAGCGGTTCAGGAATTACTTTTTCCATCAGAAGTAATTTCAGTTTATTCTGAAATTCCAGGAACTGATATGGCTGATGTTTATAAAGTTTTTAAATTACTTTCATAAGGAGTTTGAATAATGGCAGACAAAAAATTTGTTGCCGATAGTGAAGTTCGGAATCAAGCGAAAAGAATAAATTCTATGAGCGCAACTCTGAATAAACTAGAAAATAAGGTTGAAGGACAACAACAAATTGTCTCAACAACCAATAAAGTTCTGGGAAAACTCGCTGGTGCTGTTGAAGCTGCGACTAGTAGTATAGAAAAGGTTGCAAGTAATGCTGTTCGCTATACAAAAGAAACACTCGATCAATATAGTAAACAAATCGGACAAGATATTAGTGTCAATAAAAAAAATTTGATGGCATTATCAATAACCCAAGCCAGTCCAGTATTTGGATACTTCGTAAGTAAATTTTTTGAAACTGAAGCGTTTCAAAATACTATGAAAAAAATAAAAGATGGTTTTATCACTGCTATTAGAAGTGTTGTTGATAAACTTCGAGGAATAATAACAGGTACTTGGGGTGGATTGAAAAGAGTAGTTGGTTTAAAAAAGAAAGAATCGTTTGATGAAAAAATTCCAAAAATGGCAAAAGGTGGCTATGTTTCCAAAGGTGGTTTAACAAGATTACATGCTGCTGAAGTTGTAATGCCAATTGATAAACTATTAGATCGTATTGATGAAAAATATGAAGATAAATTCAATACGATGTTCAAAAAATTTAATATTCAACAAACTGATAGAGTATCAAAGAGTGTTCAGAAATTAGATACAAGTAATAGAGTATATAATAGAGAGATTCTTGAGAGTTTAGTTGAAATTCGTATTGCTTTAGCTGGATATACTAAGGGATTTCGTGAGTGGATTTCCAGTATGTTTCAAGATTTTTTACTGAAACATCCAGCACTTAGATTTGTATATTCAATGAGTAGTTGGTTTATTGGGAGAGCAAGAGGATTAATTAATTTTCCATTTACCAGAAGAGGTGGTTATAAAAAGTTTCTTTCTAAAGATCCAAACGCTTTTAACGCAACGAGAGATATTCTTAATACTACTTTTGTTTTTTCAATGGATAAATATGATACAATAATCCAACTATTAACACAACAACTAACAGCCACACAAGATATGGCATCGGCATTTACAGGAAAAAAATATAAAACAGCTCTTCATAAAACGTATCCTGAATATACGATTGCTGGTGCGTTTATGAGACTTCTTGGTCGAGGAGCAAAAGGTATTGGTAAGATTGCTGCTTGGGAATATCGTGGTGTTAAGAAGATGTTTGGTAAAGGTGGGAAAACTGGTGCTCATCTTCCATCACAAGAAATAAGTTTATTGAATATTACTGATCGATTTGCCACATTAATTGATATTCAAATGAAAATGTTATATCAAATTGAAATTCTTGTAAAACAGTCTGTAAATAAAGACGTTTATGAAATATATATGAATCGTGAAAAAGAATTTCAGAAAAAATTATTAAAAGGCAGTTATATACAACAAGAAGATAATAGAAAAAATACAACTATTTTAAAATCTGTCAAGAAAGATCTATCATCTGTACGTAAAAATATTTCAGAATCGCCATATGCCCAAAAAGCTTTGAAATTTTTAAAACATATTAAAGACAGTATATTCGATTTAGGAATCAAATTTAAAAATTATGTTAAAAGAGCTGGTAGTTATATTTGGGATGCGATAAAGTGGCTTGGTGGTTCATTAGTAGGATTACTCACCACTGCATGGGGTCTTATACCAGATCCAGTAAAAGCAGCATTAGGTACAGGTATAGCTTTGTATGTGGGTAATAAAATTGGTGAAAAATTAAATGAATATTTTCCAAAAATAATTGACTCAATAAAAGCAACACTCGGAGGCGGTGGTAAAAAGAAGGCATTTGAATTTGAAGAAGAAGATAAAAAACGTAGGGAAAAAAGACTTGAGGCATACGAAAAAGCATCACTTGTCGAAAGGATGAAAATGTCTGAAAGTTGGGGATTATTGGGTGAAATGTATAGTAATGTTTTTGGTAAAGAATTTGAGGCCAAATTTGGTGTTCCTGGTCAAAAAATAACAGCAACTGAAAAACTTATTACATCTGCACAATTAATGGCATCAAAACCACTTAAACTATTTGGATATGATAGAGAAACCTGGTTAAGAAATCAAGTAGAGCAAACAAGAGAAGCACACAGAAACGTTGCTGAGGAGACTGGATCAATATATTTAAAAAATAAGAAAAAACATATGAGTGGTGAGGCATTTAAATTATTAGATCCTAATAATCCAGTCGGTGTTGCAGATAGATTTTTATATTTACAACAAACAGGACAAATAATTCAAAATAAACATAAAAAATGGGTACTTAAAGATGAATATTTTGAAGTTGAAGCTCCTTTATTAACAAAATTAGAAGTTGGTGCTTTTGAAAAAATTGGTTTGGGGGCACAAATTAAAGAAGCACGTATTCATGGTTTAAAAGCCGAAGAAGCTCGTGATGTACAAAACAAGGCATTTGCTGAAACTATAAAGAAAAATTTGACGCCTGAAGCGTATAGTATGTTAACTAGATTTGGAAAGGATAATATTTCTGAAAAATTTAGTTCGATGGTGGCGAATAATCAATTATATGAATATCAAGGTAAAATCAGTACAGCATATCAAGTTTTAGATAAAACTGGAAAACTTTCTTTTGAAGATAGATTGAAATATATGTTTGGTGCGAGAAATATTCCACCTAGTGACTTAATAAATTTATTGGGAATTAAAGCATCAGTATATAAAGAAGAAGCTGAACATGTAATGAATGATAGGGTTAATAGAGAATTGACAATGTTACATGATCCAACAATGAGATACAGCGATGTTTTGGAAAAACAAGCTGGAGCGTATTCATATGCTGATATGATGCAATCTGCTGAACAAGATAAATCAACTCAGGATTATTTAAAAAGTATTAAAAGGGAAAATCAACCATTTTCTTCTCAGTTATCTGAAATTGGTGAAAATTTTTGGGGTAGTTTTAAAGAAAATACATCAGAAATGAAAGAACAAATTACTCCTGTAATTGAAAATTCAAAAATTATTGGAATGGAAATTAAAAAAGAAATAATTAAAAATAATGGCATTAAAAATACAATAGATGCAGTGTTAAAAAATAAACACAAAAACGATGAACAATATCGTGAAGATTTATTGAAAGCGAAAGAAAATTTTAATAGGATTGTACATGGTTCTAATATAGGTAATAGAAATGAAATAATAAATGTTATTAAAAATAATCTCAATAATAGTACATCAACTGTGTCTGGTGGTAATTCACCAATTTCTACTACTACTGATCCCATTATTGAATCAATATTAAAAGGAGATTTATATTAATGCCACAATTAACAGCACTACCAGAAATAATCGGTTTGCCTCCATCAACACCTGAGACTGATGTTATTATAAAAAGTACATTTCCAGTCATGGAGATTATACCATCTAAACCAGGTGATTTATCTCAAAACTTATTTACAATAGATCCAGATATCGAAACCTATAAAAAAATTTTAAATAATTATGGTTATAGTATAACTGGAAATTCACTGAAAGTTGCTTTTTTATCAGACAACTTCCCAACTGATAATTTTTCTAACTTTTATGCTGAGAGTTTTTTAGGAAGTGGATTACAAGTTGTTTCTGAAGAAGCAGCACAACTTGGACAGATGTTAGGGGCAAAAACATGGTCTCAGGCAGGAAAAAAAATTTTAGGTGAAATGGGAAGATTTGGAAAAGCGATTCGTCCTATATCCACCGCTGGTTCAGACGTAATGGGAGCTGTAGTTGGTGGTATTGGTGGTATGGCAGAAACTGTAGCAAAAGGTTTTAATGATGTCACTTCTAAAATGGGACCAGTAGGATCTGTTATACAAAACACGGTATCATTAGCAAACAAAACTCTTGGTGGAAGAATTGATTTACCGCAGATTTGGAAAAATAGTGGTTTTGCACCATCATACACAATAACAATAAGATTATTTAATCCAAATCCTGGAAATTTAGAGGTTACAAAGAAATATATTACAGGACCATTATGTGCATTATTATTATTGGCTTTACCGAAAAGTTCAGATGGTGTATTTTATAGTTGGCCATTTTTTCATAAAATTCGAGTTCCTGGACTATTAAATTTACCAGAATCATATATTGGAAATATTACTGTAGTAAAAGGTGGAGATCAACAAGTTATTTCATATAAACAAAATATGGGAATGTGTGATGTAAGAATAGAATTTGGATGTTTATTTGATACTCTCGTTGCTGATGAGGGTGGTAATGAAATAAGTGGTAGGCCATCATTAAAGGAATATATTAAAGAACTCGAAACTGGTAGAGAACCACCAGTTCCGATAAATACACTTGGAACATATGCAGAACCAGAATTAATACGTCTTAGACGAGTTACTGCAAATTCAGTACGACGTACACAAGAAGTTGGTAATGTATCTGGTGAACCAGATGCTAGAGTATCACAACAAGATGTTCGTGATTATTATCAATTAGTAGCTGAAAATCCAGCATTTTAAAAAAAAGAAAAACTGGTAACATAAGTTTAACATAGAGTATTTTTTAAGATCATTGTTAAATATAGGGCAATATAAAGATTTATCATAAATTTTGACTGATTAGATAGATTGTCATATTTTTCTCTGTAATTAATATCATCAATTATTTTTTCAACGATCTCGGCAATCTGTTGTTTAAAATAAATAACTGATGTTGTTCTTTTAATTGACATGAGATTTCTTAAATAATTTATATATTCTTTACCACAAATAGTTTTAACACTTGTCATATCTTTTATAAATAATTTTAAAATTAATTTGACATTATCAAGATATCGAACATCAGTCAAAGTATTAGACAATAAAGTTGCTAATGAAATATTTATTTTAGTTATAGTTTTAGCATCAATAATTGCCTTTTTATCTACAAATTTATATACTGTTATTTTTTTTGAAATAACATCAACAACCCTGTCAAATCGATCTTGAGATTGTTCTTGATACTTTTTATCCTCAGTATCATTTTCTGATTCATATGGATTTTTAATAACCGCATTAGACTCTTTTGATTTATAGTATATCTCTGCAAAACTTCTAAGACTTTGTTGAATTCTTGTTCTTGTTTCAGTAATCATTTTTGCAATTTCAACTGGATTACCATCAGCAATACCCTCAGAATATTTTTTCATTATTTCTTTAGCCATAAAATATAATGAATTGGGTAATGTTCGTTCTCTAATAAATAAATGAGTTTTCGCTAAGTGTTCCATTGCATAGCGAAATGCGTTGGGATCACAAAATCTTATTTGGCGATGTAGAAGATTGGCATATGTACGAATTACAAAATATACAGTAGCTGTTGAATAACCCATAATATCTTCTTCTATTAAAAAATAATTCATTATAAAAACAATAAGATTGGTAATTGGGTCATCGTGAATTCTCATTAAATAAGTTGATTTCTCTAATTTAACTTGCTCATAAAAATTCTTTGTAAGTTCTTTTGAACTGCTTTCTGTTTGTCCAGTGAAATTTAATAAATTATAATAATATTTCTTGATAGCTGGATAATAACATGGTTCACTTAAATTTAATAATTCTTCTGATACAATTTTTAATAAAAATTTTTTGAGAACAACACCATTAACTTTTGATTTATCCAATAATAATTTCATGTTGTTTCTCCTAATTTAATATTAATATGTTTTAAATGTTTTTTTCCACAAATAGGGCAACATCTTCCTTGTTGAAAATTATTCCAACAAATAGAACCTTCATGTCCTTTTGGACAAATATAATTTAATTTTGTATAAATATTTTCATAATCTTTTTCTTCTGTTAATAAAATATAATTTCTTCTTTCAAATTCTTTTTTAATTTCTTGAAAATTTTTTCTTAGTTTTTTAGAACCAGATTTTTTACCTTCAATTGGACAACCTCGTCCTTGTTGAAAACTATTCCAACTAATATAACCTTCGTGTCCTTTCGGACAAATATATTTTAATTTTGTATCGTTATCTTTATAATCTTTTTCTTCCGTTAATAATTTATATTTTCTTCTTTCAAATTCCTGTTTTATATCATAAAAAATTTTTTTTTGTTTTTCATTATCACAAACAGAACAACCACATCCTCGTTGAAAATTACTCCAACTAATAAAACATTCATGTCCTTCATTACAAATATATTTTAATTTTGTAAATGCATTTTTATAGTCTTTTTCTTCTGATAATAAAATATAATTTCTTCTTTCGAATTCTTTTTTAATATCAGAAAAATCTTTTCTTATTTTCTTTTTTGTTTCTTCAGAAACAATATTTCCACTTTTACCGTCACCACCAATCGTCATATTAACCAATGGACCAGTTCCTAATTCGATTCTTCCAAATTTTTCTATTAATTCAATTTCTTTTTCAAATGATTCTTTTTCATTCAAATTTTCATATAATTTTATAATTATCGGTTCTAATTCAGATTTTTTGATTTTATTTATTTTATTTTTAAAAATTGGATTTCTTCCACATTTATCCAAATATCTTCTATTTTTACCTTTACCAATATAAAATGGTTTGTATTCAAATTCATACTCTCCATATAAATATTTTCCTGATTTACGAGGATCTAAATAAATATAAATATAATAATTATTCAAATTCAATCTCCTTTATTATTTTTGTTAACATAGTTATTATAAAATCATTATAGAAATTGAATTCTGATCGAAATATATGAATTCTGGTCCATATTTAAGTAATTCATCTTGAGTTAAATCTTCTAAGTCAAAATTAAAAAATATATCTGATTTGGGTTCAATTAATGTACAATAAGCAACCCCGTCTATTCCTTGCACATATTTAATAATTTCAGATCTGTAAATTTGACAGTTTAAACCAAATCTAGAACCAAATTCAGTTATCAAACCAGATCGTATTGAATTAGTTAAATCTATTTCTGAACCCGAATAAAGATCATCTTTAAATACTTCCAACGATACTACAAGAGGAATATCACAAACAGGACTAAACCAGTCTTTACCTGTATATAAATATTTTTTATCTTTATTCATAACATATATTATATCATTTGAAACTGGTATTGTATAAACCCAAGTTACATTAGTAGTATCTGTGATACATTGTGCAATCTGATTTTTATAAGTTTCGTTCACTGTATCACACTCGGCCACAATATATCTGTCACCTAAACTTGGATTAATTGGTAATGATGATATATCAATAACTGGTAATTTAGTAGTACTATTTAATAACATTGCTCTTGATTTTCCAATTGTATTACCAAATTTAAGATTAACAAAGTCTGTCAACATCCTATAATTAATAAAATTCATATTGGTTAATATAGATTGTAAAACCTGTAATTCAAATGTATCTTGATTTATGGAATCATAATAAGATTGTTGAATGACCGGAATGTCATAAACTACAATACTTGTACCATCTGTTGAAAGATTACTTAACATGAACGAATCTAATGGTTTTCTATATGTGAAAACATTTGAATATATAGAGATACTCTGACTTGAGGGATTTATCAAAGTAAAATAGAATGTTTGTTCATCTTCTGGAACATCAGTATAATTTGTGAATGTATAAGTAAATTTTTTATTTAAATAATCATTCGTCATTGTATAAGTTGATCCAGTAGATAATATCTGCATAGTACATTCAGCCATATCATAATCAACTTCGGTTGAATTATAACTTAATTCAAAAACAGCCGACGAACCAGTTTTTGAAACGACAAGATTATTTGCTGTCAAAATATATGGTGTTGATAATAGAAAACTTCTTACCAAAGTAGGTGTTTGAGAAATCTCATTCATAATATAGGTATAATATGCCGCACTATTATATATTGAATCAATTCTCATATCAAACATAGTATAATAATCTGTATCATCAACACTAACAGTACTTAAACGTGGAACATATGTGGTTCCTGAAGGATAAGAATGATAAGCGTTTCTAGTTGGAACTAAATTATCAGTTTCTTCAGAACTAGTTCCAAATATTAAATTTGTATATAATTGAATTTCATTAACTCTAAGATCTGAACGTTTTAAAACTGGGAGAGAATTGGCTGTAATAGGCGAATCTGGCATTACAATATTAGCATTGACATAATCATTTTGAGATACAAGTCTATGTAATGATGTTAAATTATCAATAGAATTTTTTCTAATTTCTTCTACTGATTCTTCATCTTCACCACCAGTTGCGGCAACTGGATTTATTATAGTATAACTTATATTTTTATTGATTGTACCATCTAAGGTATATAAATTATCCCCAGTGGCAATCGAACCACCAATAACATTACCATTTAAACCTAAAGTTTGTTGAACAGCCACTGTAACTGTAGATCCAGGAGTTGGTTGAACACCGATTAAACCATTACCAAAATATATTCTTCTACCAAAATCAGTTCTACGAGAAACATAACCATAGTCATCAGCAGACATCAAATATAGACTATTATACTCAGTATATAAAGTTGATGCTATCCCATCTGGATCTGTCACACTAACAGTCATTGTTGATACTTTTCCTGTTAATGGCACATCAACATATGAAAACTGAAAAGTTTGAAGATCCTCATCTATTTGAAATTGTTGTGTTACAGTTTCGTATTGTCTAACTGGTAATACAAACATGAAATTATTGTTAGCTGTTGTGTCAATAATATATGGAATATTTACTATTTTATTATCTTCGGTCACAGTTATTGAAACTTGATTGTTGTTGGTAATGACAATATCAGTATTATAATAGGTTGTAAATGGAACAGTTTTCGCATGAAATTGAAAACCTTCTGGTATATTAATTGTAATTGGACTATTATTAAAATCAAGTGGAATAGTCATCATCACATTGGCTGTAGCGTATGATGCTTCAACAGTATTGTATCCCAAAAAAGCCGATAAATTGAAAACGCTTTCGGGAATTTGAGCTTTAGTGAGGAAAAATTCTTTATAAACCGAACTTTCATAAAAAATTAAATTACTTGTGAGAGTACTTAGAGTTTCAACAAGAAAACTAAGAAAACTACCCTTTACGAGACTTATATTTTCAAGTTCCAGATATGTTCTAGCATAATCAATTATCTGATTACGAATTTGATCTCTACTTGAATATATTTGAGATGATAATGATGTTTGTGTATTTGCCATTAATTTTCTCCCAATTTAATATGCGACCAAATTTTTCCTGTTTTTATTTTTGAAATTGTTATAGAACTAACTCCAAACATATCGGCAATTTCTTGTTGAGTTAAATTTCCTTCTTTTAATAATATTTTTATTTGGATAACTTGTTGTTCTGTTAGTTTATGGTTTGGACTATTATTTCCTTTTTTATTTTTACGTTTTTCACATAGTTTTACTTTTGTTTCTTGTGAAATATATTTTCCTTTATGTTTTTCACTAATTTTATTTCTTGTTTCTTTAGGAAGATGTTTTCCAAAATTATGATTATCTTTTCCAGTATTTTTTCCTTTTCTATTTTCACTTATTTTAATTTTTGATTCTTCTGAATGTTTTTTTCCAAAATGTGGTGCATTATTCCCAAAACGATGAATATCAAACATTGGATTATTTTGACCTAATGATATTTGTTTATTTTTCCTTATCTCTGATAATCTTTTTTTTGTTTCATCTGTGTGTATATACCCGCTCGTTCCTTCACCACCACTGGTCATATTAATAAGAATTCCAGGATTTATTTTATCAATTTCAATAATTAATTTTTTTTCTAGTTCAAGAGATAAATTTTCATTTAAATTTTCATATAACTTTATAACAATTGGTTTTAACCCATATTTTTTAATTTTATTAAATTTATTAATAAAAATTGGAGTTCTTCCATTAATAACTTTCCATCTATCATTTTTTCCTTTTCCAATATAAATTGGTTCATATAAAAAACAGATATTATCATAACAATGTTTTCCAGGCTTTCTGGAATCTAAATAAACATAAATATAAAAATTATTCATTATTAAATCCTATAACAAGTAGAACCCGCTGTTTTGGTCAAAAATATTATTTAGTCTACTTTTAATTTCTTCATTTTTTATCAACATCCTGGTTAAGAAAGTTGATTGGGGAACCGTATATATTTTTTTGGTATAATCAAAAAAGACATAACTATCGGATAATTGTTCTTCTACATCACTAATTGTTCTTGATCGATAAACATTAATGGTTAATTTCCAAAAGGTTAGTTCACAATTTGTGGCTGTTTCAACACCAGTGACTATATATATTGGAAAAACGTCATTCGTCGGTTGTAAAAAACTTTGTTCAAATTTTATTATATCTCCAGGATATGGTAAAATACCATATGAACTAGGAATCGTTATTGTTCCTATACCTTCCTTAATATAACCAATTTCTGAACCGTCAAAAATTGTTGTTACATCTTCATTAAAATAAACTGGTAGCAATAAATATTTATCCCATTTTATACCAGATAAATCTCCAGTTCTTTCATATGCTCCACCAAATATTTTTTCATCTTCCCATACTGTTTTATTTTTATTTATATTATAGTAAGTTACAGGAAACGCCACACCATGTTTTGAATATTTATCATATACAAGTCTTTGATAATCACGTACATAATCATAAATTCTATTATAGTATTGGAAGTTTGACATAATTATTTAAGTTTCCTTAATTTGAACTTTAATTTATTTATTTTTTTCTGGATTGTATAAAAACATTTATTTGGATCTTTGACATTTTTACATAAATGGATATCATCAGTCAATTTTTTTAATTGGGCTTGAAGAGCTTTTATTTTATATTTTTTAATACATTCTTCTTTATTAGTCGCATCAACACATGCTTGTGCAGATTGACTAAAAATATTTTTATATAATTTATGAGCAATATCAATCATTGATGTTACTAAGTAGTATGTAGTAACAGGATTTTGTTGTGCCATAGAAAGTATATTACTTCCAACACCAATAAAATTACTCTCATCAATATGATCAATAGTTTCAAGTGCTATATTTTTGATTTGATTAATATCAGATTCTATTATAAGTTTTAAAAGATTTATTTTAGCACAATCTGAATATTCAGATAATAATACTATTTTTCCAACAAATATTTTAAGTTCTTTTTTTGTCATTAACCTTATACCTCAGACTGTAAATTTTTTAATTGTTGGATGTTTGTATCGAATTTATCTTCTTTAGTTCTTAAATAATCAATTATTGATTGTAATCTTTTTCTACAAGAAAGAGGATTCTTTGAACCAATACATGCGCCCATTTGTCCATTCAATTTGGAAATTAAATTTCTGGCATTATTTGACATTTTTTGATAAAAACAAATTTTGTGTTCTATCTCATCTTTACTTCTGGCTTTACATGAGTTAGATGCATCCGCTTCCATCTTTTTATATAATTGTGTTATTAATTTTTTTGTTACGTCTTCAGCCATACTATCACCTATTGTCGGAGAAATTGAAAATATAATGATTCACTAATTGTAGCAGATAATAGAGCTTTTTCACCATTATAACTGACTTCTATATCAACGTTAAAACCTTTTTGATTGTTTAAAAAATTTATTTGAATATTGGTTATTGAAGCTCTATCATCATACTTATTCAACTTCGATCTAATTTCACTTTTAATCATTTCAGCAGTACCAGTATCTGCTGGTTCGAAAATAAAATTCATTAGATTTGATCCAAAATCTTTATCAAAAGGAAATGTTCCAGTTGGGGTTAATAAAATATTATTCCAAGAAGATAATATCACTTCAATATCTTGAATCTTAGAAAAATCTCCAGACGGTGATATTATTGATATATAATCAAATAATTTTTTTTGTGAACCAACAATCTGTTGATTGAAGCGATCAAGAAGGTTCATTTTATTCTCCTTTAATTAACATGAGATCGTTGTTTAGTTACCTTTTAGAACCAGTGTTTATTTTTTCCATTTGTTTTATTTTTTCTTCTTCTATTTCAATTTTCCACTTAATCAAATCATAAAATCTTTTAACTGGCATTAACATAACATCTAAATATCCGATATTCATCATATCCATACAAAGAAAAATATTTTGTTGTAAATTTTTTTTATATTTTTCCATGTTATCTGATTGTGTATACCATCCTAAAAAACTGATCGACAAGATCGATGTCTATCACCTCTTCATTCCCACATTTTGGACAATAGGTTTTACATTTCAAGGTAATACAATATTTTCCAAAATTTTCATAATATTGATTATAAATTGCTCTTTTATCAAGAGGAGGAAGTGAAAGATACGCATCAAGAACATCACCACGTTCTTTATATATAATAGGTTCCATTCCATCTTTTTCTTGAACAAACTGTTCAATTGGAAGAGTTATGGTAATTAAATCAATTTTTGCCGATATATTTTTTAAAGAATTAATTTCATCAAACAAAGTAGGTTGTCTTAAAATCGCGTACACAGATGGTGATTTTGGAAGAGGTACTTTAATCTTAGCGGATAAAATATTATCATCTGGATAACCATTAAAATCGAATGTTGAACTTGCAGCTACTGTGATTTGAAAATCTTTACCACAAGAAATACAGTTCACATTATAATTGCGAACTTCCTCATATGTTATGTGATATAATCCATATAAAATGGCATCACGATCTTTTACCGTGGTTTGTTTTAAGAAATCATCGAATGTTTTAATATTTTCTGGTTTCTTGACAATTGATTCCCAAATAATTGTATTGAGGTGATCAGTAACTTGTACAGGTGTTACGAGAGAACCCTTGAGACGTTCTTCCTTCATTACGTTGAGAGTTTGTACACAAAATGATTGTTTTGTTTGAGGTGTGATTACTTCATATGATGGATACTGTATTGAAAATCCTTTAAACATCATTTCTCCTTTTATTTATTTTTTGATTCAAAACTTTTTCACATTTTTAACTCTAATTTATAAATTTCCTTAAAAAATAATAGGTGGAATATTTTTATATTCCACCTATTATAATTAAATTACGCCATTTTTGATCTCAACTTGGCGATTTTATTTTGTACAGCAGCTTTACACTTAGCAGGATCTTTAGCTTTCGAACAAGCAGAAGCACCTTTACTAAGATCGGCAATTTGAGCTTTTACAGCACCAGATCTGGCAGCTTTCATACAAGCGGCTTTATCGGGAGAACCAGCACACTTTTTAGCAGCAGCACTAAAATAGTTTTTATAAATCTTATAAGCACCATAACCAAGCAGAGCAGCAGCAGCCAAACCACCAACGGCCATTCCAGCAGGAGATGTAGCAGCAGCAGAAATTTTTCCGCCGATAGTAGCAGCACTTGGAAGACCTTTTAAAGAACCAGAAATTTTTTCTTTTGCTGCACCAGCAATTTCCTTACCTTTGACCGCCGCAACACCAGCTATTTCTTTTCCTTTAGATACAGCTTTACCAGCAAGTTCTTTGCCTTTTTCATAACCAGCCTTGGCCATACCACCAGCACTAATTCTTTCAGGTTTTTTAATACCACTAACTTTAGCAGCCATAGCACCAGGAGTAACAGCACCAGCAGCATGAGCTACAGCACCACGAATTTTACCCGCTTCTCCTTTAAGATAATTTAATTCATCTTTAAGGTCTTTAACATGTTCAGCAGCTTTTGGACCTTTGACACTCTTACCAGTCCATCTCTTAAGTTCATCCATTGTTGAATCGATTTTCTTATAAATACCGATCAATCTTGGATTCATAGGCGTGTGTCCACCTTGTTCATTAAGAATAGAAGAAATACCATATTCTGAAAGAGCTACAAAATTAGTTCCAGTTGCCATATTTAAACCTTCAAACAACATAGCTTCAGCAACTGGATTAGAAGTTTCATCAGGTAAAATATCATCAGTAAGAACTGACAAAATCTGATAATCACTAGCTTCATTCATTATAAAATTTTTCATTTCTTTCAACTGATTGCCATTGTGTCCCTGAGACTCAATAAATTCACATATTGTATCACGACCAATTGATAAGAAAGCAACGGTATCTTCTACAACTTCAGAAACAGCACTTTCAGATACAAGATCAAATCTTTTATCAACAATGGTCTTGGCATCTTCAGCAATATTTTCAATATTTCCGTCAAGAATCAAAGTCTTGATTTGATGTTCAGTTGCTTCATTGGCAATAAAATTTAAAAGTTGTTTCTTAGCAGAATCTGAATATTCAGACTCAAGTACAATATTACCAGCCAATAATTTTACATCTTTTGATGTCATAATGACACTCCTTTAAAAAAATAATTTATTTAAAAAAATTAGTCTTTTCTCGCTCTTTGTTGTGATGACTGAGCGGTTCCAGCCAATCTAGATTCTAATTGTTTTATTCTTTTCTCCAGTGTTGATTTACATTTTTCTGGATTCTTTGATTGACCACATTTAGTCATACTGTTATGTAGATCCTTAATTAGAATTTTAATAGCATTGATTTTATACTGCTTTCTACAAGCTCTACGATTTATGGCATTTCTACATTCTCTACCAGCCTTTGTCATATATCGTTGATATAATTTATATGCGCCATATGCAGCTAATCCAGCAGGACCACCGATAAGAGTAGCAATAGCAGCTTTAGCAACCGTTTCTATATCTTCATTGAGTAATTCAACATTATCATCTTGAATAAGACATTCTTCAATGACATTAAATCGTTTATCAATTATATCAAATGCGTCTTCATCCAATTTTTCAATTGTGTCATCAAGAATAAATGTTTTAATTTGATAATCAGTCGCTTCTTTAATAAAATTTAGTAATTGTTTCTTAGCGGAGTCTGAATAATCAGACTCCATCACTAAGTAACCAGCAAGTAGTTTAAGATCTTTCGATGTCATTTCTTGTTCCTTCTTTAATATTTTGTTCCCATTAATAATTTAAAATTTGTTTTTTATAATAAATTATAAATAAAAAAAATTAAATTGATAATCCATAATTTTCAACAACTGCTTTAGAAGAAGCAAAGATACCATCAGAAAGAGCTTTACATTTGTCATAAACCCACGGTTCATGCCAGATATAATCTACATTGAATTCGATTTCAACATCAAGACGTGCCACGTTTTCAACATCACCGGAATATAAATCTTGAGGATCTTTAGTTGGGAATAAACCATCATATGCAGCATAGTATTCAATACTATTACCGTCAGGTGCCGTAGTCCAGTAGTACATTATACCTGCATAAGTATTTTTTGAATAACCAGAACCATCGTCGCCATCATTAAGACCAGTAACTCCTGTTCTGTAATCCCTAATCATCTTTATCCAACCATGCATAATGTCAAGAATTGGTGTTTTATTAAATTCTAAGAACTTCACTGTTAAACTATTACCATAATCAATATTTCCAGGCACCGCCCATTTTACTCCACCTAAACCAGCAAACTCAATTTTATTCAATGTTCCACCAGGAGGTGTAACACCTGTACATGAGGCTGCAAGAATATTCTTAATTTCGGAATTACTTCCAATACCTGCATTACCCAATGATACATATGATATAAGATTATTTGGTAATTTATCAAACCATACAAAAAAATAACCAGAGATATAAGGGTCCGCAACACCCACTGTAGTACCGCCAAATTTTCTGGTAGAGATGTTCTGGCCTAATTCTGCGAAGCTGTATTTCATTATTTTTCAATCCTTTAGCTAATGTTTGTTATTTTATCAATGTCGTATTTAAGTTCTTCTAAACTCGGAATACGATCTCTGTACCGTATAAATTTCCATCCTAAATTTTCCACTTCTCTTTGACGAATTATATCTAAATTTTCATCTTTATGCCAGTAAGAACCATCATATTCAATCGCAATCTTTAAGGATGGTATTGCAACGTCAATAATTCTATTTATTTCATATATAGGAAAATTTAAAACAGCCTCTCCGAATATACTTTTTACAAGTTCAAAAGTTTTAACCTGTGGTTTTGAGGGATTTTTAACAAAAGAATATACATGAGAAGCAAAACCATTTAACATCTTATTTCTCCACTCTTGTGTCTGAGAATAAGTTTCTACGCCATACTTCTTCAACATACTTTCATGTTGTTTATTTTTAATTTTTTCAACCTTCATTGGATTATCAGTATTATATTTATGTTGTAATGTTTTAACTTGTTTTTCTCTTACCACTCTATTTTGGGATGGCCAATCGACACCTAAAGTTTTTCTAAAGGTTTCTATTTGTTTCTTTTGAACTTCTTTAGACTGACTTCCAAATTCTACTCCATATTTATCTTTGGTTGTTTTTCTCGATTTATCAGAAAGTTCTTTGACTTGAAATCCCGTACCACCATACTTATTTAAATTTATTTCTCTTGTTTTTTCTAATTTATTTTTATTTGAATTTGAACATTTGGTTGAACAAAACTGTCTATAACCTTTTTTCAAACCTTCAAATTTAGTTTCTTTTCCACATTCTAAACAAACATTCTCTTTTTCTTTTTTAAAATATTCATCATAATAATTTTTTATTCCAATTTCTTTATGATTATTTAATATATGTTGTGCCAAAGATTTTAATGAATCTTTAAGTTCTTTTTCACATATTTTACACTTCAATCAATGAACCTCCTTTCAATATTTATTAATTTATTAAATCATTTTATATTTTGTTCCCGCTCACTTTTAATTATTTCGATTATTTGTGGAAGATTTTCTTTCCAATTATATAATCTGAATCCTTTATCATCAATATACATCAATGCGCCCAATTTATCAGATGTTATACCATCAACTTGTATACCGTAATTGTCCAACCACTCATTTATTTTTTGAATCTGTATATCTTTATCTTTATTATCATCTGATAATCTTGTTGTAAAGATATATATCTCAACATCAAAAAGTTTTCGTAGAGTTTCTATTGATTCTTTTGCATCTTCGAGAATATCACCATATATTTCACCATTCTGCCAACCTTTGTCATAGCTATGAATGGTTTTATCAAAATCAATCATGATACGATCTTTTTTAGATTGACTTTGTTCATTGAAACTTATTAAATTTTTTTTTACATCAGTTTTAGTTGGTGGGAAATAATCCATACGGCATGATATACCAGATGCACTCGACACTTCATTTTGAATTTTATCTAAATATTTTTTGACAATATTCATTTCATTAACCCCAATAACAAATATATAGTTTAATATTTTGTTCCCAGTTTTAATAAGCTTGCTCATCTATATATATATTAATAGATGATAGATTTTTCGGAGGTTTTATGAATTAATAATTTTTAAAATATGGAGAAGATAATGAAAACTATAGCCACATTTAGCATATCACAGATTATACCACTCATTGAAAAAAATATCGTTGTCGATCTAAATGAATATAAAGGTATAGGAGTTGGTAGTAAAAAAATTACTGGTTTTTAAGAAATCACTTGTGTGTGCCGAGTGTGGTCGTATAGGAACAGTATTTTATTTACAGGAAAATGAAAAGGGAAGACGAATTTTAAATTTATTTTCTCTTACCGACATTGAAGTTATGATGACCGTGGATCATATCATTCCTAAGAGTAAAGGTGGGAAGAACGATATGAATAATTTACGAACCATGTGTTTTCCTTGTAATGTAAGAAGAGGTAATAAAATTGACTTAGCAGACTTGAATGATGATCTGGCTAAAAAATTATTTTATAGCGGTGCGGGAATGCAGTTTTTCGGACGTAAAGGCATGAGAAAACTTGGACAATTAATTGGAGAGAATTACTATGGAAACAATTGCTATATATCCGCTTGAAGAGATACTTCCTTTGATTGGAGTGAGTGAAAAAGCCCATTTACTTGATTGGGATGTTGCTGTTATATCCGAAAGATTAAAAGCATTCAAACGATCATTAGTTTGTGTTGAATGTGGTTTAATCGGTAGTATATTTAAATTACAGCGTCATCATCCCAATGAAACACCACACCTTAATTTATTTGCCATTAAAGATGGTCATGGTGTATTAATGACTGTGGACCATATCATTCCAAAAAGTATGGGTGGACCACGTAGATTATTTAACTTACAGACTATGTGTCATATCTGTAATGAAAAGAAGGCTAATACGATTGAACTTAAATATTTAACGGCATGGACCGCACGATTTTTACGGTACAATGTCAAAAGAAAGTATCATCCAGAAGATATTAATTGGGAGAGATATTTACCAAGTGAAGAAACAAAGTAATAAACAGGTTGAAGATTTTTATTTTGATGATGATTTACAAGAAGACAAAGTAGAAGTTATGGTTAAAGGAAAAATATTAATTTTTAAATCAGAAAAATTTGAGAAAATTAAGAAGAAGAAGAACAAGAACAATGAAGAGGAGATTTAATTATAATTAACTGCAACTATATATATTAATGTATGATAGTAATAAACTATCAATTTTATTTTTAAAATCATGTTAAAAAAGGAGTTTAAACTATGAGTAGTTGTATGGTTAATGTTTTCAAACACATCTTTGATTTTACGATCGAGGGAACTTTTTTCGGTGACTATTGGTGGAAAATTGATTTAAATGACATCGAGAAAAAATTCATTTTCAAACTCGTTGTTTTCATTCCTATTATCAACAAAGAAACCTTGACGATCAATCCAAAATTAACCACCGAAGTTGTTTTTGAACGACAACTTCAATCGGGTGAGTTGGTCATGTTGAATAGCAAACTCTATCGGATGGTTTCTATTAATATTGAGGCAACCGACTTCTTTGATGCTATGAATATTTCACAACAAATCCTGAATGAAATTAATTTACAACTATTGACCGCGATTCAACGAAATGTAGAAGTATCTGAAATACCTGAAGAAAAACCGGAAGAAAAGGTTGCTTAAGCAATCTTGATGATAAAGGGGGATTGTAAAATCCCCCTTTAATCCCATTTTAATTTTTTTTTAAGGAGTATTTAATGTCTGAAGTTTATTTAATAGCACACACACCCAATCCTGACAGATTAGTTGCTACTGCGGCAAAGAACTGTTATTCACCCTTAGATCTAAAAGATTTGATATTAAAGTTTTATAGTTTGAGTGAATATGACAAAGAAAGTATGACATACGAAGAATTTGTAAAATCAGTTGAAGTTGACACGTCAAAATTTGTCAAGATGTTACTTACAGTTGGACATCTATCACCATTTGAACATCCATGTTTTACCTTTGGATATTCAGGTGTTTCACGATCAATGTTGGCACAGGTTACGAGACATAGAATTTGTTCATTTTCAGTTAGATCCCAACGATATGTAAATCATGATCACTTTGATTATTATATTCCAGAAACAATAAAAAATTCAAAATACCATAAAAGATACCTAAGATTCATGGCAATTGCTCAGAGATTGTATAATATGATGACTGGTGATATACCAAATGATGATAGGAGATATGTTTTACCAGAAGCATGTACTACTCAAATAATTCATACGTGTAATGCCAGAGAGTTACTTCATATTTTTAGTCTGAGGTGTTGTAATTTAGCTTCAAAAGAAATACACGATATTGTTGATAAGATGTTATATCTTGTGAAAGATGCAGCTCCTACAATCTTTGAGAATGCTGGTCCTAAATGTCTACATAGTGGTAAGTGTAATGAAGGTAAACGTACATGTGGGAAATTTTTAGAAGTAAAAGAGAAGTATGCTGATCTTGATAGATATTATAATGAACTAACAATGAATGGAGAAAGTCTTGATTGAAGATATAGATGATTTATTGAGTGTTGGTGTTTTGTTAGAAGATGAAATTGTTGGTGATGATGTTTACAATTTTACCATTCAAGAATTAAAAGATAAATTAGATGAAATTCAAGCTGGATATCCAGATAATGAAATTAGAATAGAACTTGGATATGGTCAATATAGTGACGGTAGTTTATATCCGAGAATAGGTTTTATGAGATTAGAGAATAATGAAGAAAAAGCTGAAAGATTGAGACTTGAAAGGAAGTATAGGGAATATGGATACGAAAAAAGAATTCGAAGTGAATAGAAATCGAATAAAAAAATTTGATGATTTAGAGGGGATTATATATAGTGAGGATCTTCACAACACAACCATAAGAGATCATATGGGATATTTGTGTGGTATATTAAGAATGTATAAAGGAAAATATGATGATATTTTTATTCAAGTAAGCTCATATTATGATTATGATCAAAATGACGAAGATGAACCACATAGTGAAATAACTTTTAGAGGTAGACGTGATGAAACGGATGAAGAATATAATTCAAGAATTAAATGGGAAGAAGATTATCAAAAGAAATTAGATGATCTTAAAAGAAAACAAGAAGAAAAAAAGAAGAAAGATGAAAGTGAAACATTGTCAAAGAAAGTTGAAAAGGATCGAGCTGAATTTGAGAGGATGAAAAAACAGTATGGATGGTAAAAAATATATAAATTGTGAACTCGTTGAGATTCCATTAATTTATGGTAAACCATTAACACTCACAGAAGTTGAAACAATGTTTAATAGAATTAGGATAGAATATCTTGGAAAATTTGAAAATTTAACCGTTGAATTTGATGAATGGGGAGGTAATCGAGAACAGGGATTTAATCCTGTAGCAAGAGCAACTTTTTATGGTGAACGATTAGAAACTGATGAAGAATATCAAAAACGATTAATATATGAAGAAAAACAACGGTTGAGAAAAATAGAACTTGATAAAGAAGAAGCTGAACGAGAAAAAATTAGACAAGATCATCAAAAAGATTTTGATAAACAAACATTTGAGAGATTAAAAGAAAAATATGGCTGGTAAAAAAGACATACAAATAAATTTAGATGATATAATATTATATGATTATGATATTGATGAATTATCTGTTGATAAAATAACTGATAAATTAAATGAAATTAAAAATTTATATAAAAAAGAATATAAAGATATAACTATGAGAATCTATTCATATTATGGTGAAATAGAATTTCATTTTCAAGGTATACGAGAAGAAAATGATGAAGAATATGAACGACGAATTGCGTATGAAAAACATTGGGAAAATATGAAAGAATTAGAGAAATCCCACAAAAAAGATGAAGATCGAAAAAATTTTGAAAAGTTGAGAAAACAATATGGATGGTAAGAAAATTATAAACAAAGAATTTTTAGTAGTTGAATTAAAATATGGTGAACCAATATTTATATCCGATCTTAGAAAGATATTTGATGATGTAGAAGAAAAAAATCCTGACTATTCTAATATATCAGTTGATTTTTATAGTTATGCCAACGATGGTGATTATGATCATGGTGATCCCGAAGCCGGTATTTATTTTAATGGTGATAGATTAGAAACAGATGATGAGTATGAAAAACGACTTATTAATGAAAGAAAAATAAAAGAATTAAAAATAAAACAAGAAGAAGAACGACAAAAACAGGTGAAAGAATTCGAAGAATGGGAACGTCAAGAATTTGAAAGGTTGAAAAATAAATATGGAGTCTAAACAAAGATCTATAAATTATATAGAAGAGATTAGAGGTTATAAATTATCCGGTTTATCTATTCAAGAATTTATAGATATTTTTGAAAAAATTAAAAAAGAAAATGAAAATAAATATACTGAAATATTTATAGATATAGATTCTTGGTATGAAAGAGAACGTGAAATGACACATGAACTTATTTCAGTTAAAGGTGTCAAAGAAGAAACTGATGAAGAATTTGAAAAAAGAATGAGTGAATTAAAAAAATTAAACGATGAACTTGATAAAATAAAAGATTCCCAGAAACGTAGAGGTAAAGAAGTTATCGATAGAATGATTTTTAAGAGGTTAAAAGAACAATATGGATGGTAAAATGATTATCACTGGAACGTGTAATATTCAAAGTGTAGATTTAATTAATGATATAGATGGTTGTACAATTCAAGAAGTTATCAATAAATTAGAAGAAATTAAAAAAGAAAATGAAAAAAAATATGATAAAATAATCATGAGAGTTAATGAGTATTCTGATTGGGATGAGCACAATTGGCCAATAATTGAAATTGAAGGTCAATTAATAGAGAAGATTTGAAAAAATGAAAACATCTGAACAGGTTGAAAATATTATTAGAGATACAATCCAAGAATCAGAAGATAAAATGAGAGAATTGATTACTGAGAAAGTAGCAAGGGCATATTATTGTGGTTATGATACACTATTCACTGAGGCAATGGATAGAGAAATTGAATCTAATAAAATACTTGTTAATTTTACTGATAAAATTAGTGAAATGAAATATGAAGAACGAACAGAATTTTTATTAAATGGAGGGTTAGAGACATTTATAAAGTTACTTAAAGATTTGAATGATAAGGATTTATTATATTGTTATAAAGGACAATGTTGTCAAGCATTTATATGAGATTTTATAATGACAATGATTATTTTGAGTATTGTCTTTTAATTAACGAAATTCGTGATGAAGAAGCGAAGAAAAAAGTAATCAGACTCACCAAACAAGAAATGATAGATCTTAAATTGTGGAATTATTTTGTTAATTTACGACATTTAATTAATGATGATTATTGGTCTTCTGATTTATTCGAATTGACATATAGTGAGTTAATTGAATTAAATTTAATAGATTAATTTTGGAGATTTTTAATGAAAATTTATGAAAATTTAGAAATGACAATCTATCATATTAAAATTGGAAAAACTTGGAGTTATATAAAATTGGAGAATAATAATGACAAAAGAATTTGAATCTTTAATGGATGGATTAGTAAACCATATCAGATTTATTGGTGAACAAGATCTAAAACCTATTAATATTATTTTTGATATTGATAGACAAAAATTAATTTTTGATATGAAACATGACGATTTTATTGATATCTTTGGAGATTCGTTTCATATAAGTGAAATTCAACAGTACGGAAAATCATTTATTTTAGAAAGGACAATATCAGTACTTAATACCCCGATTATATTAAAAGTTGATATATCAGAGATAGAAGTAATGTATAAGAAATTATCAAAAATCTGTACTAACTGAGGTTAATAAAATGCCAATTTATGAATATCGGTGTAAGAATTGCGGTTATATTATAGAAGTTCGACATCCATTGAATGATCCACCCGATACTATCTTTTGTGATATGTGTAAAAAAGATCTATTTTTTGATGAAGAAACAGTCAAACTTATTAGTAAAAACAGTTTTAAATTGAATTGGGAACACTTTCACAATTCAACAAATAAATAATTAATATTATAAACTGGAGATTTTAGATGGGAATTTATAAAAATTTAGATGTTAATGACTCAGATGGTGAAGTTTGGAAAGTCTGTTATGACTTTCCAAACTATTCTGTGAGTAATTTATGATAATAAAAAAATTTTTATTGCCTAATAAAAAAGAAATTATTAGTTATAAAATATTTCAAAAAATAGACGATTGTTACTATAATATTAATGAATATAATAATAAATTTTTTCAATTCCCACCAATAAATGAATGGATTAGTTGTTATTGGAGTTATGATAAAAATAGATGGGATGACATTATTATAAAAGATAATAATATAGAATACCATACTGGTTTTTGTTCATTTTTATCATTAGAAGACTCAAAAATTATATTTGAAAAACTATATAACCTACCAAACTATGTTCTTTGTAAATGCCACATAAAATATCGTATGTATGAAATTTTAAAAAATTATAAATTTGAGAATGATATCATTCAAACAAGAATATTAATATCTCGTGGATTAAAAATAATAAAGGAGATTTAAATAAATATATGGTAATCAATGAAGAACTCTACAAAAATTTAATTGAGAAAGAGAAAACTGAAAAGAAAGAAAAAAAATATATAAAATTATGTCTAAAAAATAAAGTTTGTCCTGTTTGTGGTAGTCCATTAATCCCACTTGAAGTCAGTGGTAATTTTAGATGTGAAGAATGTGATTACATAAAGGTTGATTGATATGATAAATGAAGAATTATATAAACAACTTAAAGAACGCCGTAGACAGGAAGAAAGAGAAAGAAAATTTAGACAACTTTGTCTAAGCTATAATGTCTGTCAAAAATGTGGCGGTAAAATGAGAATTATTAAAAAGAGAAATTTTTTAAATCATGATATCACACATGAATGTGAAAAATGTGGAAATCTATATATAGAAAAATATTATTAAAAATGAACAAAGAACGCGATGACTTTCTATATAAAAAAGAATTGGAAGAATGTGTACAAGATTGTAAAATCAGACGTTTCTTAAGAAACGGATATTGTCCAAGTTGTGATAGTAAAAATTTAAAAAAATCAAAAAAATTTTGGAGTTTCAATATAAAATATATTTGTAAGAATTGTGGTTTCGAGTATATATATTAATATATGAGAGGTGAATTATGAGCGATGTTATGTATTCAAGAAATAAGTTAACCCACGGATTAATAGAGTACTATTTGAATAATCCAGAATCCTGGAATTCAAGTGGTCACACTATTTATGGCTTTCAAAACATTCATCTTGATCAATTTAATTTTGCTGGAAAGAAACTTAGCGGGTTGATATTTGAGAACTGCAATCTCAACAAATGTTTATTCACCCATACCGAATTAGACAAAGTTGAATTCATTGGATGTGACATAAATGATACTAATTTTAGTCAGTCAGATTTGAAATACACTCGTTTCAATTTCTGTAATATGGAATATTCAAGATTTGATTCGTGTAAATTATTACTCTGTAAATTCGGAAATAATAAAATGGGAGGATGTATTTTTAAAAAATCAAAACCAAATACAGTTTCATTTGATAAAGTTGATTTAGATGATTCTGATTGGGATGAGTCTGAAATACTTTTTAACGTTTTTGAAAATTCTACATTAAAAAATGCCATAATGACTAATCTGAGATTTATAAGATCTGGATTACGTCGTGTGAGTTTAATTGGAACTAATTTTTCAGGATCGTCGGGATTTTTAGATCCTATTGAATATATAGATGCTAATTTTTGTGAAGATGCGTCTGGACTTATTGTATATAAGATCTTTGGTGATTATCATAAACCAAATCCAAAGTGGATAATAAAAGAAGATTCGATCATAACAGATATTGTTAATCCAGATAGAACCGATTATCATGGATGTGGCATATATGTAGGATCTGAAAAGTGGTTAGCGAATTATATAAAAACTAATACAGATCCAAAACATGGTCGGGGAGTAAAAGATATATGGGAATGTTATATTCGACGGGAATGGTTTCCTGGAATTGTCGTTCCATATGAGACTGACGGTGAAATCCGAACATCAAGATTACAGCTTTATAAAAAATTATCAGATAAAGAAATTGATGAGATATTAGAAGATCATGAGGAAGATTAAATGTGTCTAACAATACTTGAAAAATCATATAGTCCACACTTGGATTTAACTCAGAAACGATATAAAATATTTCAATTTCATAACGAAAATATAATTAATTATGCATCAATTCAGATTGGAGAATACTATTTTAATATTGGAGAAGAACTAGATTGTACGGTTGATGTAAAAGGTAATAAATTTAATAAAGTCATGATTAGATCATCTGATGATAAAGAGTATCAATCTGGTTTTCATTCATATTTAACTCTCAGTAGTTTATATCAAATACATCGAAATTTTCTCATAAATGAAATTCTTCACAATCATGGACTTTTCGTAGTTTATGAAGTAGAGGCTGGACAGATTCTTGCTCGTGGATGTGAGAGATTAGAATGTTCAGCATTACTTCCGAATTATGGAACTTTACATACAGTTACGGTTTCCCAGAAAATTAAATTAATACGTAAAATATTACCTGAAGAATTGAAAAAATTTATGTAGGAGGAAATATGAAAATCAGTCATGTTCCTGGTTATGTTAAAAATGAGAAAAATAATCCACCAGAAGATAATACTCCAATAGATCCTGTAATTAATAATAATATCACGACTACAACTCAAGCAACTAACAATAATACAGTAAATAACGCATATACTGTGAATGTTCAATATAGTGATGTTTATAAAGCAAAATATCATCATCATCATCCAAGATCTCATCACGAATCAAAAATTGATTATAACAAACTTTTTAGATCAACATTGTCAGATATTGTAAATTTGAAATTTAATTGTTATCGACAAGACTTTCTAATAAACTTTTTGAATTCGATGTTTTAGTTATGTGTCTCCATATTATTCGAAATATTTATAATGAACCAGTTACTAAGAAAGCCACATTTGGTTATAAAATAATTCAGGAAGATATGTATGGATTCTATAGTATGTATTCTGGATCTGCCGTTGGACTCTTTCGCAGAGGTGATTATTTTTATTGTTATACCCTCAATAAATGGATGAATTCAGAACTCGATGATGATGGAACTAATTTTCCTCAATGTCAAATAACCATATGGAATGAACATGAAGTGAAAACCAATGATACTTATTTTAGTGGTTTTCACTCATATAAACATCTATACTCATTAGTAGACAATTATCCAGTTGAATTAATAAATACTGATTTTGATGATGAAACTAAGTATTGGGCATTTAAAGTCCAGATTGATGAGATAATAGTCGAGGGATATGAAATTGGAAAAGACGGATATAAAAATCTTGTTCTTGTTTCTAAAAAAATTAAACTTGTAAGACGAATTCCGCAGAAGGATCTCGAAGAACTTTATTATATGAGGAGAAAACGATTCAATGAAAATTATTAAGGGTAGTACATATGTTATCATGTTTAATAGTGAAACGGGATTTGAAATTTTACAAGGTGTTAATGGAAATCCTGATCCATTCAGTTTGGATTTTCCAAGTCTCCTCGATATCGGTATTATGGGACATTGTTTAAATCGATGTCCTGTTTGTTATCAGGGAGATGATGAACAACCTCATATGGAATTAGAGACATTTAAGAAAATTATCGATCAGGCTAAAAATCACGTCACTCAAATCGCTCTTGGTGGACGTGGTGATCCCAATCTTCATCCAAATTTTGGAGAAATTATTTCATATGCCAGAACAAATGGTGTTGTTCCAAATTATACAACATCGGGTAATAGTCTGACTGATGGACAAATTGAACTCTCCAAAATATGTGGAGCATGTGCTGTATCGGATTATGATCGCCCATTCACCTATAGCGCGATTAACAGATTTATTGACTCTGGTATCAAGACCAATATTCATTTCATTCTTTCAACTGAGAGATTTGAAAGAGCGTGTCGGTTATTAGATGGTGAAGATATTTGGAATGGTCAGTTTGATATTTCCAAATTGAATGCTGTTGTATTTTTGTTATTCAAACCGCAAGGAAGATCAAAGAATCGTTATGATCTTATTCCAAGTGATGATCAAATAAAAATATTTATCGATAAATTGAGAGCTGGTAAAACTCAATTCAAGATGGGTGTTGATTCTTGTTTGGTAAATCGGATTAAAAGGATAACTGAACTGACAGGTATAGAAGATGTCTGTTTAGATACCTGTGAGGCCAGTAGAGCGAGTATGTATATTACTCCTGATGGTAAGGTTGTTCCTTGTTCATTCGCCTGCTATTCGTCTCACGGAGTCCAAATAACAGATGATAATCCAATTCAAAAGATTTGGAATGAATCTGAATCATTTATTGGATGTCGTGAGTTTTTGAGAAATCATAATACAAGTTGTCCGTTTCAATTGGAAGATATATCTGAAACGATAGAGGAGAATTGTGGATAACACGTATCATTTTAAACAACCCATAACTATAAATAGCGTTTGTATGTGGGGTATTTATGTAGATGTTCGATCATTACCATATGAAGTTCTTGTTAAGATGTATGAGAGACACAACCGAATAAATTCTACAAATATCTGTAACGGATATCGTGAATATATAGATAATAAATTTTATCAAAGTGAATTTGAAAGTTTTTCAAATTTAAATTTACGTTGTATACAAAGAGGTTTTACCTATTGTTTGGGATTAGGTCCAGACTATTTGAAAAATGATATGACACTTGGAGAATTAAAAAATAGAATCCAAAATGAGTTAAAAGAACTCGGATTTACTCAAGAACCATATCTTATCAATGAAGTTTGGATTAGTTAGTATAAAAGACCTCACTCAAATTGGGTGAGGTCTTAATTTTTTTTGGAGAGTAAATAAAATGAAATTAATACCCAAAAATCTCAATGGCGCAATAATCGAAGAAATAAATATTTATGATGATGATGATGTTCAAGAAGGAGATTATATCGGACAGTATTGTTCATATCGATTAGTAATTAAGACAAATAAGGGTAATTTCGTATTTGAAGGTTGCCACGATAGTGGTCCAGATATTAAAATAAATGAGGAGTATTATTTCGAGATATGAAAATAAAATTAGGTTTTGTTACAAACAGTAGTAGCACTTCATTTTGTGTGTGGGGAATGGAGTTTCATGCTAAAGATTGTGATGATAATGGAATTACACCAGATTATTTACCAGAAGAAGTACTAAGAAGATCTTATCAATATTACTTGGATAATAATAAAGATGGTGGTTTTTTATCGTGAGACATATAATTATTATAGTACAGGTCATCCAATAGAATCAAAAAAAGTAACTTATGATTTTTTTCGTAGAAAAGTAAGAGAATTTGATTATAATTTCACAGAATATATAATTCGTTATTTATGCGATCATGGACTTGATGTTATTTTTTCTCATGAATGTGAGTTAGTACTTATTGGAAAATCCCCATTCAGTATGAAGGAAGATGAAACTTTAAAAGATTATAAAGAATCAATTAAGACAGCGTTTATTGAAGCTGGTTTTGATAAAGATTCTATACGTTTGGATTCAATATGTGAGGAAATAAATACATGAAAGTAAAATTGGGTTTCGTAACAAATAGTAGTAGTTGCGCTTATTGTCTTTGGGGTGTTGTTATAACAAGAGATAATATTACTGAAGAAATGAAACAGAAGGCGTGGGAAGAATATGATAGAGGTTACAATTCAACACGATCAAAACCAATCACTCGTGAATATTTCATGGAAGATTATGATTGTTTTAATTATATAATGGAAAAATTGGAAGATGTTCTCGAAATTATATACACAGACGATGGTGAAAAGATAGTTGGTATGAGTCCAGATAAGATGAAAGATAATGAAACTTTAAAAGATTTTAAGATACGAATTGTTGATGAAATTAATAAAACAGGACTTATACCAAAAAAGGATTGTGTATTTTGGGCAGATCAAATCGAATTTTGTAATGGAATAATTCAATGTTGACAATTTGGGGAATTGAAACATCCAAAAGAGATCTTCCAAGTAAAACTTTAGAAATATTATTTAATAGTGAATATCAAATATTTAAAACTATTGATGACTATAAAAAATATTCAGTATTATTTTATGATGAACTTGAAGAATTATGTAAATCATTTGGGTTGATATATCATAAAGATGAAATTGATAATATATTTATAGGTTTACATCCATGTGATATGGAAGAAGATCAAACTCTTCGTGAATTTAAAGAAAAAATAAAAAATAAATTAAAACAAATTGGATTTGATAATACAGAGATTGATTATTATGTTGATCTCGATCCTGGATATTAAATGAAACCAAAACGGTAATAAAAAATTAAAAAATGAAATTAGAAAAGCTGGATTTGAACCAACATGGGAATTATTTGAAAAAACATTTGGTTGGTTTCAATTTAAAAAGAAATCTACTTTAGAAGAACAGGATCAGATTAAAAAGTTGTGGGATAGTGTAGAATGAAAATAAAAACATCGTTTGTTACGAATAGTAGTTCAGTCTCTTTTTGTGTATGGGGAACATATCTTGATTTCTGCGATATCACTAAAGATATCGCAGAAAAATTATATAAATATGTGGGTGGAATTGGTAATATAGAATTATATTTTAAAAATAAAAATAGTCAATATGATGATATTAGAGAATTTTGTCGTAATAATAATTTTGATTTTATAGAAAAAGGTGATATGTTTAGCACATCGTATATTATATTTGGAAGAAGTCCTGAGAAAATGAGAGGTGATCAAACTCTGGATGAATTCAAAAATGAAATTAAAGAAAAATTAAAAATCATCGGTATTAACAAAGAACCAGAATTTATATTAACTTCTTGGGAGGATAGATGAATAAATATATTATACTTTGTCCAAATGACCACATATATAGGATTACTGCTAAATCTGAACAACAGATTAGAAATATATTAGACCCTGTACTTCAACAGATAATAGACGAAGGTTATTGGGAAAAAGGCGACAGTACAAATTTTATTCATGAATGGGAATTTCAAATTAATGGAATAGAATTTTTCGCATCTAATTTTATATACTGTGATTGGTATCAAAGCAAAGTATGGTTTGAATATAAGATAATAACTATTAATGAATGGTATATTAGAGATGAAATAAAATTATTTGAAGAAGATGATGAAAACAGTGCTGTAATTCAGCATAGAGATAGATGGTCAGAAGATTGAGTGAAAAATTATATATAGAAGTATTTAAATCAACGAGTGATGATTGGCGATCAAGTTATTTTGGATTAGTTATGATACAACTTATAGAATTATTGACGGGAGAGTTTGCATATCAACCAAAATTCAGAATATTTATTTCTGGTGGCGGTTGTAACGGTATTAAAATGTTGCATGATTTTGATACAGAATCCGACGCGAAAGATTGTTTTATGAATATAATTCAATTAAAATTTATAAATTTTAAAGATCTCGAAAAAATGAATTTTTTGAAGGTGTGTATAAAATGACAGAAGAAGAAAAGAAAAAAATAATGGATGATTTGAGAGAAAAATATGAGAAAATGCCACTCGTTGACTTAACAGATCCCGAAAATTTTAGAAAGATGGTACTTGCATATACTGCTAACATAGAAAAACATAAGAAACGAATTGGTATAAGACATATTAATTTAAAAAGGAATCCTCGATATAAATCTGTATAGGAGATAGATATGGATGTTATAATAAATAACGATTTTATTAGAAAAAGTTGTCCATTCTGTAAGAGTGTTCTTGGTGTATATAAAGATGATATCCATGTTGTAGAATTCAGTGGTGACTACATCATATGTAAAGTTTGTGGCGGGATTATTAATATTTCCCAATCAACAATTCCAAATCATTGGAAATCAGATTTATATAAGGAGTTTGATTAAAAGTATGAAAGATGAAAATGGTTGTTATAAACGATCAGTTCCACAACATATTACTGTTCTTAAAAGAACCCATGATGAATGGTGTCCAAACTTTAAAGTCAAAATATTTACTGAATATTGTAATAATGAAGTTGTTAGAGAAATTATTCATGATTATGTAGAAGTCAGTTTTAATAGAAGTCACGACATGGATGGAAGTTCAATATTTATTGTTGTTGTTTCAGGAAACGACGATACAATGGTACAAAAAGATTTTATATCAGAGTTAGATGCATGGGATTGTTTTTTAGATGTTATTAAACTTGAATTTGTTGATTTTGATCTGTTGAGAGAAAGGAAATTCGAGTCATATGGGGAAATTATATGAAAATTAAATTTGATTATGTTACAAACAGTAGTAGTACATCATTCACGGGATATGGTATCAAATTAAAAAATATTCCTGAGAGATTATGGCATCTTCTATACAACTATGCCAAGGCGCATAATGAAGAAAATAATTATGATATGGAAGATATGAATTTTGAAGAATTTGTTTTGAACGGTCGTATTGGTGGAGTATTTCAAGATTTTATTGAAGATTTTAATTTAAATATTAAATACTGTCAAGAAGAAAGTGTATTTTTTATTGGTATAAAAGAACGAGGACATTATGATGTCAAAATAAAAAAATATATTTATGATGAATCAACCAGAAATCCAGAAAAAGTAAAAGAAATTTTTAAAGTACTATTTTCAGAAACCGCAATTGTTGATTTTAATGAAATGATCGAAAAAATTGAATTTATTGATAAGGAATGGTATCAATGAAAATAAAATTTGATTTCGTAACTAATAGTAGTAGTACATCATTCACTGGTTATGGTATCAAGATTAAATATGTTCCCGAAAGTCTATGGCATCCAATATATGATTATTTTAAAAAATCAGATAGATATCATAATATGAGAAAGATTGAATGTTTTGAAGAATTCGTACTTAGTACTATAAATGAGATTTTTTATGATTTTATTGAAGATCACAAATTAATTGCTCGTTATTGTTGTGAAACTGAAGAAATTTTTATCGGTTTGTATGCCAGAGGACAATATAATTGTAGAACCGGAGAATATATATATGAAGATTGTTCCAGTGATATAAATATAATCAAAGAGATCTTTGAATTAATGTTTAAAGAAACCAATGCTGTTGATTTTAAAGAATTTTGTAATAAAATCGAATATATTGATAAGGAGTGGTACGAATGAAAATTAAATTGGGTTTTGTAACGAATAGTAGTAGCACTTCATTTTGTGTTTGGGGGCACCTATGTGTTTATTCGTGACGGATTAAACGAGAGTATTATCAAAAACTTATTTAAATTTTCCAGGTATACTGGGACATTTGAAGAGTATAAATTAGATCTTCAAGCTCAGCTTAATGATCTTAAAGGTGAATGTAGAAAATTGGAGTTAAAATATCTTCAGAATGAACATGAAGTAGTTATTGGTTTATCATCATACGATAAAGAAACTGGTGAAACAGAAGATGATTTAATAAAAAGAATTGAAAATTTATTAATGTTATTGGGAATTTATGGTGATGTTGAATATATTGAGGAAAGTTATTATTCTGATGTCACCCCAAAGAAGAATGTAAATTACTAAAAGGAAAATAATGAAAGTAAAAATTGATTATGTGACAAACAGCAGTAGTGTAAGTTTTTGTATGTATGGGTTATCTATGTCTAAAATTCCAGAGTCGGTTATTCAAAAAACTTATGATGCTATGAAAGATAAACTTGCTCCAGATTGTACTTATGAAAAATTTAAGAGAGGTGTGGATCTTTACATGGTAGCCGATATAGCTTGTAAAACAATGAGTGTTGATCTTGAGGTACATTCTAATCCTTGGGATGATACCAATTATATTGGCATAGAATACAGTGATATGAATGATGATGAAACTAAGAAACAATTTGAAAAAAGACTTGATAAAGTTTTTGAACAACTTGGTTTTGATTCATCAGAATGTGGAATTGTAGAAGATAGTTGGAGGGATGATTGATATGAAAATTATAATTGATACCCCTGGTGGTGTTTATCCTATTATAGCCAATTCAGTTGAAGAAGTAAAAACTGAATTGGAATCATTAATAAATCAATTTTGTGAATTAAAAGAACCACCATATTATTTTGAATTTCGTGGTAGTATATATTATAGGTTTTATGATTTCGCCTATTATGGTGAAGATGGGAATCAAAAACCTTGTTTTTCTCCAGAAATTACAATTTATGAATTAAATGATTGGTTTGATGATTTTAAAAAGAAAACGGACGATTTTAAATTTGAAGACGAAGAATGATTTTATTATAAATTTATTTTTCATTATATGATAATAAAAGAGAGATAGAGAATCACGACTTGAAAAGAAGTGATCTCAAACTTCCTTCTCTCTTTAAATTTAAACTTGAGAATAATAATTGGAGATTATAATGATTAAAATTTTTAAAAATTTAGATATAGATGATTTAGAAAATGAAATATGGAAAATTATTCAAGATTTTAATGACTATCGTGTTAGCAACTTGGGTAGAGTTAAATCATTAAAATATAAAAAAGAAAGAATACTAAAACAAGGAATAGATAGTAAGGGTTATTTTCAAGTTATTTTATGCAAGAATAAAAAACAAAAAACTAAAAGAGTTCACATTTTAGTATATGAAACTTTTTATAATGATAAATTAAAATTAAATGAATGTATTCATCACAAAGATGATATTAAATTAAATAATTATTATGAAAATTTAGAAAAGAAAACAAAATATAATCATAATGTTGATCACAATAAAGGTAAAAATAATCCATTCTTCGGAAAACATCATTTAGAAAAAACTAAAGAAATAATCAGTAAAAAAAGGAAAGTTTTTATTGAAAAAAATAAAAGGAGTTAAAGAAATTAAAAAAGAAACTAAACAAAAATTGAAAGAGATGGTTAAATCATTAGAAGAATGTACTTGTCGTTGTCATATATCAGGGAGTACGGTAAAACACCGTATTCCCTGTTGTCGTGTATGTCCTGGTTGTGGTAAAAATATTATAAAAGGACTTTATAGTAAACACCTAAAAGAATGTTCTTGGATGAAATATAAAAAAAGTGTGGATAAAAGACTCAAATGAATAAATTTATTATAGAATGCTCGAATAGTATTGACGGATATATAACCTATAATATTTATAAAATTGAATCAGAATCAAAAGAAAAAATAAAAGAGATGTTGAATCCAATTCTGGAAGAATTTGTCAATAAAATTATTGAAATGCCACCATCTTGGACATGGGGTATAAGAGAATGGTCTAAAGAAATGGTTCCAACAGAATTTACTATTTCAGATAATAGGTTTCGAACATGGGACTTTCTTCACTTTGATTATAATACTTATAAAAAACATGTTCATTATGAAATTTTGACATTGGATGAGTGGTTTGAAAAACGTAAAATAATTTTGGAGGATAAATGAAAGCACGAATGAGTGATAAAATGAAAAAGTTGCTCGATGATTATAGAAAAAGATACCGACCAAGATGGATTGATCTATCCGAAAGTTTATTAGATAAAAAAGTAAAAGAAAATGAATTTGTGAAAAAACTTAAAGATGAATATGAATTAGCACAACATGAGTACGTCGAATGTTTGGAGAGGGAAATGAAAGTTAAATCTGATTATGTTACAAACAGTTCTTCTGTTTCTTTTGCAGGATGGGGAATTGAATTATTTGAATTTTCTAATGATGATGATATACCTAAAAAGTTTTTAGATGAGGTATATAATTATTATTTAGAACATTGTGAAAAACATAAAATTTCAAAATTATCTATAGATGATTTTTGTACACAAGCTCTCGGAGCTTATAATAGAGAAACATTTGAGAATTTAGTTGACAACGGAGAAGAAGTTGAAATTAATAGATGGTACTTCGAATTTTTTAAAATCATTGCAGAAAAATATAATTTATTTTGTGAAATTAATTCTTTTGGTAGCGAATTTATTATTGGTAAATCATCCTTAGAAATTCCAGATGATATGACGGCAAGATTTTATAAGGAATTTATCAAGGCTAAATTAGAAAAATTGGGATTTGATAAAGAAAGGATGAGTGAAATATTCACTATAATTGAAAGATGAAAATAAAATCAGATTTTGTTACTAACAGTAGTAGCACATCATATTGTATGTGGTGTATTTATCAGACGGTTGATAAATTTCCTGAAAAATTAAAGAAACTTATATATAATGAATATGTGACATACTATGATAAGAATATATCATATGAAAATTTTCTTGAAGGTCTCAGTGAACACCCATCACAATTTAGAAATGCAATTATACATATACTTCATGAGTCTGGACTTGGGTATGCCATAGAATTTGATGAATGTTATATCGGTGAACATTTAGAAAACATGAATGATGACCAAACATTGAGAGAATTTAAAAATTCAATTATAGAAAAATTAAAACAACTTGATATTGATAGAGGATTAAGGTTTATGATTTTTGAAATGGAGGATTATACTTCAGAAGATGAGGACGATGAATGAAAATAAAACTTGGTTTTGTAACGAATAGTAGTAGTGTAAGCTTTGTAGGATGGGGAATTGAATTTCGTGGTGAATTTGATGATTTGCCTGAATATGTTCAAAAATTATTATTTGATAAAATAATGAAAGATGAGTCTACTGCAACTGATGGTGACGCTTCCTCATGTCAATTATCATTTGAAGAATTTAAAGAAGTATCTCAAGAATATTACTGGGAAGATTATCTCAATGAAATTTTTGAAGGAACTAAAATAGGTATTAGACAACATTCTGATTGTAATGACCTTATTTATATAGCGTTGCATCCAAATGACGCACCAAAAGATAAAACAATAAATGAGATAATTGAACAAGTTCAAACTACTTTGAATAATTTAGGTTTTAAACAATTAGTTCACTTCTTTTCCGCATGTTGGTACAATGGATGAAATTTAATATCGAACTTGAAATTACTTGTTGTGGAGATTGTCCATTTTGTGAATGTAATGAAGATTTAGATCCTAATCGTGCCGATGGTGGATATTATTGTATATTTCCAGAGAGTGATGTTGGTTTCATTCATCATTGTCAATCAAGAAATACAGTTATCTGGAAATGGCCGAATAATTGTCCATTAAGAAAATATGAGTCCGTATAATTATATTAAAATTTTGGACACTTTTCCAGATTTAACTCAATTAGATGATAATCATATATGTGTAAGATGTCCAGTATGTGGAAAAATAGATGTAAAATCACTTAATGATATGAAACTTCATCAAGATTCTAAATTTGGTAAAGAAATCAAATATATTATTTATATATGTCTGGATTGTTATGAAAATGATAATAATTTAAATTTATTTACTGAAGGAATTATTGATGCTGAATATTATACATGTTCGTATACATGTCCTGTATTATGTTATGACAAATACATGAATGTTATTTCTGAAGGAGAGTGTATTTATGTTTCAATGTATTCATCATAAAGATGAAAATAAAGAAAATAATAATATTAATAATTTTAAATTAATGAATAAGTCAAATCATGTTAGTTTACATCACAATAGAAAAAAAAGCATCGAAGAAAATCTTCCTGTTAATAATAAGAAACCGAGTGAAAATGAAGTATTTTTGAAATGTCCAATATGTGGAAAAATATTTGATAAAGGTTTATTTAATAAAGATGGATGGAATATTGATATCACAGATTTTGATAATGACATTATCAACAAAAAGAAAATTAAATTTATAGTTTTTATATGTTATGATTGTTATAATGACTTGGAATATTTCGAAGAAGATTATGATGGTGATGGAAATTTCGAAGTTAGTGTTTTGTGTTATGATGAACACATGAATCTTGTTCATCAAGACATAACATCTTATTAAGGAATGTTAGAAACAATACCAATTCCACAAGAAAATGAGATCTTAGTGAAGTGTCCGAAATGCCACAAAACAAAAATTGAAACTAAGTGTTCAGATGACCCATCAGGAAGTATTCTTTTAATACTCATGTGTGCGAGATGCCATCAAAATAGAAATAAAATAAAAGATCTATATCAATTTTATGATAAATATGGATATTTATTAAAATATGAGGAAGAATAATGAAAGCCAAAACAAGTTTTGTTACAAATAGTAGTTCAACATGTTTTATGATCATGATGAAAAACACATTAACTTTTGATGATTTTGTTGATGAACTATGGAGATATCTTGCCGACAGTTTTAAAAAATCATTCAAAGAGGGTTTAAATAATAAAGTCAAAACAATGGAACCTAATACTGTATATAGATTAGAGATATCAAGTGAAGATTGTGATTGTCCTTTAATGCAGACATTATATTATATGGACAACGATTTACAAAAAGTTAATACTCCAAATTTTTCAATCGGATATTATAATGATTATGAAGATGATGAATATGATGATGATCCAGACATTGAAGTTAAACGATCAAGAAAAGTTGTTCGATTAAACTAATGTTGGATACAATCAAATTTCCAACTGAAAAACATATTATGCTCTTATGTCCAAGATGTCGTAAAATAGTTGAAAATCGTCGTTTATCTTGTGATCCACCAAGTAGTATTTACGCATTATTTACATGTAATGATTGTCGAAGTGGTGATGATGAAGATACAATATATTATGATAAATATGGATGTGTGGTGAATGAGTCAACTTCTACCAACAGTTAAATATTCGGAGAATGAACGAGAAATTACTTTTGAATGTCCTATTTGTCGAGAATCTAATATAGTAACAAGAGTAAAATCAGATCCTAAAGGTGCTTTATACGTACTTTCAGTGTGTGGAGATTGTCAAGGCGATAAAGGAAGTTTTGGTTTAATATTCTATGATAAATATGGTCATGTTTTAAAAATAGAAGAATCGCCTGAAGATGAGGATGATTGATATATGGAGGGAATTAAATGAAACTTAAAAATGATTTTGTTACCAATAGTAGTTCTACAAGTTTTATTATTGTTAATAAAACAAATAAGATATTAACAGCAAGAGAGTTTGTCGAGAATTTATGGCATAATGGATTATTTAGTATTATGGATTATTATGAATATCATAAAGAATACACGAAAGAAGATCTTATCAAATCCCTCGAAGAAGATTATCACTTCGAATTAAAACCTGGAAGTAATTATGAAGTTTTTGGTGATGAACATAATACTGTAGCAGGACGTATATTCGATTATTGTATGAGAGATGAATTAGTAACTAATTTAGTCTCAATTAAAGTTGATGAATCCCTTAGATAAATATGAATTTATTCCAAAAATAAAGAATCCAAAAGAAGATTCACGATATAATGAATGGCTTATAAACAATGAAGAATATCGTGATTTACCAAAGACTAAAGGTAAGACCACGGTTAATCTTGATGATTGGAAAAGAAACAATGATATTTAAATGTCCACATTGTGGTGAAGACATTGAAATTAAAACAGAGAAATTAAAATATAAAATTGAAGTAGCTTGTAAAGAAGACAATTATGATCGTGACGAAGGCGAATGGATATATAATGGTTGGTATTTAAAATGGATTCAAAATAAATTATATGCCAATTCAATAAAAGAAGTTTGAGATATTTTAGTACAAAATAAAATTAAGTATGCATGTATTTCTAAATTAATCGATAAACATTATATAACAGTAGAATTTCATATTTTTTCAGATAATACTTATACTATGGTATTTGATAAGGAACTAAAAAGAAGATTAATTGATGAAAAAAGGCCAGAGTATCATTTTGAAATATTTAAAGATGTAGAACTTAAATATTCAAATCAAAAATATTACAGAATTGAGGAGGAACAGGAATAATCCTGTTCCTCCTTCTTTTAATTATTTTATTTTTTTTTTCTGAACCAGAAAATTATTTAGAACATCTTCAACTATTTCCTCTGAATTTTTGTAAAAGTGATCGTAATTCGATATTATATCGAATCGCCTCACTTTTAATTGACATATTCTCTGGACTCTTATCGTTTACCTTGATCGCTCTCGCTTTCTTCATAAATTTGTTGAATGTTTTTTCAACCTTTTCTAAAAATTCATCATATTCGCTCACTTAATTATCTCCTTATTTGATATAAAAATTCAGTTCAATTTTTTCCGTAGTACCTGTAGGTTCTAATATAATATCAACATGAAAAGTTTTATTTTTTATTTCTAACAGTGTAGCACCAACATTGATTGTGTAATTAATTAACCCACGTCTCTTTTTAATTTGTTCTAAGAAGTCGGTAACATCGTTCCTTACAGTGTTCCAAACTAATTGAGAATTGTCATCAAATATAAAATTATTTGCATATTGTTGAACACCACGTTTAATATAAAGAAGTAATCTAACTATATTTAGATCTTGTAAAGCTGATGCTTTACTTTGTGATGTTAATTGACCCCATAAAACATAATCAGTATTTTGTTTAATTATCGGATTTATTTGATAACCATATAACATATCACGTTGTGATTGATTTGGACTGAATCTAAGTTCTTTAATATCTCTACAACTACCTCTATTATTACCCGAAGCAGCAAACCAAAGTTCTCCTATCTTATCATTTCTTGGTAATATATAACCTAAGTGATAACATGGTGAAAACCAAATTTGTCGTTCTGTAAAAATATCAAATATTCTATTATATGATTCAAATATAGAGGCATAATAAGTATTATATTGATAATTATTTTTACGTGATAAAATAGAACTATTAACTGAAATATTGTCACCATTATCAATGATAGCTACACAGTCACCTCTGGCTTGTGCTAAACCTACAATTTGATCTTTAACATCTTTTGGATAACCAGCATCATATACCAAACTAAAATAAGTACCATCAATATCAAGAACATTACTGTCAATCAATCCAGCATAACCTTGTGATAATATTTGAGTAGCAATATCTTCATCAAAAGTCCCTTTTAGAACTAATGATCCATCAGAACCTTTTCTAAGAGTCTTAACTGAAAATAAATCTGGAATTGAAACATCAGATTTTTTAATTTGATAAGTTATATTTTCATCATTATAATCAAAAGTTGAAGTATCACCATTCCAACCTCTATCTGAAGTATCTAAATTATTATTTTTCCATATATTAACTACTGTTCCGTATTCTGATGTAGATCCTAACCATCCCCATATTGTTCTGTTGAAAGAATCTTTAACAATTGCAATATATTGAGCAGTACCAGTTTCTGGATCTGTTGACCAAGGAGTAAAATCTTGATTATTATCAATTAATTGAAATACATCAGTAATGACTGGTGTAATCGTATGAATAACATGTGGTGTAACAACATGAATAATTTCCGGTGTTTCTATATGATGAACTATTGTGTTAGTATGATATGTAGCATACCATTTTTCAGTAGTATTTACTTGAGCAGTAGTTCCACCACCAAAACTTAGAGCGTCGGATGTTGTCCCACAACCTGCTAAATATTGTCTAGCGACATTTAAAGCTGATGTAGTAGCCCATGAAGAACCATTCCATATTTCAGTTGTAGATACAACATTACCACTATTAGAATCACCACCAAAACTTAAAGCGTCTGTAGTAGTTCCACAACCTGATAATTTAGATTTGGCTTGATTTAAAGCACTTGTAGTTGCCCACGCGCCATATAAAACTGGAAGCCAAATTTCTGTTGTATTATAAGACGAACTTGCATATGTTTCACCACCAAAACTTAAAGCAGCAGCAGTTGTTCCACAACCAGCTTGATATTGTCGTGCTACAGTTTGATCCATTGTAGTCGCCCATGATGAACCATTCCATATTTCCGTACTTAATCTTGGAACACCAGTACCTGTTGAACCTCCATAGGCAAGAGATGCATTTGTAGTTCCACAACCAGCCAAACCATAACGGGATAAATTTAAAGCACTTGTTGTTGCCCATGCTCCAATAGAAAACTGTGTATATTTTTCCGTAGTATTTACACTACTGCCAGTATAACCACCAGAACTAAGAGCATTTGATCCCGTTCCACTACCAGCACCATCATTTCGTGCAATATTTAATACTGATGTTGTTGCCCATATCGATCCATTCCAATAATCAACGATAGTTGTTGGTGTTGAATATACCGGACCACCACCAAAACATAATGCTGATGATGTATTACCAGAACCCGAATTTGAAAATCTTGCAAATGTGGTAGCAGTTGTTGTAGTCCATGATGATCCATTCCATAATTCAGTAGTCGTAACTTCACCAGTATATCCTCCAGCCGTTGTTCCACCAAAAGAAAGAGCATCTGTTGTATTACCACAACCAGCTAACATAGATCTTGGTTGATTTAGTCCAGCAGTTGTAGTCCAAACTGATCCATTCCAGATTACTGAAGAAGTGATCCATCCGATTACTGTACCATATCCATCCACAGTAGTACCACCACCGAAACCAAGAGTATCAGATGTTGTTCCACATCCAGCAAGACCAATACGATTTTGATCTAGATTGCTGGTAGTTGCCCAAGAAGAACCATTCCATATTTCTGTTTTATTTGTAGTTTGACCACCGAAACTAAGAGCATTAGAAGTTGTACCACAACCTGCATGTTTTCGTATTGTAGCAACCATATTGGTTGTAGTTGCCCATGATGAACCATTCCATATTTCGGTTTTATTAGATACATCAGTAGTATATCCACCAAATACTAAACTACTATTAACATCACCACATTCTTCAGGTTCTTGTTTAGCTACAACCATATTAGATGTTGTTGCCCATATATTATTTTGGGTTGCAATACTAAATTTTTCTGTTGCAGTGGTAGGTGCTGTATATCCACCTGCTGTATTTCCACCAAAAGCGAGAGCATCAGATGTTGTTCCGCTCATAGCAAGTAATGCTCTTCCAACATTTAATAATGATGCAGTATACCAACCAGATCCATACCATATTTGACCGGGTTTTGAAAAAGTAATAGGAATACCACTACCATCCGTTGTCGTTCCACCACCAAAAGATATTGTGGCACTCGTAGTTCCAACACCAGCAGGAGCGAGCAATATATTATTAATATCATTTGTAGTGCTCCATGTACTACCATTCCATTTTTCTGTTGACGGTGTTGTATTACCTGAAAAAATAAGCGCATCAGAAGTTATTCCAGAACCGGCTGCAAAATATCTACCATAGTTTAAATTAGTTGTAGTTGCCCAAGAAGAACCATTCCATATTTCTGTTTTATTTGTTCCAGTTGAACCGCTCATAGACAAAGCATCATAAACAGTACCAATACCGACAAGTTTCTTTCTTCCAACGGTCATACTATTTGTAGTAGCCCATATATTAGATACAACTTGAGAATATTTTTCAGTAGTATTTACAACAGCAGTAGTTCCACCACCAAAACATAGGGCGTCTGATGTAGTACCACATGCCGCCAAATCAAATCGAGATTGATTTAATCCATATGTTGTTGTCCAAGAACTTCCATTCCATTTTTCAGTAGTATTAACAACCGTAGTAGTCCCACCACCAATAGACAATGTATCAGTTACAGTTCCACATCCAGCCAAACCTCTTATAGCAGTATTTAAAGCCGAGGTAGTAACCCAAGAAGAACCACTCCACTTTTCAGTTGAATTAACAACAGCAGTAGTTCCACCACCAAACGCTAAAGCACCTGATGTATCTCCACTTGAGGCTAAGTATTCTCTGGCTTGATTCAATGATGAAGTTAATGTCCAATAATCAAAATAGGTTTGTGTCCATATTTCAGTTGTATTGATTACTGCTCCAGTATATCCACCAAAAGATAATGCGTTAAGAGAATCACCAGAACCAGCCAAACCATATCTAGTTTGATTTAAAATATTTGTAGTAGCCCATAACGAACCATTCCATAATTCAGTTACGTTAATACCAGTTGCAGAACCAGTATATCCACCAAAACATAAAGCGTCAGAAGTTGTTCCACATCCAGCCAAAGAACGTTTTGTAGAAGTTAACGCTGTTGTAGTTACCCACGACCCGACTGAGAATTCTGCGTATTTTTCTGTAGTTGATACTGTTGAACCCATAAATCCACCAAAACTTAATGCTGCATTAGTGGCACCACACCCTGATAAATTATATCTTGGAATATTTAAAGGATTTCCGGTTGTCCAAAGCAATCCATTCCATATTTCGGTTACATTTATTGATGCACCACTATATCCACCAAAACTTAAGGCATTAGAAGTAGTTCCACATCCAGCCAAACCTCTTCTAGCGGTATTTAACGCAGATGTTGTTACCCACGATCCAATGTCCAATTGTAAATATTTTTCTGTAATATCATATGGTGATGAACCAGAAGAACCACCAAAACTTAATGCTGCATTAGTAGCACCACATCCAGCCAAGTAATCTTTAGCTACATTTAAACCATTTACAGTTGCCCATAATGAACCGTTCCATTTTTCAGTTGTTGTTCGTCTTTGACTAAAACTAGTACTACCACCAAAATTTAAAGCATCTAAAGTGGTTCCGCAACCCGCTAAGTAATATCTCTGTTGTGTTGATGAAGTAGTAGTTGCCCACGAAGAACCATTCCATATTTCTGTTGTTGCAACTGTTACGGATGCTGTCCAACCGCAAAAACTTAAAGCGTCAGTTGTTGTACCACATCCAGCCAATCCATATTTAGCAACACTTATTGCCGTTGTAGTTACCCATGAAGAACCATTCCATATTTCAACATTATTAACTGGTGCTGTTCCTGTTTCTCCACCAATGCTTAATGCACCTGATGTAACCCCACATCCAGTCAATGAAAATCTCGCAGTATTTAAATTTGATGTTGTTGCCCACGAAGAACCATTCCAAATTTCAGTTGTTGCTCGTGTTGTTGAACTAACACCACCAAAATTTAATGCATCTGTTGTATTACCACAACCAGATAAATGATTTCTTCCTAGTGTCATATTTGTAGTAGTTGCCCAAGAAGATACTGACCATATTTCTGTAGTGTTTATGACAGCACCAGTATATCCACCAAAAACCAATGCATTGTTTGAATCACCACAACCTGATGTTTGATATCTACCTTGATTTAAAACAGATGTTGTAGTCCAAATATAATCAAATACTGATGTTGACCATTTTTCAGTTGTATTTACATACGCACTTGTTTCTGCTGTTGAACCACCAAAACATAAAGCACCAGAAGTTGTACCACACGCAGCGATATAATATTTAGATTCATTTAAATTGGTTGCAGTATACCAAGAATATCCAGTCCAAACTTCTGTTAATGCATTTTGACTTGAACCATCAGCAGCGTTAGTATTCCCACCAAGTACGAGAGCAGAAGAAATTATTCCACAACCAGCAGCAAGATGACGTGCAGTATTAATGTTTGCTGTAGTTGACCACGATGATCCATTCCATCGTTCTGTATTTTTTAATACTACATTTGTGGTGCTTCCTCCAAAAGATAACGAATCACTTGTAGTTCCACATCCACAAAGAGAAAATCTTGCCTGATTTAAATTATTAACAGTGCTCCACACCACATTATTCCATTTTTCAGTTATACTAGTAGTTGAACCACTATATCCACCAAAAGATAGAGCATCTGTCATATTACCAGAACCGGCAGCAAGATGTTTTACAATATTTAAACTAGAAGTACTTGCCCAAATATAACCAAGTGTAGCACCACTATACTTTTCAGTAGTATTAACATACGCAGACGATGCTGTTGAACAACCACCAAAAGCTAAGGCGTCTGATGTAGTTCCACATCCAGCTAAATAATATCTAGCTTGATTTAAATTAGATCCTGTATACCAAGTTGAACCATTCCATATTTCTGTTATACTTGTACTAGCCGAATCAGAAGCACTATTAGTATTTCCACCAAAACTAAGAGCATCAGAAGTTGTTCCGCATGATGCTAAACGATATTTAGCCACATTTAGTGCATTTGTGGTTGCCCAAGTAGAACCGTTCCACTTCTCTGTAGTATTTACTACAGCCGTAGTTCCACCACCCATACATAACGCATCAGTTGTAGTTCCACATCCAGACACATTACTTTTAGTTTGAGTTAAACTACCAGTAGTTGCCCACGAAGAACCATTCCATTTTTCAGTTGTATTTACAACGGCAACAGTTCCACCACCAAAACTTAAACTCGCAGTTACAGTACCACATCCGGCTAAATAATATCTCGCAGTATTTAAAGCTGAAGTTGTAAACCACAATCCAGCAAAAGTATGGCTATTCCACTTCTCTGTAGTAGCCACTACAGCCGTAGTTCCACCACCCACACTTAAGGCACCAACGGTACTACCACAACCAGCCAAACCTCTTCTTGCTTGATTTAAAGATGGTGTAGTTGCCCACGAAGAACCATCATATACTTGAACATGTTCAACAGTAGTAGAATCAATAATTATTATTTCCGTTGAGTCTATATTTATTATGCTCGTACTATCTATATAACTAGTAGATCCAGATGAAGAAACATCTACATCAGTAACATCTTGTCCAGTTGGAGTTATTGTATGAACTTCTGTTGTATATATTTTATCGATTAAATCAAAACCATCTTTACCAACTTTAGCTCTAAGAACTTTAGAATATGTTTCTAAAACATGTTCAACATAAATTGATTCACCTGGATTTGTACTAATTGCGGAACTATCAAATGATATTTTAAAAGATTCAATTAAAGTATATGATCCATCAGATTGAGTTTCATATATGTCTATATTATAAACACCCTCATCAGCATGTGTTTCATCTTCTGTAATTTCAATTCCTATATTATTATAATAAGTACCTCTACCTATCGGATAAAAAATAACAAGTGGTGTATTATTTCCAAATACTTGCATTGCGGTTGTTATATCAGCAGTAGAATTCAAACTTGGAACATAATCAATAAAAAGTGCGGTAGTTGTATCAGAATTCGCATATATTCGTAAATTGGAGTATGTAGCATCATCTGGAAGACATCTCATAAAATATAAAGAACCAGACTCGCCTAAATAATTGTAAGCAACATACGGACCTTGCCCATATTGTTGTCCATATGTTGAAATATTTGGTGAACCAAATTCATCAACCAGTTCACTTCTTGAACCAAGAAATTTAAGTTTATTGTCCTCACCTTTCTCAGTCAACGCACAAATAAAACCAATAGTACTCGGAACTATTTGTACGAAAGTGGAGAGATCAATAATTTTGGTATATACACCCGCTGATATATTTGCCATTTTATTCTCTTTTAAGTTAAATTGTTAATCCAGCATCTAAAATTTTTATGTAAAATTATTGATTTTTTCTATGTTTTAATCATCTTAAATTTTAAATGTCCACAATCATATATTCTATGATAACCTTCTTTAGAACGTAATACTGCTTCTGTAATATCTTTAGGTTCATTTGGACGTTTACGAAGATTGAATCTATGAATTCTTTTTATTCCATTATTACTTACATACCAATATTCTGGTAATGATTCACTAACAAGTTCAAAACCAAGTTTATAGTACAAATTTCCTAAACTCCATCGTTTATCAGCATAAGAATAAAGTTCTTTCCACTCATAATTCTTCTTAAAATATGATAATAATTTACTTGCTATACCTGGAATATGATAATTATAATTAGAACAAAAACGATTTAATTCATACACTCCTTCAATATTTTTAGAACCTTTTGAAATATTTCCATGTGAAAAAGTCATAACTGATATTAATTCATTATTATAAAAAGCACCTAATTTTATATTAGATGAATCTGAACCTTGTAAGTGATATTTATTAAGAAATTCATTTTTTAATTTTGAATCAATTTCTTTTATTTCACATTTACGAGCATGAATTCGATTAATATTTTTATTAAAATTTAATATTTGTTTTAATTTATTTTCACATATATTACGTTTCAAAACCCATTCATCCTCAAATATATGAATTAATCTTATTCCTTTTTTATTACATTCGTCTGTTTTTAATAGATGATAATTTTTATCTTTTCCCTGTTCTTCGGAATGCCAATATAGACCATCAAATTCAATCGCTATATTTTTTTCTGGAATATAAATATCAAGTTCTAAACTTTTATTATTTTTATTTTTAATCAATCCAAAATAACTAGTTAAAATTTTTATATCTTTATCTATTTCTCTTATAAAATTATATATTTCTATTTCATATGATGAAATTTTTTGATTTCTTGGATGACATATTGGACATTTACCATATCCCAATATTACATTATACCATCTATTTTGATATATATGACCACAATCCAAACATTTAATATTTGTCATATCATTATTTTTATGTATTTTATCTATATTTATAAATTCAATATTAAAATTATTTTGGTATTTTAATATTTTTTCTCTTAGTCTACCAGATTGTAAAATTTTATTATTATTTATTAATTTCAGATCTTTTTGTTGATAATTTTTACAATATTGACAATATCCGTTTTCTAAACTTGAAAAATTAGTTTTTAAATCAGATACTGAACATACTCCTTCATTTTCTAATTTAAAAAATTTATCATAATATTTTTTTAAATCAATTTTATGTTTACGTATATGTGAAATTATACCATTGTATGTATTGAATATTTCACCACAAATTTGACATTGTTTTTTATTACTTTTATTAATAGATAATATTTTTAAAATAAAAATTAATTTTTTTCTTAATATTTTAATTTCATTATTTTTATTTCTAGTTTCTTTGTATTTTTCAATTCTTTTTTCTTGATTAATATTTTTGAAACTTTCTTTAAAACTTTTATTTATTTTTTTTCTTATTACTAAATCTTTAGAGGAACAATTTCTATGAAATTTATAATATCCTCTTTCTAAACAATCGAAATTGGTTTCTTTATCACAAACAGTACAAATATTTTTATTTGAATTTATATATTTTAAATAATAATCTTCTATAGAAATTTTATGAATTTGGTATATATGTTTTGATAATCCACTATAATTTTTAAATTTTTTATGACATATTTTACATTGAATATTAAAGTTGTGATAATTTTTTTCTAATTTAGTTGATTTGAATTTTTTAATTGTTTTATATCTAGAATTTACTTGTTTTTTTATATATTCTGGATTAATATTTTTACATTCTCCACATATATTATATTTATATCCTTTAACGATACTATGAAAACCAGTTTCTTTTCCACAAATTTTACAATATCCTTCATTTTCCTTTCTTAAATATTTATCATAGTATTCTTTTATTGATATTTTACAACTTTTATTTGGATTTGATATATGAGAAACCAATGCCGATATATTTTTAAATTCTCTTCCACAAATTTCACATTTATACATTATATTCTCCTTAAAATTTTAAAAAATATAGGAAGTAGGATATTTCTATCTCTACTTCCTATTTGTTAAGAAGAATATAAATTTATTTTATATAAAAATTAAGTTCGACTTTCTCTACAGTTCTAACTGGTTCAAGAGTGACGTTACAATGAAATGTTTTAGTCTTCTTTTCATAATCACTTGCCCCAACATCTACCGTATAACTATAAAGACCACGTTTCTTTTTTACTGACTCAAGAAAAGAAGTTACATCATTACTTACTTGACCCCAAGTAACTTGGTCATTTTGCTCGAATAGAAAGTTTCTACAATATTGCTCCAATGCTCGTTTAATATAAAGAACCAATCTGGCAATATTCAAATCTTGTAAAGCTGAAGCTTTGGATTGTGTAGTCAACTGACCCCAAACAACATAACCTGCTGTAAATTTAACAATAGGATTAATCTGATTAAGATACATTTGATCACGTTGACCCAATCTAGGATTGAATCTCAGTTCTTTAATTGTACTAATAGAAGCTCTGTTGAAACCAGCAGCAGCATACCAAAGTTCTGACACTGCATCATTTCGAGGAAGTAAATATGACATATGAAATATTGGTGAAAACCAAACATCTTTTCCAGTGAATATATCATATACCTTGTTATATTCTTCATACAAAGCAGCAAGATAAGTATTGTATTTATGACTATTTTGTCTGGCGTATATTGAAGTAGTATAAGATGAATTATCACCATTATCACAGATAGCAATACAGTCAGCACGAGTTTGAGCTAAAGTTACAATTTGTGCTTTGACATCGGTTGGATAACCAGCATCAAATATAAGTGTAAAATAAATATTATCAGTATCTAAAATATCAGGGTATATTGTACCAGCATAACCATTAGCCAAAACTTCAGTTGCCTCAGCGGTAACAATATCTCCAGTACCATCAAGTATAGCACCATCTGACCCCTTTTTCAAAGGTTTCGGTGTAGATGACAAGAAAGCTGTTGAAACTGATGTATTTGATTTCTTAATAATATAAGTAATTTCAGAATCAACATCGAATGTATCTGTATCACCAGACCATGCTTGTATAACCGTGACATTTGTAGAATCGATGTTTCTGTAATTAAAAACTTTAATTTCATCATCATCAGATCCAGTAGCTGCGCCAGCCCAACCATAGATGGTTTTACCTTTACCGTCTTTAGCGATAACAATATAAGTTGACCACCCAGTTTCAGTCACATTTTCCCAATCTGAAAAATCTTGTTTATCATCGGTTAATGAAGCTGAACCAGAAGTTAATTCAACACTAATAGTACCAATATTTTTATCATATACTTTTGCAATCAGATCATAACCAGAAGAACCAACTTGTGCCCTCAATACTGAAGAATATGTTTTTAAAACATCTTCAATATAAATTGATGCACCAGAATTGTCTTTGGCTGTAGGATCAAATGAAATATCAAAAGATTCTATGATAACATCAGTTCCATCACTTTGTCTTTCATATATATCAAGAACATATACACCGAACAGTAATGGATTAGAGTGATCTGTAATTCTGATACCAAGGCCGTTATAGTACTGTCCACGACCAATAGGATAGAATATACAGAGTCGTTTTGTGTCACCCGATGCTGTTAGTGCTGTAGTAATATCAGTTGTATTGTTATTAATATCATCAACATAACTAATAGTAATACTCGCACTACTGTCAGTGGAAGCTAATGTGGCATCAAGTCTTAAATTAGAGTAAGCTGCATCATCTGGGAGGCATCTCATAAAATAAAGAGATCCAGACTCACCAAGATAATTATAAGCTTCGTAAAGCCCTTGACCATAAGAAACACCATAAGTATTAATGTTGGGTTCCCCAAATTCGCTAATTAACTCACTTCGAGAACCAACGAATATTAATTCATTGTCTCTACCTTTCTCGGTCAGAGCACAGATAAAACCAATAGTACCTGGGACTGCTTGGACGTAAGTACTCAGGTCAATAATTTTAGTATACACGCCCGGTGAAATATTAACTGCACACATATTTATATTCCTTTAAATTTTTAAAGGGTTAAAATTTACATCTAGTAATCAAAAAATTATATAAAATAATATATATCCTTTATTTTATTTCTATATATAAATAATTTTATAATTTATTTTTTATTAAACAAATATTATTTGAACAACCTTGTCCTCGATGAAAATGACTCCAATCTATTAAACCATTATGGCCTTTTGGACAAATATAATCTAATTTTTGTTTATTATTTTTATATTCTTCTTCTTTCGTTAATAATTTATAACCTCTATTTTCAAATTCTTTTTTAATCTCATCAAAGTTTTTTCTCTGATTTTTAGAATGTGATTCATATTTACAAATATAACAACCTTGTCCTTGTTGAAAATCATTCCATCTAATAGAACCATTATGTCCTTTTGAACAAATATATTTCAATTTTTGGTGTGCGTTTTTATATTCTATTTCTGTTGTTAATAAAATATATTCTCTATTTTCAAATTCATTTTTAATCTCTTGAAAATTTTTTCTTCGTTTTTCAGAACTTAGTTTTATAGATTCTTTATTACGTTTACATCCACTACATCCGTCTCCACCAATAGTTTCATTAACAAGAAATCCAGTTTTTATATTTTTTCTTCCAATTTCTTCTATTAATTCAATTTCTTTTTCAAAAGATTGTCCTTCATTCAAATTTTCATATAATTTAAAAACAATATGTTCTAACCCAGAATTTTTAATTTTATTTAGTATATTTTTAAAATATTTTGTTCTGTGATATATATCTTTCCATCTTTCATTCTTTCCTTTTCCAACATAGATTGGTTCAAATAAAAAACAAAAATCACCATAACAATATTGTCCAGATTTTCTTGGATCTAAATAAATATAGATATAAAAACTATTCATAATTTTTTTCAACAAAATACATACCAAATAATAGTTAAAATTCTTGCTGTAGTTTTGACAATAGATGGAAAAGTTACCCTAGCGTAACATGTAAACGGTCCAGAAGATCCACCTGCGGATGAAGGTGAGGCAAATAATCCAGCTTCACTTATATTATAACCATCTGAATCACCAGCATCTAATATCATAGTAACTTTTGCTATTAAATATGAATTGTTATTATAAACATCTTGTTGATATTCAACTGAATAAATTGGTTTCTTATAATAACCAGCAACTGGAGTTATCCGATAATCAGCATTTGTACTATCAGAACTTATTACAACATCATTTCCCAAACCTGTATCTGTATTTGTAGGTGCAGTTGGTGTCAATGGATCTAATATCGGAGCACCACCATCACCAACACCAAACCAAAAAATATGATCATTATATGATGATGTTACGGCGGGATTGTCAACACCAAAAATAGATTGTGCTACAAATTCTCGTCCTGTATAAAGTACAAGATTAGATTTACCAACTAATTTCTTTTCACCTTCAGGAGTCATTTCATATATTTCTACATAACCCTTGGGTTTTCGATCTGAAGTTTCAACTAAACCAAGACAGTCTTTTAAACAATGTTCTCCGTATTGTTCAAATATCTCGATTTGAAAATTTTGTTTTTGCGTATCATCCATTTATTTTGTATCCCCTTTGGTTGCGGTTTTTGATAAAATATCATTTTTTTCTGAAGAACCTTTAGAAGATCCAAAGAAGTAAGCAACTACAGTAATGAATGCTGTTTGTAATCCACCAACGGTATATACAATAATATCTTTATTTGCCATAATTAATGGAATTTTAAATAACAAACCTAAAACTATAAAAAATCCCAAAAATATTACAAGAGCAATCAGGTACATTGGCCAATTTATTTTGCCAGTTGATCTGGTAACTTCAATCTCTCGTTGTCTGGCACTTTGAACATCGGTCAAATACATCTTATCATTCTCATGTGCAGCACTGATAAGAAATTCAGAATGCTTTGTTTCAAGTTCTTTTAATTTTAATGCTGCTTGAGGATCTTTTGAAATAGCTGTCTCTATTGCTTCTGGTTTTGGTTCACATCCCAATGCTTTTGCTATTAAAGATCCAGCCGCACCACCTATTCCTGGAACAATCGCATTTCCTAATACTGGTGCAGATATTCCCACTACATTCTTAATTTTATTCCATAAATCAGCCATATTGTTTTCCTCATATAAAAATTCGGATCAGTTAATATAATGACGTAAATATCAACGTTAAATTATTTACCAAAACCAGGATCACTTTTCCTTTTATCTTCAACCCATTTTGCCAGTTTTGCCTGCAATGAATCCATCCGAGAACTTAAGTTTGGATTTTTATTTTTATTGAAAACTTTTAAAGTGATGATTCGTTTTGATACAGTGTCCCAACCATCTTTTTGAATAAGTTTCTTAAAATGTTCTACACTGGTATCTTCAACATCTTGTCCTTTTTTTAACTCCATACCTCCTGGTTCAACAGGAATCTTAACTTTTGGTTCATCAGCTTCAGTAACTACATCATAATTAATGCCATAGAAAGCTTTAAACGCCTCGACTATTTTCTGTGCCTCAACTTCAATATCTTCAGTAGCTAATTTAGTGGGAGTTCTTAGAGGAATTTTGGTTTGTTGTGGACTATACAATCTCTGAGCTGCTGGACTCTTTGCGGAGGCTAAAGCAGCATTAGCAGTTTGTCTGGGTAACTGTGTTGGTTTTCTCTGTCCAGGAAGAGCTGTGTACATAGCTTCATTTTCAGTTTCTTTTTCGTCATCTACTTTGGGCTTTTTGTTTATAAGTAAATCAACTTCGTCATTTTTCTTAGCCATTTTTACCTCCCATTTGTTTTTGAATGTCTAATAAAAGTTGGTACATTTCTTTATTATTTTGACTAATTTTATCCGATAATTTTTCATTTTCTTTAGTCATTTGATTTTTAATTTTATCTAATTGATCAACAATATAATTCTGTTGTTTTTGTACTTCTACTATATGATTTTCTACTGTTATTTTTGTTTGTTGTGATGTATATGATTGAGCTGTTACCCATGTTGTCCAGGAAATAATTAATGTTACTATTAAAACTATTATAGGAGCTGGTATTTTTTTAAAAAAATTAGACATAATTGTCTCACATTCAATTTGATTAATCATCATTGATTTTTTTTAGATAACTTTTAATTATTGATTTATGATGTAAATTTCTATACTCCATTTCTTTTATTATTAATTTATGTGCATTTTTTAAAATTTTTTTCAATTCATTAATTTTTGGACTTTTTTTACTTTTATAATTTCCGTATAATTGATGAATACGATAATGAAGTGATATCAATTCTTTATTTGAAATTGATTTAATCGTCTCTTTATTTATATCATATATATTCATTGCGATATTTATTAAAATTGAGATTTTTTATTAATTTTTTTCTTACCAGACGTTATTATTTTTTTTAATTTCTTCATTTGAGTCTTAACTGGTAATTCTGAATCTTCGGTTTGGACCAAATCAAGAATTTTTTCAAGACCTGGAGTTTTTTTGAGTTGAGGTTCAGGCATTGGCATTTTAGTCTGTTGTACAACTGGGGTTCCACCAATGCCAGCACCAAGACCACCTATTTCGGAAACGGTTTTAATTGAATTTTTATCTTCTTTATAATAACATTCTAAAAGATTAATAATTTTTTCTTTTGTATTCATGATTAAAACTCTCTATTTTGAATTGGTATGTAGACTAATTCAACTCTGATTATTCCTGTTGAAATAGAATCATTATTATTTATAAAAAGATATAATTTATTGGTTAAAGTTGTATCACGATTTCTAACAACAAAAGGTTCATTTTGTTTATCAAGGATCAGCATGTTTTGATTTAAATAATTAATAACTTCGTATATTGTATTTAGAGAGTTAGCACCGTTTCTATTAAATACATGTGCATCAAAATTTCTCGAATTACAGGATATAGACATGTTGATAAATTCAATAGCATAACTTTTTCCAGTTGTCGTAACATCTGGAATATGTCGATAGCTTTTTTGATCTAAATCTTTTCCTGGTAATACTAATTCTATTAAACCTGTAGAATCCGCTCCGATTTCTTCAGCAGCATATTCGCAAATCATAAATTGATCGGTATATTCTACTGAAAGAGCGTTAATTAAAGTTGCAACTGACATATTATTTTTCCTTTTCTATTTTGTTCCCGTTAAATATTTTAACTGAAAAAAATTGTCATATATAAAAATTTAAATATTCCAGACTATCTGAGATATTTAGATCATATTCTCCATTATTTATAATTAATTCACCACTAATGATTTTATCCTTTAAATCTTGAGAATTGAGAATCTCAAAAATAAAAAATAAATCAGATAAATTAATTATTTCATTAGTAGGAACTTCGATTCCCAGATTGTTAATCATTATGGGAGTATTTGTATTATTTTTGACATTTATAATCAAGTTATCCTCTCCACGCTATTTCAACGATTATCATTGGATCTGGAATTTTTTCATTTGACGAAAAATATGATTGTAAATAATCACCTTCGTTTAAATCAATATTTATAGTATTATCATGATTTCCAATTGCCGATGTGACAGTTAAACTGGTTATACCAAGCACACCATCATTTTTTCTAATTTCAAATGTTCCAGTATCAACATCATCAAATTGTCCAGATAAGGAAACAATAGTTGCGTTTCTTGATAGTCGTAATCCGCTATTATTCGATGGTAATGATCCGGCATAGAAATACAAATATTGATTTTTTGTATTACCAGATTTTCCAAAAACCAAAAACATTCTTGTGACGCTTAACCATTTTGATCTCGTTCCATCATAAATAAAAACTATTCCATTTTTGACAGCCAATTGACCAGATGATAATTCGGTTGTTGGAAGAGAACTTTTTTCTGTTAATTCGAGTGGTGCGTTGGTTGCAACACCAGTATCAATTTTAACTGCGCCGTCTGTGGCATTTATTATTCTTCCTGCACCTGAACCACCTTCGTCGTATGCCTCATCTAATGTATTCTTATCAAGTAATTGATTGTCAATATAATCTTTATTATAATAATTTTCTTTTAAATAATAAAGATTATCAGTTGTTAAATAATCAATTGCCTGAGTTATAGTGAGGTCACTAGTACCATCACTAATTGAAAAATCATTATTGATAATAAAATTTTTAAGATCATTAGATTCAGCGATTTCCTCATATGTAAAAATTTCATCAAGGTTGAGTTCAGCAGTTGAATCAACGATTATACCAAGATCTTCAACAGTTTGAGGTATACCACTTATATTTTTAACTATTATATTCCACTGCGACATTGTTAATCCTTTCTCCAACACAATTCTAATTTCAATGTTGGAAAATTTATAATATCATTTTTAATTTCCAATAATGTTTTGATAGTTTGATTTTTATCTATATCAAGATTTAAATCTTCTATTATTTTTTTATTTTGATTTGATATAGAAATATTTAAAATATTCAAATCATTATTATAAAGTTTAATTTTAGAGTTGGAATCATTATTACTAAGGAATGATGCTGATATTATAGTTGAATTTTTAGAAATGAAATACCCTTGTATATTAGATCTGATCCCATTATGGATCATCCATTGACTTGTTTGTAAATTATTATGATTAATATTAAAAAAAATAAATTCCCTGGTAATACTCAACCACTTTGATCTACTCCTATCATAAAAATATATAATCCCGTTTTTTTGAATTAACCTTAAAGGTGCTGGAATAGCCGACATTCATTTTTCTTTTCATTCCTTATTTATATAATTTATTTAAATAGTTCAAACTTACAACTTTATAATTATGATTCTCGTCCTTTAACTTTATATCTGTTGTATAAAGATTTTTTACATATGATAGATGTATCCATCCTCCAGGAAAATATTCAGCAATAAGCTCCTTCCATTTAAGATTATTATATATCCAATTAACAATATCAATTAATTTAATACTTATATCGATTGGTTCAAAGTCGGATGCAAATCCAAAACAATGAGATGATGTTTTAGAACCACCAACTACTCTATTTAATTCTTGGCATCGAAATCCCGATAAGATTCTAATAGGACCAAACTCATTTCTAATTGGTTGGAGGCAATCAATAATCAATTTTTCTAAATTTTTCCAAATTATATCATCTTTTGGAGTATTATCTATATTATGTCTGGTGGCTACATCTGAATAAATAAATTCTCTAAATGTGAAGTTTTCTGTTATTTTTTCATTCAAATTTCTCATTTTTTATATTCCCTTTTAAATTTTTATATGGTTCCAATGTTTTCCTCTTTTTATATATGAAATTGTCATTTGACTAACACAAAACATATCAGCTATTTCTTGTTGAGTTAATATACCTTCTTTTAATAATAATTTAATTTGAATTACTTGTTCTTCTGTTAGTTTGTGTCTTGGATGATTTTCACCTTTTAAATTTAATTCTTTATTTTTAAATTTTTCTTTCATCGTTTTACTTATGATATTTTTGGTATTATTAGTATGATGTTTTCCTAACATACTTCTTAGATTATTATCATATTTCATGTGATAATATCTATGTTTAGATTTTGTCATCAACTTAAAATTATCAAAATTATTATTTTCTTTATTTTCATCTTTATGATGAATACATTCATTATTTTTTAATTTATAATTATTAAAAGTTTCGTATAATAATATATGAATTTTTCTTAACTTACATTTTCCATTTTTATATAAATTAATACAAAAATAACCTTTACCATCTTTACATTGTTTTAATATTTTTTCTTTTCCAAATTTTAATGACTTAATTCTACCAATATTACTAACAGAATAATCTGGAAATTCTATTATAACTTTCCACAATTCATTTTCTAAATTTTCAAATATTTTCATTTTAATTCTCCCTTAAATTTTCCCTAAATATAATAAAGAGAGAGAAGGAAGTTAGGGACTACTTCTTTTCGAATCATGAGTTCTATCCCTCTTAATATTTTGTTCCCTGTTTAATTTAATAGTCAGAAAACTATATATATTAATAAGTGAATATAAAATAAACATTATATTTTTTTTATAAAAAAATTAAAGGAGAATAAATAAAACATGTATATTCATCCATTTTTTTCTAGCGATAGAATTGAGTTTATTAAGGTTGATATTCTAATATTAAAAGATATTAGAAATATCATCATACATTATTTTTCAAATTATAAAGATGAAATAACAGAATCAAAAAATAAAAATGAAATCTTGTCATTTTTAAATGATCTAATAGAAATTTTAGGAGGATAATTGTGAAAGTATACGCTATAATCGACGAAGAAGATGATACAACTGTCGGGATATTAACAGAAGAACAAAGAGATGAATTTTTGAGAAAATTTTCAAGAATGGAAGAGGTATATATAAAACCATTTGAATTGGGAAATTTAAATGGAATTCATATTGATGATACAGAACCATTTGATGATAGGGATTTATATATTATAAATTTTAAAGGGAAATCTACAGTTATTTTATCTGTTAGAAAATGGAAAAAAAATATATATCATTTAAAAGGGTTAAATCGAATCAATCGTAATTATTCAGTACCTGCTGAAAATCAATACAGTACATGTGTGTATGCTGAAGATGAAGATCATGCCAGATTTGAGGCTGTAAAAATAATGATTGATTTTTTAGATAAGGAGAAAGAGAAGATATGAAAATTTATATTTTTTTTAAAAATGATGAAGATAGAGATGATAATTATCGCCCAATAATAACCGTAATGAATAATCCAAATCTTGAAGAGTTTAAGAAAAATTTTCCAGATGAAAATGATTTTTATATTGAAGAACACGAAGTAGAAAATGTTGAAAAAACAAACACACACAACTTAAGTTATTTTTGTATTATTTTTGAACCTGATATTAGATCAAACTTTGCAAACTATCCGAAACCTTCAAAATATGATTCTAAGAATCTAAAAATAAAAGAAATTAAAGTTGTTGAAAAAGATTATGTGTATGAATCACCAGAAACGTTTATGCAGTATATAGGTTATATTCATCATCGAGGAGTTTATTTATTTGCCACTGATGAAGAACATGCTAAACAAGATGCCATAGAAATAATGAAAAAAATTTTAGAAGAAAATCATGAAGATTGAAAAACAAATGGAGAACATTGTATGCCACTGACTTTTCTTTTAGAGACAAAAAATTTATTATACACAGTCTCACAAAAATTACCTTACAGTAATACCTTATCTTTTGATATTTTTGATAATCAGATAGAAATTTCAGTATTTTTTATTGAAGGTATGAAAACATATTCAGGTACACTCACGCGTACATTTAAAATATCTGATGAAGAAATGACACAATTTGATAAAGATACTTTTATAGAATTTCTAGTTGAAAAAATCAAAAATGATGTTGAAAATTATAATAATAAACTTAGAAATAGAGGAAAAAATAAATGCCAGTTACAGTTATAGTTGGTGGTCAATATGGTTCTGAAGGCAAAGGCAAAGTAACTTACTATTTATCATTTGACAAGAACGTCTCTACTGTTGTTAGAGTTGGTGGTCCAAATTCTGGACATACAATAATTAATAATTCTGGTGAATCTATTATATTGAGACAACTTCCCGTATCTGCTATTACTTCTCGTATTAATTGTGTATTACCTGCTGGAAGTTATATCAATTTAAAATTATTATTCAAAGAAATTGAATTAACAGGTATTTCAATAAATCGATTAATAATAGATCCAAATGCCATGTTAATATCTGATGAAGATGTCAATAATGAAAAAGAAAAATTATTAGGTTGCAAAATAGGTTCTACTTGTAGTGGAACTGGTGAAGCTGTGATTAGACGTATTGGTCGTGATAAAGTACGTTTAGCTGGAGATGAACCTTTATTATATGATTATATTCGAGAATCTCAACGTTTCATGAGAATACAACTCGATATGGGAAATAGAATTATTATTGAGGGAACCCAAGGATTCGGATTATCACTTCTTCATTCACAACATTATCCGTTTGTTACTTCTCGTGATACTTCAGCGGCTGGTTTTGTGTCTGAAGCTGGTTTAAGCCCACTCGATGTTGATGATATAGTAATGGTTTTCAGATCATATCCTATAAGAGTTGGTGGTAATTCAGGTCCACTATTTTTAGAAACAACATGGGATGAGTTATCAAAACAGTTATCAAGACAAGTTATTGAATATACGTCTGTTACTAATAGGATTAGAAGAATTGCTGGATGTTTTGATTATGGAGTTGCTAGAAAATCGATTATAGTAAATAGACCAACAAGATTTGTAATGAATCATGTTGATTATATCGACAGAGAAGTTTCTGAAGAAACATTTGAGTATATTAATTGTATTGAGAATAGACTAAATATCCGATTTGATTTTTTTGGATTGGATAAAAAATCTCTATATACAAGAGAAGAGTTTGAATCACTTTATGGTGATATCGGAATATTTAGGAGGTCATGATGTTTATTAAAGCAGTTGTTCTCGAATATGATGATTCTATAAAAGGTGATAGAAGAACATCATCTGTATTACCTCTCGGACACCAATTGTGTCAAATATATGAACCAAATAAGTGGTCAAAAAGACCAGCTTTCATTTATAAAATTGATCGTGAAGAAGACTTGTATAATATTGAAGTCGAACTTAGACACGTTTTAACATCATGGAGATATAAATTTCCAGGGAGAATTAGATATGAAATATGGCTGTGTGATGTTAGAGACGCATTTCCTATTATACAGAAAAATAAAATTTATATTTTAAGGGCGTGTTATTTAATAGATTTGATGGAACAAGATTATAGAAAAGATGAGATTTTTCAAGCTACAGAAGATCATATTTTATCTCAGGGAAAGAAGAAATTAAAAATAAAAAATATTGATGGAGATAAAATTGATGATTATGGTTCAGAATTTATTAACAAACATATATACATCGATATACAAAAATCAAGAGGTTTTATTTCACCAGAATATTACTATCATGCCAAAAATGTTAAATTGACTACAATGAAAATTGAGGGACATATATGAAATGGGTATTATCTAAAGAGTCAAGTTTATTTAGAGGAATTGCGGAAAGAGAGATTGCACAAAATCTTCATGTTCCAATCAAGTCTTGGTGTGAAGATGTTGAGAATTCAGCACTACAGCAGATGGGTAATATCTGTAGTTTTCCATTTATTTATAAATGGGGAGTTTTATCAGCGGATGCACACTGTGGTTATGGTTTTCCCATCGGTGGTGTTGCAGCCACTGAGAATATTATATTTCCTTATGGAGTTGGTAGTGATATAGCATGTGGTATAATTGCAGTTCAAACCGATTTCAAATCAGAAAATATCATATCAGAACAGATTGATAGAATCATGAGTGAAACATGTCGGGTTGTTCCACATGGCAAAGGAATTGGTCATACTCTTCCACAAACATGGGACGGTTTTGAAGATCACCCAGAATTTCCAACTTATATTCAGTCAGCATTGAATGAATCAAGATATCAATTAGGAACTTTAGGGTCTGGAAACCATTTTATTGAAATGTTAAAAGGTGAAGATGGTTATATATGGTTGATGATTCATTCCGGTAGTCGTAATCTTGGTTATCAAATATGTAATGAATTTCATCATCAAGCAACACACTTAATGAATATATATCATATTCAGTTACCAGATCCAAATTTGGCATATTTACCAATTGAAACTAAAGAAGGTAAGGCGTATTATGAATTGATGAATTTCGCTTTAAAATTTGCCTTTGAAAATAGAAGAAGAATGATGAATATATTTACGTCTATTACTTGTGGAATGTTAGCTTGTTCAGTTCAACAAGAGATTAATATTCATCATAACTATGTAGCATTTGAAAGGCATTTTGGAAAGGATGTTGTTGTGCATCGTAAGGGAGCGACAGCAGCTCGAAAAGATCAACTAAGTGTTATACCAGGGTCTATGGGAACAGCAAGTTATATCGTGCGTGGACTGGGAAATAAAGAGAGTTTTGAAACATCATCGCATGGTGCTGGTAGAGTATTAGGAAGAAGAGAGGCTAATAAAACTTTAAATAGAGAATTAGTGGAAAAATCAATGGAGAGAATTTGGACAAATCAGATTCCACTCGACGAAGCTCCGGCAGTATATAAAAATATTGATAAAGTAATTGAAGATCAATCTGATTTAATAGAACCAGTGGTTAAATTATTTCCAATAGGTGTTATAGTAGGTAATTAAATTTTTATATGATACCAAGTTATTTCTCTTTTTATATCTGAAATCGTATATACTGAAACCCCAAACATATCGGCTATTTCTTTTTGAGTTAACTTTCCTTCTTTTAATAATAATTTTATTTGAATAACATCTCGTTCTGTCAATTTGTGATGACTTGAATTTTCTCCTTTTCTATTTTCGTTATGACAGAGATGTCATTTTTATATTATAAAAATTTTCTTTCAGAAAGGGATGTTAAATTGAATCTCAAACAACGATTATTAAAAATAATTCCAGCGGTTATGTCTTCACTTTATATAGAAGAAGAGTTTAAACTTATCATTTTCAGATTTCACAATACACCTAATATCAGTAAAAAATTTACTATTCATGGAAGACCCATTAAGGTGGATATCTCGGCCATTTGTAATTCCATAGTAGATGATAAAATTCATATCTTCTACAATGCCGATATATGGGAAAAAGCAACCGATCAGGAATTGAGAGGTAATGTTGTTCACGAACTTTGCCATTTGTTGTTAAAAAAGGCACCATTCTTTATTCCGTTTGATTCGATTAATAATAGATCAGATATATTTGTCGCCAATGAATGTATCGTTGATTTGATTGGTGTAACTTTTGGTTATATTGATGATATAATAGTTAGTAAAAGATATTTATCTGATAAAATGGCGAAAATTATGAGTACGTTTTATTATCGTTTGAAATATCGAAAACAATACAATAATGGTGAGAATATTGTTGGTGTACCACTCGATACTTTTAGATATATTAAAAAACATGACGGACATTTTCGTCCAGTGGAGGAATGAATGTTAGACACAAATAAATTTGATATGGCTGTAAAAGAATTTAAGGATCTTAAAAAAGAGTGTAAAAGAAAATTACTGAAGGCAAAAGAGAAAGTTCAAGAATCTTGTAATCATCCAGAATTATCAAAATTTGTTGCAGAACCATTCGAACGAACAGATGTTAATTATCCTGTTTCGTATACATGTTTAAAATGTGGAAAAGATTTCGGGTTTTTTGATGAACAATCAAAACTTGAACCAAGAGTTGTTAAGATTGTTAATATACTTGGATTTACATTACGTGATATTAAAAATAAGAAGGTGTAGATAAGATAAAATGAATATTTTCTTTACTGCTGATTGGCACAATCTTCATTATAATATATTGAGGTACTGCAATCGGCCTTTTAAAAATGAGTACGAACAACAACAGTGTCTTTTGGATAACCATAATTCAATCGTTAGGACAAAAGACACTGTTTATTATTTAGGTGATATTGCGATGACCAAGGAAGGTGCAATAACTGCACTTAGTAAAATGAATGGTCAAAAAATATTCATCCTTGGGAATCATGATTTTCGATTTATAAATACAATTAAAGAATATTGTAAAGAAGTTCACAATCTTCATGATATTAGGATTGGACAACAAAAAATAACTCTGTGTCATTATGCGATGAGAGTTTGGAATTGTTCTCATCATGGAGCATGGGAACTATATGCCCATTGTTTAGATGATGAAACAGAAATTTTAACAGATAACGGTTGGAAAAAAAGAAGTGAATTATTATATGGTCATAAAATATTAACTTTAAATATTGAAAATAAAAAATTAGAATATAATGAAATAGACGAAATTATAGATTATAATCATACAGGTGATGTGTATAATATAAAATCAAAGGGGTTAGATTTAAGATTAACACCAAATCATATATTGATTGATATTTTAATAGGAAGAAAAAAAGAGGAATTTAGAAAATTTTATACGGATGAAATTTTTAAAATCAATAAAAGAAAATTTAAAAAATCTGCAATTGGCAATCAAACTGGAATTAATTTAAACAATGACCAAATTAAGTTATTAGTTTGGATAGCGGCAGATGGTAATTTATGTAATACTGATTTAATAAGAATTAGAGTTTTTAAAACAAGAAAAATTAACAGAATAGAAAATTTATTAAAAAAATTGAATATTAATTATAGCAGAAATAAACAGAAAGATGATTCAATTTGTTTTAATTTTCATAAACCAGATTATTTTTATAATATTAGATTAAAACCTATTAGTGATATAATTATTGATTCAAATCAAAATCAATTAGATATAATATTAGAAGAATATACTCATACAGATGGTTATAAAAATAAAACTTCAATTTTAATATACACATCTAAAAAAATAGAAGCAGATTTAATACAAACAGCATGTATAAGAAATGAATACATGTGTAATATTTCTGAACGACGCGGTGGTTTTGCAAAAAAAATTAATTATGAATTGGTAGTAACTAAACGATCGTGTAGAACACACGATAATTTAAAAAATAAAGTTTTTATTGAGACTGTAAATAATGAACATTTTTGGTGTGTTAAGGTTAAAAATAAAACTATAGTTATTAGAAGAAATGGAAAACATATAATAGTGGGCAATTCACATGGAGAACTTCCGTCATTAGGAAAGTCCTACGATGTTGGAGTTGATAATAATAATTTCAAACCAGTATCGTATGAAGAACTGAAAATTATTATGTCTAAAAAAGAATGTCACCATTTAGTTTAAGAAAGAGGAATTAAAATATGGCATTATTTGGAAATCACCATTATAATGATTTTGATGATGATGAGATATGTTCTGGAAAATATAAATGTCCTGAATGTGGTTGGGTTGGAGATGAAAGTGATTTAACTTATTCGGATAAAAATCATATTCTTGTTTGTCCGAGTTGTATTGAATGGTATGGTATAGAAGTATCTCCTGATATAATAAAGGAGAAATAATAAAATGATTTTTACCAAAATATATGACCCAAATGGCGAGTATGTTATACATTTTGCACACGATGATTATGATGGAATTTTAAAATTTTTGGGAAATCAATATAATAAGTCAGTTCAATTTAAAGCTGTTAATGATCTTGTTTTTGGTGAGGCATTTGAATTTCCAGTTTCTATTAAAATACCACCAAAAGATAGTATAGAAGTCCGTACACCATATGAAGAGATTTCTAATATATTTGATGAGTTATCGGAAATGATTCTTCTATGTCCTGATTTTAAACAACCTAAAAAACAGTGGAGAAAGTGGAATGAGACTCTTCTTGATCATGGATGGACTGAGAAAGAGTGGAAAACCGAACTCGATAAACGCTTAAATGAAAAATATCATATCTTTTCAGAGAAAGAAGAGGAAGATGATTTTGAAGGTATCATAATAACCAATAATTCAATAATTCGTTCTTATTGGAAAGCAGGCAGACAAGAACAAATTATTGCTCCTGATAAGTTGATTCATTTCATATGGGAGAATGTAAGATTAAATGATGATGTTACTCTTGGAAGAATATTTGATATTGTTGAAAACAATATTGATCTTTGGGAGATTATTACTGGTGAAAGAATCAAACCGATAATAGAAGAATCTAAAAAAGAATTCAGTGGTTCTGGAGAATTGAAATATCTCGAAATATATTGGGATGTTGAACATGATGCTGAATATGAAACTTTGACATCATGGCCATCTTTTCATGCTATTGGTGAACCATGTGAAGATGATTATCTCCCAGAGGGACTGAATGGTCTTATTTACTATGGTATAAGTTTCACTCCAAATAATTATTTGAAAACATTGAAATTAAGATTGAAAAATGTTTTCAAAATTTACTCTTCTGATGATTTTCATGATAAACAGTATTTTGGAAACAAACAATTTAAAGTTTTGGAAACGATGAAGGCAATTTTCTGGGAGCTGACTTGGTTTGGTACTCCTGAAGAGCGAGATGAAAAACGTATTGAAATAATTGGTGATATTGTTGAAATGAAAGAAGTTAAAGAGAAAGAAACACCATCAGATTAATGATGGTGTTTCTTTTATGATATTATATTATTATATATGACCAAGTTCTTTTATTTTTAATAGATGATATAGTCATTGGATGAACTTCAAATATTTCTGCTATTTCTTTTTGAGATAATATTTTTTCTTTTAATAATAATTTAATTTGAATAATTTCTTGAATTAATAATATACTACTTGGATTATTAATTCCACGAATATCAACATGATTTTTACCTATTTTAATCTTTGATTCTTCAGAATGATGTTTGCCATAATTTTTATGATTATTGCCTTTAGGATTGTGATTAATTGAATGTAAAATATGAGATTTTTTCTCCAAATTATTAATATTATTATCTTCTTTATTTTCATTTATATGATGGATATCATAATCTATATTTAATTTTTCTTTAAATGTTTCATAAACTAGTCTATGAACTTTTTTACCTTTTTTATATATAGATGTACGCAAATATCCTTTAGAATCTATATGTTGTTTAATTATTAATTCTTTTCTACATTTTAGTGATTTAACTCTTCCATAACTACTAACTTGATAATCTGGAAAATTTTCTATAACTTTCCAGATTTCACCATTTAAATCCTGTAAATTTAAATTTTTATAAATTTTCATTTTTTAATAACTCCTTGTTGTTATTCCTTGATAGTAACTGAGAGCAGGAGAATCAAGGTTTTCTCTTTTCGAATCATGGGTTCTATCTCTCAATTATTTGTTCCCATTAAGAAAGGTAGGTTTTTAATTTGTCTAAAGAATTATTATTTTCAGTAACAAAAAAAGATTTTGAAGTACAAACATTTAGGTGTTCAGGTGCTGGAGGACAAAATGTAAATAAAGTAAATTCTGGCGTTCGTATAGTACATAGGGACTCCGGTGCCGTTGGTGAATCCCGTGAAGAAAGATCACAAGGTCAAAATAAAAAAAATGCGTTTAAAAGATTGACAGAATCAAAAATATTTAAATTATGGTTACAAAAGAAAATATTTGAAATTGACCACGACGAAAAAGAAATTGAAAGAAAAGTTGATCGTGAAATGAAAGAAGAAAATCTAAAAATTGAAGTAGTAATAGATGGAAGGTGGATCGAAGAATGATATATTATGATTGGATGTCTGAAGGTTGGGTTGATGATAAAGATAAGAGATTTTTTGTTGATATGACTCCAGAAGGAGGAAGTCATGATCCTGAATTAAATCAAGAATTTAAAACTCAACAGGATTTTTTTAAGTGGTATAGTGATGGATTTAGTTCTCCTGAAGATTTTAAAATATGGTTTGCTGAAAAAAATAACTGGAGAAAATAATATCAAGGAGGAAAAATGGGAAGACTTAGAAACAGATATAAATTCGATAATAGTGCAGAATATTTATTAATTTATAGTGATTCTTCCACCGATGTAATAAAAAGATTTTTTACGACTGATGAATCACTTATAGAGTGGTGTGAAAAGAATCATGACATTAAAATATATTTTGCTGGAAGAATAATTTCTGATTTCACAAATCGATTAAAATGAAAAATAGTATTCGAATAATTGAACTATGGCCAAAAGAGGTGAATTGTCAAATTTGTTGGAAACTTCATTATATGGATGAATATCTTCCGTTCTATGAAGACAAGATCGTTGATCCAGAAAAAACAGATAATTGGGCTGGTCAAGCAGTCTGTCATGAATGTTATGAAAAATATGAAAGAGGAGAATTGAATCATCTCAAAGCTGATGATGAATTTTATAAATACATTGAAAGGGTAGAATCTGAGTATGTTAAAACATGATATTACTGGTTATAATGTTTGTGTGACCTTATCCAAAGAAGATTTCTTATTATTCGACAAACTTTCTAATACTTTCTGGAAGAAACGAAATGAACGACAAGATGATTCAATTATTTTTACTGAATTAGAAAAATCTGGAGCTTATGATATTGATTTTGATGGTATGTTTGGACCTCATATATTTTTTACAGCTAATAGTTTCTATCAAATAGATCGAGTGAAAAGAAAAATTGAAAAATTTTTAAATAAATATCGAGATAGATATGAATGGAATGGAATGGATGTTGTTCCTAAAAAGAGATCTAAAACATGATTGTACCAGCAATCCCTCGATGGGAAAAAAATGAAGACGAATTTCGATTAGATGGGAAAGCCATTATCAGATTTGCACTCGGTATTGATTATAGAGAAACAGATGGTATCTTTTGGCCAGAGAGTGAATATGAATGTATTTGGAATGAATTAGATGAAATTTGGTTAACAAGAAGAGAAGAAAACGGTGAAGAATTATATCATTATAATGCTGAAACTCTTGACGTATTAACTGATCTAATTCAAGAAGACTTGGTACTTGATAGTACAGTATATGATATATTCAATTGTTATGTAGAGGAGTGGAGAGAATTTGAAGATTAATGCAATCAAATGTCCAACATGTGGTGATATTATATTTTCACGCGCCAGACATGATTTTAGATCTTGTAATTGCGGAGAGTGTTATATTGATGGTGGTTTTGATTATATGAAAGTAGGTTATCATAATTTAGATCAACCACCAGATTATATCGAAATCGATTTAGATGTGACAAAAAAAGAATTATATGATGATTATAATTACCGCCGAGATAAATATGGAATAATAAAAACTAAATAGGTTGGAGATTCTGAATGTCAGAAAAATTCAAATTGCATGATCATTTCTGGGATTTTGTAATATTATTCATGATTTATTTTCCAATTATAATTTCATTAAGATGCTTTGATTGTATAGATATTAATAGTCGAATAACAATCATTTGTGATTGTGAAAAAGTTTTAGGAATCCTTGGAGGATTTATTTTATTCTTGAGATTTTTATTTATTAAATTCGGGATTGATTACAGTGAGTAAACCAACTAAAATTCAAAAAAAGAATGAATATTTTGCAGAGTTATGTGATTCATTTGAACCTAAAAATAAAAAATTTAAAAAGTCAAAGGAATCAAATCCGTTTAGACAATCTAATAGAAAAATTGATAAAAGGAGGGGAAAATCGTTTCACGATTTGAACAATAAAAGAAATGGGAAAAAAGAAGGATAAGACATATACCGCTGTTACAGTCGGTCAATTAAAAGAACTATTATCTAAAATAGATGATAATTTACCTATAGGTGTTATTGGCCATTTCGGTGAATTTAATCCTGTTCATAATATATCTGATTTTTGTAGAGGAGAGGCATATTTAGTTCCTGATGGTGAAAGTTGGCGAAATATGGACAATTTTAAAAGTGATGTATTTCTTATTCCAGAAATGGATATTGGTCCATGTCCAGATTAAAAAATTCAAAAGGAGAAGAATATGAAACGATTTAAATTATTACAACCAGGAAATAGAAGTCTTGCTGTTGTTGGTCGATATGAAAAAATTTATAGTATTGGATCAATGGTTTGTGATGACGAAACCCTCGGTTTTATTCTATTTGACACCATAAAGAATCTTATCAGTTTTGTTCAAATGCTTTGTAAACATCAAGAAACTAACTACCCATCAAAGTTTTTTGTTGCTGAGATTGATACCATTGGTGATGAAGTAGTTCCTAATGAACTTTGTAGTTGTGTTGCCCGTGAACAGTATATTGATGATTTTTATAGGAGTGGTGATTATGGGTACTCTCCTATTCCCGATGGAACAATCTGTTGTAAAGAGATTGACGTGTTGGATATTCAACCATTATATCAACATTTGAGGTGATTTATTGTTTTATATTTTATTATTAATAATTATAATTGTTAGTATTTACTCAGGAATTTTAATCTGTGATCCAGAATCAGTTCGACGAAAAGATGTATCATTCTTATTTATATCTGCTGGAGCTGTTTTTGGATTTGCACGTTTATTAAAATTTGATCATATTGCTGGTTATGCATCGGCTAATCTTATTGTCGGCATATTCTTAATGATACAAAGAATACTAAAGAGAAAAGGGAAGATATAATCTTCCCTTTTCTAATTTTTTAAAAGGAAATGATATGAATAATTTTATTGATAAAACTTCTATAGTTGATAATAACTGTGTTATTGGAGAGAATACAAATATTTGGCATTTTTCACATATATTAAGTGGTACTATTGTAGGAAAGAGCTGTGTCATTGGACAGAATTGTATGATAGGTCCAGATGTCAAAATTGGTAATGGTTGTAAAATTCAAAATAACGTATCAGTTTATTATAATGTGACGTTAGAAGATGATGTATTTATCGGTCCATCGGTTGTTTTTACGAACGTAAACAATCCAAGGGCATTTATAAATCGAATGAATGAGACGCGACCAACACTTATTAAAAAAGGAGCGAGTATTGGAGCAAACGCTACTATAGTTTGTGGACATACCATCGGGTCATATGCGTTTGTTGGTGCTGGTTCGGTTGTAACAAAAGACATACCAGACTTCGCATTAGTTGTGGGGAATCCAGCCAAGATTATTGGATGGGTATGTGAGTGTGGTAATAAAATAGATTTCCGATTTAAAATCGGTAAATGTCCGGTATGTCAAAAAGAATATCAATTACTAATTCATAATATAATAAAAGAAGTATAAATAATGGGTGAAATTACTGATTTAGTAAGTAGAGCGTTTAATGAGCTTCAAAAAGAAATTGATCATTGGAAAGAAACAAATGAAATTAATTTTGATATGTTGTGGGAAGCTCTTGAGATTGTAAAAAATATGAAAGAAAAACCAGATGAATTGAAAGAATGGAGAATACGATGTTTAAAGAAAATGGGACTGATGTAGTATGAACATTATAGAGAATAATAATATTACAAAAAACTTTGATAGATTGTGGACTTACAGTCAAGAAAGCATTGGAAGAATGATTTTATATCTTCAGTACTTTCTTGATTCTTTCAAACCTGATTTATATAATCCCGATGAAAAAGATAAGATCTCGTTTATAAAATTCGCAAAATCATTCTCTGAAGAGTGGGCTAATTGCTGGTATAAAACACTCGATAAAAATATTGATTACTTAGTCGCAATTCTTGACAAATTTGAAAATGACTATAGAAATCAATGTGATAAATTTTATGGAGAATTATATAAACAAGAAATTGAATTCAAATTTATTAAAATATTTGAAGAAATTTTTCACATTTATATTGATGAAGTTAAAGTATATTCACTAATAAAACAAATCAGAGAAAATTCATTCAATCCAGAAAAAAGAACTTTTAAAAGAGAGATATATTTGGATGATGTCAGATTTAATATTTATGATGATATTATATTTGATATTAAAATAGTTGATGATCTTCCTAAAATTAAAATCATATCTAAATTAAAGTTATTCGATTTTCAAAAATTAAACAGTGTTACCAAAGAAGTGGATATTAGAGAAGAAATAATCCAAGAGATTGAAAGGTTGGAATTAAAGTATGCCTGATCAAGTTGAAAAGATTTATGATATATGTGATGAGATATATAATGAATATAGAAAACGAATAAATAATCTTTCCGAAGAGATGGCTAAAGTTCTAATTCAAAAACTGAAAGAAAACGAGATACCGACACGAGAATCGACAGGAGAATATACATGCTCAGATTCAAAACAGAAATTGATGGCTGAAGATAGGTTATTAAGTTTGTGTAGTACCTTTGAATTTAACTTTAGATTTACATGTTTATCTGAAGAATTTTAACAAACTTATGTTAAGGAGCACCAAATGAATGTTATATTTAATTTAATTGGCGGTCTGGCATTATTTATTTATGGTATCCATTTAATGGGTGATGGACTCGAAAAAGTGGCTTCTAACAAGATAAGAACTATCTTAGGAAAATTAACAAGCAGTCCATTAAAAGGAACTATTGTTGGCGCAATAATTACATCTATCATTCAATCAAGCTCGGCAACTACGGTTCTTGCTGTAGGTTTTGTAAATGCCGGACTTCTCAGTTTCTATCAAACGTTGGGTATAATATTTGGTGCCAATATAGGCACAACGATGACAGCACAGATTATAGCATTCAAACTGACGGAATATGCGCTACCCGTGCTGGCAATTGGTTTATGTTTATATCTTATTTGTAAAAATAAATCCTGGAAATATTTCGGACTGTCATTGCTTGGTTTTGGTGTTCTATTTCTGGGATTAAATATTATGACTATTGGTGTAAAACCATTAGCTGATAGTATAATATTTAAAAATATTTTTATAAGATTTAATACAAACCCTATTTTAGCTGTCATTGCAGGTGCTATTGTAACAGCCATTATTCAAAGTAGTAGTGTCACAACAGGCATAGTATTAACTTTAGCATCTCTTAATCTCATAACCCTAAGTGGTGCAGTACCTCTAATTTTAGGATGTAATATTGGCACATGTGCAACGGCATTATTGGCATGTATTGGAACGTCAACAAATGCCAAGAGAACGGCAGTTGCACACCTTTTCTTTAACGTTTTTGGCACACTTATTTTTCTACCATTTATACATCCATTTACTCACTTGATTCAATTAACATCTATTGATCTTGCTCGACAGTGTGCGAACGCACATACGATATTCAATGTCACATGTACATTACTTATTTTACCATTTACAAAACTATATAGTAAATTCATAATCAAATTAGTAAAAGAAAAACACACTGATAGTGATGATTATGCGGATACTAAATATCTTGAAAATCATTTATTGCATACTCCATCTATAGCAATAGAAGCAGCGACAAAAGAGATTGTTAAAACATTAGAGTTGTCAAAAATTATGATACAGTCTGTCATAAACGCATTTTCAAAAAATGATCTTAAATTTCTTGAAAACATTGAACAAAAAGAGGAAATTGTAGATACTAGACGGTATTCTATAACAAGTTATTTAGTTCGGTTGATGGAAGAAAATTTATCACATGAAGAGTCCACAAAAATTCCTGCACTGATTCATATTGTTAATGATGTCGAAAGAATTGGTGATCATGCAATGAATCTTAGAAATCTCATTAAACAGAAAATAGAAAATAAATTGTCATTATCAGACGATGCAACACAAGGGTTAATGACAATGTATAAGGAACTTTTAGACATGATTGAAAGTAGTATTTTTTCACTTCAATCTAATAAAGTTGAGGATGCTCAGTGTATCGTAATTAAGGAACAAATGATTAATGAACTTAGAACTAAACTTAAAAGTGACCATATTAATAGATTAAAGCAAGGTCAGTGTGATGTACTTGCTGGTATTATATTTATTGATATAGTTAACAATTTTGAAAAAATAGGAGATCATCTAAAAAATGTGGCTGACGCAATTTTGGATGATCTACAATGGCATGAAAATTCTGATTAGGAGGTGGACTTAAAAATGAGTTCATTAATATGTGAGGTTGTAAAAATTAAAAATATTACACCTCATGATAATGCGGATAGATTAGAAATTATTCAGGTTAAAGGATGGAGTTGTATTTCTTCTAAAGGTAAATATAAGGTTGGAGATGAGGCTGTCTATATTCCTATAGACAGCCTCATTCCATTCGAGTTATCTGAAAAGTTGGGAATAACTGGATATCTTACCAATAAAATAAAAGATACACAGGGTAATATCATAGCTGGTCGTGTTAAAACAGTTAAACTTAGAGGTATATTATCTCAAGGTTTGATTATTGATAAAGAACCAGAATGGAAACTTGGAGATGATGTTAGAGAAATACTGAAGATCGAAAAGTATGAACCACCAGAAACAGGTGATGGTGGTTGTGCTTTAAAATCAAAAGGATTTACTCAATATCCTGAATTTACTGGTTTTCCACAATATACCAACATTGAAAATTTCAAGAATTTTCCTGATATATTTGAAGAAGATGAAGAAGTAGTTATTCTTGAAAAAATTCATGGTTGTTTGAATTATGAATGTGAAATAGATCTATTTAATGACAAAAAAGAAAAAATTGGAAAAATAGTAAATGATAAATTAAATTTAGAAGTTAAAGGTGTAGATGAAAATAATAATATAGTTTCATCCAAAATATTAAATTGGTTTAATAATGGAATTTCAGAAAAATGGAAAAAAATAAAATTTACTAGAAATGGGATATCTGGTAATCATTATGGTATATTAATAATAACTGAAAATCATGAAATATTTAATCCAGATTTAAATAAATATATTAAATGTTCTGATTTAAAAAAAGATGATAAAATTTTAATTAATAATTATCAAAAAGAACTTTCATATATTCAAGAACAAGTACTTATAGGAAAAATGTTAGGAGATGGTTGTTTATCTGATAATTCTATTCAATTTGGACATAAAAAAGAACATGAAGAATATATTGATTATACATTAGAATTACTAAATGACATTTCTGGAAATAAACAAAAAAATATAATTAGTGGTTACGGAACTGAAATGTGTCGAGCAAGAACTGTATCAGATAAATCAATAAAAAAATTATTTTCATATTGGTTTATTGATTCCAAAAAAGAAGTTCCAAAATCTATAATAGGAAAATTATCACCAATATCATTAGCATTTTGGTATATGGATGATGGTTCATTATCTCATAACGAAGACCAGAAAGATAGAGCATTATTTGCAACATGCGGATTTAATGAAGAATCTATTGATAATTTAATTAGTGCGTTAAAATATTTAGATATAAATTCTACTAAATATAAAAGTGATGAATATTGGAGAATAAGACTTAATCATGAAGATGCAAATAAATTATTTGTTTTGATTTCACCATATATTCCAAAGTGTATGCAATACAAATTACCAGAAAATTATAGATTAAATATTAATCCTATTATTACCAAAATAAAATTTAAAAATATTCCACTTTTAACTGAACAAACTATAATTTCAATTGATGATTACATACCAACTGACAGATATAAATATTTAAAAACTCGTTATGATATTGAAACAGAAACACATAATTATTTTGCAAATGGAGTATTAGTACATAATTCTAATCTTAGGACTGGTAATGTAGATCCTTTTAATATCAATTGGAAATATATTCCATTGATGTTAAAAATGAGATTATTACTAACTAAATATTTAGGTGTTAAAAACCCAGGATTCTTTGTTGTTGGTACACATCGTACTAACTTGAAGAGAACACAGAAAGATAAGTTTTTGAATGTATATTGGAGAATGGCAGAGAAGTATGAATTGAAAAACAAATTGAATTTGGGTGAAGAAGTATTTGGTGAGATTTATGGATATGGAATTCAGAAATTTTTTCCTTATGATTCACCATTTACTCAAACTGTAAGATTCTTTGATGTGATCATTGATAACCAATATTTAAACTGGTATTGGTTTAAAAACTTTTGTGAAAGAAAAAAACTTCCTATAGTTCCTATATTATATGAAGGTCCATTTAGTATAGAAAAAGTTATCGAACTATCATCTGGTAAATCAACCATTGGTGATCACATAAGAGAGGGAGTTATTATCAAATCCACAACCGAACAATTTCATCCTAAATTGGGTAGAAAAATACTCAAATATATTAGTGATGAATATTTAGTATTCAAGGGCAAGATGGAAGATAAACTTTTAGCTGAAGGTAAAGTTCCTGAACTTGATACCTTTAGTCATTAGAAAGGTTATATGTTTAAATATTTGAAAATTCAACAATCTGAATCTGATTTGAGTTCATTATTAGATCCACAAAATCGTTTATTAACTATGTTTAAAGAGGCTTGTCCTGGATCATTTAAACATTCCCAAGCTGTAATGACAATGGTTGAAAGTGTTGGATCTAGTTTAGGACTACACGCAATATTCATGAAAGTTTGCGCTTTATATCACGATATTGGAAAATTATTTAATCCAAAATACTTCAGTGAGAATCAAGCGGAAGGTGAAAATATTCATGATACATTAGAACCAACTATTAGTTATCAAATAATAACAAGGCATGTATCAGATGGTGCTTTAATACTCTTAAACAATAGAAATTTTTCTCGTGATATTATCGATATTGTCTCACAACATCATGGATCGACAATTGTTAAATATTTTTTTGATAAATCACAAACAACTGATAGTTCTACTTTTAGATATAAGATGATGAAACCTCAAAGTCTTGAGGCTGCGATTTTAATGATGTGTGATATCACTGAAGCAAAATCGAGATCGATATCACAGTCTCAACCTGAGAATTTAGATCCAGTTATTATTATAAACTCAACTATTGACCATTTATTAAATGATGGCCAATTTGATGATGTTTATTTAAGATTAGGTGATTTGAAAATAATCAAAGAGATACTGATCAAGGAACTTGATTGTATCTATCAAAAACGGGTAGATTATGATAAGGTTGTTGGACATAAATAGATCATATTATATATATTAATATGTGATATTTGTAATGGGTTTTTGGTCAAATTTTAATTATTTTCACAAGGAGAATAAATCATGTCAACATCTGAAAATTGTGTAAATTGGTATATCAAGTATGAGGACGGATATGGGAACATACAAGTAATTCGTAAATCCGCTGAAGAGTATGATGATGCTGTGGCTTCCCTGCGGCACCTGAAAAGTAGAGATTTGCGGATCATCGAAACCAACGTCCAGTAGTATATCAATGTTTTTTATATGAACCAGTTTATAATTAACAATGGAAGACTGATTTGATTTCTCAATCAGTCTTCCACAAATTTATTTTTTATTTTTTTTCTCTTGTATTTATTTCAACAGCTTCATATACTTTCCTAACTACCATCTCAGGAGTTATGGCTTTCATACATTTCTTATTCGGACATTCCCAATTTCCAATTATCCCTTTAAACATTCTTATATCACCATAATATGATTCAGGTCGTCCACATCCAATATTATCACATGAATCTTCAATCCAGATATTTTTATTTAAATCGTGACCATAAATGTATGGATTACTCCTACCAAATAAAACAACACCAGACTTATCAACCGCAGGTCCAACATGATTTAAGAAACTATCAACTGTAACAAAAGTTAATGAGTTTTTAACTAATGCCATAGTTTGTCTAATATTAGTAATACCTATTAAATACGTTGTTATACCTTTAATTGGTTCTTCCTTAATTCCTCCAACTTGAACTGTATCAAATGTTTCATTGAGTCCTTTTACTAATTCTTCCCATTCCTCTTTAAACCAATTCTTATTATCAGTCAAAATATCTCTCTCATTAAAATTCATTCTACCGCCATAAGGTTGTATTAATATAACTGGTCTTGGAAATGATGAAAGAAATTTTTGAGCTTCTTGATCTTCTTCTTTAGTTATATAAACCTTGATATTATCACCCGGATATGGAAGTTTATATGCATAACAAAATGCCTGACTTAATTTACCGGGAAATAATCTGTAGATTGGTAAATTATACATGTCACATTTAATAATACTTCTGAAATCCCTCAGAGGTTTTACCCAAGTTTCATATATATCTTCTGGTGAACGAGCACTATATAATTTATCAATATTTGGATTATTGAAAAAAATTTCTGGATAAAAACTTGAAAAAATTATTTTTTTGTCTTTAAATATTTTTCTTGCTGATTCTAACATTGGTGTTGCACAAATACAATCACCAATACCACCATCTTGAATAATAACAACATGATCATCTGATGGTTTAGGTTTTCCCATTACTTCATCTATGGTTGTTAAATTGTCTTTTACGTCATCTAATTTTTTTGATAAATCTTCTGTATATTGAATTCTCTTTTTATCATTCTCGATCATTTTTTCGATTAAATTATTCATTATTTTCCTTTCGAGTTATATATATTAATAGGTGATTATTTAAATATATTTTTTCAATCTTTCACATTTTTATAAGGAGATCCGCATCATGAAAAAAATCTATGCGTTGATCAGTTTCAAAACTGTTGTTTGTGCTGTGATTGCTTATTCACAACTGGATCTTCTTAATCTCATCATTGGTATCATTGACGATGAGATTAAAATCACTGATAATAGGTGTAATTGTTTTCGTCAACATCAAGCACACCAAGCAAGTGGTGGGATCATCGAATGTATTGATATAATGGGTGTTGGTTACATTGGAGAACCAAAACCTGGAAGTCTGAAGTACTCTGGTATAGTTTGTAAGATTGAAAATGGTGAAAAAACCTCAACATCACCTCTTCATGCTTATATGGATGATCTGATTCAGGATGCGACCCGTGATCTTTACGATATGTTGAACACTATTGCCTGATTGGAGGAACCACATGAAAAATTTTTGTACTATCAATTATCGCACATCCACATTCTATTTTAATATTGAAACATTATCACCACTGGTTTTTCTTGCCTTGATTTCTAATATTGTTAAAAATAATGTAGTAATTCTTCCACAAACTGAAATCGAATTCTATAGATATCGAGACATGGGTGGTGAAACTTTTCATATAGATATCATTGATATCGTGATGAAATCAAGATCACCAATGATTACCGGAATTGTTTTGGTTCAGCAAGGTGGTAAAAATATATCACAACAAACATTGGCTGAATTTATGGATGTGTTGATCAATTTGTGTTCCGCAGAGATTAATAATCTTCAGTCATTAATTCAATAAATATGAAAAATATAACGGAGAAGCTTTTATCTCTCCGTTATATTTTTTTTGTCAATTTATTGGAAATATAAATTTTTAGAACTAAAGTACTTTTCCCATTTATTTAAATATTTATTCCAGTTATCATCAAATATTTTTCCAAAATTATAATCTCTGGTTGTTCCATTAACAAGATGTCTCACTCTTGCTTTTGGTTCATATATAACAGAATATCCCCTCATATTCAATTCAGTCATTAAATCAGACTCTTCAAAATAAGCCGGACCAAAATCAGGATTAAAATTTAAATTTTCTTTTCTTAAAATATCAAGATTATATAAACAATAACAACCATTTATCCATAATCTTCTTTCAACATGATTTGTGATTGGGTTATTTATTTCCATTCCACAATAAGGATCTGATATTTTATTATTTTTAATTCGAGTTCCTGTATGAATAATTATATTTTCATTCCAGTGGATAACTTTACCACTAACCGCTGCAATATTATTGTTTGTTAATATTCGTTTTACAAGATTGGTGAAGGCATCTGGAAATAATATAGTATCATTATTTAATAAAAATAAATAATCAAAATTTTCATGTTTGGCATAATTAACTGCATTAATACAAGTTTGAGTATAACCGATATTTTTTTCATTACAAATAATTCCAACATGACTATCTATAGAATTTTTTAATCTATTTAATTCTTCTTTAGAAGAACCATCATCCCAAAGAATAACTTGCCAATTAAAACCGCTTATATATGATTTGAATAAACTATCTAAACAAGATATTGTGAGATCTGATTTATTATAAAATGGAATTGAAACAAGTATATATGGTGTCTTCATTACCAATCCACTTCCGTCTTTTTAATGATAGCTCCTATAGATTCTAACCACGGAATTAAATGATTTTTAAAACAATCAGGACAGATATCAACTTCTGTAATTTCTTTATTACCACCTTCATGATAATAATCTCTGCCTTCTTCCATATAAATTTCAGTATTTAAAATATCATAATTCTCATCAGTCCATGAATCTTTATCATTAACACTATATATTTTTTTACAAATATCACAGACTTTTGACATTATTACTTCTCTTGTTCTCGCAGGTACTGGAACTGTTTTATATACTTTCATAATTTCTCTCTTATTAAACATTTCAATAATTTAGACTGTTTATCCCATGAGGATACGGTATATGGTATTTCTTGTATTTTTTCACTATTTCTAAATGAATCTATTGCAGATTGAATAAATAATTCTCGATATTTATTTGAATTATTAAGTTCACTATATTCTATTAGGTTGCCATTATTATCATCGATCACTTGTTCTGATAATGCACCACTCTTTGTTGTTATAATCCATAATTTATTGGCTAAAGCCTCTAACACGCTCATACAACTTGTTTCTATATAAGTACATGGATACAACATTACTTTAGCTGAGTTTAAATGATAATATAAACTTCTCTGACATACACTTCCAAAAACTTCTACATTTGGTAGATTAGATAATTTATCATAAAGATCTTTAAAATAATGATTGGATTGATTATAAAGATCCATTCCACCAAATATTTTTAATTTTGGATTAATATCATAATATTTTCTACATTTTTGATATATTTCTACCCAGTAATCAGCAAGTAAATTCAAACCCCTAAATGGAGTACTTGTATATACTGCAATATTTTCTTTCTTAGTATCTGACGACCATTCAGAATTATATCCATTTCTCAAAATTCTAATATGAGAATCTGGAAAATTTTCTTTTATATTATCATGTGAGAATCTACTATTAGCAAGTATGATATCAATATTTTTAATACCATATTTATTTTTTTGTAAATTTTCTAATTCAGTTTCATTACAAATATCTTGACTCCACAAAATTTTTAATTTTGAATCGATATATGGAATCGTATAAAATATTTCTGGTTGGCGAATTGAAATAAGAACATCGGCATCGAAATTTTTAACATCATTATAAAAATCAGTTATTGTTTTGAATATGACTTCTTTATATTCTTTATATTTTCCAGAATTATTATTATAAACTATAATTTCATCTGTAGGACAAGTCATTTTAAGCGCAAATGCCATATTTAACATTGCACTCTCAGAACCACCGAGTCCTCTTGTTTCTAAACTATCAGCTTCAAATGACATTCTTGAACTAAAAAAAATTATTTTCAATATATATCATCCCTTTCATAAAATTCTCCATTGGTAAATATATTGATATAATCAACAACCTCGTCTAAATTTTTTAACCAAATCGCTCCATTACCTCCAACCATTTCACCAATTAATTCTAATGATTTAATTTGATGTTTTGTCATACCTTCTGGAAGAAAACAATATATAATTGTTTTATATGGATATTTTGATTCATAATCACAGTTAGTAAATTTATTCGATGCATCAACTATTTCGGCTATTGAATAATAGCCTGTAATTTCTTTAGTGATAATATAAAGATGAATACTGCATATTTTTTTTTCTTCTTCTTCTTGTTTTTGACATTCAAGCGTCCAGTCTTCTACAACTGGATTAAAATAATCAACTTGTAACTTTGGAATAATTTCATTTCTCCAAGTTGAATTACCACAAGTTCCTCCAAGAAAAACCCTGGTTCGTGGTCTTATATCAAATGTTTTTACAACTCTATCAACGATTTCATCAAAACTCACTATTCAATCTCCTCATAATCAGCAATACATTCCGGTGCTTGAAACACTACTGTTATATCTTCTATAATTCTATTTTTACCAACAGTAAAATCAATTTTATATTTAAAATCAATATAGTCGTCATTTGTTGTTTCACTAAATTCATTTTTGTATTTATAGAGTTCATCCATGATGGCTTTTCTATAAGTCATATAATAATTATCTAATGAATCACCTACTACTAATTCTGTACCAATAAATAATTCCAGTATCTTATAAACATTTTCTTTTATTTCTCTAATTAATTCTGTATTCATTTTTATTCCTTTTTCAAATTTTTATATGATTCCACGTTCTACCTGTTTTTATTTTTGAAATTGCTGCTCGATTAACTCCAAAAATAATAGCGATTTGTGTTTGTGTGAAATTTTTTTCTATAAGTAACATTTTTATTTCGATAACGTCTTGTTCTATTAATTTTGAAGTTGAATTATTTTCTCCTTTAAAATTAGCATGATTTTCTTTAATTTTATTTCTTGTTTCTATCGATCTAGATATTCCTTTCTTTTTTTCACTCATTTTTTTTCTTGTTTCTTCTAAAACAATATTTCCACTTTTTCCTTCACCGCCAATAGTTTCATTAACAATAGGTCCAGTTTTTAAATCAAATCTTCCTATTTCTTTTATTAATTCAATTTCTTTATCTAAAGACTCTTTCTCACTTAAATTTTCAAATAATTTTATAACAATTGGTTCTAATCCCAATTTTTTAATTTTATTTATTTTATTTTCAAAATGTGGATTTCTTCCATTAATGTTTTTCCATCTTCTATCTTTTCCTTTTCCAACATAAAGCGGACTATATAAAAAACAGATATTTTCATAACAATATCTTCCAAGTTTTCTTGGATCTAAATAAATATAAATATAAAAATCATTCACTTTCTATTCCTTTATACAATCATATCTAAGCGATATCTCGTCATTATCTGAAGTATTAAAATTTCTAATAGTATTATTAAAACCAGCTTCTTTCAACATGTTTATTAGAAGTATAATATCGAATTGACTTTTATGACTTTGCCCCATAATTTCTTTATTACCATAGATCGCACCATAATAATCTTCTATTTTCCATTCATTCTTTTCAACTTTATCAAGTATACAACCAACATCTGGAACTTCTACAATAAATTGTCCACCTTTTTTCAACCATCTATAAAATTTTGATAATATAAATTTAACATCTATCAAATCAAAATGCTCTATTACTTGAGATGCTAATATTAAATCAATAGATTCATTATCAAATTCTAATTCTCGAATATCTTTTAATATATCTGGTTCACATTCAGGATTAATATCAATATTAATAAAACCATCAAGTTTCATGTGATAACAACCCACATTTAATTTTTTACCAAAACAATTCATTTGATTATCAGTAAATGGATATTCTACTCTCCTAAATTTGTTAATGTCTTCTATATTATATTTTGATAATAAAAGTTCTTTTGCTTTAACCAAACCTTTTTCTTGCCATTCAGCTTTCTGTTTGAATGTAGTATCACAATGATAAAATGGAAATCCCTCATCATTAATTCTCTTCAATTTATAACCCAGTGATTGAACCCGATAAGACCAGTCGTTGTCCTCATATCCCCAACATTCTTTCTCTTTATTTCCAAATATCGGATCAAAACCGCCAACCTGTTCCCAAACTTTAGTCGATGTAAATAAACAAGCGACTGAAGCTACATAGGACTGGAACGGTTCGAACCAAGTATATATTGGACTAACTACTCCCATATCTGTTTCACTTATAAAGAGTTCATACAACATTCTTAACCAATCTTTTTCAGACCATTTACCAAGTACGAGAGCGTCATCATCAATAAAACAGATATATTCAGTATCTTCTGGTCTGAGTTTAGCACCTTGATTTCTGGCTTCACTTACAGAGAGTTCTTTATCAACTTGAATATGAGCAATATTCATTTGATGATGTTCTAATAATTCAAGCAAACTTGAATATGATTCATCTGAAATATCATTATTAACTATAGTCCATGAAAATTCAGTAGTTGTATATTTATACAAACTTTCAATTAATTTTTCTAATTTTTCATGATTACCATGAGTTACGGTCACAAGATGAATTTTAGGTTGATATGAATTCATTATTTCATCATCCACTTGTTTAGCTGCAATATCAGCAAGATCATTAACTAATTTTTTTTCAAATGATATTGGATTTTTAACAGCTTTTTCGAGAACATTTGCTGGATAAACACGCATATTCTTATTTACTTCATCGGCTTTCTGAATTGGAACTATTATAACTTCATTTTTAAAATTATTCTTAAATCGTTCAATAAAAATTTTTTCATCCTGTTCCCATAATATTGGATCATTTGGTTTTCCACCATCTGTTCGAATACCACCAGTAGAAGGATGGAAGTGAAAACAAACTGCATTTTGAGCGATTTTTAATTTTCCACCATCTAAAAATAATCGATAACTCGTATCTGTTTCTTCTCTATGACCTACTTTTGAGTAACCAAGAAAATAACCACCTATTTTTTCAAGTGCAGATTTCTTATACATGAAACCAGAATGAAGATGTTGAATTTGATATTTTTTAATTAAATCAGCGTTTAAATGTACGTTCATTTGTAAGATACCGTTTACATATACACCACTATCAATTCCAAACAAAGTTCCAACATAATCTGGTATTTTTTCAAGATCTATGATTTGATCTGATATAGGAATAAAAGGTAGGATATAAATAGGACCAACGGCAACAACGTTATCATTAAAACAATTTATTAAATTTTCAATACACTCTGGTTGGAGAGTAACGTCATCATCTAAACGTAAAATAAATTCAGTTTTTGAATTTTCAAATATTTTTTGTCCACCAAATTGTGGACCTCTATTGACTCCTTTTATAATTTCAATATTATGGTTCAAACCTTCATGTAATTTTTTAAGAGATAAAAATGTAGAATTACTCTGTAAAAAATCATTTGAATTATCATCATATATGATAATATCAAAATCATCATAAGTCTGATTCAATAGAGATTGTAATAGTAAACAAATTTCTATTCCCCGATCCTTGTTCAGTATTCCCACTGTCAATTTTTTCATTATTCTTTTCATACCTCTCTTTGTACCAATTTTGTTCTTTTGATGTTTTTCGTTTGTGACAATTACTACATCGTACTTCACATTTTAAAATTTCTTCTTTTAATCTGTTATGGGAGTAATTTATTAAATCTGATATCTTTTTATCTTTGTCTCTCACATGATCAAATTCTAAAACAACTGGATCTGTTTCACCACAATCAACACATGGATGCCCACTTAAATATTCTAACACATAATTTCTATTCTTATCTCTTCTTTTGTTATTTTTTATTTTTTGTTTATTCTTTTTATTTTCAATATCTATTTCGTCCATTTTAGATTCCTGAAAGTAAATGGGATAAAGATAATTAATTATCTTTATCCCATTATATTATTTAATTACAATTCCAAATTTTTCTATTTTTTATTAATGATATCGTTGATCTACAAATTCCGAATATATTGGCAATTTCTTGTTGAGTCAATTTTCCTTCTTTCAATAATAATTTAATTTGAATTACCTGTTCTTCTGTTAATTTATGATGTGAGTTTTTTTCTCCATAATTTTTTATTCTATAAAAATGATTTCTTTTTTCTTTATTGTGGAAGCTACTATGTTTTGATACACTTATTTTTTCTAAATTCTCATAATAATTATTTTCTTTATTCTCATCTTTATGATGAACACACTCATTTAATTTTAATTTATTATTGTAGAAAGTTTCATAAATCAATACATGAACATTTTTAGTTTTATATATTCCATTTTTACATAGAACCACTATAAAATAACCTTTTTTAGTTTTACCTAATTTTAATATTTTTTCTTTTTTAAACTTCAGTGATTTTACTCTACCAAAACTACTGACTTGATAATCTGAAAAATTTTCTATAGTTTTCCAAATTTCATTATTATTATCTTTTATCATTAACTCTCCTTAGTTAATTTCCAAAAAAATAAAGAGAGAAAAATACTGGAGTTGGTATCTTTTCGGGTGCGCACCCTATTCTCTCTCGATTTAATATTTTAATTATAATTTAATTTTTTTTATAATAATGATATATAATTCTTGAATTTACAAAATCTCGACACCAATATAACCACTTAGGGGCATATGCCTCAATTCTTCTACCATTAGTTTGTCCAAAGACATCGAGTGTCCATGTACCATCTTTTACGATAATAATATATGATGTATGATCAATACCTAATTTCTCAATATATTTTTCAACTTTATTTATATTTCCTGAGTATTCTGTCGAAACTATCATTATTCTGACACTTCTGCTGGTGTCCAAGTTTGTCCACCGGCCATTGTAAATAAACCAGCAACTAATATAATTTCACCATCAATGGTTTCTTGAACACTCGTAGTTCCTTCAGGAACCATAGTTTGTCCAATAGTATCACCTTCCTCTTCAGTCATCTCAACAACTTTTCCAACATTATCAGCTAACCACTCGTCTATAATAGCCTCATCACCAGTCATGATCATTAGATTAGTATATTTTTCTTCATATATTCCTGACATGGGAATATTACAACTTATTTCATTAGGCCATCGGGTAGTACAGTCATCTGACTGCACTACATCATTATCAGATTGAAATTTTACATATACTGTTGCCATATTACATCTCCTATTTATATTGCGTAATAGTTCCTAAATTCCATCCTAACTTGATTATTTTCAAGATCAACAATCTGTGGATGTCCATAAAAAATTCCATTTGTTTTATCTATATGAAGACATTGAATACCAAGATCGGTTATAATATCATGGCCTAGATCTCTAATCTTTTGGCATAAATATGTATCCTCAGTTATAGCAGGTCTATCATTAACTGTACATGTTCTATACCAAGGAAATTCCATTTCTTTAAAAATACTTGTTTTAATTAATGTACATCCAGATGGAAGAACTAATGTGTTGTGAATAATATTACTAGAGATATAAATTATTCCATTTCTATTAATTGGAAAATCAGTCTTTAATTGAAAATTTTCAATTGGAATCGGCACACTTTCCTCATCCATATGCATTCCACAAGATTCTAATGGTAAATATTTACGATAATAAAAACCACCAGCAATATCTGCCTTATGTTCAATTAATTGAACAAGAGCATTCTTAGGAATAAGAACGTCATCATCAACAAAGAAAATATAATCATAACCTTCTTTCAAGGCTTTATTAACAATAAAATTTCTTGCATCTGGAACACTAAATCCATATGGCATTTCAAGACTACAGTCGAACGCCGCTGGAGTTTGCATGTTATGAAAATTTGTAACATTCTTATCTTCAGCAACTCGATGTGGTGTTGCAACCAATATCTTCCGAACTTTTCGATTGAAAAATTTTTGAGTTATTGGATCTTTTTCCATCATCTCATCTTTTGATTTATAATCGATTTGATTGGTTTCAATTGGTTTTTGAACTTCTGTAACTTTATTTGCAGGTTCTGGTAATGCCTGTTGACTCGGCTGTGGTAAAACATTTTGTTGTTTATTTTGTAGTGCTCTTTGTTGATAATTCTGAAGATACTGTGTTGCAACCTCTTTGTTTTCAGGTGCCTGAGCAAATGAAATAAAATTCTTGACGACATGTTCTTTATTTTCAGCATCTAAAAGATCCATTTGTAATAAACGTTGTCCATATCGTTTCATATAACGTTCTGGATGATGAGCTTCCCAATCATCAAGACCATGTTTTACTTGTGGTTCAAGTTCGGCAATAATCTTTTCCCAATTTCTAATTTCTTTCATTCTTTCTTTGGCTGTTTTTCTTTGTTGAATCAAACCAAATTGTTTTTCTTGTAACTCAGTATTTTTCTTATCTAGTTTAACTATTATTTTTCTTCTTTCAAAATCATTAATAAAATCATTACATTCTAATTTATATTCCATTTCTTCAATTTGAATTTTGATTAGTTCTATATCCGCTAATAATTTTTTAGAGTGAAAACCGAGATTTGTAAATTCTTCTATGTGAACAGATGCTTCTCCAATTGCTTGCCAGTACTTAGAGTCTGGTGTTGGATGCTCGCTTTCAGAAAGAACACCATATCTCATTTCAAATTCAGATCTAAAAAATGAACGTTTTGCGAACCATTCTTGAAACTTATCTGCGTGTTCACACATGAATTCGATATCTTCTGGTTTTACTAAATTAAGTTTTTTAAGTTCATTTAATTTTGCTGGTTCATAAACTGTTATTTCGGTAGGTTCTTCCTTAACTTCTACAACTTTTTCAATTTCAATATCGATTACTTTTTGTTCTTCTTTTAATTCTTCACTCATTTATTTTTCCTCATTTATAATTTTAAATTTTAAATTACCACAATCCCAGATACGACAATAACCTTCTTTTGATGTCATTTTATGAGTTCTTGATAAATGAATAGATAACCTATTTTTATTCTCAAACTCTCTTCCACAAATTTCACATTTCATTTTTATAACCTCCTTTCATAAGATTATTCTTTCAAAAAAATAAATAAGGGAAAGATGTGAAAGTCATCCTTTTCGAATCATGAGTTCTATCCCTTATTTATATTATGTTAACTCATATAAAAAAATAAACTCAATACAAATTAATTTACTTTATGTCCAGTAAATAAACCCAAGGTATCTATTAAAAAACTAGTTCCACTATAATTTTGAAATGTAGCGCGTACTGTACCACCAGAAAGTAAATAAAAATCTGCTGATGTATTCATGGTATGTATAGCTGACATTCCAGCAGTAAAATATCTTTCATCTAGTACACCGTTATATCCAGATACGTCATTTATATAAAGAGAAAAAAAACCACTAGTTGGATTAGCATAACCACTAGATCTAATCATACAATCAAAATGATATACTCCTTCGGTTGGAGCAATAAATGAAGATGAATTAAATATTGATCCGATATCATATGATTCATCCCAAATAATTACATGATCACTATCATCATTTATTATTGTGGGATCTAATGGATCTGCACCAAATGCATACATTGTTCCAGCAGAACCACTATATCCCGATATTCCTGAATAACCAGAATATCCACTAATACCACTATATCCCGATATTCCTGAATAACCAGAATATCCACTAATACCACTATATCCCGATATTCCTGAATAACCAGAATATCCACTATATCCTGAAATTCCCGAATAACCACTATATCCTGAAATACCAGAATAACCACTATATCCTGATGTACCAGTTACCACATGCAGTACATTAAACCATATCGATACGGTTGTACCAACAATATTTAGACAAACACCTACTGCTTGTGATTGATTTGGAGCTATAGGAGAAATATTGGTTGTTGTTCCAGCTTCAGTATCTGATAAATAAAGAAGATCACCAATTGATGGCACAATACCAGTTTCAAGACGAACTCCATCAACTCGTCCAGATGTTTTTATTTTTCCTGTTCCATTTGATCCTAATCCAACACTAATAACAACAGCTTGTGCTAATGTTGTACTATCATCAGCCAATGCTGGATAAACAGTACCATCAGCACCAACATAACAAAGATCACCAATAGTACAATTGGTCGTGTCGATTATATCACGTACTGAATCTACTACTTCAAACTCTGTTTGAGTACCAAAATATAAACTGGCCTTATCTTTAACATAGACAAATCTACCTTCATCACTATTTACATCAAATGTTGAAGGAACAGAATTCTCTAATCCAGGATATATTTGAGTATAAGTTCTTTTACCAATTGTTGGTTCTAATGGATCAACATCATGAACTGAATCAATATAAAATGAACCGCTAAATAAAACACGCACAGATTTCAAGAATACATGTTTTGTAGAATCAAATAATGAATGATCTGTTGGTTTTATTATTTTAATACTCATTTGGGGAGGTGGTATTGATTTTGCATATTCATAATTTGCAACTATCCAGTAATAACCAGCTTCATTAAATGGTGTACCAGAAACATAGAAATCAGATTCTGTCATATCAACAGTAAAATCAGTATCAACTCTAATTAGTATATCATCTTTAAATAATTCACCTGCTGTAACAACTAAATGGTCTGTGGGTGATGTTGAATCAATTATAACATCAAGAGCATGAGGAGAATGAAGACAATCATTCCCTCGTGTTATCATTTGAGTTAGTCTACTAACTATATTTGAGTTATAATTACTAAAAGGATCTATACTCCTATTTTGTGACGGATATATATTAGCCATTATAATACTCCTGTAAACGGAATCTTGTGTCCATAGAAATATGTAGCACCCGATCCACTAAGTATCTTTATGCTACTTCCAAATCCAGTACTTAACCAAGTAATTTTAACATAATCATACGGTCCATATATATAATCATCTGCTGACATATGTACATAAAAATATCCACTGGTTTGATTTAAAAATACATTCTGAGATGATATTGTTTGTCCATTATGAATCATGGCGAAATATAAATTACCACTTGCTCCTGATGGATAACTACCTCCAAGTTGACAGTGAAAATTATATATTCCTGATGTTGATGGCGCATATGATACACCATTCCATCCAATACCACCAGCAGTTACATCATATTGTTCATTTCCAAATAATATTGTTCCAGAATCTTCCGAATTTAAATAATAAGTTAAGTTAGCTTGAAATGCCCTGAAATAAACAGGTGAATCATAGCCCGATAAACCACGTTGTCCTGAATATCCAGATACACCAGAATATCCAGATCGTCCACTAACACCACTATACCCACTAATACCACTGTATCCACTAACGCCACTATATCCACTAACACCACTATATCCAGAAACTCCAGAATAACCCGATAATCCAGAAAAACCTAATGGACCAATTTGTCCAGAATAACCTGAAATACCCGAAAATCCAGAAAAACCTGACACACCAGATGCACCCTGTAGACCTAATATTGCATCATTAAATAATGAAGGCATTAACCAGAGTGAAATTTCAGTAGCTGAATCGGTTAACGATCTACCAATTAATTGTACTTGATTTGGAATATTCGGTGCCCCATCTATAACGGTACCAGGATCATTTCCTGACAAATATACTAAATCACCTACATGAATATGATATCCTGTTTCAACAGGAACGTGGTCAACACGACCAGCTAATTTAACTCTACCCGTACCATCAGCAGCTAAACCAACATGAAGAACTACCCCAGTTCCAATTGTTGCTGTTGAATCGGCAATAGCAGGATACGCCTTACCATCATCTCCAACATAACAAACATCACCTAATTCACAGTTGGTAGTATCAATTATATCACGTACTGAATCAACAGGTTCGAATGAATCATCTACACCAAAATATAAACCAGCTCTATTTCGAACATAAATAAATCTACCTTCATCTGTATTTAGATTGAATGTTGAAGGAACAGAATTCTCTAATCCAGGATATATTTGAGTATAAGTTCTTTTGCCAATTATTGGTTCAAGTGGATCATAATCATGAAGTGATTCTATTTCCTGTTTACCAGTGACAGAATTATGTTTAACTTTCACAGCTTTTAAAAATAAATAACTTTCTGTTAAAAGATTATGTTGACTGGGTTTAAATATCCGAATAGACATTTGTGGAGCAGGTTTTGATTTAACATAATTATAGTGTGCTACAATCCAGTAGTATCCTTCCTCATTCCATGCAATTCCTGTATAAAAATCTTGGTCTGTCATGTCAACTCTAAAATCTGAATCAACACTTATTATAACATCATCTTTGAATAGAGTTCCAGTAGTTACAATAATATAAGTTAAAGGTGATGTACTATCAATTTCTACATCACATGCATGTGGAGAATGAAGACTATCAATATTTCTGGTTATCATTCTTGTAAGTCTACTAACCACATTAGAATCATAATTAGCATAAGGATCTATGGCGCGACTTTGTTGAGGAAAAATATTTGCCATCAACTTTCTCCTATATTTTAATATTTGTCCATATTTTTTCTGTTTTTATAGCTGAAATTGTTGTTCTATTAACACCAAACATATCAGCTATTTCTTGTTGAGTTAATTTTCCTTCTTTTAATAATAATTTTATTTGAATAACCTGTTCTTCTGTTAGTTTATGGTTATGGGATTTTTCTCCTATATTTTCAGAACACAATTCACTATAACAAATTGGACAATCTCGACCTTGTTTAAAATTACTCCAATTCATAGAATCTTTGTGACCTTCTGGACAAATATAATTTAATTTAGTAAAAGAGTTTTTATATTCACTTTTTTCCATTAATAATTGATATCCTCTTTTTTTAAATTCATTTTTAATTTCTTGATAATTTATTTTTTTCTTATTTACAGATTCTTCTGATTTAAATTTTCCTTTTTGTGAATTTGACATTTTTATTTTTGAAAATTTAGAGAATGTAAATCCACTTATACCTTCTCCACCATCTGTCATATTAAGAAGTGAACCAAAGTTTAAATCAATTCTTCCGATTTCTTTTATTAAATTTTTTTCTAATTCAAATGACTGATTCTCATTTAAATTTTCATATAATTTAAAAACAATTGGTTCTAAACCAGATTGTTTAATTTTATTTATTTTATTAATAAATAGTTGACTTCTTTTCTTACTACCAACTTCTTTATATCTTTTTCCCTTACCTTTTCCAATATACATCGGTTCTGATAAAAAACAAAAATCTTTATAACAGTATTGTCCAGATTTTCTGGGATCTAAGTAAATATAAATATAATAATTATCTATCATTTTAGATTTCCTATAATTTTTTTTAATTCCTTTTTTGAAACGATGAACTATATATATTAATATATGATATTAAACAATGTTTAAATTTTTTATTAACCCTCATAAGAAAGGAGCACCAATGTTACGAGAACTTTTTATTTTACTTGAAGAACTCACTGGTGAGATTGTTAAGTATGATGAAACCTATAATCAGATAAAAATCTATTTCATAAAGTTATTTTCTTGTCAGGCACTGACAGCTCTTCCTGCCATTTCGATTACCTTTTCACCAGCACACAACCAAACAATCTCCGGCATTGTTGATTCAATGAATCATATCTCAATACTCTCCATGTTAAAACTATTTGCCAACTGGGGTCTCCTCCAGCCAGATATCCGAACCAAGTTCCTATCTCTCATTACAGAACTCGAAAAATCGGAAAACAAAACGAAGAAGACTCGTATGGATATTCTGGATATTCTCAGTGAAACTTCGTTTACCAAAAAATTTGAAAATTGGAATGATTACTGTCAATATACCAATTTCATTCCTGATTTTCAACTGGCCGGTGATGTGGATATGTTTATCAAAGAACAAGCCATGAAAGAAATAAAGAGCATCGTCCTGCGTGTTAAATCGAATGTCTCATTGTTCAATGTGGATAAGTACTATCTGATCAGCTTGTGTTCGATGGCCGGTATCGATTGTAGTTTATTTGATTTCAATGAATTACTAAAAACCACAACGGATGAATGGTTTAAGAATTGTACCGAAGGTGTGCTGACTATCAATCAGTTTATCGACCATCTGGATTGGATTACATCACGGTATTTCAAACCAGAATAGTTTATGTTCAGGTTTCTAAATTCATAGAGGGTAATTGTTCCCTCTATGAATTTAGACTTGATATTTTTTCTCGGATATGATGTAGACGAGGCATAGTCGCGGTTACTTCAATAAACTTCCAACCATCACTTTCAAGCATTCTTTTTTTAACATGATTAGAAATACCAGTTTGAACATTGTGCCAAAAAGAATTTGGAAAATCAAAGATTGTTTTTGATTTTCTATCAATTATATCGGTCATATAAGAATAAATAATACAACCGTTCTTATCATATTTAGTAATAAAAGTATTAGTTTCAATACCCTTATACATTGTCTTTAAAAAATCAATAATATCATTCTTATCTTCCATAGGATCTAAATGATTCTTGACTTTTTGAACTTTATTTGTTGATAGATCTTTTATCTCATCGTTTTCTTTAAACTCAACAAGTTCTTCAATTAAAGGTTTATTTAGTATGATTTCCACGGGCTGTTTTTCTATAGTAGAGGGTCTTCCTCTTTTCTTACCTTCAGTATAAAAATCTTTTCTAAATAATGGTGCATTATATTTCTCTTGATATTCATCAGATGTTATATTATGTAAATTTAAATGCCGAGGTGTAATAAAGTGAAATGATTTTTGACACACTTGACAAATAACTTTTCCATCTTCATCATAAAAATTGTTCATAGATTCTCCTATCAAATTAAAAATAATTATCTTTAATTTTTGTTCCCAGAGAAAGGAAGACATCTAAAATGAAGTGGTTTTTAAAACTTGTTATTATAATAACAATGTTGATTGTTATTTTTCTTGATTTATTTTATGCTATATTGATAATTATACCAAGAGTAATTTATATTATATCAGAAAAAATGGTCGATTTTACACATAATCTGGAGGAAAATTTATGAAAAAAATTTTGATATTTATTATGTTGTTTGTTTTATGTTCATGTAGTACCCCTGAACGAACGGTTGATACCATAGTCAATATTACAGGATCTTCAACAGTAACCATTACTTCTGATGGATATGATGAAAAAATTGAAGTTGATGGTTATTATTCAAATACCTTTAGTCCACGAGTTGGTTCCAAGTTTAGTATCAAATGGCAATCAAAAGATGATAAAGTTTCTGTGCAAATACTGGAGAATGGTAAAGTCATCAGAGAAGGTGAAGGTAAAAATGGAGAGATAGTCTGTGATGCCAGTACAGAATGTTTCATTGATTCGTTACGGAAAAAATTATGAAGAATATCAACCCACCGGAAAAGTTTGATCATTTTGTTCATGTGGTTACTCGGATTAAAGATAGTTGTTTAGTTAAAAAAGAATCAAATGTTACCACTCACTGTAATTCTCTATCCCCAGGTACTAAAAAAGATCAAGTCGTTATGATCCCTGACGTGTTACCAGTTGGTTGTATTGTGCTTGTCCAACAAGAAAACGGTAAACTTCGTGTTGGTGTTTCTAAGTTCAATCACAAAAAAGAAACTGAACACGGTAATACTTTTAACCTACGAACTGGTTATAATATCGCTGTTGAAACATCTGTATGTTTATTCATTGTCACTTTACCGGATTTAATAACTATTAGTGGTGAGTTTATTAAAACAATAATTAGGGATCATAATATCGTCGGTGATTTAATTGATATCTGTTCAAGAGAAAATGGTAAACCACCAGTAAATGTCAGATTTAATGAAACTATGAGATCCTTAAGATATGATCTTATGAAACTCAATAAAGAATTTAAAATAATTTCGGATGAAAATGAACTTTTGAAGTCGAGATTGAGAACTATTACACATGCCACGTACCGTTTAAATCGGAAAGTGACAAAACTCGGTCGGCTTTGGTAGTAAAGACGATTGGCTAAATTTTAAATTAATGGAGGAATTTAATTATGTTAAAGAATGGTTTTCAGGGTGTTGATTCTATTGTTCGGGAAGTTGTATACAAAGTTATCGATGGTGTCAAAAGTGAAGTTGGAATGGTCATTATGGTTCCAACCAACAATGGTTATCATCTTGGTGTATCTAAATACAATCGTAATCGGGAGATTGCCGATCATATTCCTTTCAGTCAAGCAACTGGATATGGTCTTGCATATCAAGCATCCGAGGGTGATATTATAATCACGCTTCCTGATCTTATCACCAAAGGTGGAGTTACGTTCAGAAGTAAAGAATTGGCTGAAAAGATTTTTCAATTGTGTCAATTAAGTATTTCAATTAATGTCGAAATCGCGTCGGCTACTAAACATCTTCTTCACTTGATGCATCTCAATCTTCATACACAACTGGAAAATATCCGTTTGAGATATGATCTAAAAAATATTAGTCGCAACCATACTCAACTTCACAAAAAAATTAAAAAGACAGCGAGAAAATATCAATGACAGCATTTGATGTATACTTAATCACAATATTAGATAATGTTAAATATTGTTGTAAGGGAGCAGTCACATTCTCAATTTTTTGTCTGGCTATTTCATTTGTAGTATGGGTAATTGCGATACTTGGGGATAATGTTCATTACATCGTCAGATATAAGTTTTTTCCTATAGTTTGTGCTATAATATTAACATTCTCAACAATTTTCACAGCCATGATACCAACTAGTAAACAGATGGCTGTTATTTATATTGTTCCGAAGATTGTTAATAATCAAAAAGTTCAACAACTACCATCACACTTAATGAAATTACTCGATGACTATATCGAAAATCTTATCAAAGATGATGACAAACCGGAGGTAAATAACAATGGAAATACCGGCGAAAAGCAGTGATTGGAATTATGTTAAGATTTCAAATGGAGGAAAACGAATTTTCCAACAGGATATTGTTGAAATCAAAGATAACGGACATAGTTATTTATTCACTATAAGAGAGGGTGGAAAAAATAAGATCTTCTCCTTCCTCAAAGAACATGTCAATTTTATGAAAGATTAAAACTTAAAGATGGGAGGGATCAATTTCCCTCCCATCTGAGGTGTTGTATGATACGTTATAATTGTTCTCCATTTATATATTATCTTGGAAATATAATGGGTATAATTTCCATTAGTTTTTTTCCATGTTTAATATTAGTTGAAATTTTTAAATCAATTAAGGAAAGAATAAGAAAATGAAAAAAGTTTTGTTAATAGTTACTGGATGCATCGCAACTTACAAGATTCCAATCATTATGACTATGTTGAGAAAAAAATGTCCTGATATTTATATTAAAGTAATGACAACAAAGAAAGCATTAGATTTTATAACACCTACTGTACTTCAAACAAGAGCTGATGAATATTTAAGTACCAGTATGATTGGTAAGAAAATAACGCATATTGATTCTGTTCAAGATCTTGATGTTTTAGCTGTTGTTCCAGCAACGGCAAACACAATAGCCAAAATTTCACATGGTATGGCTGGTAGTTTGGCCTTATCTGCTATATTAGCAACACCAATGAATGTTCCACGAATTATATTTCCAGCAATGAACAGTAATATGTATTTGAATATTGCTACACAAAAGAATATCGATGTATTGATAAGAAATCAATGGTACATTGTTAAACCTGTTGTTGGTAATCTTGCATGTGGTATTAATGGAGTTGGTAAATTACCTAGTGTGTCTACCGTTGTCGATCGAATACTTGAATTGGGTCGTATTAAAGTTAAAATCAAAGATGAAGCCAAAAATTCACAATTTTGGTTTAGTAATCATGTTGGTGAAATATTTGATGTTGTAAAATGTCATGCAAATATTTCTAATGAATTTGTAACTTTCCCCACTAATGATTATGCTGTTGTTGATCCACTTGATCATAGTAGATTTATTTTCATCACCGGAGACATGTGTGAAGAAATCTGATTTTTATATTAAAAAATCAAAAGTAGATGGTTATATAGGTTTTTATAAACCATGTCCTAGTTTAACTTCTTTTGGTAAAACTAAAAGAGAAGCTTTTGATAAGATCATAGATGCCGCTAGAGAAAAAGAATCTAATAGAGAAAATTTAAGACAATTTGCCATAATGCAGGAAGAGGCACAAAAAGATATACCGAGACTACTTGCTAAACTTAAAGAAATTGAAGATAAATATGAAAGAAAGAGAGAACAAGTGAATAAATATAATTATAAAATATCATGGTCTGATGATGACAATGAGTATGTTGGACTATGTGAAAAATATCCGAGTTTAAGTTGGTTAGCTAAAACTCCTGAAGATGCTCTAAGGGGAATTATTAAATTAGTTAATGAAGTTGAAGATGATATTGAAGTCCAATCTAAAAAAGATCCTGAATATAGAACTAGTGAAGAATGGCAAAAGTTATGTACTATGGAAGTTTATGATCCAGATGGTTGGGATCGACAAGGTGATTTTGATTATAGTTGGTGTAAAGAAAAAATTACCAGAGAGGAATTTGAACGGCGTTTATTTCAGTCAACATGTAAGTATACTAAAGAATATACTGAAATCGGAATCTGGAGGGATAAACCAAAATGAGAATAATCATTAATGATGGTAATTTATTTGATGGTACTCTCGAACAATTTAATGATTGTTTTTTTAATGTCACAACCGATTCAGCAAGAGAGGCAATAGAAGAATGGTGTAAAGATTTCGGATATAATATGAAGATTGAGGGTGAGATGAGTGAGAATACGAACGCTGATAACGGGAGGTAGTACTTGTTCCCGTATTGACAACGTAAGAAGAATAAGTAATATATTCACTGGTAAGTCTGGTACTAAGATTGCAAAATACTTTCTTGAACAGGGTGCTGTTGTTACTCTTTTAAATTCCAGACCATTAATTGAATATGCAGAAGAAAGCATTCGATCACTTGAATGGGATTACATAGATATCAATGTTATTCAATATAGAACATTTGATGAATTAAAGGATAGTATTCAACGCGAATTGGCCGATCAACCTGTTATGACCGGAGAAACACCATTTCAATATGATGTTATAATTCATTCAGCAGCCGTTAGTGATTATGGTGTTGATGGTGCTTATGAAATGGGTTATGATGATACTGGTAATCCAATGATGTGGCCAATTAATGAACCAAAGATTAAATCAGGAAGAAAAGAATTATATTTGAAATTAGTTCCTCTTCCAAAGATTGTTGATCTTATTAAAACTGAATGGGGTTTTAAAGGAATTCTTGTTAAGTTTAAACTTGAAAGTCAGAAATCAGATCAACAACTTATTGATATAGCTCTTAAAAGTATGAGACAATCGGATGCCGATTTTATTGTTGCTAATTGTCTTGAGTGGTATAGTCAAAGAGCAGTTATAATTTCAAAAAATGGTTCTATTGCTGATGTGAATAGAGACACTCTAAATTCTACTCTGTATGACTTAATCAATCAAGAATTATTACATAGAAAGGAAGAATAATGTCTATTACTGTCAGAGTTGGTGGTGTTGTTCTCGGTGCTTTATATGAACGACCAGATGGGAGTATCGTCAGAACATACCACTGGGATGGAACTGAAAAAACTGTTTCATATGTTGATGAAACATTGAAAAATAGTCGCTGTGTAAATCTTGAAGAATTTAGTACTTGGCAATTAAGAAATGATTTATACGATTTTCCCAATCCAACAGATCCACTTCTTCCATATGATTTTGATCTATGTTGGGATATTCAGTATACATCTCAACTAAAACGTGCATTACAATATGATCATCCAGATAAAGATGAGATATTGGAGATGATGGTGATACACAATATAACGATACAACAAATTATGTCTTATGTAGAAAATGACATTGACTAATGGATGATGTGTTGATTGGAATATTAATTGGGAGTATAACAACTATATTTTCAATAGTATTAACAATTTATATTAAGATGAAATGGGATAAAAAGTGAGAGAACAGCTCCTATGATTTCTCATAGGAGCTGTTTAATTTACTTATTTTCCACCCTTGGGTTTGCCCTTCGGTTTTCCCTTGGGTTTTCCACCGCCTTTACCAGCCATTGGAATCACCTCTTTTTTTTAAATATAAAAATAAAAAATTATTTTTTTTATTTTAATTACGCACCAATAGACAGCGTACAAATACCCAAAGGTCTTACAAGACTCGTAGCATACCTTGACAGAACTGTCAACGTAGGAGTGTAAGATAATGGATATGGGTGTAAAATTGCAGGAACATACGGACAGTATAAGTATATACATTTCAACTCTTCAACTGGCTTATAGATAACAATCATAGTACCTTGTGAAACAACAGCACTAGTCAATACTCTCCATTTGCCACCAGCAACAACAGCAGAACGATAACCTAACTCACCATCAGCATAAGACGTACCAGTATAGTTGAATCCCTGAAGATCTTCAAGAATAGCAACATCAAGTGGATTAGCCAAAATGGTATTACCTGACTCTAAATGGGTATCATTATAGATCTGAGCTGACAATTCGTTCAACACAGGTATAATGTTTTCATGCCAGTATTTTTCGCCCCAAGTATAGGTTCCGGGAGGAGTCCTATTGAATGTACCAGTATGAGTTGCACCAGGATTCAATCTGGTATTACCAGTAATCAAGGCGTTAACAATCTCACGATCGATATCAAGAGCAATCTGCTGACCAAGAATATTTACAATTTCAGCTTGCATAGATATGTCGAACAATGCTCGCATATCCTGTTCCATGTTGATGGTCCAAGCCGCTGAAATCTGTCTGTCTTTAGCATAGAGACGTACCTTATCAATGTTCAAGTTAACTTGAGGATTGATTCGGTTCTCTTCCAGAGACATTGTAACCTGATAACGAATAGAAGTTACAATACTAGTGGCACTAGATATAGCAACAGTACCATTCAAATAATCAACTTGACCAGAAAGAACATCAGTACCACCAGGAGTCGTAACAGAAGAACTGAAATGACCTTCAACAGCAGGAACGATATTAACATTAACCCAAGAAGTACCATCAGTTACAGCGGTAATCTGAAAATCTCTCTCTAAGTGAGCTTGTGTACTGGTTACACCAGCAACATTCAATACATCATAAGCAGTCTGAGGAACAGTCATAGCAGCCGTTACAGGCGTACCAACTGAAGGACCACCAGAAATATCTGTATTGATAACAGGTGCGGTATACTTAGTAGAACTATTAGAAGGACTAAAAGTTGCAGTAATAAAAGCTTTAATCGTCTCAGGTTTATCCATAGGAGCAACCGTAATGGCTTCTTTAGCTACAAGCTTAGGATAGAATATTCTAAGAATAGGCAAAGTCAAAGATTCATAAGGATTGATCTGAAACATCGAATTTTCCAACAGGTTAATTCGAGTATTCTCAGCCAAAAGTTTAAAAGCTTCCTTATCAGTCTTGTCTTTGATAGACTCAGCTAAACTTTCTACATATGTGTTAAAAGCAGTATCATCGGTAATAATATTTCTAATATTACCCGGTTTAGAAGGATCAAAACCACTCATTTTTTTCGTGGTTCTATAGGCTTCGGTAAGCATCTCTTTTGTATTACTAGACATTTGAAAAACCTCCAATTAAGTATCTAAAATTAAAAAAATGAATTAATCACTCAATACTGTACAATACTTATTAACTAACTTTATTGTTTCGTATAAATGATAGTCCAGTTTCTCGTTTGATAAAGTTTCAACAACCCTTAATAAAATGATTGTTTCATGTTTATCGGTTATATTGTTATGTGAAACAAGTTTACTCAAACACTCATATAATTGATTAATTTTTTTATTTTTGGTGTATCTACTAAATAATTCAGTCAACATCAATTTTGAGTTTTTAATTAACTTCTTATTTTTTTTGATTTCTTCTTCCAGGTTTTTAATTTGATTTTGTTTTAATATATTTGAGTTCTCTAATAAGGGATAAATTCCTTCAATTATTTGATTCATTAAATTAACTTTTTGTTCGTCAACATTATCCATATTTATGTCAGGAATTTCAGTATCAATTATTTTCATAATTTAGTACCTAAAGATTCTAATAGTGAAATTTTTTGATTTGAATTCTCAACATCTAACTCTTCTATTTTTTTGTTAATTTTCTCTTCAAGATCTTTTGATTTTTCCAGTATCATTTTTTGTTTATTTATTTTTTCTTGTAAAATATTCATCTGTTCATCAAAATTATTTTTATAGTTTAATTTTTTATCAAGTTCACCAATAGTTATTATTTTCTCAATGATATTTTTCATAAACTTAAAATCTTTTTCATAATTATGTTCCCACTGCTTTTTCGATTCATCATTTATTAGTTGCATCATTTATCCTAAAACATATTATTTTTTTGTTCCCGCACAATTTAAAAACAAAAATTTTAAACCCAGTTACTTGAAAATTGAATTATCTTAGTTTCAACTAATTTGTCGAAATAATTTGCTAAGTAACATCTACCATCGGGTGTACATATTGTAGTTCCACATGAACTTTCCTGAATAAGACTCATTGATTCAAATCTACATTCATTGAAGTTAACGACAGCGGCTTTGTGAGATGGCATTGAAACAGTATCAAATGTGATTATCATTAATGGTGCCTTAACAACATTATAATTCTCACGATTTCTTTCGAGTTCGGCCATTCCACGCATAGACAACCCCGCGCCTACACGATCTTTTAATAATCCTAATAATTTTCTACCATTATCGGTATCAAGCGTTTCAAGTTCTCCCATCAATTTATTACCATCAACTCCATATTCATTGATTAAATGGGAAACTTCTTTTAGTGAAACCGTTGATTGTCTTACAGCATCAATATCGTGATTGCCTGAAGGAAATGGATGATCCATTTCACCCACAAAACTTCTTGATTTTATTCTGTCATCACAACCTTTCATGCCTTCCATTAAAACATTTTTGGGATATATTCTTCTATTTTGGTTACTTTCATCCATTGTTTGCATAATCATACGAAATCGTGCTTTATTTCCAATATTTTTAACAAGTTTGGCTTCTTGGAATATTGCACTCTCAATAATAAAATGTGACATAATTATCCCTCTTGTTCATTCTTCACTTTAGCATTTTCTTTTTTATAATATTCTTTCAGTAGTGAATAAACTTCTAATAAAAATTTATAATAAATAACTATAAGTTCATCAATCATTTCACGAAATACTGAAATATTATTAATCAACATTTGAAATAGCTCAATTGAAGATGAGACATAATTTCTTAATTTTAATAGTGTAGGATCAGACTCGGAATCTAAAAATGATTCAATCGAAACAAGTCTTGAATATATTTTTTTTAGTTCATATATTTTTCCTAAATACTCTGGATCTTGAACTTCTTGTCCTGGAATCATTTCTGTACCGGGTATGGGTTGTCCATATTGATCAACTTGTGGTTGCGTCATATTAGGATCTTGATATTGTCCTGTTTGATTGGGATCAACCTGAGTTTGCGCTTTAGCGGCAGCTTGTTCTTCAGGATCTTGAGGAACAGCTTGTTCTCGTGCCATACCTATAGTATTAAAATAATTAAAATCTTGCGCCGTAGAAAAGTACGGTATATTAGTAGTGTATGTATCTGAATCTGCTGATAGATTTTCAACATCAGAATAATCATCATTTGATCTCGGTGTTAAATTATCAGATGCTGTACTAAATAATTTTTCTAATAAATTTTCTATTAATTTATTCATATAACTCCCTAACTTTTCCAGTTTTTATACTAGAAACTGTTGTTTGACTAACATCGTATTTATTAGCAATTTTTCTTTGACTTAATTTTTTTTCTATGTCAATCCTGATATCAATAATTTTTTGATTTGTTATTTTGTAATTTGGATTATTTTTTCCTTTAATTTTAATTCTTGTTTCTTCTGTAACCGCTCTTCCTTTTCCACTTTTAGATATTTTCTTTTTTGTTTCTTCTGAAACTATTTTATTTTTATTATGAAAACTAGAATGTTCGTTATGTGGTTTAGATTCTAAATTACCAACAAAATTATCTTCTTTATTTTCATTTATATGATGAGCATCATAACCTTCTTCTAATTTTCCTTTGAAAGTTTCATAAACAAGATGATGAATATATTTTATTTTAGATTTTCCATTTTTACACAAATTGATAAAAAAATAATTATAATTATCTTTGATCTGTTTTAATATTTTTTCTTTTCCAAATTTTAATGATTTAATTCGTCCTGAATTACTAATTTGATAATTATTTTCATAATCTAAAATATTTTTCCATATTTCATTTTCTAAATCTTTTAAATCCAAATTTTCAAATATTTTCATTTTATAACCTCCGATTTTTGGTTATTTTCCGAATGATAAATTTAAAGAGAGAAGGAAGTTCGGATTACTTCTTTTCGAGCGATCGTTCTCTATCTCTCTATTATACTTTAATATTGTGTTTGTGGTGGAACTGTACCAGGAACTCCAGACATACCTTGAGCACCTCCTATAGCAAACCCACCACCACCGAATCCAGTGTCTTCTGGTGGAGCAATACCCAATTTCTTTTCAATATCACCATCAATTTGGAAATTTTCAACATCGTTCCAATCAATATCTTGTAAATATTTCTTCTTTGAATATTCTTTTGGAATACCAATTCTTTCTAAACTTTCAATCAAATTAATTGTGTCGTTCATTCTCCTAGATAAAAGTTCAAATTGTAAAGATTTGGGTGTTGGAAACGCTATTGAGACATTATCCAATAATGTTAATGAACTTTCAGGATCAATTAATTGAAATATTTTTTTAATTAAATCGTTTATTTGATTTGTTAAATATTTTTGATGACTAACAATTGTCCTTGCAAACAGTATATTCTCTTCTGCTAATGTTGCTTTCATTGATGCGTTCTCTTCAATACCAATAAGCGGAGGTGGAACACCGAGTGCAGCAACTAAACTATCCCGAACAAACTTAAGTTCATCAACTTTACTTCTAATATCAACACGACCTTCATTGAAGGTTCCAATATCAACAAATGGTTTTCCATCTTTTTGAGGGATGTATATATCCTCGAATGTTGTAATCATTGATGGTATTGTATCAACAGTACCAAAAGAATCCATACTTATTTTTCTTTTCTTGAACTGTTCGCGCATTCCATCAATAATTTTTCTAGCATCTCTTGGCAACCCTAACTCAACACCAATTTTAAATTTCTCAGTTGATCTTGATAATCTTTGAATAGTTAAAGCTGTTTCAAGAGCGATTAAAACCTTACCAAGAAATGTGACCGAATCAATAATAGATTCGCCATAGGGATAATATTTAGTAGATGGAATTCTAAAGTGTTGCATCTTATCTGCTGGAACAAATCTAATCTGAACCTGTCTCCCAAGACCATATTCTGTTCCTCTAGCAATCGTTGCGATAATATCTCGCAGTTCTTTATTATCCCTAAATTCTTTCATGTCTGGAATTCGTTGTTCCAGATTTTTTAATATCGATATACAAATATCATTTATAGCTTGATCTGATAATTGATTTGTATGACTCATTATATATTTTGGAAATACAAGATAACCAAAACATATCGGAAACATCTCACTCTGTAATTTAATAACATTCCTTGGATCATGCATCATTAATTTTATATCAGAGATGTCCATTTTATCATCTTTAGTCTCATTTGAAGACTCATTGAATGATGTATAATCCATCATAATTCTGAGATTATTTTCATTATCATCTTTAACATTTAGTATATCAATGGCTTCATTCTGAGCATACTCATTACCATATGATTCGATTAAATACGCACGGCTAACCAAGGCAGTTTTTGATGAACCAATCTCAACAAAGAAATCACCATAAGCTAAAACATTTTTGACAATTAAATCAATATTTTGTTCAAGTTTTGTTTGCTTAACAACCTCTTTGACCAATTCTGTTTTTGATTCAGTTTCTATTTCAGATTCTAAATATGACTTTGGTTTAATATCAAGTGATTGTTTTGTTATATCATCAGGTGAAATAATATTGTCTACCAGTACTGTCAATGCTCTATAACAATATGAGATATTTGAAAATATGGCATTATATGATTTATATCTCATCAATCGGTTAGCTTGACCATACATAGCAGGACTTGGTGCCCCACCATGTTGCATGAATTTTTGACTACCAAGATTAAAATCACTTTGTTTTGATATTAAACTTTTGAGGAGTTCTATATACCCAAGTTGTCCAGTCTGATTTTTAAATGAAGATATATCTTTTATAGCATTGTCGAGATTAGTATCAATGGAAACAGTCTTAGTTCCGACAATAGATGTCTTTAATTTTGTAAAAGTGTCTTTTAGTGACATCAATAAATTCCTTTTTTTAAATTAACTAATTATTCCATTGAAAAAATACTACTCAAATCTGAATTATCCTTATCATTATCCATCATTCTTTGTTGGGCGCAACGCCGAACCTCATCATCTTCGAATTTAGTGTTAAAATATTCAGTTATATTGAATAATAACGTTTCTTGATCACCGTAAATATATTCAAATTCTTTTTGTAGTCTTGGTCCTATTAGTTTTAAAACCAATTTGGCAAATTTTTTAGAGGCATCTTTTAACTGTCTATTATCTAACTTCATTGCTTCTAATGAATAAATCATAATTTGATCTTTAAAAATTATATCATATGCCTTTTTCATATGATATTCAAGAACAATGATATAATTGTCAAAACTTTTAATCACATCCAAGTTCACGGATGATTCCTTCTTTCTACGTGGAAAAAATAAAAATAAAAGTACAAATATGAGTATAGTTGAAGTTATTGTTTGTAACATAGATTATTCCTCGTCTCTAATAAAATCTTCATCTGAATCATTCACATTTTTCTCCTTTTCTGATATTAAAATCCCATCTATTTTAGACGGCCTCATAATTAAAATGCCAGATGTTGTTTGTAGTATATTTATATTGTTTGAAGTCATTAAATTACAGAAAGTTTTAGCACATTCTTCTAATGACTCCTTATCATCATCATACAATTCAATTGGTTGTTTTCCATGAAAAATTTTTATAATTTTCACTATTGGTCCTCTAAACTATTCATTATCTTCCTTTAATTTTTGTTCCCAGATAATTTATTTTTGATAAAATTAAAGTTCTATAATCTCATATTCTGTAATAGATTCTTGTCTCATTTTTATTTCATATTTTGCCAGTTGTGATTTTGGGATAATAAACTCTACTGGTGTTCTAACTCTCCTACCATCAATAATTATAAATTCTGATAACGCTCTTTTAATTTTAAATAAATATTTTTTTTCAGTCATTTTCAAATTCTCCTTTTATTATTTGTTATGATGGAGTATATGGCAAGGGAAAAATCCCTTGCCATATTTGCTAATATCATCTAAGACGATATTGTTACTCTTTCTACACATGGTAGATGACAATATAGTTAACCCATATTGAACCATTTCATTTTTCTTCAGAATGATGTTTTCCAAACAGTTGTATTTAATTACTTCATGTATTTACATTCTTCAAGATCATCATCATCATCATCATCGTCTTCATCTTCATCATCTTTTTCTTCAGCTTCTTTTAAATTCTCTTCCTTTTCATCATCATCGTCGTCTTCATCTTCATCATCTTTTTCTTCAGCTTCTTTTAAATTCTCTTCCTTTTCATCATCATCGTCGTCTTCATCGTCCTCGTCTTCAACTTGTTCTTGGAAGAGTTGAAATGCTTCCTCAAGATCTGTAGACACATTACCACCAGTACCTAATCTATGACCAGTTGAAGTTTTAAATCCTGGAACACCGCCACCAGAACCAGTCTCGTTTAATTTTTTATCAACATCTAATTCTTTTCCTTCATCACCCTTATCTTCATCTTCATCTTCATCTTCATCTTTTTTTTCACTATCATCATCCATTTCAGCAATCAATTTCTCAATGACAGTGTTTTCAATTTCGATATCTTCCTCAATAGCATCACCACCAAGTTCCCTTTTATCAACAGTCTCGTCACCACCAACTTCATCTTCTATATCATTTTTTGTAGCCTCAATACTATCTTTTGGAACTTCAGAAATTTCATTTTCAACTTTTTCAGATTCATGAATTTCTACACCCTTATCCAACTTTTCACCATAGTAGTATCTCTCTAAAATAGATGAAGCATCTTTATGTGTAGGTAATTCACCAGCACCACTATAAGACAAGATAGCATCCAACATTGGACCTTTTACATCAACAATCTTACTTGCATCAAATTCTTTTAAAATAGATTCCTTTAATAGTTCCTTATAATTTTTCTTCATTAGAAAAACCTCCGAATTTTAGTAAATTAAAAAAAAAATAATTGTGATTCACAATTACCCATAATCCTTTATATTTTGTTCCCGATATAATTTATATATTTAAAAAAATTAAACCCACTACTTTTTAAAAAAGATTATTTTCCCCATATCCAATGAATGAATCATTTGTAAAATTTTGGCTATTACTTTTATTAGGCCAAAAACAGTCAATAAATTTTGATTTACTCAAATCGACTTTAAAATCAATTGATATATTATTAGCCTGTCCTGATCTATTTTTACCAATCTTCATATGGATTATTGTATCATTCATCGGATCTCTTACCATTAGACATATAAAATCACCATGTTCTATTTTTTGAACTGACTTTGACATTTGACCAAGACTTAAATTCTTAACCGCATCTTGTCCATATGATGAACTATTGAGATGTGTCACTGTTATAACTGGAAGATTATAATTTACCGCTAATGCTTTAAGAGATAAAGCCATATGACCAATTTCAAGATCTGGTCGTTCATATTTTATATCATTTCTCAAAACATCTAAATAGTCTAAATATAATCCTAATATATTTTCTTTACCATATTCTTCAGCAACATCATCTAATACCATCATTACGTCAGTTGTACTGATAGTTCCTGGTGTAAAATATTTCATTATTATATTTGAATTAGTTTTTTCCAATTCATTTAAAATTCGGACTCTAATATCAACACCCTGATTTATATCATTAAGAACTTCAACTTTTGTTTTATCAAACATAGCTTGATAGATTCTAACAAATGATTCATCAATCATATTTTCTAAGGTTATATAAACATAAACTTTTGGTTTTGATATATCAGTTGATTCTTTTCTGATTGAACTCAATATCAAATTACACAATAGTGTTGATTTTCCAGAACCAGCACAACCTGCAAAAATATATAATCTAGATTTTTCAAATCCACCATAGAATATCTGAGTGTCTAATAGGTCATATCCAGTTGGTGTTGTGTTAACTTCATCATACTTTTCAATTATTTTTGATAGCACCGGAGTATAATCATCTTTACATAAATCAATTGATGATATTGACTCTATACCAGCACTTCTATTGTTATTCATCATATCAACGTATAATAGTTTTATGGTATCTTCATAATCACAAATTAAATCATCAATAGAATCAAAAGATGACTCCTTGACGCTATTTAAAATTTTATTTATTTTATCTTGATTTGTCAGTAACGAATTTAATTTCTTTCTTAATTTTATTTGATGAACGTGATCTACTATATCACTATCATTTATACACTCACTTAATTTTGATTCAAGAATTGGAATTAATTGGGAGTATTTATTACTAAAAGATAGACTATCAATAATATTATCATCATTTTTATCATTTAATTTCATCTCACAAATCTTATTTAAAATCTCTATTTTATTTCTTAGACTTATGGGGATATCAATACTTTTCATCGTACTATCAATATTTAAAATTTCTACAATATCTCGATATAGCGATTTATTCTTTTTAATATTTGATTGACAGAAAATGACTGAGAAGCAAGTATTTAAAAAAGAGTCAGTGATCAAATATATTTCTCCTTTTTATTAATATGTTATCATTCTATTCTTTTTAAATCGTATATAACTTCTTTTTCTCTAATTCTGTAAATTCATCTTTCATTAAAAATTTATCAACCAGATATTTACAATACTCCTCATCTAAGTCTGTTAACATGTCGAGAGACTTAATTAAACTTGCAGATTTGGCATTTTGTTTTCTTGTAATTTTTTCATTATTTAGTCGTCTGGTTATTAATTCAATTTTTTCATTAAATCCTTCATACTGTTTGTTCTTATAGAGTGTATATAATTCCTCGACTATATTCTGAAAATATTGTGTTATTTCTGAGTAATTATTCAACACACACAACATACTATACAAACGAATATCTTCATAGAAAGTTCCTGTGGTCGAATCATAAATATTTTCTAAATTAATTCGTTTGAAATTATTATCATCTGAGAATTTATTTATTCCCTCACGATATAAATCGATAATCTGAATATTTGAATTTTTATGTCTTTTTTCAAGATTCATTGTTCCAATATTTACTTTAAACACAGAGTCATCTTTTATTATGTGAATAAACTTAGCAATCATTAATGCCTTGAAAATACCAGATGAGTCGTAAGTTATATTTAGTTCGATATTGTGTTTTTCTTTAATATGAATTCGGAACATTTCATAAAACAAAATATCTCGAAAACCAGCACCACCCAATACATGAAAGTTTAAATAATTTCTTTTTGTTTTTATAGTTCTATTAAGAAGGGTGATTAGAGGTAAAACATATATTATACATGGAATAGCTAAATCAGTCGATAGATTGGCAACAATACCGCCAGTACCATGATATTTAAATTTATCAAATAAATTATTTTCATCTAAAATTTTTGTATATATATCCCATAATTTTGGTGTCCTAAAATGATGAATATATATGATTTTGTCTCTGACATGTTGTGGGAATTCAGAAGCTCTAAGATATGATTGTTTATTTCCTTCATAAACATCTTTGAATGTTTTAAAGACAGTACAACCCGGACCAGGAGGCATATCAAAAATAAATGCCCGATTATATTTATTAATGTATTGATTTAGAAAGTTATAATATAAATCCTGTAAGTCTGTTGATTCTTCTTTATTGAGGATACCAATACTTAACTGGAATCCACCCGAATCTAATATAAATTCAGAATTACCATAAAAACCAGAATTTCTACAATAATCAAGAAGAGATATTTTTTTCTTGATGAACTTATCATATCTCTTCTTGCCTTTAAAATCACAACCAAAACTATGCAGAAATTTATTACATCTATTTTCAAAAAAATTTATTAAGTCTTGTTGAGTAAAATTATTATTGAAATTGGGACTAAAAATGAAATTATCAATAATAGTAGTTAGGACTTCAAATCCAGCCACGACATAACCTGATGACAATTGTAGTCCTTTCGTCAACTACTTTAAAATATTCAGATCTTTAAGTAGTACTTCAACTGCATCTTTCAGTTCGTTTAGTGTCCCATCATTTTCAATTATATAGTCATATGCGTATTCATCTGCAAATTGATCACTATCATTATTGTATTTTGTAGTTTTACTTCTTTTTACCATAACGGTAGCTGTATCTGGATAGTTACTCTTAAACTTTTCAATTTCATATGGTTCACGAATATGAATGAAAATGAGATATGGATCTGGAGGATTGTACTGATCATCAATTTCATCGATTGTTTGAATCAGTTTATTAATTGGACCGTTATTAAATTCGATCCAAAGATCTTTCAAATCACTTAAAAGTTTTCGTGACTTGTCGTCTTTTGTTCCATCCCATCCCATAAGTTTGGCCATTTCCATAACAGGTGTAATAGATGAGATATTATAAACAGGAATGTCCAAAATATCTTTTGCCATCTTTACAAGTTCATCTTTTCCAGTTCCACCAGAACCGTTAATAAGTATTGTTCGTCTCATTTTATTCTCCTAATAATTTTTTAATTTCATCTTCAATATATTTTTGGGGTCTGTTTCCAAAAATTCGTAGTTTTTCTTCACCATCTTTTAAGAAAATTATCGTAGGTAGTGCTGTTATATTTAAATCTCCAGCCAAGTCAGATAAATGTCCAACATTAGCTGAATAAAAATTAACTTGGGTATACTGTTTTTCTAATTGATCGAGAGTCCGTTGCAGTGCTACACACTGCATACAGAACTCCGACCAAAAATCTACAATAGAAACTCCTGACTTAATTGTATTAAAATTGTCAGTTGTTAGTTCTTTCATTAATTAGTTTCCTTTATGATTCCATAAACTTCACCTTCAAGAAGCACCTTGAAAATCTTACGGTTTAAGATTATATCCTGACCAGCACGTCCATGAAAAGATATAATATCACCAATATTCAACTTGTCTCTATAAGAAACCTCTTCACCTATTGAGACAACCTTGCCATATTTCTGTGGTTCGTTTACTGCTGTCTCTGGAATGAAAAGACCAGATTCTGTCTTACTCTCAAGAGGGATGTCCAACTCTACTATAATTTTGTCTTTTACTGCTTCTAATGTTCTCATTTTTTATTTCTCCTTTAAATTTTAAAAATCTTCCCATTCATTTAATTCTCTTCGATATCCAATCAATCTTTTGGGGAAAATATTGACTTTCTTTATATCCGCTTTTTCAATTCTTCCAATTTTCCAACACTTTAAGTCAAATCGACTTATAGTGTCTTTTATTTTTTCTTCATCTTCGTGACTAACAACTGTTACAAATCCAATTCCCATATTGAAAATATTATACATCTCAGCATCTGAAACATTTCCTTCCTTTTGAATTAATTTAAATATAGGTGGTGGATCTGGTAGATAATCAATCGCAAATCGAATATTATCTCTCTTGACTCTCACCATATTCATCATACCATCACCAGTAATATTTATGAGTGCCTTAACATCAATATCTTCATGTAATATTTCATTAACCATTGATGAATATATAATTGTTGGTTTTAAAAGTTCCTCACCAAGAGTCATTTGAAGTTCTGGAATATAACTATCTACTGTATATTTGTTAGAGTCGAGTAAAACTTTACGTGCTAACGAATAACCATTAGAATGTAATCCGCTACTTTCAATTCCGATTATAGAATCTCCAATTTTAATATCACTTCCATTAATTATTTTCTCAGGATTAACCATACCAATACCAAAACCAGCTATATCAAAACCAAAATTATTTCGAACACCTTTAATAAGATCTCGTACTTGTGCTGTTTCACCACCAGGAATCGTTATACCTACCATCTGAGCACCTTTTAATAGTCCCTCAGATAGTTGTTCCATCAACTCAAGTTGTGGTGATTGTAGGGCAATATAGTCCAAAAAACTGATAGGTTTTGCACCAAGACAAATAATATCATTTATATTCATGGCAATACAATCAATTCCGATTGTGTCATATTTATTCATCATTTGGGCAATTAAAACTTTAGTTCCAACTCCATCGGCTGACACAACTAAACTCATATCATTAGTAAGATTGATGACATTGGCGAAATAACCAATATCATCAAAAACTTTACCAACTCCTGATGGAATATTGTTGAATGATTGTTTTATATTATCAATAAAAATGTCTAATCCGATAGTTTCTAATTTAGTGTCCACACCAGAATCTTTATAGTTCATATATCAATCCGTTTTAAATTTATATCACCATTAAATTCTAAATATAAATCGTCTTCATCTTCATATAAACATTTGAAATGATTACTCAATAAAAAATGCGTTGTATTTATCATCAGCTTCAAAGTTTATATCACAAGTTAATTCAAATTTCATATACTATCCTTTTTAATACACTCCACACATATATTATTTCCAAGAAATACTAATATTTCTTTTTCTTCATTACATATGTCACATATTCCTGATTCAATCTTAATTTTAAATTTCTGAGGATTCGGCCATTCACCTTTACAGTTTTCATAAATAGTCAAACCGTCGCATACTGATTGTTCATTGTACATAATCTTTTCCTATCTGAAATCATGAATTAGATGTAATCTACTTGAAATATTAAACTTATATTTATCCGCAGCCTCAAGAACAACTTTCATATTCTTAATAATATCTTCTTTGGTTGAACCCATAGGTTGTAAATAAACACTGTCTCTGTATTTAGTAATCTTATTTAAATATTTTTCCACAAAGGGATTAGTTCCATCATATAAAACTTTTATAATTAAATTTCTACCAATCAAGTTCATAAAGACATCAGTTGGGTCACTAAATAGATCTTTATCATTGAAGATCTTTGGCGAATAGACAAAATAAATATTTTTATTATTTTTTACATATTGATAAAGTTCCTCTAATTTATAACCATTTGTTTCAATATACATCTCGGAATATTTTAATTTATTTGATAATAATATTGTTTGATGAAAATTTTTATCAAATGTTACTTCACCACCTGTTATGAGAAGATTGGCACATTCAACATCTATCAATTTTTGAATATCTTCTAATTTATATTCACCTTCCTCATAATATTTCATTTTATTTTTTGTATCACAATACCAACAATCACGATTACATTCTTTGAATCTTATTAATACAACTCTTTTTCCTGAAAATAACCCTTCTCCTTGATAGGTTGAAAAACACTCAATTGCTTTTATTGACATATCACTTTTCATATTTTCACATGTTTCCATAATTTTCCTCTCTTTATTTTTGAAATTGTCATTTTACCAACTCCAAATATATCAGCTATTTCTTCTTGAGTTAATATTCCCTCTTTTAATAATAATTTTATCTGGATAACTTGTTCTTCTGTTAGTTTATGATGTGGATTATTTTCACCTTTATTATCGAAATGATTTTTACTTATCATCATTTTTGTTTTTGTAGATAAATATTTTCCAAACATAGGATTGTTTTCTCCTTTGTTGTGTAAACTTAAGTGATCTAATTTAGTCATTCTTTCTAAATTTTTATAATAATTATTTTCTTTATTCCCATCTTTGTGATGAATACACTCATTTGATTTTAATTTGTAATTATTATAAATTTCAAAAACAAGTATATGAACTAATTTTGTTTTTTTATTTTTATTTTTAGATAAAACAACACAAAAATATTTTCTACTATTTTTACCTTGTTTTAATACTCTTTCTTTTCCAAATTTTAATGATTTAACCCTTCCTAAATTACTAATAGAATAATCTGGGTATTCTTTTATAGTTCTCCAAACTTCTACATCTAAATCTTGTAAATCTAAATTTTCATAAATTTTCATTTTATAATCTCCGATAATCATTCCGAATGAATAATAAAGAGAGAAGGAAGTTTCGGAATACTTCTTTTCGAGCTTAAGTCTCTATCTCTCTTTTATATTTTGTTATCATCCATGATAAAATAATTCCATATCAAATTAAATTTTTACTAATTCAACTGGTTTAATAATTGGTGCTAATAACTGACTGTAACGATCAATCCAGTGAAACTTTAACATCTCTTTCATATCTGGGATAAAATATTCAGGAAGTCTGGATTCTTCATCCGGTACACATATGGTTTCTAAAGTTTTACCACCAGATACAAATATTTTATTATAATTCTCAATAACATTCTTTGGTGTCTTTGAAATATCTATGCCATTAATTTTAAATAAATATCCACGAACACCACATTCGAATGAATTATATAATAAATCGTTCCAGTTCATCATTGCGTAAATTCCTTGAGGAATAACTTTATATTCATCTAATTTTTTCTTCCAACCACTTGGTCTTGCAACAGTTTTATCACCACATCGAATTCTTTTAATGAATTCATATTCTTTCTCCTTGACATATGACATAATTTGATTAAATGATATTTTTTCAGATTTTAAAATAATATCAAGAAGTTCTTTCATACAATCTTTTGTATATGATGAAAAATCACGACGTTTTATTTCTAATCCAGTAATTGTCATTTCATCAACACGTTTATTCTCTTGAAATATTACATAGAGTGCGTAGTGTTTCTTGCTAACAAATAAACCTCTCGAACACATCAATTCATTTTTAATTTTTAATCGATTTTTATCAATTGGAACATTATGTCTATTTATTATTCTTGAAACAACTTGATTGTTTATAAAATTTTGAATACTCGAACAGATATCTGTCATTTCTTGAATTGATGTTTCATAATCTTTACTTTTTATAAATTTTGATAATGTCGCTAATATCGAATCGGTATCGCTTGTAATGATATATTTCAATTTCACATCCATCCAATCAGTGTAGACATTTTCTTTTGATATTGTGATATCAACATCTTCTTTAATTCCTCTCTTTAAATTATCCATATACTTATCAACATGTAAAATTGAATTTTTAATAACTTCTTGTCCTGATAGTGTAATCGAAGATGCCATATCAAGATTAAAGAATCTATAAATATTAGTTCCTAAAATACCATAAAGAGCATTGGCTAAAACTTTATATGTTTTCTGTCGAATATCATATAACTCAACCATATCAAATTCTTTCGCCTCTTTTAGTTCTAACATCTTTCTCTTGGAGACATCTCGTGAACTCAGAAGATGTTCAAGAATTTCACTATAATATGATAGCTCGGTCTTATGATTTTTATAAAAACAACCATTAATTGTACAAATAAGATTTTGATCTTTTATTTCATTTAAAAGTTGTTCTTTTGTATATTCAATTCGTTCATTCTTAAATAATGGATCTTTAACAATAATGAACTTTTCGGGTAAATTATCAATGTCATACGCCAAGTCATAACCGAATCTTAAATTCTCAAACTTCATCAAGAATGTATTAATACCAATATTGTAGGTCAATACTAAACTCGGATATAGAGATTTATAATCAAAATCAACTACATAATTATGAATTCCCATCATTGGTTCTTGGACATACGCTCCTGGAAATTTTTCTTTAGAAAGACCTTGTGAATTTCTGGAAGCGAAATTTTTACATTTCAAATGTCTTGTTACTAAACAGTCCAAACGTCCTGATGTATTTTCACATGTTTTGAAAGATCCAGAACAAATTCTTCTTAATTCATTCAATAACTTAATGAACTTTAATTTATTTTCAAGTTTCTCTAGGAGCATTGTATCTCGAATATTATATTCGATAAATTTATTAATATTATTTCGATACATATCTGAAAATGAACCTTCGAGTTGAATTTTTGTTTCACCAACTTCGACCTGTGCGATTGTACCAAGTTTATAATTTTCTCTGGCTTTCAATTGGAACTCTTTGTACAATGAACACATATCTATCAGAACATAACCAGGAACATTCGCATATCCTCTTTCTTTATCGATATACGCATCTTTGAAAGGTGATATTCTCATTTTATTAATATTTAGTTTTGGCAATCTATTGAAAATATAACACATATCAAAACTAATAACATTCCATCCAGTGATTATATCGGGATTGAATTTATCTAAATCATCCAAGAATGTTATCATTAGTGATTTCTCAGTTTTGAATATTTTAAGTTCAACATCTTTTATTTTGTTAATTTTTGTTCCATTATCCAAAACATACGTTATAGTTTGTCCGTTATATCTGACAGTAATTAAATTAATTGGAAACTCAGCTTCATCGGCATTTGATACACCTTTTGATTCACCAGGATCGACTTCGATATCAACATAGTAAATATTTAAATTTGTGTCAATCGCTTCACCCTTATTGTGAATAAAATAATCAATGATGTGTTTATCATAAATTTTAATATCACCCTCATATGTGATTTTAGAATCTAATCTTTTTCTGTCGGCATATTTTATTGATAATCGATTTAAATTATCATATTCAACAACTGGTCTATTATCAATTTTTGTTGGTGTTTGATAACAATAATATTGATCATCAACAATATAGTATGATTTCACTTCATTCTTATCTCTGAAAATATAAATCACTTGATTTTTTAAAGATGAATAATGAATATCAATTAATCTGTATTCATCAGTATAATATTTTTCAGGAATCATATATGATTGTATGCCCTTTGATGTTGACACAAAACTTTCTTCAACATTGTTCTGTTTGACACTAATACCTAATAAATTCGCGGCTTTCACAAAATCACTTTCAAAATTCATTTCAAATTCTGGATTGGTTTTTTTATTTCTATTCACATATGAAGGATGTATTGTTAATAATACATCATAACCATTCCATTTTATAATTTCACCACGTACATCAGTCATTTTCACTTTCTTAATATCGAATGCTGCTGCTGGTGATGCCCCCATACAAAAAATTAATTTAGGTTTACAGATATCTATTAGTGCTACAAGATTATTTTTACATCTTTCAATTGTCTCATCATCGGGATTACTCGTATTTCCTTCAGCATCAATAGTTTGACACAACACAACATTCGTAATTAAATAATTTAGATTTCTCAAATACTTGTCAAAATATTTTCTGAAAGTTTTACCAGATCTTCCAATTAATGGTATACCAGCTTCAACTTCATTTTTTCCTGGATTTTCAGCAACTATGATTATGTCAATTTTTGATAAATCATCTTTACAGTTCGTCTCAAGAATACAAGAAGGCGCACCTAATAATTTACAAGAAAAACAATCACTGAATTTTGAATTTTTAATACTGAACAATATCGACTCCTTATATCTTTTTATAATTTGTTAAATTCGACAAAAAAAATAATTTTATTCAAATTTAATTTAACCCCATTAAGACTATATATATTAATAGTCGAGATGATAGATCTTAATTTTTATTAACAATCAACTTTAGTCCGTAAAGGAGAATTTTATGTAAAATGGAAAAACAAAATTTTTATTTCTCAATCCACGAATTTGTCAAAAGTAAAGTAAAGAGTACACAAAAGAGGAAAGTAAAAGTATGAGTCGTGTAGATAGAGTTACGGAAAGTGTAAAACAAAATATGGTTTTGGTTAAAGAAGTGTTGAATGCGTATGCCAATAAGTCGATCACGGTTGAAGAGAAGAATGATGTCCTTATAGCCGTTATCGCACAAGACATGATTAAATCACAACGAATCTTGAACGTTGGCTTCGTTCAGGATAGGTGTCCTTCGTGTGCTGGTAGAGGTTTTAAGATCATTCCTGAACTTGTTCAGGAAGTATATTACCTCGATAAATGTCATGGAGATCCCGAAAAGGGTATTTTACCCTGCAATGGTACACACATTCTCACAAAAGTGTGTGAACGATGTCATGGACTGACACTTAGAGAAGTTATCGAGCAAAACAGAGATAAACTGGAAGTAGTTCCATCCGATGCTTTCATTGCCCAACATGGCAATGAAACTTTCCGACTTCTCGAAGCTGATGAGGTTGACGGGAAGAAGTATTCATATATTCCCAAAAAACCATGTAAGGCATGTGGTGGTACAGGACGGTTCTCGTATCAAAATGAAAAACGAACTGTTCCATGTACTTGTGTGAAGAAACGATTATCCCCCACAGGGAAAATCAAAACACATGTCATTTGTTCGGATTGTCGTGGCGATGGACGGATTCTAAGTAATCCTGTTATTTCATCTGAAGTAGCCGCCAAGCTTTAAGGTTTGATTGGTTAGTACGAGTGGAAGTGGAGAGACTAACATCTCTCCACTTCCACAATCGTAAAGTTATTTAAAAAATCACTCAACGAAATTTTATTTTTAACCATTTTAATTTTTGTTCTTTTGGGTTTTTCTAATCCAAGAGACTGATATATATCATCTTTCTCTTTTGAATTATCAATCTTATCGCACAAATACTGAATTTCATATTTTTTTAAGTTTGGAAATTTATTTTGAAAAATATTAAACAATTTTGTTTTTCTGTCTGAAAATGATCTATAACAAAGTTGATATCGCTTTATATCATACTTTTGAACACACATTTTAATAAAGAGAAGTAATTCTCTTTTATCTATATATCTCAAATTAATATTATTCAGATATGTATTTAACTGATAATTTAACTTGGGACACTTCATGAAAATTGAAATCATATATGTCGCCGTGATTGGTGAATCATATTTCAATATATCTGGTTCTGTTGGTATTGGTGAATTTATATTATTATCAAATAACCAATTAGAAAATGTTTTAAATGGCACACATATCTCCTTTTTGTAATTTGTTGATTTGAGACTATTTTTAATTTGACTTAATATTGATTTTGGAGAAATTTATGATTCTTTTATGTGATGGATATACATTTCAATATTTTTCAAAAAAATATTTGACAAGGATGTTACGACCTCTATTTGATGGGGAAATTAGTATTTATCAAGCCATCGGTAGACTTAGACTTGATAATTTTTATATTTATTATTATGAAAGTCAAATGTATTTATTCCCTAATTGTGAGCATGATGCTACTGAACGTAACAAACTTGATCGATTTGTTAATGCGATGGTCACTGAATTGCTTAAAGATAGTTTAAGAACTGGTCAATTAATATGGGGAAAACCAAAATGATATATTATAATGAATATCTTATCAGTAAAAAAAGTAATAAATAGAATTATTTACTCATTTGAAACTACTGGTAATTTATCAAGTTCATTGTATGAAGATTTTGTAGATTTTGGATTTTCAGTGATTTATAATTATTTAAAATCCAAACTTAGTGTATATATTCCTCAATCTGATGTGATTGCTGCAAAATCAATAATCGTTTCTAATTTAACAGTCAAAGTTTTCACTGAGATATTAAAACGATCATTAATAACTGGTATTATTAATTCCGATGTTGATATTAAATACACATCAATCAATAATAGGGTAGAAATTATATGATTCTAATATATGAAAACCAAATATTACTATCAATAGTTAGTAAAAAAAATATACAGAGAGTCATACAAACTATTGAATTAGATGGTATTAATGATTACATTCGTGTTTTATTTGACGAGTGGGGTTTGAATAATCTTTTCAATCAACTAATTAATAATGCCAAAATTGATTATCCCCAATGGTATAATTTTGGACAATTCGATATGTTAAACAACATCGTCGAAAAAATTATATTTGAGTTACTCAAAAATTCAATACATTCAAGTCTGATAAGGTATGAAAGATGATACAATATAATGATATTCTCATAACACCAAGAGTTATTAAAAGACTCATTAATATTATTGAGTTGTCTGGTAGCGATGAACATCCAAGTCTGATTACACTTATCGATGAGGCAGGAATTTACATGTTGTGGCGTAACATTACAACAATCGAAAGAGAACGATATGATCGTACAGGAGTTCGTCTCACATCTCCACTATGTGATGTAGTAGATACTGTACTTTTAAAATATCTTAAAAATTCTCTTAAAACCGGATCATTACCCACTTATCATTCTATGGATTAGATTATCATAGAAATTATAAATTAAGTTCTGGTTTAAAAGAACCGGAACATCACTCATATTAAAATTTAAATATTTATGAATGATATTTGATAATTCATCAATGTTATTATATAAATATTTTTGTGGTAATAATTCAGGAAAAGAAAGTTTGTTGGGTGCGATTGGAATACATTTATTTTCAATCGCATCCATTACTGAATAACCAAATGTGTCTTCTTTTGAAGTTATTAATAGAATTTTAGAATTGGCAATGAACTGATAATAGTCTCCCCAATTATCATATTCTGAAGATCTTTTAATAGTTTCAAATTTATTAATTTGATATTCGATCGTTTTATTTCGTTTTTGAATATCATCTCTTGATACCGAAATAATATTATTTATTTTATTATAATCAACTTGAATTTTAAAACTTGGTTTTGGTACACCAATAACATCAATGTTATTCCAGCCTAATTTGTTTTTGTGATAATTAGTTGCGACAAATACTTTTTTAAATAATTTAGAGTGTCCTTTTTCAATTAACCATTTTGATTGTCGATTTTTCTGAAAATAGTCATAATTATTTTTTGAAGTACCATGACAAAAGACATAACAATTCTTTATGGGTTTGTGATATAAAACATTCGTAAAAAATCCAGGAAAGCTTAAATCAGCTAAGAATAAAATATCATCATTGTATATCTTCATATTCAAAAATTCACTAATTTGATATTGTTCAAATTCAATTGCCTTATCAAAAATTGAGAAATTTTTCGAATTATAAATTAAATTAGATGAATTAATATATTTTTCTCCGAGTACAATAACTTCAAAATATTTTTCGAATTCTTTTTTGAAATCTGTATACCACCAACTTTGATAACGTAATTTTATCGGTAATTGAGGTACAAATATCAATCTTTTCATTTCACTATTTCTCCTTTATTATTGTTTATAAATAATTAACTTAAAAATTATATTGGGTGAATAATGATATACACCATTAAAAAAATTAAGTATATACTTAATAAGGCAAAGTATTATTATTATTATGAACTAAGATCATTGGCAGTACTTGAACAATTTATTATAGATAATGGTTTATCATCAAGTGAATGGTATGATATTAGACGTGAAACTCGTATATATATGCGAAACAACAAAATAAATATATTTCTTTTTGAGGAGTGTTTTGAAGAAAGATATATTCAAGCTCTTAACAAACGAGGAAAAATTATGGATGGAAAAACATGTACACCATAAAATATGCCAGAAGAACCTTAGAATCAATTCTCGAAATGGAAGAAATACATTATTGGGATGAATTTGAGAACTTGTTATCTGATCTCGAACTTAGTGAAGATGATTATGATAATGTAGCCGATGAGGTTATTATCGATTTTCGAAACTCATCTTTGTTCATTATTAAACAAGAACAAATTAGACGACTCATTATTATTTTATATAAGAGTGGTTTAGTAATCGATAGTGTGGAGGAGTAATGTGCTCAAAAACATAATCACTAAAAAGTTTGCAAAAAGAGTAATAAATTATATTATTGACAATTGGGAAATTTGTTTTGTTTTAGATCAACTTGTATACTTATCTGTAGAAATTACCGAATTACATAATATGATGAATGAAATTAGTAGTAATACCACAACAGATAGATCAAGAGATCATTTGAATAAATTATATAAAGATGGATTGTTCCAATTGGTTCTCCAAAAAGAAGTTATTATTGATATGTAATATTCAAGTGGATAGTAGATTACTCTATTATCCACTTATTGTATCCTTCGAAAAGAATATATTTTTTTTCATATTCCCACAGAGACTTCTGTGATGAATAAACTTTATTTAAAAGTTCTTCTTTTTTTTGTGAATTTTTTATTTCATATATATATGGGGTATTCATGTTTATTGAATAAAAAGTCACATCAAATTTATTTCTTAAATATGCCTCACCCACAGCTCCTAATCGTCTATGATCTGGATGAATTTCATATATTGGATCAGGGAAATAAAATTTTGTTGATAAATTAAGAAATACTGGAGGAATTGAATTACAAAACATTTGCATTGAAACTTTTGTAAACTCTTTTAACTTCAGAGCGTCTTGTCTTCTTTCTTCCGATATATTTCCCATATATAAAATTATTGGTGGATTTTCTTCATTTATTATATGATGGTAACACCCGATTATTTCATCGTCTGGATGACAGACACAAATTACAACTTTATTTTCTGACATTTATTCACCTTTAAATTTGAGTCATTATCATTAGAGATTGATATAATTCACTTCGACATTGAGCATGATTCATTACGTCACCAAACAAAGAACTAACCATCATCTTATCGGCATAAAATATTACACCGACAGATTCAACACAACCAGCTTTCTTTTCATTATAATGTTGAATAATACTCTGTGACAACGAACCAGCAAAATCTCTAAAATCTTGTATATTACTATCATCGAGCTTAACCTGATCAATAAATTCATTTACCAATTGATCTAAATCACTCAAGTCTTGATCGCAGATAATATGAATATACAACGGGAATCCTAATGTGTTATATTTTCTAATAATCGCTGGACTGAAGTGTTTATTTAATAATCTTGTATTTGTTTCGTTCTTTTTCATTTCATCTTCCTCTTCTTCATTTATTATACATTCTTTAAATATACCTTCAATGTTCGCTGATAATAAAAGATCATCTACTAATTTGTTCACTTCTCTTGTATTTATTTTTTTCATAATTCGACACGATTTAATATGAAATTAATATTATCGTTTATATCTACTAAGTCTTTATATATATCATTTAGTTCACTAACCAATGGAACAAAAACTTCTTGTGGTACTTCACTAGTAATATTTGTTCCTTGAATACTTCCAGTAAGAGGATATAATTTGTCCGATATATAAGACTCTGTTGATTTTAAAGATTCTGTAATTGATCTTAATCTTTTCAGTACTTTCCTGTATTGACTATCGTTTTCAATTTTCATTTCTCCTTGAATCATTATATTATAATCATGAATTATATCATTGATTATATATCGAAAACAATCATCAGTGTCTTCGAATATTTTTGTTGCCTGATACTTTAACCATATATCATTTGTCCAAACACGATTTGGATTAATAATATATCTTGGTACTGGTTTAGACATGGCATAATTTAATTCACCTAACGTTCCAAATGAAGGATTATAAATATAACCAACATAAATATCACAACTGTCTAACCACTGTTTATTAATAAAAGGAACATCTTCATCAGATGGTCTAAATTCTTTATATAATTCCCAAGGGTCTACTGTTTCAATAACACCATCAAAATTTTTTCTCACATATAATGGAAATTTATATTTACAATCTGATACAGCAAAAGTTCTTGATAGGTATACTCTTTTAAACTTTATGGGTATTTTAAATTCTTTTTGACATTCGGGATTTTCACATATTACTTTTTGAACTTTAAGATCTAAATCAAGATGTATAGCTTGTTGTTGTTTACAAAATGGACAATTAATTATATCGATGATTTCTTTCATCTTTTCTCCTATTTTATGTGGTATCAGTATATTGAATTATATATATTAATATGTGATATTTAGAAAAGGTTTTTCGTTTAAAAATTTGATAAATAATATAGGAGAATAAATCATGGTATATTTTTGTCCACCACAAATGAGTTGGGATGTAACAACGATTATATTCGCCATATTATCACATTTTGAAATTTTCCATGTTCAAGAAATCTCTGAAAAAGAAATTCAGGAAGTACTAAAAACAGTCAATCTTGAGTCTGGTGAATTTCCCGTTGTATTCATATCACACGCGTGTACCGAGACCGATACTGTTGAGCATTACCAAACAACATTCGAAGTGTGTGATATTGGAAGATTGGGATTTCCAAAATTTGAGAAGCATGATCAAATTATTATATTAGGTAACATTGCTCACATACTTATAACACTCATCGAAAATTTCTAATATTATGTTAGAGATAAATAAATTTTAATTTGATGTCAAATTCAAAATAGAGGTGCAATAATGATATATTTGACAGATAATGGAGAGATTTATGATCACATGATAAATCATGGAAATATAAAAGATATACGTGGTATGAGTACATATAACATCAATCCTCTTGTACAGGCCAGGAAAGAACAGGAAATAATAGTTATAGTAAAAGATCAACCTGTTTCTAAAGAATTAATCAATACTGATGTATTTACAACTGTAGTTGATGTTGAAATAACTGGAAGTCTTCCGAAATTAAAACATGGTGATCTGTTGATACTCAAAACAAGTGATAGCTTTGTGTATTTAAATATTTAATTTGAGGGGGGGGTGATATAAATAAAAATATCTAACACAATCAGCAAAATTTTAAAAACGTTTGGTATTAGACCATTTGATTGTGTGGTTATTGGGAGTGCGGTTCTGTATGAACTTGGCATACTCACTGGAGATATTGATGATGTTGATATTGTATTATTAAAATCTAAGATATGGGAAGAGTTCGCTAGAACATACAAAGTGATTGATGTCTTGTATGGAAAAGCTGTTCGTCTTGGTCGAGCTTTTCCTAATCCTTGGAGTATAGAATTTTTAGATTGTATTGGTCCACCTGAATTTAATTATATGACAAAAGAAGGTATTGTATCTGGTGGTATTAACTTTATCACATTAGAGAATCTGATAGAGTACAAAAGATTATTAAATAGAAAAAAAGATAAGTTTGATATTGAATTAATTGAAATTTATTTACAACAAAGGAGGTGTAGTATATCCTAAATGTAGTAACACTCATATTGAAAATAATATTATTTGTTATTGTTCTCATCATCTCTATAATATTAGGGGCGGTGGGTGGATTCATAGGAGGATCAGTATATATGGGATATTGGGCGGTACAAAAAATCACACCGTTCATATCCGGTAATGATAATGGTTCTGGAGAGACCTTTGATAACCTTTAACTTTCAATTTAATTTTTAACTTTTCAGAGAGGAGTATTATCATGGCCGATACACCTATTACCAATACAAGTATCAAAGACAGAATCATGGAAAAAGTAAATGGTGTTGTTAATAAGATCTCTGTCTGGTATTTGAATCGGGCATCAAAGAAAACCTCTGAGATTCAGGATCATCCAATCCGGTACATGACAAAGACCTTTGGTTGCTCTGTAATGATTCTTCTTCTTACTGTTGGCCTGTTTATTATCGCAACGCCAACTTTTCGTAGTATGGCCAATGCGATTATTGAACGGATGGCTGCACCGAAGAATCAACTCAACGACCTAAGTAGGCAACTCCAGGAAATGGAAAAGAATGTGGCCAACACCATCATTACCCAGATGAATCGGGTCAGAAATCCAAAACTGGAAGGAATCGCTGTGAAGACTGTTCCTATCAAAGAATCAAACAAAGTCTTTACAGTTATTTCTCCGGTGGATTCAAGTCGGTTAGGCTTCGGCGGTGATGCTGACTATAATGAGTTTGTTATGTCGAAGATTGTGGACTGGGCTATCAAAGAAAAATATGATTCGATTATTTTCGGTAGATCATATGTTACCGCTGGTGGTGCCTCTTTATGGACAGATGGCATCAATCGGGACTATGATACCGATCTTGAGTACTTGTTGGAAATGGTCAAGAAACATGATTGCCACAACACATTGGCTTTCATCATGGGTCTTGATCAAACCAGAGTGCTTCCCGAACCTGTTACCAAGTCAATCCAAGGACAGTTCATAACCAGAACCATGCCGATATACAAATATCGCGTATGGGGATGTGATATTTGGAATACCAACAAGTTCAGAACAGTATTTCAGGCAGATAACTTTCAAGCAATGATCACAAACGGAGAAGTTGATTTTACAGTCTTAGTCTGTCCTGGTTCGAGTAATGAACCGAAACTTATAGCCGTCAATGAAAAGAAAACGGTCGAGACTATTCGTGAGTATGTTAAAAATTCACTTATAACCGTTTCTGAGAAACTATAAGGAGACTGATCATGACAATAGCTTTAATTTGTGCTGTAATATTTCTCTTTTGGCTTGTTCTTCTCGCATGGTGTGAATGGCCTCGATATGTTTATGTTGTACGGCGGCGATGTTGGACTTCTAATACCGACATCATTGTTGCTACATACACAAAACGTAAACGAGCTGAAGATCATGTTCGATCAATGGTATTCAATCGAATCAATGCAATGGAGTGGGATGACCTACTGATTCTCTGTCATGAACTTGGTATGAGTGGTCTTGGTAGACAATCAGTGGACATCCTTCGTGAACTAACAATCGCTGAGATGATGTTCCGTCCAAGTCACTACCATGTCGTTAGATCTTGGTTAAAGATTTATACACCAGAGGCAATTCGATTGCAGTAAACCCTAACAGGACTATAGGAAGAGACAAATTAATTAAAATTTGTCTCTTCCCTACTCCCAAAAAGGAAATCAATGTTTTTAAAAATTTATAATTCAATCTATTATCCAGTCACTGACACCTTGAAACATTTTGTCATTATAGTCTCATTTGTTCTGACAGCAATAATTACTGTCAGATTCATCCAATGGACTTATTGGGGATTCTGGATCGAACTCTTAATCCTGGTCATCACTCCTGTCGCTATTCCATTTATTACAATTCAATGGTTTCGTTATGTTTTTAGTTTTATGAAACCCCGTCCTGTCGAAAAGAAAAGGAGACGTCATATATCACACAAACAGAGCGATTAATGGTTGAAGTACAAATGAAATAGAAGAGTCTGAAAAAGAAACTAAATCAAAACACAAAATCACTATAACTATATGAGGAGATTATCATGAACGCATCATTAATTGGATACATTTCAGTAATTATTATGTGGCAACTTATCTTACTTCATTCTTTTACGAGTAATATTGATAACATGGAATCGTGGACGACCATCAGACTTTTTAATATTTCTCTTGTATGGATAATCTCCATATTTGCTTTAGGAACTATGAAAGAGCTGTGTGTTGTTATTTCCGTATATACAACTGTAATGTTAATAGCCGTCGCTTTTGATAATCATCCTGATTCATTATTAAGTATCTGGAGAAATCGAAACACATTTACGTTTCATAATTAATCAGATATTCTAATATAACTTTCAACTTGGAGGAATAATCATGTCTATACTTCTCGGCTTTCTACCTTTTGCTGTTCTTTTGTATCAACTCGTCATGATTATTTTAGTGGTTGGAATACAGACATTCGTGAAGGATTTGTTGAAATTATGCTCATGAATGGAATGGTTACACTATTAATATATCTATATATGACTACTGGTGGGATCTCTCCAGTATTCATATTTTTCGTCTGTATATTAATTTTCAACATCGGTAGTTACTTTATTGATGATTCCGCAGATAAGTATCCACACTCTCTTCGAAATATATTCATTGTAAAATAAACATCTCTATATTAAAATATATTGTATTTATAATTTTGGTAGGATGTATGATCTTCATGTTTATTCATCCACAGAAAGGATAAGGTGTGATACGAATTATTGGTTGGTTAATTGTGATTCTTATTCTTAGTTACTGTACATTTCGTCCAATAAAAAAACAGTAGGAGTAATTAATCATTGAAATATTTTGAGATGTTGGCACTATTGATATGGTTCGTCGGTTTGATTGTTACATATATTAAATTAACAGGAGATTGAAAATGATTTATATATTAAATCAAAATAGTTCCTTTATCCCACCAAAAGATCATGCGATAAACGTTGTACTAAAACACGAAGTTGGTTATATTAAATATATTAGTATTACCAACCATTGTGATAATATCATGTGGATGTGGAACACGACCGCTCTAACAGTAGACGAACTTGATATATTAAAGAAACATCAAACACTATCTTTTGAATCCATTCCAGTACCATCAAAAACAAGAACCTGTGATAGTGACGATATTATCATTATACCATTAGGTCTGGATCTTTATAATTATATTACTTTCAAACCCATCAACGATAACGACCCAGAATAATATTAATTTCTGGGATTTCACAGGAACTGATATTTAAAATTTATCAGTTCCTGTGAAATATGTTGTAGTCCCACATCCAGCTATTATATTTTTTTAACTTTTTTCTAATTCAAATTTTCTATCTTGAAGATGTTGATAGTATAGTGATTCTTCACTCCCTGATAGCTTCCCAAGACGTTTTTCAATATCACTCAAATCCATTTGATTAATTTTTTTGATGATAATTTTCTTATTTTTTTTCATAAAACCCTTTCTTTATATTGACCATAAATTTAAATTTTTTTGACAGATCACATCAAAACTAAATTCATTTTTTAAATATTCTAAATTTTTTTGTCTTAAATCATCATACTTTTGAAATGATTTCATAAACACTGTTTCTAAATTACTATCATCAAAAATTCGGACACTCTTTAATTTATAATAATTTAATAATCTGGTCTTATCTCTTATTAACAACGGACATCCAGTCGCTAATATTTCAGTGCTGATTCTTGGACAGCCATCGTTCAGGTTAGATGTAACTAATCCGAATTTAGAATGATTTAAATATTCATTTAATTCGTGTCTATTTTTTCTACCGATAAATTCGATATTATCCACTTTATATTTTCGACACAATCTTTTTCCAACATCTTGTTCATTACCCACATGAACAATCTTTAGAGTTTTCAAGAACTTTGATTTTGATATCTGAGAAATAAAATATTCTTGTCCTTTAAATTTTAACTGTGTAAAGTTATTAGGCCAACAAATATCGTGTTTTTTTTCTGAATTTTCTATTGGGAAAAATATTTTAGGCGGTCCAATCTTATAAAATGTAATACAGTTCTTTTTTAAATCTTCATCAGCTTCAACTAATATTTTGTTATAGAGTCCTTTTGAACTTGGATATTTTCGTTTTGATGCTCCAAGATATAATTTAGTTCCAAAATGATTTGGTTTCTTTTGAATGGTATTATCATATTCTGGAAATCCACCACGCCAAAAAGAGATCACTGGAGATTTGTATTTAAAACATTTATCAAAATTTGAAACAAATTTTTGAATAAATAATTTTTTATTTGGAAGTTCAAATATTATATCATCTTTTTGATATTTTATTAATCTCCAAATAATAACTTTTTCAATCTCTGTATTTCTTAATAACCACAAACACTGTGTTAAATAAAAATCCCAACAGTGATTTTCAAAATCCTCTAAATTATTATATTGATGGTAATCTTCTAATATTTTTAAGTCTGTTCTAAATAACCAGAATGTTTTCATATATAATACCAAGTTCTTCCAGTTTTTATATTCGAAATAGTTTTTCTGTCAACTCCAAATATATCAGCTATTTCTTGTTGAGTTAATATACCTTCTTTTAATAATAATTTAATTTGAATTACTTGTTCTTCTGTTAATTTGTGACTTGGATTATTTTCACCTTTTTGTTTTCCACTAATTATTCTACTAATACTCATTAATTTTTTTGTTTCTTTAGAATGATATTTTCCTTTCATTCCAATATGATTTTCACTCATTTTATTTTTATGTTTTTCCGAAAATACTTTTCCAGTCATATGTAATTTAATATGCTCTGATTTTGGCATTATTATTAAATTATTTAAAATATTATTTTCTGGATTAAAATCAATATGATGAACACATTCATCTTCTTTTAATTTATAATTATTAAAAAATTCAAATTCTAAAATATGAATTTTTTTATTTTTTTGTTTTCCATTTTTACATAATCTAAGAAATAAATGTTTATCACTTTTTTGTTGTTTTCTTATTTTTCCATTTATTTTATCATATTTAAAACTTTTAACTCTACCTAAATTACTCACAGAATAGTCTGGAAAGTCTTTTATAACTTTCCAGATCTCACCATCTAAATCTTGTAAGTCTAAATTTTTAAATATTTTCATATATATTTATCAAAACTCATCGTATAATCTGAGAAATCAAAACATATTGAAATTTTACCACTATTATAATCAATCTCTGTTTCAACCAGTGGTATTAAATTTTTATTTCTATACATCCTATTCATTACGTTTGAAATAAAATTAATAATTTTTAATTCAGCTTCTGGTAAAGTACAGTTAAAAACATTATTAGATATAACAGTTGAAATATACTCAATCATTCGTCTCTCATTTAAGAGTTTTAATGTATTTTTATTTTCTTTAAATTCAATAGTCATATATATATAATACTCCTTTAATATTTTTCTTTCTTATTTATATCTTCTTCATCTAATATTATAACATCTTCGCACACATCTCAGCAACTTTACTTCTCTCAGATTTCAACAGTGTTACATGACCAGCAAAATCTACATTTCTAAGTTTATTAACAACTACAGATAAACCATTATTTGTAGAATCTAAATATGGATTATCAATCTGGGATGGATCACCAGTTAGAACTATCTTGGTTCCTTCTCCTATTCGTGTTAGAAGAGTCTTAATCATATGAAGTGAAATATTTTGAGCTTCATCACAAATTATAAATTGTTGTGGAATACTACGCCCTCGTATATAAGTTAGACATTCTAACTCTATCTGACCAAAATCAATTAATTCATCTACTAATTGACTTGCTCTTTTTTTCGAATTATTTTTAGAAAATAAAAATTCCATATTATCATAAATAGGTTGCATCCAAGGTCTTAATTTCTCTTCTTTACTTCCTTTGAGATATCCTAAATCGTTGCCCATTGGAACCACGGGTCTAGTTACCAATAATTTAGAATATAAATTTTGATTAACAACTAATTCAAGTCCTGTGGCAAGACTAACAAGCGTTTTTCCTGTTCCAGCACAACCAATTAATGTGATTATTTTAATATCAGGATTTAATAGTAATTCAAATGCAAATTTTTGCTCTTTATTTTTAGCTTTAAGATCAAATACATTTTCATTTTCATATTTCAATGGATACAACGCTCCATTAATATATCTGGCTAAACCAGAATGATTGGTTTCATCAATACTTTTCAAAACAAAAAATTCATTTGGATAAGATTGAATTGAAGTTTCCAATCTTTTATTCTTATAAAATTTATCGATTTCGGAACTCTCTAAAAGTAGCGTTCTACTTTCTTCATACAACTGAGTATGATCAACAACATCTTTTTCATATGCTTGAGCTTCTACTTTCAGAGTATCAGCTTTTATTCTTAAATTTAAATCATTAGTGACTAAAACAACACTTTTAATATTTTTATTTAAATTATATGCGACAGCTAATATTTTATTATCAAATTTATCAGGATCAAGAACTGCGATTGGAGGCATATAAGTATTATTTGTTTCAATCTTTAATATACCACCAGTAGATAATTTAACCCCTTCAGCTAAATTACCTGTTTTTCTTAACTCATCTAATTTCTTCGAGACACATCTAGCATTTCTACCAACTTCACTTTGTTCTTTTTTAATGTGGTCAAGTTCTTCAATAACCGCAAATGGAAGTATGATATAATTATCCTGAAACGAAAAAATTGAATTTGGATCTTGTAATAGAATATTAGTGTCTAGAACATAATATTTTTTTGGATTTGGCATAAAGTTTTCCTTAAATTTTCATTAAGTCGTTTAATTGACAACCAGTTTTTAATGAGTGATCACATAATAGAAGTATATTTAATACACGTAATCCCTCCATACTATTTGTTTTAGGTTGTTGTCTATTTTCAATACACTCTATAAAATGTCTACACTCTTCCTTTAATGGTTCTGATTTCTCAATTTCAATAACTTCACCTTTTGCTTTATTAATAATAGGTACTTGATTCTCCCATTTTATTTCGTGATTGTATGAAATTAATTTATTCTCTATTGTGTCATCAAATACAATCATTCTTTCACTACCAATAACAACTAATTTTTGCTCTTTAAACGGATTTAACCAGCTAACGAATATATGAGCATTAATATTTGAACTAAATTTCATTGTTGTCATTGTTACATCAGCAATATTATTCTGTAAATATGTCCCGCCAGTTGAATAAATACTTATTGGATAATCATTTAATAACATTAATATTACCGATATATCATGAGGAGCAAATGATAGTGTCACATTTTCACTCGTTCTTATTTTTCCAATATTCAATCTATTAGAATAAATATAATTTATTTTCCCTAAATAATTAGTATCAATCAACTCTTTTAATTTTGTTATTGCAGGGTGATACTGAAGTACATGTCCAACCATTAAAATTTTCTTCATACACTCTGCTTGTTCAACTAATTTCTCAGCCTCTGTTGTATCGAGACATATAGGTTTTTCTACAAAAACATCTTTATCATTTGTTAGGGCTGCTTTTGCCAGATTATAATGTGTCTCAGCAGGAGTTGCTATAACAACAGCTTTTATATTTTTATTATTTAGAACTGAATTATAATCATTTGTGAATGGAATATCTGGATATAAATTTTTATAATATTCTTTTCGTAATGGATCTGAGTCGCATATTAAACCTAAAGAACCCAACTCATAAAAATTACGAATTAGATTTTTTCCCCACCAACCCGCTCCACATACTGCTATATTTTTCAATTTTCATCCTCTAATGTGAAATTTCTAAGAGTATATGTTGCTTCAAAATCTGGTATCTGAATATGTATCTTTAAAGATCTATCTTTAGTATCATAATCTAAGTCAATATTCACAACACTCTCATTTAACTTTCCATGTTCTGTTAATATATTTTTCATTGATTCTTTCATATGATTGAAAGTTTTGTCATCAACAACTTCACCAACTTGTTCAGCTAAAAATTCTTTAATATTTTCAAAACACTCTTTTAATTCATCTGTCATTTTACTTTTTCACCTTTATTATAGTTATCATCAACCAATATTATTGTTCCATCTAAATGATGAACAACAGCAGGAACTTGAGCAACACCAAATTTAATACCACATTTTGATATTTGTTCCTGTGCCAATTCTATAGTCTTAATCATATCATCTGATTTTAATATCGGTCTTCCAATAACAACATAATCAGCACCACTATTAAAAGCCTCTTCAATGGTTACAACTCTTTTTTGATCATCATTTCTTTGTTCGGTTAATTGAATTCCTGGGGTGATTAAAACAAAATCAGGATTATGTATGTCCCAAACTCTTCGTTGAAATGTCAATGTCTCTCTGATAGTTTCCAATTCCAATCCTGATAGTACAGCACCTGCACATCCTGTTTTATATGCCTGTACAACTCTTCTTCGAACAAACGTATCTACTGATATATTATAATGATAGTCGTGTATTCCACAATCATCTTGTATATCAATATCATTAAAACATGTTAATACACTAACACCTAAAATTTTCTTTCTGTATTTTTCATCAATCTTGTCTAAAATATTACATTGAGAATGGACAGTTAAATATCTTGCGTATTCTTGAACTTGATTGATAGCAGAATCTATAGTTCTGGGAATATCAAAGAATTTTAGATCTAACATAATATCTATATCTTTATCTTTTAACCACTTTAAAAAGTCAGTACCACCAACTAAAAATAATTGAAGTCCAACTTTATAAAATTTAATTTTGTCTTTTAGTTTATTTACAATATTTTTAGCTTCATCAATGGTACTAACATCAAGAGCTAAAATAATTCGTTTATTTAATGGATCAGTATTCATTTATTATCCTCTTTATATCTAAGTTGTATTTTTCCTTCTTCTGAACATAGTTCATCCCATGTTTCATTCAAAATAAATTTCCATTCGAATATTTCATCAGTTGTTAGATTGCCTGTTAATACTGAATATTTATAGTGTCTATTATCTCTTAATAATTCTCCATGTGTTGGAGGTTCTTGTAGTACCCAAACTGTAATTTCTCCAATAGGTCTACCAGTATATATATCATATGGACCTTTTTGATCAGATATAATATTCCATCTAAGTTCTATACCAGTTATTGGGGAGTATCTTGGTAAACGAGTATCTTTATTTTTTAAAAAATTCTTTTTTATGTCTTCTTCTTCTCTTTTATCTCTGAAGAAATCTAAAATTTTTTTAAACATTATACTGTCCAAATATATGAATCATCAACTTCTAATTTCTTTGATTTTATATTATAAACATATACTCTTCTATCTATAATTATTTCACTAAATCTTGGTGAAACTTGATTAACAATCACTTCAAAATCTCCAAGTGGTTCTCCTGTTTTTGTGTCATATGGACCATTTTGAATAACTTCAATATTCCATCTTAATGGTATTCCACTTTCAGGAGAGTATTTTGGAAGATCATGTTCTTTCAAGAATTTTGTTTTAATATTGTTTTTTTCTCTGCGTTCTCTAAACCAATCAAACATTATAATTCACTCCTTAAAGTTTCCAATTTAGATAGTTTATATCTCGGATATTTATAGGCAGGTCCATGTCCAAGATCAGTTATATTTTCTTTTTTAATTACATCTTTTGCATTCGCCCATCCAGCAACTTCAAACACTGGAAACTTTCCAGTACAGACAATATAAATATCAGCATCCTTCAGTGTCTTACTTGGCATTAATAATAAATCACCTTTTGGACTTGATGTATATTTAACATCTATCTTAACACCATTCTCAGAAATTAAATCATGTCCACCATGTCTTGAGTGAATTGATAAATCGGGTTGTAATCCCAAGTATCTACCAACAGCTATTTCAGTGGCAATACCATATAAATCTATTTCTTCTGATGTTAATTTAGTTGTTCGTTTTTGATCTTTAATTCCATTTTTTCTATTTTCTAATCTACGAGCTTCACCTAATTTCTTAGCCAATTCTTGATCAGATTCATTTAATACGAGTTTCATACATTCTCCATTCTGATTATATACTCTTTATTTGATAAATCAATTCTTTTATCTGAGTATAATTTCTCAAATCCATCAACAGTTAATTCAAATTTAAAAAATCTAAATTCATAATTCATAATTTCAAATAATTTATTACAATCTATAATATGTTCATGCTCAGTTCTTTTAATAGAAACATTACCAATTTTTTTTATAATTGTTTTTGGTTGTATTCTCATAAAAGTTATATTATTGGTTTCTCTAAATATAGCAGTTAGTGATTCCAATCTAATTTTTTCATAAAGAGGCATACAATCATGTGGTGTATCGCTTGTTGGCCAAGTACAAAATCTTACTTTTGGTATAATAAAATATTCATATTTCGGTATAAAGTTGATTTTAAACATTTGTGGATGATATGTTAATCTATTTTGAGTTGGTTTTCCAAATATATTACAGTACTGCCAGAATTCTAAATCCTCTATCGTATTAAGAGGAAATATAATTTTTTTCCACCACTTATAATCATCTTTATATTCAAAATCGATAATATTTTCATATATTTTATCTGAATCTTCTCTCATTTCAAGTGTTAAGTTATAATGATCTACATATTTAGAAAGAATTTCTTCTCTAGATAGTTCAATCATAATTGTTCTATAATCTTCTTGATTATCTTTCCATCATAATTTTTAAATTTAGTTTTGACAACTTTAATTGATTCATTTTTATTTTTATATTGAGAAAAATCGATATTATCGATTATCCACTTTCGTACTTCATCTTCAGATATTTGTTGTGGTACATAGTTTTCTAATATGAGTAAATATGGTGAAAAATATTGATGATATATATCAGATTTTTTCAATCTTTCAACATTCTCTTTTTCATCGTTTATAAGTTTTCTTAAAACATCCTCAACTTGTTCATCATTTAAATTTTTTTCATGTCTTTGAAGTTCGCCATATATAACTTTTAAAATATTTGTTTTTTCTTTATTTCTCGCTTTAATAGATTCATTTAAATCATTCTTGATTCGTTCTTGTAGTGTCATCTTTATTTAACTCCTCATATATTTTGTCGAGTGCATAATAAATAAAACCATATTTATCATTTTCACCATTACTTATTATTTTACACCATTCATCATCCAGATAACATCTCAAATCACCAAATAATCCATTTGGATTTCTGGGATCTAATTTATTTATTGTTTTATATAATTTACTTGTTGTATTATAATGAGAATACAATGTTTGAGTAATTTCATTTAAATTATGAGCAATGATTGATAATTTTTTTGATAACTCGACATGTTCTTCTTTGGTTAATGGATTTTTCATTTTAGTTCCTTTCTACTTTTTCATAATCTTCTAAATCTTGCCATTTATGACATTCTGTCAGACAATAATCAGAATCAGAATAATCATCACTATACCACTCATCACAATCCATAGCATCACGATATCCAATCCAACCACATTCAGAACATTTATATTTCATTTTTTGTATACCTTCAAGTAATGAACAATCACATTTAGGACATCTATAAATTACAATTTTACAATTATTTTTATTATCATTATAATAATCAATTTTCATTTTTTCTTCTGTCCCTATCCAACCACATTCAGAACATTCATATTTCATTTTTATCTCCTTTATACGACCTTATAATAATACGATCTTTATCATCACCAACAAGGGTGGTTCTCATCCAATAAGCACCATCTTTTTTATATATCCAATCTCTTTCAATAAGATCAGCTATAGTACTTTCAAAAAAATCCATTTCATCATTATAACCATCAGGTCTTTTATGATAAAATATCACTTTTTTATTTTCAATGTCCATAATTAAATCCGATTAAGTACATCTTACCATCTTCTGGTGCTGTAAATTCTTCATCAACAAATCCACAACAACCATCCCATTGATAATCTTTATATTTTTCTACTTCGTTGATATTACTTTTCCTTGCTATTCGTTCATTATCAATACAAGTGTCATCAACTTCTGCTATGAGTTGTTCTAATTTTTCTTGAACTGATTTCGGATAAGCTTCAATAATTAAGTTACCACATATACATCGACAACCATTACATTGAATACAAACTGGTTCTTCACAAACTGGACATAATCTATCATAGAGTTCTATTCTTGTTTTATATTTTGGATGTGAATCTACTGCTTCTTTAGCTTCTCTTAAAGAACAATCAGCTCTATCACGAATTGACTTAATAGCCATAATTGGATTACATGGTAATAATTTTTCTTCTTCTTCAATTAGTTTAATCATTTCACCAAACCTTCTTATATGGACAGTCACAACTATTATTACATATTGGTTCTCTATCGCTGATAACATCATCAAAATTCATTCTTGTGATAATTTTTCCATCTGGTACTAAACTTGGAACTAATTCATTAGCAAAACATTTGTAAGTTTCATAATCATCAACAATTATATAATCATAACGTCTTCCAAGAATGTCGGATTTTTTATAAATCATTTGAAACGAATTTCTACTATTCATTGTGATACAACTAAATTCATTTTTCTTATAAAATTGAGGTCGTAGTATTTTTGGTAAATTATCAAAAAGTTCATATAACTTATTTATAATATATTTTGCCTCATCTAAATCTCTAACAATATAACCAATATCAATATTATGTGAAAATAATAGTAAATAATTTATATAGGTTTTTATTCTGAATTCATATGGTAATTCAGCCATATAAAATGATGTCATCACTTCCATGAAACTTTGATAGTTAGTTATTTCTTTTTTAAATAAAAATTCCTGTTCTAAACACATTTTCCTATATCTCTCCTATAATACATTCCTTCAAAGTTTATTTTTTTAACTTCATTATAAACATTCTTTATACTCTCTTCTCTATCTTTTCCAAGAGAAGTAATACCCAATACTCTTCCACCATTGGTATAATATTTATCATCTTTTAATATTGTACCAGAATGAAAAACATAAGAATCTTTAATATTCTCGAAACCAGTGATTTCTTTTCCAACTTCATATTTATCAGGATAACCACCAGATGACAAAATAACACAAGTTGCGAATTTATTATACCAAGTTAACCAACTTCTTTCTAATTTATTATCAATAGTATTTTTTATAATATCAATCAAATTATTTCTCATTAGTGGAAGAATCACTTGTGTCTCTGGATCACCAAATCTAACATTATATTCAAGAACAAATGGATCATTAAAAGACTTGGTTCCTTCTTTTGAACTTACAATCATAAGACCAATAAATAAAACACCACAGTAATTCAATCCTGCATTATACATTCCATTAAGAGTTGAATATATAATCTTATACAAGATCTTTTGTTCTAAAGTATAACTAATTTTCATTGGTGCTATACAACCCATTCCACCAGTATTTTCACCTTTGTCTCCATCAAATATTCGTTTGTGATCTTTAGCAAGAATCATTGATTCAAAAGACATTCCATTAACGAATAGTAATAGAGATAATTCATAACCTTCTAATTTTTCTTCTATGATAATCTTATTACCAGATTCTCCAAATTTCTTATCTTCCATAATCGTCTGAATGGCCATTGTAGCGTCGATTTTATCATTACATACAAACACACCCTTACCTGAAGATAAGCCGTCTGCTTTGATTACAAGTGGCTTTCCTGACCTCATAATGTACTCTTTGGCATCCATAGGATTGTCAAAGACATTATAATCTGCCGTTGGGATATTATTTTCTTTCATTAAATTTTTAGCAAAAACTTTGCTGGATTCCATTTGAGAGGCTTTTTGGGTAGGACCGAATATTTTGAGATTATTTTCTTGAAACTTATCGACTATACCAAGTGATAACGGAAGTTCTGGACCTACAATGGTATAATCAATAGTATGTTCTTTTGCGAATTTGATTAAACTATCAAAATCCAATATATCAATATCAATACATGTGGCTATATCTCGTATACCAGCATTGCCTGGAATACAATATATCTGAGAAACTTTCTTATCATCATATAATTTTTTACAAATGGCGTGTTCTCTACCAGCATTACCAATTACTAAAATATTCATCATTCGTTACTTTCCATACTGACATAAGTTCGTCTATATCATTTCTCATTTGATTCATAGCTTCAACCATCTCATTTATTTTATTAATTACAACTTGTTGACTATTTGAATAATAATCTATTGATAGTTCATTCATTTTTATTTTATCAATCATTTACTTTATTCCTCTCCTTTACAATTTGCCCCTTCAATAAAGAAAACATCTCCTTCTCCATTTTTCCTAAATTTTCATTTACTCTATCTATTTTAAAATAAATATCGTCTATCTTTCTGTGTAGTTGCATTATTTCCATTTCAGCTTTCTGATTTATTATATATTCTTTTTCATCTCTGATTCGATCTCTGGATTCTTGTCTATTTGCTGTCATAAGTATGATTGGAGCTTGAACTGATGCTAAACAAGATAGACATAAATTAAGAAGAATGAATGGAAATGGATCAAATGGGTGTATAAAAAAAATCAAATTTAAAATGATCCATATCATCAAAAAAATAAAAAAAGAAATAATAAAATACCAACTACCACCAAACTCAGCTATTTTATCTGAGATTTTTTCTCCAAGTGTTAATGGTTTATCAACATCTTTAATCATAGGGAATCTCCTGTTATTTATTAAGTTAAACAATACCAATATTTTTTAATTTTTCCCTCGATTCTTCAATATAACTTTCATACTCACACCTCAGACATGGACTTGGAAATTCTGTACAGTCTCCAAAGTGTTTTCCATCTTTCCAGAGTTCATTTGTTTCAAGTTCTTGTTTTATATCTTTCCATTCTTTTTCAAATTCTTTGGTTTTAAATGCATTTAATATTTCTTCTTTAGAGACACGAGAATCAATACCACACATGAATGTTTGAGATATAACATATAAATGTTCAGCAATCAAATCTACTAATTTGTTATATTCTTCAATTTTTAATTTGATCATAAATTAAATTTTAATCACTTTCTTCTGATTCATAATTTAAACAAGTTTTAATTCTTGGAGATAGTGCTGGCATCATTGTATCATCATTATCAGTGTCCATATCTTTTAGACATAGTTCAACAGATTCATTGGACATTAGATGAGATCCATGAATACAAGTAGAACAAACTTTATTCAATCTCACATTCTCCTTTAATTTCCAATTCATTTAAACTTCCTTTCATTTCATTATTTAATTCTTCTTTAAATTTGAAATTTTTTTCAATCTCTTCAGTTAACTCTTTGAATATATTTCTTTTTTTAAATCGTTCTTTTAAATCTTGAATTGTTTTTTTCGATTTTTCCTCATTATTGGGTTCGACATCAAAAGTTATTTTCATAATATTTTATTTGCCCTTTCTACAATACTTTTTACTCTCCAAGGTCTGAGAGCTTTTACTGAACCAATCTCGATTGCTGATGCTCCAGCCTCTTTATATAAATCAACATCATTTTTAGACATTATTCCACCACAACCCTTGATTGGATAATCTGGATAACAATCTTTAAAACGCTTAATCCAATCAAGTACGAATGGTTTAATAGGATTACCGGATAAACCACCTTGATTGGGATATTCAGGTAATCTGTATTTCTTCCAATTGATCTTATCTGGAAATGAACCATATGGAATTGTATTAGAACATGTGATAATATCACACATAAACGCACAATTTTCTAATTTCTCTGGTGGTACTAAAACATTTATCTTAACATCAATTGACATTTTTAATTCACTGAGTACTGCAAGATAACAAAGAAGATCTTGAATATAATTATTAATAGAAATGTTGACATTAGGACAACTAACATTTAACTGGATGCCAACTTTTCGTGGACAATCAAATGAATATTTGTATTTATAAATAATATTTTTTATTTTCTGTATCTCCTCTATTCTTGCTTTCCGGTCTTTTTCAACAGGAATGATTGATATTAATATTGGTAGATCTAATTTCTGCCATATTCCACTAACCAACATTGATTCTATACCAGGATTAGATACGCCAACTGAATTTATTATAGCACCACTAAATGGATATAATCTAACACAAGATGGGAAATATTTTATTGGTTGTAATTTATCATTAAGAGGAATATTACCATCGCGTTTATTTAGAGTTACAGTCTTTAAAATTAAAGTTGCACCTTCTGATGAGTGTCCTGGTATAAAATTAAGGAACTTGTCGTACCAATATCCGCTACCATCTAAGCCTTTTACACCAGATGTCATAAATACTTTTCCAAATGTACTTATAAAGTCTCTATTCATTTAGTTTTATCTCCCTAATGAATTTTAAATTTCTTTCTCGATTCTCTATTAATTTTTTTCTGTATTCTCTTAGTATTTTTCCAGCCCAAATACAACGATTAAACCTCTGTTTAATAAAATCATTCATTTAATTTTATCTCCATTGTACTATAAGGATGTCCATCATCAACCTTATGATGAACATGAATTTCAAAATTTATTTTTTTATCATGTTTATATAAATAATTATATAATAGATTATGAACCATCTGTATCCAACCTTCTGGAATATATTGACATTGAATATATAATTCGTGTCCACAAGAACACTCAGTATTAACTCCATTGTTTCTTAAATATTTGATAATATCTTTTAATTGGTCTTCTATATTTTCACTGTACCAGTTTTCTGAATCGATTGCTGCTTTCACAGCCTTTTCATAATCTTCTTTTTTAAATGATCCTGGAATTGGTGGTTCTTTAATTATTCTATTTATTTTACTCATTAATATATAATATCCCTTATGTCAGTATCATATAAGGTTTTTTCATTGACAGTGATTGGTTCTAATTCTTCTTCTTTGTTATGACTTCTCATTTCATCGATTGTGAAGAATCCACTTGACCACATAAAACCTTGAATGAATCCTAACCATCTGTTAATTTTTTCTTGTTTATTTTGTTGTAAAAAAATTCTCATTTTGGGTATCATTTCCAAGATGTGATTACATGATTCACTAAATTTAATTGTCAGCATGTGAGTTTTCATATAATCATTTATAAATTCTTCATACTTATTTAGCACTTCTGTAATTTTCTTGTTTGTCATATATACTCTTCCTCTTCATATTTCTTGATCTTATTTTCTAATCTATTTAATTTTTCAATCATTATTTTATTCTGTTTTTCTTCACTTAATTTAAATATTCTTTTTGCTTGATATAAACAAATCTCAACATCAACGAGTTCTTCATGAAGATTCTCAATATCTTTTTTATTTCTATTAAGAGCTTTACATAGAGCTTTTATTAATTCAGCCATCTCTTCAATCAACATCATTGATTGAGATTTATCACCCCATAATTCAATTGCTCTATCTAAAATTTGATTAATTGTCTTATTATTTAAATATTTCTCTTTGGCTTCATTTAGAAATTCAGCATCAATCATATTTAATATCCCATCTTAATCCAACAGATTTTATTTTCTTTTTCTAATCGTTTCAATATAAAAGTTTCAAATTCAGTATCGGTTATAATATCTGGAATATAATCAAGACCATCATTATCATAAATTTGTGATATTATATTAATGACCTTAATTTCAGCTTCTCCAAGATCATTACCAAAATCTTTCTTTTCTATAATATCAGCTATATACTGAACCAATCTTCTTTGGTGTATTTTATCATTCATAATATTTCAACTATAGGTTTCATTCCATCATTTGGAATGGTGATATTGACTTTGATATCATCAATGGAATCTATTTCTTTTAATTTTGTCTGATGTGAACACCATAAACAAAATGATTTATCTTCATAACATGGCATTCTATGATTCCATCTTTTCATAACATGTTCGGCTTCATCTTTAGTATTAAATAAATATATCATGGTATAAGATGGACACGCATCAATACATGCCCATCTTCCCATTCCATTAATTTGTGTTTTCATTAATCACACTTAACCTCAAATTCTACATCTTTTATACCAAAATATGGTTCATCATCATTTGAATCTTTTGTTTGATGTGATCTAATAACCAAATCTATAATATATTTCGGAACATTTTCATAACCATTATACATAGATGTCCATGATTCTACTTTTACTCTGCCATCAGATAATAATTCAATATTGTCTGGTGGATAATTAGATTGATTACCAGCACCGAACTCTCCTCCAATATAACCTTTTTGAATATATTCTAAAAATTCTCTTTTAAATAAATCAAATGTCCAGTTTTTATTATCATAATTAAAATATATAATAAAACTCGCCGAACTACTATTTGTCACGAAATCAATTTTTATTTTCATATATTTTCTTCTTCCTTTATATTTATTTGTTCAATCATCTCATTTATTTTTTTCATAAGAACTTCAACATTACTCATATCAGCTAAAGTAATATTTAATCTACCATTATTAAATTCTTTTTTTGGAAAATCTGTTTTATTTAATTTAGAAATCATTAAAATACTCCATCCATATAAACTGGTATATATTTATCTATCAAATAACAATCAACATGATTTTTACTATTATCCATATATAATTCAATACTAACATTGAATTCTATATCAACATCATTCGAAACAACAATGTCTGGATAATTAGAATCAATTCCCTTGATTACTGTTCCTTTAGATAAAGTAAACTTGTGTGATGGTTTTGGTTTCTGTTCTTGAATTCGTTGACTGATGCCATATACAAAATCAACTGGATTAATTTCAATACATCTTTCTTTTTTCATTCCTGACTGATATGGTCCACCATTTAATGCATACTCTGCGTCTTCAAATTTACTCATTATTATTCTCCTTAAATTTCATCCATGAAATAAACTCGACATAGATGTGGCTAACGAACAGATTGTTTGTGTTTGTAATAGGTGGGTTGTATTCATAGAACTATGTGGGTGTAAGTGATTACTGTGATGTGAATGTAAAGATTCATTGTCTTTATCATCTGTGTTATATTCTTCTTTTTCTTCTTTTTTAACTTCAATCTTCTTTTTAACTGGAATTTCCCAGGCATTGATCCATTTATAAAAATAAGGGATATTTTCTATTTCTTTAATATGATCATCGATACGAGTTATATCAATTTGAACCATCTTTATTTCACCGATTATATTATTATTCCACTCTTTATCAGCATCTCTTTTAGCATTCATTTCAATTATATTCTCCGATAGTAGTTCTTTATGTTCTTCGTAGAATCTTCTATGTTGATCATAATAATAGTCATAACATTCTTGATAGTTCTTCCATCTTCCTATTGGATAGGCAATTATATAGAACTTTATGATTGGCATATATTCATTCATTATTTTCTCCTATAGAAAGAGTGATGTTTCCTTTTTTCTTTTCTTATTTTTATCCGCTTCTTCAAATAACTTCTTAGCTATATTGATAGCTTCACCTTCAGATGATGCCCATACATAAGTTGTGACATAATTTCCAAAAACATCATCAAACATCTTATTTACATTTCCCATTTCTGCGATGTCGGATGTGAAAGTTGTATATTCTTCTTCAGAAAATATTAATTTTCTATTTACAAAATATATTTTTTTGTCTTCAGTTACATCAGGAAAATAATCAACTTCAAAGACTTCAGGATCTTCATCATAACTTTCCTGAGAGTGATATCTATTTTTAAATTCATTTAATTTTTTTATAGAAGTAAATAATCCAACAACTCGTCTGTCTTCACAAACTCCACTATATAGAGTGTATATTTTCATTTACCTTTTATTTCTCCTATTTATCACTCTGATCAAGTTTTTTAGCTTCTTCTGTTTTAAATAAATAAATTGTCGTTACTGGTGGACAGTATGATATACTTGCCCATTCACCTTTTCCATATATTTCTGGTTTCATTATATCCTCCAAAAAAATTTAATTTAAAAATTCATTTATATGTTAATATCATAATATTTTTAATTTGACCTTAAAATGAGAATAAACCAGAGATGACTAAATCATCATCTCTGGCTTGTGTGTTAAAGGGTTAGGTAATGTTTTTAAAATATCAAATACTTCTGGGAATATCCACGCTGTATGTTTATATGTTCCATCTTTCTGTTCTAACAAAATCAAGTATGCGTTATCGTGATGGACTATCTGTACTTTATGCCCATATTGATTTTCCATAGTGGCTACTGGAACTACAGTTGTAGTAAGATGACCACTTCCCCATTTAGCTTCTTTGTCTGTCTCAATTATTTTATACATAGTTCCTCCATTGGTGTGGAGTAATCATTCAATTCTAACCTCTTTTGGATTTGGTAACATAATCAATACATCAAATACATCTGGAAAAATAACAGCACATTCAAGATAGTAGCTTTCATTTATTACTTCTAGAAGAATGACATAGTTATCACCATCATGAATAATTTGAGCTTTGTGTCCCAAATCGCTTTGTAGTGTTGAAATTGGATGAACCTCTACTAAAATATTATTCTTATACCACTTTATAATACTGTCTGGTTCTGTGCGCTTATACTTATACTTATACAAGTCACTTTCAGATTCTTCTTCTGTAAACATTTTTCTCCTTATTTGTTATATAATTTTTTTCCGCAAAAGGGACAGTAGTTGATATCAACACATAATCCATTTATATCAAACATCCATCCATTCTTTAACCATCCAGTGGATGATTTAAAATATGTAATATATTTATTTCCATTTATACAACATTTTGATTTTTGACCATCTTTTAGATTAATATTTTCATCTTTATTTTCTATTAAATCTGAATGTTCATTTAAAATCTTCTCATGTTCAGCGTCATCATTCCACATAATAAAATCACCATTTTTTTTACATATCATATAATCTCTATTTTTTTTAAAATATAAACAATCAATTTCTGATGTAAATATTAGTGGAGAATACCGCTCAGTTATTTCTGAAAATGATTTATCAACTATATTATTTAAAAAATTTATTTGTTCATTAGTTTTCATCTTTTATTTCCCATTTTGTAAATCCTATTTTTTTATGATATATACTTTTATTAATCCATTTTCTTCCAATATCTTCAACAATTCGATCTCTTGATTCTTTTATATAAATTCCATGTTCCCATTTTCTTATGAATCTTCCTCTTTCACTTTTTAAAGAATGTCTTAATTGTTTCTCTGGGTTTTCGTCTGGTGTCATTAATGGAGTTACTCCTTTAATAAATTCATATTTGAATAAAATAGGATTTAGAGATATTCTCGGACATATTGTAAATTCAGTATCTCCATTATTAATTGGTGTTTCATTCTTATTTAAACGAAGACTGGCCAATTTTGGATTATTTTCTAATACTTCAATCATATAATCAATATTAATTGGTCGTAATAATTTAAAATCGTCTTGTAGATTAAAAACATAATCAGATTTAACTTGACTCCATGTCCAGATAATAGCTTTAGTGAATCCTGGTTCTGATGGATATCTATAAACTATATTATCAAAATATTCTTGTGCTGTTTTTAAAATGAATTTTGGTTTTATGTCTTCACCAATTGGATCTATATTAATAATTAAACGATATTTATTTTTATCAATGAACATATTTTGACAAAATGATTCTAATGTTCTTTTTAAAATCTCAGGTCTAATTGTAGATGTCATGGTAATGTCAATCATTCATTATTCTCCGATTAAATATTTTATATGCGACCATGATTTTCCAAGTTTTATTTTTGAAATTACAGTTTGAACAACACCAAACATATTTCCTATAAATTTCTGAGTTATTTTTCCAGATTTATAATAATCCGAATTTAATATTTTTTTAATTAACCAGACTTCTCCATCTTTTAACTTTGAATTTTGGTTGTCTTCTCCTGGTCTTTTAATACCAGATCTTCCTTTAAAATCAGCATGATTTTTACTTATTTTTCTTTTGGTTTCTTCTGAAACTATTTTACCAATTGAATGTTCACTGTGTAATACAGGTTCTAAATTATTAATAAAATTATATTCTCTATCCCCATTTATATGATGAGCATCATACTTTTCTTCTAACTTTTCTTTGAAGTTTTCATAAACTAAACGATGAACTAATTTAGTTTTTGATATTCCATTTTTACATAAATCAATTTCTAAATATCCATCTTTATTTTTCTTTTGTTTTCGTATTTTTCCATTTATTTTATTTTGTTTAAAACTTTTAATTCTGCCTAAATTACTAACTTGATAATCTGGAAAGTCTATTATAACTTTCCAGATTTCATTTTCCAGATTTTTTAAATTTAAATTTTTATATACTTCCACAATATTAATCTCCAATTAAATATTTTATTATAATATTTGTACTATTCCCTATTCCATAAAAAGCATCCCAATTTTTATTATTTAAATAATTATCATTTAATAATTCTTTAATAGAACTTGTAATTTCATTTTTGTTAATCGTATCAACTAATTTTGAATATCCACACAGTATAAGTTCTACCCACTCTGTAGAATTTCTAGTGATTACACTAGGCTTCCTAAAGAAATACACCTCCCTCTGTATCCCGCCTGAGTCTGTAATAATTAACTTGGAATTCTTCTCCAATATTAACATGTCTTTATAACCAACTGGATCAATAATAATTAAATTTTTAGGAAGATCTAATTTTAGATTCTTCAAAATTTTCTCTGTTCTGGGGTGAATTGGAAATACAACAGGAATATCATTTGATATTTCAATTAGAGCTTCAATTATATTTTTTAGTCTGTCTATATTATCAGTATTTTCTGCCCTATGAACAGTTGTTAAAATATAACTATCTTTTTCTACTTTATATTTATTTTTAATTTTATTAAATATTTCATCTTCATCAATCTTTTTCATAACTTCTATGAGAACATCGATCATAACATCACCAGAAATAATTGTCTTATCTGGTTTAATAAGATGTTCTTTTGCCAAATTTTGATATGAAACTTGAGACGGACAAAATAAGTAATCAGACATGTGATCTGTCAGTACTCTGTTTGTTTCTTCTGGCATATTTTTGTCGAAGCAACGCATACCAGACTCGATATGTGCAATAGGAATACTTAATTTTTTGGCTGTTAATGCTCCGATTAATGTAGAATTTGTGTCACCAAATACAACTAGTATACTTGGCATTTCTTTTAGTAGTATTTTTTCAAGTTTAATTATTCCATTTCCTATTTGCTGACATGGAGAAGTACCACCAATATTTAAATTATAATCGGGAAGTGGCACATTTAATTCTTTGAAAAATATATCTGATAAATTAAAATCATAGTGCTGATTTGTATTTATCAATATTTCTTTAATTCCTAATTGTCTTACTTTATTTGAAAATAAACAAGTTTTTATTATTTGTGGACGATTTCCAATTACTGTTGCAATCTTCATATATGATACCTAATTTTTCCTGTTTTTATTTTAGATATCATTGACTGGGAAATTCTGTTTTTTCTACCAATTTCTTTTTGTGTCAAATTTCTATTTTCTATATCTATTTGAATACCAATGATTTTTGGATTTGTTATTTTAAAATTTGGATGATTTTCTCCTTTTTTACTTTCACTCATTTTCTTTTTTGTTTCTTCAGATAATATTTTTCCTTCACTACTTTCACTAATTCTATTTTTAGTTTCTTCTGAAAGTTTCTTTCCTTTTCTATGGTCTTCTATATGTTTTCCGTGTGGTTTAGATTCTAAATTATTAATAAAATTATATTCTTTATCTTCATTTATGTGATGAGCATCATGCCCATCTTTTAATCTTTCTTTAAAGGTTTCAAAAACAAGACGATGAACCAATTTAGTTTTTGATATTCCATTTTTAGATAAACTAACTTTAAAATATTTATTATTATTTTTATTTTGTTTTAATATTTTTAATTTATGATTCCATCTATCTACAATAATTCTTTTAACTCTACCAAGATTACTAACTTGGTAATCAGGATATCCTTCTATTGTTTTCCAAACTTCTCCATCTAAATCATTAATATCTAAATTTTCATAAATTTTCATTTAATTTCTGTCCATACCAATCTTCTCTTTTATTTATTATTTTATTGAATAATTCAAGACATTCATTTAAATATTCAGATAATATAAAATCTGGAGTATCTGAACCGTTTTCTTTACTGTATTGATTGATCAAATATCTTAATTCTTCTATAAAAGTTTTTTCTATTTTTGGAACTTCTAAATTATCAGATTCTTCTTCTATTATTTTATTCATTAATTTATTATTAAAATCTTTTATATTATTTATATCATTTGAATTAAATGATGTATAAAGAGATGGCACACAGTTATTCGATGTTGAGTAACAACTTCCTATTGTAAATGACATCATTTTACACATCAAATTTAAATCTATAATTTCTTTATTTGATAATTTTAATGTAGTACTCATTCTTTATTTACTTCTTTCTTTAGAGCTTGTACAAACTTGTATAATTCATCTACAGATTCTTTATCTAGTGAAAGAACTGGATCTTTGTCCATACTACTAGAACCAGTACAAAAACATCTTCCTAAAGATTCTGTTACAAAATCACACACTTTATTTAAAGTTCTTACTTCGTCATTTTTAAATCCGATCACTGTTTCAGTTTTCATTATATCATCCTCTTGATATCACTTAATAAAGATAGTATTTTAATTTCATTATTTTTGATTCTATTTTGTTCAATTAATTTTTCTGGTGTTGTATTGGTTGACGTCCAACTAGAAAAATAATTATGTACAATAGTGTAAACATCTTCAAAAGTTTTAAGATCATTGCCCTCTAATTCAACTCTAATAACTTTATCGGTTTTCATTTTATACTCGATGTTATCTTTATATTTATACCAGGATTCTTTTTCACTGGTGGTGCTGGAGGTGGTGTTGGTTTCTTTACATTCTTTGGTGGTAATGGATTAGATTCTTTTTTCATAAACCCTCACATTTATATTTATATTTAAATCTCTCTTTTTAGGTGGAGGTGGAGGTGGTAGTGAAGTTGACTTTTTAATATTTTTTGGAGCAGGTGTTATTTCATTTGTCATTATTATTATACTTTATGGTTATATTTATATTTGATGGATCTACTTCTTCTCCGTCTAATAATTCTATTTGTATAAATGTGATCGGTTCAATTCCCTGTGTTCTTAAATAATCTTCAACTTTGGTTTTCTCAATTAAATTTTTCCAAGATTGAAGTACTTCTTTCACAGAATTACTAAATTCTTCCATTATTTATCCCTCAATTTCTCGTTTAAATATAAAATAAATAAGATTACACGAATCAGTAAAGTCTACATTCTTTGGTACTATTGTATTGACTAATTCCCATCCATCTCTACCTAATTCAGTTAAGTTATAATTTAACATCATATTACTATATGTGTCATATATTCAAATTTTTTCATTTTAATTGTTCCTTTATACTTTCTATTAAAGCCAACATCTTGTGTTGTCTTTTTGCAATTTCTACATTCGCGTTAATTTGAGGGCTAACAGAACTCATTGCATAAGCGATAGTGTCTTCGACTATTCCACATAATTCTTTCAGGGTATTTATTTTATCACCCTTTACATCAAACATTTTACACTCTAAATTCGTATTATTTTCACTCTCATCAACTCTATTTTTAAATTTATCAGAATCATGATGTGAGTAGGTATTCCAAGTTCCCATTGATATATATTCATCTTTAAAACTTTGTTGAAATAACTCGTTTTTTGATTTGATAATTTCTTCAGCTTCTTTTTTTAACTCGTCTATTTTTTTCTTATTTGTGAATATATCACATAAATCATCAAACAGTTTCACTATTTATTTCCTCCATTACTTTATCATATAATTTTACTGGACATGTATACCAACATCCAGACATATCAAAACCAAGTTTTTTATATTCTTCTATAATATGGATTGTTTTTTTAACACCTTCTATTGTTTTTCTATCAGCGGCAGCTTCTTTTTTTAACTCTTCTTCAATCTGATTTTTACCAAATAATTTATTAAACAATTCACCAATCATATTTTATTTCCATCCTTTTTGTGGTTGCTCCAGTTCTTTTCTTTTTCTATAATCAAGAGTTATTTCATCTCCTGATTTAATTGGTTTTATAGCATAGGTTTTATAAACACCAAGATTAACTTTTGTCACAGCATTTGGTGTGTATGAATGATTTAAATATCTACCAAATTTGGTGATTTCAAAATCATTTTCCAACATAATTCCGTGTATAGAAATATAATCATCTTTTTTAAAATTTTTTAATGAAAAAACTCCCAATCCATTAATAGGAGATTCTTTAATTTCAAATACTATATTTTTTATTTCATTTCTGTATTCGGACTCATTAATCATATTTACCCCCATTTTAAAAGGTTCTAATAATTGATCACATAAATCAACCAAGTCTTTTCTAATAGAGAACCAAACATCTTCTCCAACATCGGTCACTCTAATCTTATGTTTATACTCATTTGGAATATATTTTTCAAAATTACTTTCCATAATGAGAATGTTATCAGCCCATTCAAATAACATCTTCAAAGTTTCAGAGCTATTCTTTTCCCAACTACAAGCAATCGCGTCTATATTATATTTATATTTAAGAAGAAACGCCATTCCCACACTTCGACTATTACCACCTTGACATATAGTTAATATTTTCATCCAATTTAATCTCCTTTTTAAATATGTTATATAATTATAATTTTGAATTTGACTATAAATTCATTTTTATAAATGATTTGAAAAGTGACAATAACATAATAATAGTAGATAATTTAAAAATCTAATTTGATATCAAATTAAAAATTTATTATCTATAACATAATAATAGAAATTAGATAGTTTTTAGAAACGGTGGAGAACGTTTATGACCTCATCTTCCTAATAAAAACTATCTAACCTTTATTCGCATTAAATGCCAATTCGAAGTGCCTTTATATAATATGAGTATTTTGGCTGGTCGAATTGCCAGTGGAAAAATCCCTCAATATCCAGATTATATTGTAGCGAGTCTTCAGACGAGCATTAAAGATTATTAATAAGAAAAGTAGTAAAATCAGTTATTATACCATCCCCAAATATCTATTATAATCAAAGTAATTAAAAATTATAATAGAAGAGGGGATGGGGTTTCTTAAGGGGAAGGGGGGTTGGAAGATAAACTATTAAAGTATAAAGTTTTTCTTTTATTTAATATTATTTCCTCCATATAAAATCCAATTTCTTTTTCCACCGTTAATAACTTTCATATAACTAAAATTAAGTTTGTTAAAAACTGTATTATAATGATCGATGTTATTTGTAGAGGCATTTCTAGTTCCAACAATAAAATAATTCGAGTCAATCATTTTTAATATACGAAATTGTTCTTCAAAAGCTTTCTCAGTACATTTACCGTATTGAGTTTTACCAATGTGATATATTATAGCTAAGGCTAGTACATAGTCAAATTTACCTAGTTCTTTAAAATTAATATCAGATATATTTTTTTTGATATAAGTCACATTTAAATTTTGTTTATATAATTCATCATAATATTGTTTTAAAAATAGAGCTTGATTATAAAAAGTTTCATTAGATTCTATACCAATAACTTCTGCACCTAATAATGCCATATTAAGAGAATGAAAACCAGCATTACAACCAAGATCAAGAACTCTTAATCCATTTAATGATGTTGGAATAAAAGATTTAATATTATTGAAAACAGTTTGTACTGAAACAACACTACTATAAGGTTCTTTTTTTCCAACTGTCTGAATACCATATATATTTACGTTTTGATACCACGGACCTAAACGTTTTATTGTTTTCGTTATTTTAGATTTATCTATCATTTAATATCTCCAAAACTATTCTATATTATTTCCAACTCCAATTTTTTTGATTACATATTTTTATAATTTTTTCTGTCGATTTAAATTTTGAGTATCCTTCTAAAAACAGATCTATTTTTTCTTTATTTCTAATTCTTTTTAATAATACTTGAACGATAGTTATATCAGTACAAGAACTCCAACGTAATTTTCCCAAGTCAATTAAATAAACTTTTTTATCATTACTCCAAATAGCATTAGATGATGAAAATTCACAGTTAGATAAATACATTCCAGAATTTGTATTTTTAATTAAATTTAATTTTCCCATTAATTCTCCAGATTGAATAAAAACTTCTGGTAGATTCCATACTTTATTAATATCAACACCATCAATCCATTCACTTATTTTATATTTTTTAATATTATCAACAAATAATATTTTAGGAATATTTATGGTTTCTGATGCTATCTTTTGCTCATTAATATTAACTAGATATTTTTGTCCAAAATCAAATCTAAATAATTTTTCATTATATTTTACTTTAAAAACTAGTTTGTCCGTTCTTGCTTGAATTACAGAAGTATTTCCATTTCCTAAAAGTGTTTTAGATAAGTTTGATATTATATTAAAATATCTTCCTTCTGAAATTGGAATATAAAATTTAACTTCAATATTTTTTTTACTCATATTTGAAAACCTTTATTGTTTAAAAACTGTCATTGTAGTTAAATCTTTATAACCACCAGCTTCTCCCATATCAGGTACATGTTTCGGATAGTTCTGCATTAATGCCAAACCATGCGCCGCTTGTTGAGGTGTCATATACATATTCCAACCTATTATATTAATATCATCGTCTTTATAAAACTTTTCACTTCTTCCTTCATATCTCGCCTTTTTAAACCAATCCACAGCATCTTTATTATCAGTTAATATCATTCCTCCCTTTCCAATACTCAATAATTTTTTAATATGGAATGATAAACACATATAACTATCTTTGATATACATATCACTTGTCAATCTTTTTGCTGAATCGTATACTGGAAGTGGTTTTAATTGATATATTCCAGACCATTCTACATCAATAAAACGTGGAATACCTCCTGCATGAATAACCGACATTGGAACTGAGAGATATGTTTTTTTTGGAATTTCAATTTTCATACCTTCTGCTATATTTAAATATTTAAGACATAAAAATATGGCATTAGTACAGGAATCTAGTGATACAGCATATGGTGCTCCGGCGTATTCGGCTATTTCTTCTTCAAACATCTGTACAATTTTGTAAGGGTTGTGTCTCATATATTTTTCCTAATAATTTATAGAAGTATTTTTTTCTATTAGATGTTCTATAAATGAAGCTAGTGTTATTTTAGTCCACATAGTTTCATTTTTTCTAAAAGTTGATTCAAAAGTTATATTACTACTGATATTTTTATAATAAAATGATTTTTTAAACTCATTAATAATTGAATTAAAATAATTTTTTGGTATTTTATAATACGAATGTAATTCTGTAATTGGAATTATTGGAATATTACATAAATTAGGATCAATAAATTTTAATAAATTCATTCTATTATCGTCAGAAAATTTAGATTCAAAAATTAATTTTAAAGAATCAATATTAAATATTGGCATTATTATTTCAGGTTTATTCTGAATCGATGAAAGATATGTAAAATGTCTTTGATAATACATCCTTGTTAAAAAATCTTGAATTGTTCCATTACATTCAAAAGCTTCATTAAAAAATACACCACCCCATATTGTAGTATTATTTATATCATCAACAAAATTTTTTATAATGTAATCAATAAAATTATAAGGAAACCCGGAAACACCATTCACAGATTTCCATAAAGTATAAAAATTAAAAATATTTTTATCAGTTAAAATATCAAAATTTATGATTTGATTTTCATCTAAATCCCAACCAATATATTTAAAAATATCTGGACAATATTTTATTTCTGGAGCTAAACAAATAAATTTTACTTTTCCTCCTTTTTCTAGATAAACTTTTCTTATTAAAGTAGATATCAATCTAGTGTCCGTTCCAGAAGAATGAAAAATTAAATTTGTTTTTTCTATATTCCAATTTTCATAAATAATATTATATAAAGAATTTATCAGTTCTTCAAAATTTAATTTTTTAGAATTATCCCTTGGTTTAAATGATTCCTTTAGTCTTTTAAAATCATATATTTTTGATGGTGGAATTGGTAAAATCTCTTCAAATGCTGTTGTATTTTCATTCTTGAATGTTGAAATAAAATTTTTGTTTATAGTTATCTTATCTTCAATAAGATTATCTATAATAAAAGATTCTTTTCCTGTTAATTTATTATAAAATTTTCTACCTTCATTTTTAATTTTTTCTATCATCCTCTATCCCTTAATAATATATGCCTGTTGTATTCCAAATCCACCGCCAGAATATTTTAATTCTAAATTATAAAAATCTTCTAAAATAGGATTTGTGAAACCATTAAAAGAATTATAATCTGTTATTAACTCTCTCAAGAATCTACTACCAATATAGTATACAGATGAAAAATCTATATTTTCAAATTTATAATTGCGATTATTGATAAATTTTTCAAGTTTATATTTTTTTATATATCTATTAAAATCATGTTCTTCCAATGCTGGTAATCCGACTACTTGTCTTAGAGAATTCAATTTAATAAATGGTTCATAAAACCCCTCTAATATGACCAATAGTCCTTTATTTTTTTTAACAACTCTAAGACACTCTGATAGTCCTTTCATCTGTTCTTCCCACGTTGGAAGGTTAATAAGAACCCTTGTTGTATATACAACATCAAAACTATTATCTTCATATTGTATATCTGTAATATCACCAACTTTGAATTCTATATTGTTTACGCCGATATTAAGTTTATTAATATCGGCGTAATGAATCATATTTGTAGAAAAATCAATTCCAATAAAATCAGAATTTTTATTATCTTGTGCATGTTTTATAGTTGCAAAACCATTTGCACAACCAACATCTAAAATTTTCATATCATCTTTTAAATATTTAGAAATAATATCATATTCAAGATTTAATAAAAAATTATCTCCCCATGATACTTTACTATCACATTTAAATTTTTCAGCATTGTTATCCCAAAAATCTTTTATATAATTTTTCATTATTAATTCTTCTTTGTATAATTACCAGTCTTAGTCATATTTTTAGAATCTATTAAATCATTTATATTATCAAATTTATCTTTACTTATAAAAAATTTTCCTGTCTTTTTAATTAGAACACATGCTACTAAATTTCTTGGATATCCATACAAACCAGAATTCAAAATTATCAAATCAGAAATTTTATAATCACACAATTTTGATAATTCTTCAAAAAATAATTTTGAATAATAGTATCTACAATGTTTTGGCCAATTTCCAATTAAAGGAACACCATGAATTATTATTCCATTTCGTTTACACATTATATGAATATTTTTAAAAAGTTCATATTGATTATTAACATGTTCACTTGTTCCATAATTAGTGACAACATCAAATTTATTTTTTAAATTATTAGGAACTGGTAAATCTAAGTCTATGGCTATTGATTCACCATTACCACTTATATCTATAGATGTGTGATTTACTCCTTTTAATTCATACATCTTTTTTGCTGGTTCTCCGTTATAATCTTGATCTCCAAGTTCGCACCAATTAAGACCATCATAGTCAATATTCAATAAATTTAGATTGTCTTCTTCATATTTTAAAAAATCATTGTTAATTCCCATTGTTTATCCATCCTATTAAATCATTGTAATCTATAACGTTTTGAGATAATTTTCTATTTTTGTCCATCAAATTATAATCATAGAATTGATTAAAATTTACATCTAATGTTTTAATTCTATTTCCTTTTACAACAACACCAATACCAGCATTTCCATCGGCTATAGAACATACTCTTAATTCTGGATGATGTTTTAATATATAAGGAATAATTTTCCATGCTGTTTGACAGTTGATATCACCACTTTCTAACGTGTATTCATATTTTGTTGGTAATATATCATGTAAAAATATAACTCCGTTTTCTGTTAAGTGTCTGACAGAATTAATTAGATCTCTATATACAAAATCTATTACGTGCCATCCGTCAATGAAAATACAATCCCATTTTATATCGGTTATTTTAGATTGTGAAAAAAATGAATCACTTGTTCCACAATACGATGGTTTTGAGTCTGGATTAATATCAACTGAATATTTTATTTTACAAGGAACATGATTAAATACGCTATCTCCATTTCTTAAACCAATTTCTAAATATGAATTAAATTTAAAATAATTAATAATTTCAATTATAACTTTTCTTCTAAAAGGAATTTTTTTCATTAATCGATCTCCAACCACTTTTGCTCAAAATCCATTGATTCATATACTTCTTTAGAAAGTTCATAATTTATTTTTCCTATATTTTTTGATTCACTTTCAATAGTTTGTTCTATGTCTTGAATTGTTTTCCATGAAATTGTGTGTGGCATTTTAATCACATTTGTAATACATGGAATACCTCTTAAACCCAAATCTACTATTGAAGTTTGTCCTCCTGAATAATCAGACAAATTCATCCCTACAAAAACTTTATTATAATAATTTTCACATTTTCCATCATACCATTTATTCATAGGAATCTTTCCATCACCAATTAATATTTTATATTTAGTTTTTATTTTTTTTATTGTACTCCAACCATAAGAATCCATTTGTTTTGGAATATAAGTATAAATCATATTTCCTAATTTTACTGGTTCAACTTTTTCAACGAATATTCCGTTTTTTGGCCAAGTATGAACTACTCCAATATTAGTTAAAAATTCTGAAATTTTTGCTGTTGCTAATATTTTAATATTTTCTTTATTTAATAATTTGGCTGCTTCTTCTAGTCTAACAGTATGTGATGATGTTATAACAACTACACATTTAGTTTTATGATTTAAAATTATATTTAAGTCTTTAAATTTATTATAAAAAAATACTACTGGTTCATTAGGGTTGGTATACTCAACGAAATTAAATAATGAAAACCATCTATTTTTAAAAGATATTACGTTTGGAGATATCCAGCATTGTCTTATTTTCATTTTATTTTATACCTAATTCTTCTCGTATGATTTCTGTCATTTGTTTTACTCGTATTTCATTGCTGTGTTTTTCTCTGATAAATTTCATTCCATTATTTGCTATTTCTTCTCGTTCTTTATCATGAGATAAACAATATTTAATTTTATTTTTTAGATCTTTTAAATTATTTGTATATAATATCAAGTGTTCCCCATTAACAAATCCCAATGTATTCAAATCTTCCGGTTCGTCAGCTAATAATAAACTTCCACACGCCATAATTTCATAATATTTTATACTCAATGATCTAAATTTATTATTACTAGTTATACAAAGTTTAGATCTATTTATCATATTTATATATCTTCTATGAACTACTTTTTTAGTAAAAGTTGAAACTCCGTTCATTGATTTTATAAACCTTTGAATTCTTTCTCTATTTGGATATATATTATTTCCTGTACTAAATACAGCAAATACATCTATATCTTTTTTCAAATTTAAATTATTATAAATATTTGTATCTATTGAAAATGGTAATAAGAATGCTTTTTTACATACTCCATTTTTTACTAAATTTTTTACGATATCTCCAACAACTCCGAAGTATAAATTATATTTGTCTCTTCTGAATAATCTGTGATTTCTTTCATATGTTCCACTACCACCACCTACTGGGAAATAGTCTACAGCAATGTGGACGCGAGGTACTTTTATTTCTCCAATTCCAATAAAGGGTTCAGTATACCGTAATCCGTAAGTCATAATGATATCAAAGTCACCAAGTTCTTTAACAACTTGAGGAATTGGTTTATTAGGAATATAATTTGGATATCCTGAACCGTAATATGTTACTTGATTTTGTCTTCCAATCTCATTGCGAAAAATCTGGTGCGTTCTGTTATATCGAGAAATTTGATTTGGACTTAGTAAAAGTATTCGCATGTTTTTCCTTTATATTTTTATATGAGACCAAGTTTTTCCACACTTTATATCTGAAATTGTTTGTCTATTAACTTTAAACATCTTTCCAATAAAAGTTTGATTTATTTTTCCAGATTTATAATAATCCGAATTTAATATTTTTTTAATTAACCAAACTTCTCCATTTTTTAATTTATGGTTTGAATTTTTTTCTCCTTTTTTAACAGGTTGATTTTTACTCATTTTAATTTTTGTTTCTATCGATGCTACTTTTCCTAGATTATTAATTGAATTATGATTTTTTATTGTCATTTTTTCTAAATTTTTATAATAATTATTTTTCTTACTTTCATTTTTGTGATGTACACATTCATATGATTCTAATTTATAATCATTAAAAGTTTCAAAAACTAAACGATGAATTGTTCTTTTATATTTCTTATTTTTAACTGATAAATTAATTATAAAATATTCACCATCTTTAATTTGTTTTAGTATTTTTTCTTTTCCAAATTTTAATGATTTAACTCTACCAAGATTACTTACCGAATAATCTGGATAACCATCTATAGTCTTCCAAATCTCATTTTCTAAATCATTGATATCTAAATTTTCATATATTTTCATAAAACCTCTTTTTGAATTATTTCTGTCATTTCTTTTATTCTGATTTCATTACTATGATGTTCTCTCACAAAATTCATTCCATTTTGCGCGATTTCTTCACGTTCTTTATCATGAGATAAATAATATCGAACCTTAGATTTCAAATCTTTCCAATTTTTATAAATAATTAAATGTTCTCCATCTTTAAGTTTAATATCTGTTAAGTCTTCTGGTTCATTTGCGAATAATAATGTTCCACACGCTAGTACTTCTGTATATTTCATATTTAATGAATTATAAAGGTTATTACTTGTTATAAATATTTTTGACTGATTTATTTTTTTAATATATTCTTCATGAACAACATAATTTGTAAAAACATTTATTTTTAAATTATTTTTTAGTGAATGAACTACTTCTTGTAAATATCTTCTGTTTGGATATAGATAATCTTTTACTAAAAAAACAGACATAACATCAATTGTTTTTTCTAAATTTAAATTTTTGTATTTATCGGTAGAAACTGAAAATGGCAACCAAAAAATTTTTGGTGCGATATTTTGATTTTTCATATCCATAACCATTCTTTTTGTGACGCCAAATATTAAATTATATTTACTTTTTTTATAAAATGGATTTTGGGCATAGATGGTTCCTGGATACGTATCTTTTGGTAAGACATAGTCTACTTCCAAATGAACTTTAGGAATATTTGTTGATTCATATCCATTAAAATAAGATGCATAAAACATTACATGCGTAAAAATAATATCTGGTTTTGAAACTTCATTTAAAATTTGTTGTATATTTTTAGATGGAGAATTTGGATAAGATCTTCCATAATATCTGACATCATGATATTTAGACACATCTCGTTTAAATAGTTCTCTTCCCCAATTTCTTTTATATAATTGATTTCTACTGAGTAATAATATTTTCAATTATTTTTTCTCCCAATTTAAAAATCCAGTTTTCTTTTTAAATGGTGTACTATTCATCCATATCCTTCCGATATCTTTTATTATTTTTCCATGAGAACTTTTAGTGTAAATAGCATGGTTCCACTTTCTGAGATATATACTCAGTTCACTATTGTCAACTGGTCTTAGTTGTTTTTCTGGATTACTAGAAGTTCTCATCAGTGGAAATACGCCTTTAATAAATTTTCCACTAAATAATGTTGGATTCAACGATAATTGTGGAAACGGATAATATCCACGTTTAATACTACATTTATTTTTTCTGGTTTTAAATTTATTGAGTCTTAAACTAGCCATAGTTGGATAACTATCTAATATAGATATCATGTTGTCTATATTAATTGGTATTAGTAGTTCCCAATCATCTTCAAGATGTACGACATAATCAGCTTGAACTTGTGACCAACACCAAATAACAGCTTTTGCAAATCCTGGAGTATCAGCATAATTATATAATATATTATCAAAATATTTTTTAGCAACTTTTAAAACTTCTTTTGGAAGTACTTTATCACCAATAGGATCTATATTAATAATTAAACGATATCTGTCTCTATCAATCAACATATTTTTACAAAATGAATTTAGTGTATAATCTAATATTTTAGGTCGTAGAGTTGCCGTCGTGGTTATATCGATTAATTCATTATTCATGCTCATCTCCTTTCATATATATTTCACATATTGTTTACTTATATTCGTAAATTGAAATTTTAAACTTGTTGGTGACAATCTTGAAATATATCCTTGTAAACGTACTGGAATTTTATTAGTAATCCAAGTATCAAATACCGATCCAATATCTATTGCTCGTCCACCATGTTTTTTTATTAAACCTGTATAAACTCTACCTAATTCGCCAGCACCAACTAACCATAAATCATACTTTTTAGCATCTTTTTTAATTTCTTTTGTGATATTTCTATAATTGTTAATAAATTGATTTTGATACCATCCTGATATTTCAAGAATACTCGAATTACAAACTTGTGATAAATAATTATTTACTTCTTTATGATCTGTTATTGATCGTATTTTTTTATTTTTAATAATGTTTATTAAATTTGGACAGTCTTGGCGTTGTATCAACATGAGAAAATTTACTTCTGGATTACAATATCTTTCATTATTAAATTCGGCATTATAATAAATTTTTCTCCAATTTTTAATAACTGGTAAAACTCTATTTCTTTTTTGTTCTGTGAATCTAGACCAAAACTTGTCAGTAAAATATATTTCTGGTGAGTCTATAAAGTTAGCTTCGCTGGCAAATTTTCCCCATAAATAAAAAATTGGATAAACTTTATTATATGGAATACCTTCTTTTTCTAATATTTCTAAAAATCTTGCTTTGTTATTATTATAAAGTATTGATTCTAAAACTTTAATTCCACCATCTCCAAAACGTATAAGACTGAATGGTTTTTTATGATCAATACAGTCTTTAAGTTCGGTTAGAATTTCTTTAACAGTATGTATTCTTATTTTGTCAGAATTCATTTCAGTTTTTCCATTAATTCGATAAATTTTTTCATATTTTGTTTTCTATCTCCCAACGAAATAATCTTTTCTCTACCAGCTTTTCCTAAAGTTTCTCTTAATTTTTTATCAGTTATCAATTTTTCCACACATTTTATAAAATCTTTTAAATTATTTTCCGAAACCATCCCAGTCTCTTTATTTATCAAATAATCTTGAGTTCCAGATAGTGGTGCTTTTGTGCCAACAACAACACATTCAGTCATTAAAGACTCTTGAGGAGGAATATGGAGACCTTCTAGTTCCGATGTCGCCAACCAAATATGAATATTATTATAAAATTCATTTTTTTCTTCAATCGTTGGTTGTTTAAAATACTGTGTAATTAATTTAGAATCATATAATGATGGACTACAACTACCCATCATCCATAATTCTAAATTACTATATTTTTCTTTTAATTTTCTATAAGTTTCAAGAATCAAATCTACCCTTTTAGTTTTTCGATGTTTGTCATGATATAAACCACCAATTACAATTTTATCATTTCTTCTAATATTCAACACAGTAAAGTCATCCAAGTCATTTCCAGGATGAATGATCTGAGAGTAAACATCATATTCTTTTAATTTATTTTGGAGTCCAATTGAATTTACAACTTTTGTAATAGGTTGTTTTATTATTGATTCAACAATCTTATTTTCATTAAATACCCATAATTCCCAACCTCTCATCCAGATTAATTTTTTACCACATCTATCATATAATTCTAATGTTGATAATACTGATTTAAATCCAGTCGATATAATAATATCTGCATTTGGAATATCACATTTATTTTTAACAATTCTATGATCTACTTTTAATTGAGTCCATGTGTGTTGATTTTTTCCAGAATCAATCATAATAACACGATATCCCAAGTCAGATAATGTATTTGCTGATTTGATCAATGTCATTGATCCACCACCATTTCCTAAACCAGTATTTCTTAAATCAAACAATATTTTCATATATTCACCTATATACAATCAAAATTATTATTTCTCTTCTTTGTTAAAGATAGTTCTGTTGAAAGTAAATTTATAATATTATCTTCACTACAAAAAGTGACTTCTGTATTAGACGGATTAAAAATTCTTGATTTTTTTCCGATTATAACTGTCGGAATTCCCATTAAGATTGCTAAATTTGTAATATCATTTTTTTTAGAAACTACCAATTGTGATTTCTTTATTATTTCGGTTATATATCCAATCGATGTCGAATTTTGAATTATATTTAAATTATTTATATTATAAAAATTTTCAGTCTGATCACTATCAGTTATAAATAAATAATTATTTTTTAGTTCATTATTTTTTTTGATTACTTCATCTAACTTAAAAAATAATTCTGAACTATTTTTAGAAAGGATTATTAGGATCGGAGATTTATTTTTTAATAAATTATTTATTTCTAACCTATTTTCTTCTCTTGGTTGAAAATCATATAGCATTCTATTTCTTGGAAACTGGCACTTCACTTGATAATAAAAATCTTTTATATTTGGATAAATATGAGCTATTTTATCAAATCTTTGGGAATACATATAATATATTTTTTTTACTAGTAATTCATAATCAATATTATCAAAATTTTTACTTTTATAAAAAATTTGATCTTTTTCTATGTCATTTTCTAATCTTAGTGGTACTAGATAGTTGGCATACTGTCCATAAAGATCAAATCTTTCTGGACGAGTAAATACCGCCAATTCTAAATCTGGTCGATTTTTTTTCAAAAAAAGTATATAAGGCACAAAATAACAGTACTCGTATTTTAATGATCCAATAAATGGTCCTGCCAGTAATAATTCCTTCATTTATTCACCACTATAATTTTTTCAGTTTTTATTTTCCAAATCGTCATTCTACAAACTCCATGTTTTTTAGATATTTCAGTTTGAGTAAAATCTCCTTTTTCTATATCTGATTGAATATCGATAATTTTTTGATCCGGTATTTTATTATAATGATTTTCACTCATTTTCATCCTTGTTTCTTCAGAAAGTTTTTTACCATTTTGTGATTCGCTCATTTTCTTTCTTGTTTCTTCTGATGGATGTTTTCCAAAATTTGGATGATTTTCTCCTTTGTTGTTTTCACTCATTTTCTTTCTTGTTTCTTCAGAAACTATTTTTCCCTTATGATTTTCACTCATTTTATTTTTCGATTCTTCAGTATGAATATATCCGCTTGTACCATCGCCACCATCTGTCTCATTAACAAGAAATCCTGGATTTATTTTTCTAATTTCTTCTATTAATTCAATTTCTTTATCTAATGATTGTTTTTCAAATAAATTTTCAAATAATTTTATAACAATTGGTTCTAATCCAGATTTTTTAATTTTATTTATTTTTCTTATAAAATAATCACTTCTTCTACTAATATTTTTATATCTTCCATTACTTCCTTTACCAACATAAAAAGGTTCAAAAGTAAAACACATATTTTTATAACAATATTTTCCATGTTTTCTTGGATCAAGATAAATATAAATATAATATCTATTCATTTTAAAATTCTCCAGTTTTGAATTTACCAGTAAATAAAATTATAGAGAGCAGGGATTACTGGTTATCCTTTTCGAGCTTAAGTCTCTATCTCTCTTAATTTTGTTCCCAAATAATGGTTATAATGTTTCCGAATTATATATATTAATATATGATATTTAAATAGGTTTCTTTGTCTAATTTCTATCTATTCACAGGAGATAAAATTATGGAAAATATCTGGATAGCTTTAGGAGCTATAATAATTTTTATCATCATGTCACTTTGGGGATTTAGATTTTGTTGGGAACGATGTAGGAAGTTTTTTAATTATCTTATTTACAATAGCGAGTATTGTCAGACTCTTGAAAAAGAGATCAAAAAACGCGAAGAGATAATTCTGAATTTGAGGGAAGATCTTCATGATATCAAAACCAGATTTTGGGATAGTATTTATCAATAATACTAAACGAGTGTTGATGATAGAATTTAGTTCTATTTTCAACACTCGTTTAATATAATTTTAAATTTTGTTTTTATGGAGATTGTTATGATAAAAAATATAATCATTATTCTTTTGATTTCATGTATATTATTCTTGGTTGTCAAAAATCATATGGACAGGAAAACCGATCGTCTTATTCAACGCATTGAATTCCAGAAACTTCTTAATGAATTACAACCAGTGAGACGTATACTACCAGAAAAAATTCATATATAGGAGTCATTAAAAATGAACGATGAAATCAAAGAAAATATTATTATCGTGTGTATAATATTTATTCTATTATCGGGTATCACCACAGTATCAGTTATAAAAATTAGTAATCGAGAAAGTAAAATTTTCTGTCATTATCGTTACGACACATCACCAGAAATGACTATGAATCAAATTGAGGATCTCGATCAGAGTTGTGATAATTGGATATTTATTTCAGTTCTTTGTCAACTTAGTAGTTTTATTGTTGTTTTAGCAGTTATCATGTATGTATTATATCACAATAAGGAAAATGACGATGATGAAAAATCTAACGATTCTGTATAAATTCATTGCTTTTGTTGCTACCTTTGCAGTCTCTATGTATTGTTTATTGATGATGTTCTATTTTGTGACGACTGATATTGCTGAATACTATCCACATATTGTTCAATTCAAAATGTTCTGTTTATTATTGATAGGTATATGGGGTCTTCCTTTTCTTCTTCTTGTAGCTCTTCAATCTCTTTCTCCCAAAAAAGGAAAATAATCATGAATATCATCGAAAATATTATCATTGTTGTTTTCAGTATTCTTTGTGCGGTAGCAATTCCTGACGCAAATCAATATTCGGTGTATGCAGAACCTGAACAGGAGATGGCATTTAAATTACAGTCAGAAATAGTTGATCAGAAACTTCGAGAGGAAATAAAAACCGATATTGAGAAGCAAAAACAACTCGAAATTCTAATTATCGAGATTCGTATAGCTTATGCTGTGTATGCACCACTTCCTATTACTGGATCTAGCTTGGCCAATTATATTACCGAAAAGGTTAATGAATTTAATGAATTGGCTGAAGATGACGGATGTATTTATTTTGATGAGGATATTCCAGAACTTGGTATCACAACTATAACATCACAAGTAATTGGATTTGGTCGTTATCCACAAGAAGGAGAATAATCATGTTATTCATACTTCTGTGTGGATTCACCATATTCATGAAGTTTTACTTTGCGATTTCATGGACATTATCAATAATAGTGTCCATTTTTGTTGGTGGTGGATTTATCATTCTTGATGGCATATTTACTATTGGTAAATATATCATTCTTTTCGGTATTGCTGTATTTATTGTGTATTATGGTATACATCTATTTGGAGGGTGACATCATGAACGCTGTAATGAAAAATGGATATTTAACCGATCTTGATACGGGTGTTATAATTGATCCAAGACGTGATGAGGAAACATGTGTGTGTAGGCACTGTAAGAAAAACAATCGACATGTAGTTGTCACGGGAATACAAAAATGGGGATATGGAAAAGATCAAATTATGGCTTTCTTTAAGTGTCCTGTGTGTAACTCACAATGGTATTATGATATAGGTCGGCAACGTAATCATGAAAGATTAATCGCGGTTGGTATAGTTGATCCAAAGACAGGAATGTTTGTTCAAAAGTTTAAAGATGATTGTAAAAGGAGGGCAAGAGAAACAACCCAGAAGACACTTGGACATACTCAGTCGCTTGATGATAAATACCGTCAAGAGTCTTTGGAGTATCTGAGAAAGAACTTCAAAGTCGGGAGATAGTAAATGATCGGTACTATAATGTTAATATTTATATTTACAATATTACTTGTTACTGTAGTTGGTGTAATAATTGGAATTATTTGTACGATTATAAATTTCATGATTAAAATTTTCAAAAATATTTATGAAAGGATAAGCCATGTTTATAAAAATTTCTGATATAATCGCTACTGTATTCTTTATGATGCTTGGTATTCCGTTAATTTTCCTTGGTTTGGCGATATTGTCGATTTCAGTATCAGTACCGATAGCAATTGGTACTGTGATTGGTTTATCTATAGTATTCTATTATTTCACCAAATGGTTTCTTCGAGATGTTTTCATCATGTTTATTTCTGTTATTCCTGGTATTTTGTATGGAGTTCCGAGATATTTCTGTGATGCTCTTGATGAACTTCCACCTCACTGTAATGTTATTTATATGTTTCTGTATCCTTGTTATCGCGGAGTTGTTGGTATTGTAATGGGACCAATTGATTATTATAATTATATGAGGTTAAAACTATGTCAGCCAAAGAAGTAATTATTGTCATTATTGCTGGTTTCTGTGCTGCTATTTTCATTATTGTCGCTGTGTTGTATGAACCACCTGTGAAAAAACCAACCCATACAATCCAATATATATTATATTCAAAAGATGGATTGAGTGGGCGATTTGAATGGGCAAACATTAATTGGATCGGACGATATACTGGTATTAAAAACTTTGTTCGTATTATTGATCAAACTCAATACAGCTACACAGTCGAGTCTAATGTTGATGCGCCGTTTAGAATTTCAGTTGAAGGTTTATTTGATTTTAAAACATCTTTAAAAATATTCGTTGATAACAAACTTATTGAAGAACTAAATGGTGAATGTTTTGCTAGTGAATGGTTGTTAAGCGATAACATTGGGAGATCCGATTACCAGTGTAGCCGTTGGACATCCGGCAGGACCAAGCATCATATCGGTTACGCGGGCTGTAGGTAGACCATTCGTTAATACTGTTGGATTACCCATCATTATGGTTGCAACATGACCACATGATGACATTCCAATATCATTCATCTTAGCAACGCCCAAACCATTTGATAGGCATGTTGGTGATGCCATAATAATTGTCACAACAACTGGGATTCCTAAATGACATGGACAAGATCCTATAGCTATATCATTTAATCTACAAACTGGAAGTGGCATATGTTACCTTTCTTGGAGGAAAAAAAAATGATGATTTTGATGATTATAAAAATAGTATCAGTGATGATTATTATTATATTTGCTATGATGATTCTTGGAACCTCGGCAATGTACGAAATGAAAATCATTAAGCCCAATGACAAATCATTCATTTTTAATAATGTAGTTGATATAATTTTAATGATAGATATTTTTGTTTTGTTATTTGCAACTTGTATTGATTCTTTACTTTCGAAAATGTGACAATACTGTCATTTCGACCTTATTGAAAGGGATAAACAATGATAACTTTACTAGTAATAATATTTGTATTATTTTTGGTATTCGCGTGTATACCTACTTTAATAATTGAGGCACTCCTTGGAAGTCCAAAACAACACATAAACGCTCCAAAAGATGTTGTGTAATAAATAGGAGATTACGATGTCGAAATTTCTTGAACGATTGTATGGAAAATTAATTATCGACATTCATCAAGGCCGATATGGTTATGGTTCATTATTAAGAATTATGATTCTCACAACGAATGGACCATACACTCCAAAAACTTTCTTATCCAATGAATCACGTCAAAGATATTTTATATATTGTCCAGAATCAGAGATACACATCGCATCTATTTTCAAGTTTGGTGATGGATTACAAATTAACCTCCATCCAAATAGTTTTGAGTATATATGGAGCGATCGTATTTGTGATTATCTGGATGGTATTGGCAAACAAGTTTTAATCATTGGATACCGTAATAAACACTTTCAACCAGAAAAGTTTCCAGTGATAAAAAATACATTGGACGAACTTATTCAACTTTCAAGAACTTCACCAGGACTTGGTGATGCCTGTGCTGGTGTGTGGGGTAAAAATTGTTTTCCTCAACACACTCCATATGATTCAATATATAATCAGTTGTTTGATTGACTGAAACGAGCATGTTCAGATTCTTCTTAAGTGAGGAAATCTGAACATGCTCGAATCGTCTTATTTTTTTTCTAATTCTTCTTTTAGTTGATGATTCTTTATCATAAGTTTTTGAATTTCAACTTTACTTCCATTTAATAAATATGAAACTTCGTTAAGATCTATAGAACCTTCAAAAGTTCCTTTGACGGATTCTTCTTTACATCTTCGAATTAAATATTCAATTCTTGACTCTGCTAATTTTAACCATGCATTCTCAATCATTTTTTTCTCCTAATTATAAAATTTTAATTTTCCTGTTTTTATACACGATACTGTTGTTTGACCAACTCCATGTTTTTTAGCTATTTCTACTTGTGTTAAATCTCCTTTTTCTATATCAACGACGATATCAATAATTTTTTGATTTGTTATTTTATAATTTGGATGATTTTCTTTTTTATATCTTTCCTTTCTTGTATTACTCATTTTTATTCTTATTTCTTTTGAAATTATTTTATCTTTATGATGATCTTTTGAGTGTTTTCCATGTTCTTTAGTTTCTAAATTCCCAACAAAATTATTTTCTTTATCTTCATTTACATGATGAGCATCATAATCTTCTTCTAATTTTCCTGTATGAGTTTCATAAACAAGACGATGAACTTTTTTAAGTTTTGATTTTCCGTTCTTATATAAATCAATAATTAGATATCCATTTTTATCTTTTATTTGTTTTAATATTTTAACATCTATACCACAATTATTTTTAAAACTTTTAACTCTACCCAAGTTACTAATTTGATAATCTGGATATTCTTCTATAGTTTTCCAAACTTCTTTATCTAAATCTCGTAAGTCTAAATTTTCAAATATTTTCATTTTTTATAACCTCCGATTGTTATTTCCGAATTATATTAAAGAGAGAAGGAAGTTTCGGATTACTTCTTTTCGAGTTGCAATCTCTATCTCTCTTATAAAAATTTTTTAAATAGCATAATCTTCAAATATTGTTTTTGAATTTTCTATTTTGTTTTTATTTGCTGTTAGAAGTCCTTTTGCATTTTCTAATTGATCAATTCTTGATTGAATACCAAACGTCCCATCAATACCGATTGGTTGGTGAATATAATTCCATCCGAAATCGAATTGTATTACCCATGTTTGAATACTAGTGTCATCATCCCATCCTACAGATTGATACGAATATATGGGGACGCCCGTCGAATCAAGTATATGAAATGTTGCGACTGTTGATTGGCCGAAGTCCGTTTCATATATAACAGAATCACCACCAACTTCAACTATCTTTGTAATCTCTAAATAACTGGTCATATCACCAGTAATAACATCCAATAGTCCTTCACGTATTGCATCATGTTGAGATTGTAGTTCAGTGAGTTGAGTATCGATTTGAGTAACACTGTTATCAATATCCTCTGCTTGTTGATCAGCATTATTGATCATCTCTCTTAATTTACTACTCGAAGTACTCATTCAATTATTTCCTCATTTATTTGTTATTATAATTTAAAATTTGTTCCCACAAATAAACAATCTTCTATATATATTAATATATGAGATTAATAATCTATTTTTTAAATAGGAGAGTGATGTCATGTTAAGAATGATTATGACTGTAACTGGTAAGGGTTTTCCATTAGAAACTTTTTTTAGCGGAAGGGGAATATATGAGATAACTGAAAATATTAATAGCATTAGTTTGGTCATTTTCCTCCCGGTTAATCGTGTTGGTGAACTCAGAGTGGACTATAAAAGAAATGGTAAATTTTTCGGTTCAGAGTTGGATGATAATTGGGGAACATTGACATCCGGTGCTAACAGTATCGAAAAGAAGAGAATCATCAATTATAATTTTCAGGATGTAACTTTAAATCATGTTTTAAATCGAATTAGTGAAGAAGAAAAAATATTTTATAAAGACGAGGAGGAAAAACCATGCGAGGAGTCTTCATTGGTAGATTTAACCCAATACATAGAGGTCACACCACCGTCATCAATATGATGTTTGAGATGTGCGCGAAGTGTCTTGTTGTTATAGGTTCATCAACAAATTCAATGTCAATGAGACACTTTTTTTCATACGAACAACGAAAAAAATTTATCAGAATGATTTATCCAGAACCATTTCCAATTGTTGGAATACCTGATTATAATTCTGATGAATTTTGGTTATCGGCACTTGATGATATTTTATTAACAGTATTTGGTAATTCATCCACTGCACCACATCGAGATCTCGTTTTCTTTGGCGGGTGTGAAGAGGATGTTGAGTTCTTCATAAAATCTGGTCGAAAAATACAACTTATGAATCGGTTTGATGGGACAACACCAAAGGTATCAGCAACTGAAATTAGAGATGATCTTTTGTATGGAAGGTCACTTGAAGGTAAATTACCTCCAATAATTATTCCATCGGTTCAGGAAGAATTTAAGAAAAACTGGGAAATATTTAAACGAATTTAACTTGAAAGGAGAACTAACAATGTTTCCAAAATTTGAAGAAATCGATCTTGATTGTCGTAATGTTGAACTTCCTCTCGGAAAAAGATTTATTGCCCTTATCAACGGTCAATGTTATTCTGGTGAATTTATATCTTTTGATGCCACCAAATTTAATATGGGTATAGATGCTGTTTATATAAAAGATGGAAGAATTCTACAAAAAGTTTTTAGGTGTGATGGTGGTAATTTATATGATCCTATGGCAATCGACCGACTTTGGAGAATCTCCGATAATCAAACTCCTCCATCTGTTCAAGAAGCCATTATAGATCGCAATCCTCTTGTTCATGGAACTCTTCCTATGGCATCATACCAAGGTTGGTATTTTGTTGTGGAAGATTATAATCAACCCAGAGATTTCCTGAGACTATATCTTGTTTTACCGGACGTTCTTCTTAGAGGACTCAGTGATAGTAATATTACTTTCGGTGAAGAATTTTCTGATATGTGGGGATTTCGATTCACTGAAGCAAGTCCTACTAGAACCTTCTTTAAATGGATTCCAAAGTCAGAGAATCGTGAAACTGCGTTGGCTGAATGTCTTCAATTAGTCAACAATATCAGTCGGGAAATTAATTCCTATATGTCAAAGACAACGTGTCATACACCGATTATTCTTGGTAATATCCATATAGGATGTATTATAACAACTACTTGTTTTAATGGTACTGAGTGGGAAGGCGTGATTGAAATTTATCTATCAACTGATGATAAAAGATATTTAAAACATCAACTCACAACCCCAACTCGTCCGGGGATCGAAGACAGAAAAAAAGAATGTATTGAAGTGATCATCGATACATTCAATAATGAAAATCATATAAAGGAGCAATTTGATTTCATTCTCTATCGATCTGATATGAATAAGTATTATCATGGTGTTAACCCACAGGCTAATATCCAAATTGGAACATATCACATGACTACTCTATATCAACATGATAAGTGGATAACAGAACTTTCTCTCCACATTCCAACAACCAGTGAAGGAACAATTCAGATTCCTTGTATGAAGCAAGCAATTCTTCAGAATAGATCTTCAGACACAAAACCATCTCTTTTGGGTGAAAAATTATGGCCGTTGTGGGGTTCGTATACTCGATCGTATCGATTCCGTACCGTTATATTTTCTGGTCTAACATCTGATGAATCTCGTAAGGCTGCATTAGAGTATGTTAAAACTGAAAAAGAACAACTTTTGGCAAATTCTTCATGGAAATTTGATAATTAATTATTGAAATTTGTAGTCTTGATGGACTAATAGGGAGAGACTTTAAAGTCTCTCCCTATGTTTTATTTTTAAAATATATATTAATTTATTCAAAAATATTATTTTTAAATTATAGTATATATGTTTCCATTTTCTTCCAGTTTTTATATTATACACTGTTGTTTTTTCAATATTAAATTTTTTAGCTATTTCAGTTTGAGTTAATTTTTTATTTAAAATATCAAACCATATATTTATAACATCTTTTTCAGATAACTTTGATGATGGATTTTTTTCTCCAATCTGTTTTACTGGTAATTTAGTATTTATATCAAAATAAATAATATTTTTGTACATTGGATTGAACTTACCAATTTTTGAATTAGAGAATTTTTTCTTAATTTCTCTTGATAATTTTCTACCGCTTGCTTTTTCAGATATTAATCTCCTTGATTCCTCTTTATGTTTTTTTCCCAACATACCGTATACACATTTTCCAAACATTGGATTGTTTTTACCAATCATTCTTTTTTTAATATTATTTTTTGTTTCTTCTGAAATAACACATCCACTACTTCCTTCTCCACCATCGGTCATATTGACGAGTAAACCAGTGTTTAAGTCAATTCTACCAATTTCTTTTATTAATTTTTTCTCTAATTCGAATGATTGTTCTTCATTTAAATTTTCGTGTAATTTAAAAACAATTAATTCATATCCACATTTTTTAATTCTATTTATTTTATTTTTAAATAAATTATTTCTATTATCAAGTCTTTTATATCGTTTATCTTTTCCTTTACCAATATATAAAGGTTCAAATAAAAAACAAATATCACTATAGCAATATTTTCCAGATTTACGAGGATCTAAATAGATATAAATATAGTAATGATTATTCATTATTTTAAAATTTCTATCATTTTACTGAAAATTATTTTTGGATCTAAATTGTATTTCATATCATCTAAAAAATAAATTTTTGTTTTTTTAACATTATAAGTAGATTCGTGTAGATGACGTTGATGACCCCATTCCAATACAGGAATCCCCATCATCATTGATAAATTTGGAATGCCTGATTGTGAACCAACAGTCAATATTGATCTTTTGATTGCCTCGATTGTAAGACCTATTGTTGATATTTCACTATTTAATTTAATTTTATTTATATCATAAAATCTATTTTTTTCATCTGGAATGTAATCTGGTGGTTTACCACAAATAATAAAGTTATACTTCTTATAGATATCGTGATTACTGATTAGATCATATAATTCTTTCCAATGTGGCCAATTACGACGTAAACCATCTCTAAATCTTGGAGCAAGTACTATTGATTGTTTATCATTTAATATATAATTTTTGATGGCTTCACCATTAGCCAATCTTGGTTTCCACTTGTATTTCAATTGTTTTTGCGAATATTGATTTTTATTAGCGAAATTTTTTCCAGAAATATTGGGAAATATATGTGTTATAATATTAAATTTTTTTGAGAACTGATTATACAAACGGTCTGTAAGTTGTTTATATTCTTCCATAGGAAAACCGATTGCTCTATAACAATCGGCTTTATATTTTCCGTCTATATTTAATGAAACAAGAATATCAGCATATTCACCATAAAGATCAAATCTATCAGGTCTTGTCAAAACAACAATTTTAGCATCAGGGTTATGTTTTTTATGATATGGAACCAGTGGTGAAAATCGAAGTATTTCCCAACCTAATTCACCAATAAATGGTCCAAATAATATAGCTCGTTCTTTCATGATAAATTCTCTAAAACGTGATTCCAAATTTTTTTATTTTTTATTGCAGAAACAGTTCTTTCATTAATTTCAAATACTTTACCAATTTCTTCTTGAGTTATTTTTAATTGTTTTATAATTGGAGAATTTGAAATTTGATGTATCGCTTTAACTTTCCATTCTTCTAATTTATGAGTTCTACTATTTTGACTCATTTTTATTTTAGCTTTATATGTATGATTTTTTCCAAAAATTGGATTATTTATACCAGTACGGTGAAGACACTTATGGTCATATAATGTCATTAATTTAAAATTATCAATACTATTATTTTCTGTATTAAAGTCAATATGATGAATACACTCATTCGATTTTAATTTATAATTATTAAAAGACTCATAAATTAGAATATGAACTTTTTTATTTTTATTTTTACCATTAGTCCATAACTTAGTATATAAGTATCCCTTGTGATCTATCAACAATTTTTTAATTTTTTCTTTTCTAAACTTTAGTGATTTCACTCTACCAAAATTACTAATTTGGTAGTCTGGAAAATCATCTATAATTCTCCAAGTTTCAATTTTTGTATTTTCATCTATTTTCATAATTACCAGTCCTTTATCATTGATTTATCATTTTCAATAAATTTCATAAATTCGTTAAAATTCATTGATTCTATATTTTTCTCGGCATCTTCAAATTTGACAAGATCAAGTTTGTTTTTATTTAATTTATTTCTTGTAAGAGTATTACAAATAGAACCTGATATTTTTCCACAATGAATACAGAGTTTTTTATCAATACCAAGTATATAAGGTTCACCCTTATTAATTTTTTCTAATAATTCCCAATATTGAGAATCGTGTCTTTTATTATGACCAACCAGTTTAGTCAAATCAAGAAAGCCAATTGTTTTAAAAAAATCTGATTGTACGGTCCAAAATCCACTACCTCCATATTTTCCGATTCTAATATCATATCCAGCAATTTTTTTATCAAATTTAGATCCTTTAATTCCTCCAGGACTTTGACCAATAATTTTTATTTTATTTTTTAAATTATTATCATTTCTAACTTCTTTCCAAGTTTTTTTAATAATTTCATCCCATCCAGGCATAACGATTATATCATTATCCAGTATAGTTAGAAAATCACACTGATTCCATTTTGGATCTAACATGTGAGTTTGACCAAACTGATTACAAGAAACAGCTTTTGAAAAAGCATTAAATGTCGATATATCTGTGTTAAAAATACACTGAACAATCAATCCATTCTTGTATAAATTATAAAAATACTCCCAATGTTCACGTAAACGATAATTTGTAGAATTATCATAAATATAAATATCATGAGGTATCACTGAGTGACGTTCAAGAGCTTCTATACATTTTTTTGTTATTTCTAAACGATTACGAACTGAAATAAATATTTTAATCATTCATAATTCCTTAACTTAACAATTCTTCTATTTTTTCATAACACTCATTCATGTCGATTTGGTCATAACAAGTAGGATATGAATTTCGTGAGTACTCACAACTCAGGTGGCCGTGGCGAAAACAAGGACAGCATTTATAATTGTGTGGTTCTACCCATCGAGAATTAGGATATGTTGCCATTCGAATATCACCAGGAAATGGACCATACACTCCAAAAACTTTCTTACCCAATGAAGCTCCAATATGAATTAGAGCTGAATCGGTCGCTACTATAAGATTAGCAAGTGATGCTAATGCAATTGTATAATCAAGTGATTTTGAATGTCCACAAAAATTAAAAACTCTGTTTTTATTTTCAAGTTCTGCTATAAAGTTATCTAATTTTTCTTTCTGATGTGGTGAATCGGTCAAAATAACATTATAATCAAGACTGATTAATTTATTAATTATCTGTTTCCAAAAATCAGTTCTTGGTGTTCTGATTGGCGAACTAGCTCTTGGTTGTAATAATATAAATGGTTTATCTGATATTTTCCAAGTGTCTAAAATCTTCTTACATTCCTCAACTTTATCTTCTTTAGGTTTCTGATGAGGAACCAGTTTTTCAACTGGAATATTCAATCCAAGAGACTTGGCAAATAAAACATAAGCGTTGGTTTTTTCAGCCTCTTTTGTCCGTTCAATAACACCTTCAAATATGGCATGATAATTATTATCAAAAAGAATTGAGGCGTTGAACGGTAAATCATACAAATTATCAATGCCTTCAAATGTCTCAACCATCGGTTGATATTGAGGTCCACATGCTAATGAAATCTTACATGTTGGATATATTTCTTTTATATATCGTATAATTGGATTTATAAATAAAAGATCACCGATTCCACCTGTCCTCCAAATTAACAATTTTTTATTATTTAAATTTTGTCCATTATATGGTTTATAAATATTTTTAAATTTATATTTTCCGGGTCGTAGAATCTTCATATTTCTTTTAGTATCAAATCGTAATTGAGTATATACACCAAGACTCATACAATATTGTATTTTTTTATACATCTTCTGTAATTTATAGCGATTTTGAATAAAGGCAACGTCGTTCATACATTCTGCTACAACGATATTAGGCGGGTTCTTCTTTATTTCTTCCACTGTCTCAACAATACTCACATTGTTTTGTGAAATTCCAAATTCGCTCATTTCAAGTTTTGTTGGTGGTTGTATTCCAGTCATATTCAATCCATTATTATTCATTATACATCCTTCTCTTTTTCATAAAAAATAGGGAACTCGTTTTAACAAGTTCCCTCAACATTCTAATAATCCAGTTCTTCTTCTTTAAAGAATTGTTGAATTATCCCAACTACTGTTGGTAAATCATTTTCTTTGCCTTGTTTGGCCGCTATAGTTTTAGCCCTATTCAACATTCCTTGTAATTTTGTTTGATCTTTAAAACCAGCATGTTTTATATTACCAATATAGTCAGATATATCAGCTAATGTTATCGATTTTTTTTTACAACAGTGCCTTCTACAATATCTTTTATCATTTGTTTTGCTGATGTCTGTACAGGTGCAGGTTTTTCACCAGTTTCAAGTTCATTATCAATCTTTGGTTGTTTAATATCAATTGGTTGTTTAACTTTTGGATTGACAGCGGTTGCGATAGCTTTCTTAATATCAGAACCAGCAGTCTTACTTTCATCTGGTACTTCTGGCATGAAGTTGTCTTCATGCTCTTCTAATGCTTCAGACGGTTTTCCATCACCAAGTAATTCTTTCTTAATATTAGCACCAGCAGTTTTACTATTATCTGGTACTTCTGGAATTTCATTTTTGACACTCTCAAGAAGTTGGTCAACGAGTGCGTGTGCTTTTTTAATCATACTTTCTAAACTTTTGGCCATTATATGCTCCTATTTTTTTTTAAGTACTTTAAGTTGATCGATATTAGGTAAAGTCATAAACGGATCAACTGTTCCTAATTTAAAATCTTTAGTAATAAAATTAAATTTTGGTTCTTCTACCAATTCTTCGAGTTCTTCAATTACAACTTTTTTTAATATCTCCTGTACTGGTTGTAATTGTGGTTGTGATTGAGTCTTTGGTTTTACTGGAATTTTAACTTCAGGTTTAATCTCTATTTGTGTTTCTTTAATTTTTTTAGATTCTACATTATTTTGTTCCCGTTTATTTTGATTTAAAAGTTCTTTTAGAACCTTCTCCATTTGATCGATTTTTAAATTAAGTTTTTCGATCTCTTTGTTATCCGTATCAATAATAATTACGTTTGGTTTATGTTTTTCTTTTGTTGGAATAGAAACTTCACTGGTTGTGATATCAAAATCGGTAATCCCATATGTTTTCATTTGAGAAATAATATTATCAACTTTAAGATGAGTTACATCAATTTCAACAGGAGATCGAAATTTTTTGTTTCCGAGTTGAAACATTATTCCCGGATTCTTGATTTTTAAAAAAATCTTTTTCATAATTTCACTACCAACGCTTTTTATTTTTTATTAGTGAAATTGTTTCTACACTAACATCAAACATCCAAGATAATTGTTTTGGTGTATATAATTTTAATTCTAATGATTTTCGAATGTCATAAACATCTTGTTCTAGTAATTTATGATTTCCAGATATTTCTCCAGGTCTTTTACTGCCAAACATTGGATTTAAATTTCCTTTATTTTCTTCTTTTTTATGAAGACTATTGTGTTTTTTCTTACTCATTAATTTTAAATTTTTATAATAATTATTTTCTCTGTTCTTGTCAATATGATGAATACATTCATCATTTTTTAATTTACAATTATTAAAAGATTCAAATATTATTATATGAATTGATTTGTGTTTTATTTTTCCATTTTTGAAAAAACTAACACGTAGATATTCTTTACTTTTAAATTGTTTTAATATTTTTAATTTACGATTGTATTTATCATGAATTTTTCTTTTAACTCTACCAAAATTACTAACTTGATAATCTGGAAAATCTTTTATAGTTTTCCAGATTTCTCTGTCTAAATCATTAATATCTAAATTTTCATATATTTTCATTTTAATTTACCAAGATATTTATCAAGTTTTTCTTCAATAGGAAGTATCTCTTCTGGATAATTGATAATTTTATCTTCTTCATTAAATATTTGAGCAATAACTTTAACCAGTTCACTTGCCAACATCAATTGTACTTCTGACATTGATCTTACCCATTTATAATTGATATGTTCATTTGATAGTGTAATATGTTGACTTTCATTAGTTAATCTACATAAATAATTATATTGTATTGCTCTTCTTTTTCTGTCTTTTGACGAATATTCAAAAATATCAATCAATTTTATTATTCTTATATCTAAACCAACTTCTTCCTTTATTTCACGTTTTAAACAATGTAATATTTTTTCATTCTCACCATTTTTCTGCACATGATCACATTTACCTCTGGGAATTTCCCAAAGTAGTGGCCATTTATCAGCAGGTGAACGTTGAATTAAAAGTAATTCCTCATCACCAGATTCATGATTAGTTCTGACTATAATACCAGCAGCGACGAGAACTTTAAATATTGTATTATTACTTGGATAATCTTCGTATACAATCTCCATTTTTAAATTTCCTTTCTGTGATATAAAAATAAATCAGTCATGGCTATAACTGACCATACAATATTTAATACTGTAAAAACTATATTATCAATATAAATAGAATATATTGTTAGCAATATACCACCAATCATGTTTAATATATTATAAATTTTTGGATTGAATTTTATTAGTCTATTTAAACCATAAGCTATAAAAATAAGAACGATACCAAAATATGAAATTAAATCAAACAATAGAAAATTCATCTTTGTAAACATATAGTTCAATAACTTGACCTTCAGTTAAATCGACATAATCAACTTTTATTCGTAAAATATTTCCGTCGTCGATAATCGAGTAGTGATCATTATAAGTTAAAAGACCACTTTTAGAATTTACCAAAAGATAATCGGGATCATCAATAGTTTCTGGAAGTGAAATATCAACATCAGTTGTTGATTCGGCTTCAATTGCTGTTACTACATGATAGTATCTTGTGTTGAAAACTAAATGTTTTGTATATTCTATTTCTGATGTAGCATCATCATAATTTATTGTGCTATTGGATGTCTCATCAAGTCCAAAGTCCCAATGAAATCTAGTTAACTCTCTATTAGCCGGTGGTTGATACTTAGGATATGATGAAAATATAGATCCAAAATTGACATTAAGATTAATATTCTCAGCAAGATAATCAGATTCGAGAACTATAAATGAAGGAACTTCTACTTCATACTCAATAGTAGAAACAAGTCTCCAGTCAGCTAACTTATCTGTACCACCATATTTAGTACTTCCATCACTCATAGATGTTAATTTAAACCAGGGTTTAATACTAACAGGACATACAATTTCATTTTTATTCGTGCTCTTAACTAAAACTTCTGTTGCACCAGCACTCTCCCAATCTAATTTATATCGTTCACCAGTATACTCATTTCTGTATGTATAGTTTAAAAGTGAATCTGGTATAATTATATAACTACTAAACCATTGGGGATATATCAGTCGATTATATCCACCAAGTATTTGTAAAAATAACATTTTAATATCAATATATTCATATATACTATTTACTAAAGTTATGATTTCCATTTCACCTTTAATACGACTAAAGCCAACAGTGACTAATACGTTACTATCCTGATAAATGGGATAAAACAATCTTTTAATCATTGCTGGTGCCAAATTTGGAAATCTCCAGAATTGCATACCACCATTATCTGATATTCCAAAATCACCAGTCGGATTTAATATTAAGGCTGGAAGATTAGGTTGATCTATTTCTCGGCCATATTGATCTTTTTTTGAAAGATATTCAACAGCTTTATCGTATGTACTAACAACTTGATATTCAAATCTAGGTTGTAAGTATGTGGCAAAATAATCTAAAACCGATTTATAAAAAGAACTGAATATATTATTAATATATTCGTAATGGTAACGAGTTGTTATTTTATTTACGTCTGCCATTTTTTATCCTTAATTTTGATAGAATATCATTGTGAATATCATTAGCCATGTAAACAACGTCTGCCCATTCTGTGTCTTTTATTGACACAAAAAGTAATAATATAAACGATCCAAAAAAAGCGAAAGGTACTAATAGATATGATATAATTTTTAAAATTTTATTCATCATTGTCATCAAGCTCCAAGTCAAAGCGGGAATTAGTTTTAAATTCATCATATTTAATGTGAGACCAAAGTTTTCCAGTCTTTATATACGAAATAATCATTGAACTAACTCCAAACATCTTTCCTATAAAAGTTTGACTTATTTTTCCAGATTTATAATAATCAGAATTTAATATTTTTTTGATTAACCAAACTTCTCCATCTTTTAATTTATGACTTGGATTATTCTCACCTTTACTACTTTCACTCATTGTAATTTTTTCACTTATTTTCTTTTTCGATTCTTCTGAATGATGTTTTCCAAAATTATGATTATTTTTACCTTTCATGTGTAATTTATTATGCTCTTTTTTAGACATCATTATTAAATTATCAAAATTATTATTTTCTTTACACCAATCTTTATTGTGATGAACACATTCATCTTCTTTTAATTTATAATTATTAAAAGTTTCATAAACTAAAATATGAATTCTCTTAGGTTTGTATTTTCCATTTTTACACAGATTAATAAATAAATATTCTTTGTTATCTTTATTTTGTCTTAATATTTTTTCATTTTTAAATTTTAATGATTTAATTCTTCCAAAGTTACTAACTTGATAATCACCATCATAATCTACAATATCTTTCCATATTTCGTTTTCCAAATCTTGTAAATTTAAATTTTCAAATATTTTCAATTTTTATATATCCTCATCTATTTCAAAAATATTGTCATGATGTAATTTTAGTTCATCGTGAAATTCATTTAAAATATTAATTGAATTATTGGTTGCGATCTGTATAGCCGTTGTTCTTACAACTTTTTTATTTAATTTTGGGATAATATTTTGTCTTTCAGCAATAATAAAAATAAATTCACTATTATAAATAGTGAGAGTCATTCCATATATTTGTAATGAATCATAAAAAGTTTTATTATCAAATTCAAACTTTGATAAATTAATTGATTCGTTTAATATAAAATGAACATCATTTAAATGCTCATCTTTAACAGATTCAAATTGATTAATAATGTCTAGTTTTTTCCCATGATAATTATGAAGATTCAAAAAAGTTTCACAAAACTTTGATGATTGTAAATTTTTAAACATATTTATTTTAACTCCATAATTGATATTAATATCATCTCTAAAATCAGGATTTACATCAAATAATAGGAATGATGATTTTTTATTAAAGAATATATTGATATCATAATTTCCATTTAAAAATGGAATTCTAATCGCATAATTTCGATTTAAAATTTTCCCTAAATTTAAAGACATTTTATTTCCTTTCTTTATTCATCTTCTAATATTGAGTTTACCCAATTCCCATCTTCAGTTTTCTTACTTGGTTCTTCTGGTTGGAAATTAATCTCATCTTTGATTATTTTATTTATCTCTTCTAAACTTAATTCGTTTAGATACGGAATTTTAACTTTATTATTATTATAATCCGATGTATGTAGTTCATTAATATATTGTGTCTTATTTGGACCAATAACTCGAATGATTCCATCTTTCAAAAAATTTCTTATTTCAGTTTCACTAATATTTGGGAGATTGTATTGATTTAATATTTCTTCAAATTTTTTAAAGAAACCTTTAGAACTAAAATATTTAAATCGATCAATAACACTATTAATTATAATATTAGATTCTTTGGTATCTAAAAAGCTGAAAGTAAATATATCAGTAAAATTTCTTAATATCAGATATAATAATGATTTATTAATTGAAGAATCTTGAATTTTAGATTCTAATTTAGTTTTCATAAGCCTGATATATATTGTTATCGTTAGCAGATCATATGCCAGATCAATGTTACTAAAATTAAAATTGGTGGCATTATATTTTAAAATTGGAACACTAGTCGGAATCGGTTGATTGTTTTTTGAGTAGTTTTGAAGATTAGACATAAAAATTAATTTTGAATAATAGTGAATCGACTTCAAATCTTTTTCTGAAATACCAGGAAGTAACTCAAAACTGCTCGAAAAATATTGAGAAAATAATAATTTAATTTTATCAATAGGATATTGTTCTGTTACTAATGTCATCATCAGTGATTCAAGATTTGAAATATCATTTTGACATATATCATTAACTAATATACTTTGAATAATATTTTCTTTAATTATTATTGGTAACTGCTCATCTAACCAGGGAACTTCATTATCATTCGAATGTTCTTCAATATATTTGTCTAATTCTTCTTGAACTTCATTTTTAAATTCTGGTATATAACTGTTATTTAAACTTTTAAGTTCAATTATTGAAGACGGCAATGATCTAACTCCATTTTTAATCTGTTTTACTTCTTCAAATAAATTTGATATTAAAGCTCTATTTGAAATTTCAAGAGATAGTCTCAAATAATCTTGTTTGAATGATTTTAATAAATCTACAATTGAAGTAAAGAAGTTGTAATAAAGTACAATAACACCAAAATCTGTTTGTGTATTTAAAATATTAATTAATACACCTTTTTCCTGATTACGATTAGATTTTTTAAATAATATTTTTAAAAATTTAGTACTGTAGTTTTTAACTATTTCTGCCTTTAGATCTTTCAAATAAATATCATCAATATTTTTAGATACTTCTTCAATTGATAATAATAAGTCAACAACATCCTGATATCGAAGATTTACACTATATCGAGACTTATCATTATATATAGCAATATTAAATGTTGGACTTGAGAAATTCTGAAAGTTTTGTGTATTACATGATGTAGAAATATCGATTGTTCCATTTGAATTAAATATATTATCTTTATGGACAAGATACTTCTGATTAAACCAAAAAATTTCTTCTTCTATTTTCATTTTACATCCTTTCGTTTTCATTTATATATTTGTTAATAGATCCTCATTTTTAAATTAATGGGGGATTCGTCAAAGGGGGATGAAATCCCCCTTTTGACATATAAAGGAATTAAACATGAATAACAAGAATCTAATATTATGTTAGGTTGTATAAAAAAAATAAACCCAGTTAAAATTAATTTTATGAATTTTTAAAATAATGGCTTCTTCGTATCTAAAACTTTATAATCTAATAATCGTCACTTCGTTCCTCTGTAATAATAATTTTAGTTGAATGATCTTTCGCTTTGCTCAAGATCATTCAACCTTCCTTCAACTTGGATTACTCTTCGATATATATCTCGTAGATTCTTAACATAACTATTTACATAACAAGTTATGTAATCGTTTATAGCTTTTAAAAACAATATTTTTAAAATCTACGATTTTGTTATCATCACTATCATTTTAATTTGCACTGGGAATAAAATTTTAGATTCTATAACATAATATAAAAGAAATATATTATAAATTATATAAGGAGAAATTTTATGGATAGACCGAGAATGATGCCAATTGCACCTAAATGCCCTCAATGTGGATTTTTTCATCCACCTATAATTGAAGGTGAATCGTGTCCGATGGCAAAAGAAAAAACAACATCTGGAGAAGAAATTGATTTTAGTGAATTTCTTTCAAATTTAAAAAAGTTTTTAGTTGAACACATCAAAACAAAAAATATAAAAGATTATAAGAAGTTATTTTCATCTTTAATGATAGATATTATTAAACAAGCAGAGAGTTTTCAGGAATAACTATGGATCTAAGTGTTACTCAAAAAATCAAAGACTATTTATCTAAAAATAATATTAATATTTTAACTGATTATACAGTTGATGATAAAGATTATATAATCACCGAATTTATGATTATAAATTATTCAAATAATGATAAAATTATTGATTTATCATTTAATGTTGCTACGAGAGCTGATATAGCCGCTCATTGTACTCTCATATTAAATGACTTGGAAAATGTTAATGGTCTTAATATAATGGAAGTATATATGATCGATGAAGAGGGAAAATATATTTCTGGTAGTGATTGTATTAAAAAACATCAAGAAAATACAAGAAAACTGATAATTGATGATTTTGTAAGATCAGAAATACAAAACCATTATCTTAGAACTCATCAAGTAGGAAGCGAGTGTTAGATAAATAAAGAAAGGATTTTGAATGAATGAATTTGTAAGTTGTTTATTAGTTTCTAAATATAGACCTAATAAACTTGAGGATCTAATTCTTGATGACGATGATAGAAAAAAATTTCAAGAATATATAGATAGTCGTGAGATTCCACATTTATTATTTATTGGACCTCCAGGTTCTGGTAAATCAACTATAAGTGAGATACTTGTTTCTAAGAATGGTATCTTGTCTTTACCTAAGAGTAATTTATTAAGAATAAACGGTTCTGCACAACAGAATAGAGGAATTGGTTTTATTAGTTCAGTGATAGAACCGTTTTTAAGTTCGCCACCATCTGGTAGTGACAAAATCAAGGTTGTTTATATTGATGAGTCTGATAATATGACGCCAGATGCTTTTGATTCTTTACGACATATAGTTGAGAGATACCAGAAGTATTCCAGATTTATATTTACTGGAAATAATTTATATAAATTACCGAGTCCATTACAATCAAGACTTCAAATGTACAAATTTAATAAATTATCAGTTGACTATGTGACTGATTACTGTAGAAAAATTCTGATTGGTGAAAATATAACTTATAAAGAAGAAGATCTAAAATTCTTGATTGATCTCCATTATCCAGATATAAGAAAGATTCTAAATTTTATTGAAAGAAGTACGGTATCAAATGTTTTAAAAGTAAAACATTATGTGACAAATGAAAAGAAGATCATCGAATCTATTCTTCAAATTATTAAATTAGCCTCAGCAAAAACATTTAATAATATTAATAAACTCATTAGTGAGATTATTGAATTATTAAATGGTGATGATCTTTATTTTACTGAAATATATATGACATTATTTTATATGAAAGAAATGCCAGTTCCTATTAAAATTATTATTAATCGATATACCAATGCTCATAATAGCGCGTTAGTACCTTCAATGCACTTTATGGCTATGATATTTGAAATAATTAAATTTTTAGGTGGTAAATAGTGACAAGAGTTGTTCATTGTAAAAAAGAAAAATATGATATCTATATTGGAAGACCATCTAAATGGGGTAATCCTTTCACAATCGGAAAAGATGGAACACGAGAAGAAGTTATTAAGAAATATGAAATATGGATTAGAACACAACCTAATTTATTAAAAGATTTTCATGAATTGAAAGATAAAGTTTTAGGTTGTTGGTGTTCACCGAAATCCTGTCATGGCGATATTTTAGCGAGGATGATTAATGAAATCAACACCTAAAACATTCGGAGAAAATATTATAAAGAAAATACCATTAGTGATAGGAGAAAAGTTAAAATGGAAAAAATGGAATCATTCATTCCAATGCCTCGGACTGTTGCTCAGGATGAAATAATTGAAATTATTGAGATGAAAGAAATAATCCGAAAGCTCGAAGAGACTGTTGCATACTTATCGAGAAAAGTACAGGAATTAGAAAAAGATATTCTCAAAGTCATGACCATAGATCTTTAGGAAATGAGTGATAAACATAAAGATATTAAAGAGTATGTTGAGTTATTTATTGCTGAAGAAACCGATTGTCATCCAAGAGTTCCTTGTACAGAAATTGAATTTTTTAATTGGACAAGAATTTATATTGGTGATAAAAATATTTCGAATCGTGTATTAACAAAGTTAAAAAGATTAAAGAAAGTGATTGAAGATGAAAATAGATGAAATTGAAAAATTAAATGAATTTGAATTTCCAGATTCAACCGAAGTTGATTATGATCGAAATGGTGATGTTTATCCACAACCGTTGCCATCAACAAAAAATTTAGTTCATATGATTGACAAAATTAATGAAATAATTACTACAGTGAATATGTTATCGGATGCGATAAATAATATCAAAAAATAAATTGATTCTATATTAAAAAGATTAAATAAATTAAGGAGAATGAATAATGATTGAAGATAAGAAATTTAAATTAACGAAAGAGACTCTTGACTTATTACATTTTATTCAACACACGATTCTTATAAGTATGTCAGCATACAATAACACGAAAGATCAAGATTGGAATGATGAAAAAGTTGTATATAATTTTGAACTGATCTGTGACGCATATTTAAATCGATATCATTATCCGACAGTTCACAGTTGGGGATTTAGTGTAAGACAATTTAAAAAAATGGAAGTTATGATCAATATGAAAAATTCAGATATACCATATAATTTAATTATAGATCTTGAAAAATCACATTACGATTGTTGTTCGATGACACAAACAATAAATGGTCATCAATTTGGACCAGTCACAATTAATTTTTTCAATGTAGAATTTGTATATAGTTAATAGGTAGATAATTGATTGGTATTTATAATGAAAATTTTATTCAGTTTCTTAAAGATAATTTAGGTGATAATTGTGTAAAAGTAACTTCACATAATATTATAATAAAGTGTCCATATTGTGAATCTGACTCTGATAAAAATCATCATCACTGTTATATAAGTTTAGAAATTCCAATATTTCACTGTTTTCGTGCAAGTTGTCCTAAAAAATCTGGAAATCTTTCAGTTCTTATACGAAAGATTATAGGTAATGATATATCGGAACAATTTATTGATTCTGATATAATTATTAAATCAAAAAAATTAAAACAAGAAAAAAAGATTTTAGCACCAAAAGAAATTTACACTCCTAATCTCGATGAAGACAAATTTAAATTAAAATCATTGTATATCAAGAAAAGATTAGGATTCCAAAATATCGATTTAAAATCGATAAAAGGTTTAATATTTGACATCAATAATTTTATTGAAGTCAATAAAAATTTTATTAAAGATGAGAATGTTTTCAAATGGAAAGACTATTTAAATTCCAATTTTGTAGGTTTTCTTACAGAGAACCATACTCTTGTTATTTTTCGGAACATTGATTCCAAATCCCCCTTTAAACACTTCAAACTTGAACTTCAAAAAATAAGTTTTATAGATTATTATAAAATAGAAGGTTGTAATAGTAATTCAAATCATGTAGTATTAGCAGAAGGTGTATTTGATATATTAAGTGAAAGTGTTTTTAATATTTTAAATATTAAAAATCAGGTAAAACTTTATGCGTCAGCTCTTTCTTCATCATACCCATCTCTACTCAAAAGTATCGTTCTAAATGAAAAAATTTATAGGGTTGATGTTAGTATCCTATCTGATGCTGATGTTAAATTAAGTTATTATGAAAAACTTAAGAAGTATAATTCACATGTAATTAATAGTTTGTCAGTTTATTATAATAAGGGAGGAAAAGATTTCAATGAATATCCGATAATTCCTGAAAAATTTATAATATAGGTAATAGAAAGAAATGATCATAGAAAATAAATTAAAGACCTGTTTCAAAAATATAGTAAAAAATGGTTACGAGTATCAGTGTAACTTAAAAAAGATAGACTACTTCAAGGCTATGATGTTAGCAAGTGATAAAAATCAAAATCTACAGTATGGAAATAACAATGTTTATTTGTTTAAACATCGTTATAATAATAATGACTGTGTTTTAATGATCTTTGCCATTCCAATCGAGTCTGAAGATCCAAAAAGTTTAAGTGAAAGAATATTTGATGTGTTAAAAGAAATCGAGTGTATTTTTGTGACCCTTGACTACAGAAATTTAAAAGAAGAAAAACCATATGTATTTTTAACTGTAGTAAAAAAAATAAAGAAAGGTGATTTTTTAAATGACGACAGTGAATTTAGATGCTGAAAAGTTTAAAACATTCATGCGCGTACTTTCAATCTTGAAAGATCTTTGTAATGATTGTGATATTCAAGGAGGATTAATTCGTCAAAGAATTAATTCTCTTCTGTGTTTATTTGAAATGGATTTAACTCCAATAATTGGTAATATCAATCTACCAATTATTGATATAAAAAAGAAATTAGATATTTTAAAAATTTTTAAGGATAATGATATTCAGATATCAACTACTAATGATTCTCATATTGTTGCTGATGAATCAACGCAAATTAAATTTTCTATTCCAATACTTGAGTTTGTAGATAACCCATTTATCAAGAATGAAGAATTTAGTAGTTTATTTATATTAGATCCTGAAGACTTGATTTTAGATGTTCAATTAAATAAAACGATTACAAAACGTATCAAAGTTATAACGGAAAATTTTGATAATCCATATATTAAAATAGTTTTTAATAACAATACAGCATCGATTGTGTCAATTCATCAGAGTAAGAATCAAGAGGCTGTGTTACTTGATCTAATACCTACAAATAAAGAATTAAATGGTATAACTCATATTATCACAATACCTTTTATAGTCGATCATGATGGTGATATTTTATTAAAGATATATGAAACACAAGAAGGTTGTTATAGTAAATTTTCAGCAGAGGTTGGTGGTGTTCAAATCAATTCATATACTAAATCACTACTCCAAGAAGAGGATGATGAATTATAATTGGGAACAAAATAAAAACCTAACCTATGAAGGGGGATGAAATTTAATTCATCCCCTTCTTGATTGGAGATAAAATGACTTTAAGTTCTACCATTCTGATACCAGAACTTCAATATTACTCTGAACAGTTTTTGAAGTCGTTGACTCTAAACAAAAATAATATACCAATTCCCGCAACTTTTGCGGAAGTTTATACAACACCACAATCATTCGTACAATTATTATTTGATGAAAATTGGCCGAAACTTTATACATCTTATAAATATTTATATACAATAGTATCAAGAACGGCATGGCCTCAAGTTTTTAAGGATCGTTTATTAATTTATCCAGCATCAGGACAATGTTATATGTTAAGTCCGATTGATGAAACATCATCAACAAATATTAATATTTTTAATTTAAGAAGTGATGATTTTACGATGCTTAACAAACTATTAGAGTATAGATTGGATTCAACATCTGTAACACTCATCGATATTGACTCAACAGCACTTACAACTAATTTATCAATAATGATTTATCGATATCTTGATTTAAAAATAAATGAACATTATCAGTATTATAATAATACCATATTAATATCTGATGCAACTAAACCATTGGAAATATTATATGAGACATTTTTAATCGAAAACTTTTTCGTTTTTATGACAAATAAAGGAACATAACAATGATTAATGACGAAACTTATAAAAATCTACTCAAAGAACTACACAAAGATAAAGAAAGTTCAGCCGATATTTTACTGGAAAAAAAATTTTTAAAAGAAAAAGAAGAAGAAGTTGAAGAGGCAGAAGTTGTTGATGAGCAGGGAGAATTTAGACGATCAATGCCACAGCAACCTCGGTCGGGTGATTCAAATGAAAGACGTAGAGAACAATTAACTCGTAACGTAAATTCCATAACAAGAGAGAAAATGAATCAGGCAAATCAACAAAAATGGTTGGATCATGTAAATTCAAAAAATAAATAAAAAATAAGAAAATAGATACTTAGATAGATAGTAAATAACTTTATGGAGACTAAATAATGTTTTCAGTTACAGATTTTTTTAACATAATGAATTATATCGATGGAACAACGGTCTCTAATCTCGATATAAATACACAAGTATTATCAAAGAGTGAACAGGGAACATCAACACAGCTTTTCGAAAATACGATCGATCAATTAGTGTACAGCACACAAGATTATAAAAGATTAAGAAATTTTCTTATAAACTGGTATGCATCTCACAGAACCATAATATCTACTCAAAAACAAGTATCTGATATTTTCTCAATGCCTGAAACTCAACTTGATGAGTTATTTAAAAGTTTTGGTTATAATTTTTCAACCAAACCATTATCATTTCTCACCAAAGCTAATTTTTTTTTAGATCTTGTTAATTTATATAAGATTAAAGGCACACCAGAATCTATTATTGATATAATGGGATATTATGGTCTTATCGATATTGATCTTGCTGAATATTGGTTAGAACTTGATTCATCGAATAGATTAGTTTTCCGAAGTGAACGATATTTACCTCCAGGAGTTATTGATGTTCCTTTTGCTGATATAGCTTTTAATGATATTGTTCAACTTGATCCTCATTGGTTATTAACTGAGACAAACATCAGAAATCTTCTGACTACTAATATAATTGGTTTACCATCAAAATCACCATATTTTTCATTAAGACCAAGATATAACTTATCAAGTCTAAATGTGATTATGTCTATTTTATCTCGACATATTCAAGATCAATATATAACATATTCATCTGGTGGTACGCTAACGCCAGATATAAAATTGACAGAATTAAATTTTAATGTGTCATTATTAGAATTATATTTGTCAATAGTCTATCTTTTTGATGAATATTATGATCGCACTAATGGTTCGACAGATCCACTTTTTTCTTGTTATGATGGAACATCAGTTTTAGAAACCAGTATCATTCTTTCACAATATGAAAATTTAACACAACGATTATATTCAACCGATCCAACACAAAATGATTCAAGAAGTTTACGAGATTTAAGAATAAGTCAATTTAATGATTTATTTACGAGAAGTCAGTCAACAAATTTTTTTACATCACTGACTCGAACAACACTTGCAACACTATTACAAACCATAAATTCGGATTTATATCTTAGTGTTAGAAGTTATCTTTTGTCAGGACACGGTTTGACTTTATTATCTTTACTACTTCAAGATTTAAATGACTGGATGATACTCAATATTAGTGCTGATTTTAATATTGCAACTACTGTACTTGGTATTGAATCACTAACTGAATTAAATAAAGTTATTAATTTTTTCAAACCATATCATGCCAGACTAATAAGTTTAGAAGCTGCTTATATTATTAATAATCCTGTTGCTGATTCGTTGGTAATGGAAGATGAAGTATATGACAATCGAACAGAAATTGTAATTGATTTTGATGTTGCTGATAGTACTGCATGTGTATTATGTTCAGATTCAACGTGTAGTTTATTAGATCCGCGAGAAACTTATGATTGTGGTTCATATTTTGATATTGGTGCATCGACAGATGATGAAAATATTCAAATGTATATTGAACAAACAATCGAAGATATTATGAATTTTCACGACGCAACATCATCTAATGCGTATGAGTATATAAATATTGATTCAACATCGGTTGATGGTTCATTAAATTATATATTAGCTGGCGGTTGGGCAGATTTTGATACACATGGTATTTTTGACGGTCAACACAATAGTGATGTTGTTGAAATATACATATATGATATTAGTCCGTAAATAATAAGAGAGATAGAGTCGATCGCTCGAAAAGTAGACCTTGCTACCTGCTCTCTTTAATCATTCAAGGAAAATAATACAAGGAGTTATAATGAAAATATATGAAAATTTAGATATTAATGATTTAGAAAATGAAGTTTGGAAAACTATTGAAGAATATCCAGAATATCAAGTTAGTAATCTTGGGAGAATTAAAAGTTTTATAAAATGGAAAGGTACTGATTGTAGAATATTAAAACAGTGTAGAAATCATAAGGGATATTTTTATGTTGATTTACATAATAAGAATAAGAAATCTAAAACTAAAGTTATTCATCGATTAGTTTATGAAACTTTCAACAAAAAATTAGAAAAAAATTATGATGTTCATCATACAAACGAAGATAAAGAAAATAATTTTATTGATAATTTGAAATCTGAACCACATTCAAGACACTCAAAATATCATAACAAAGGAAAAATATTATTAAATGAAACAAAAATTAAAATAAGTAAAACGAGAAAAGAAGAGTTTAAAAGTGGAAAATTAAATTATAAAGGTGAAAATCATCCACAACACAAATTAACAGAAGAACAAGTAATTCAAATAAAATTATTATTAAAAGAAGGAATATTAACCCAACAAGAAATAGCTGACATGTTTGGAGTTAGTAGAATAACGATTTCGGATATAAAAAGAGGAAAAATCTGGTATCATGTTCAGTAAAGAAAAAATTAAAAATATATTTTCTAAATTTAATTATCATAATATATTAGTTATTGGAGATATTATGGTAGATAAATATATTATTGGTAAAGTAGAACGCATTTCTCCAGAATTTCCAGTTCCTATTGTGGATATTGAAAAAACTTTTAAAATGATTGGTGGAAGTGGAAATGTTATATCTAATATACTATCATTAGGTGGAAATGTTATTCCATGTGGAATAATCGGAAATGATTCAAATGGAGAATTTGTATTAAATAAATTAAAGAATGTGTGTTCAATTGATGGTATTTTTATAGATTATGACAGACCAACAACAATAAAAAATAGAATTTTTTCAGAAAATTATCAATTAATTAGATTTGATAAAGAATCAACGAGAGAAATAGATTCTAAATTAGAAAAATTAATATTAGAATTTGTCAATAGTCATATTGACAAATGTTCGGCAGTTATTATTTCTGATTATTTAAAAGGAGTTTTGACTTTTAAATTGACTCAGAAAATAATTAATACGTGTAAAAAAAATAATAAATTAATTTTTATAGATCCTAAAGGATCTAATTATCTTAAATATAAAAATGCCAATTTTTTAACACCCAATTTAAAAGAACTATCAAAAATTTCTAAGATGGTTGTTGATACTGAAGATAAAATATATAAAGCTGGAATGAAATTATATCATAAATTAAATCTTGATTATCTTATAGTTACACGGGGAAAAGATGGAATATCTATTATAAGAAACGATGGACACAAAATGATAAGTTTACCAACTAAAGCTAAAGAAGTTTATGATGTAAGTGGTGCGGGTGATACAGTAATATCAACACTTACATTATCATATTTATCAGAAATATTGTCATTAGAAGAATCAGTTGAATTGGCGAATATAGTGGCTGGTATTGTAGTTGGTAAAATTGGAATAAATTCAACAAATATAAATGAGATTTTAGATTATTTGAATCTATAGTCAAATTATTTTTTATTTGATGATAACATAATTTTAGAGGAATTTAATATGACTCTATTGGAACAGTATTTAGAAGAGCTTTTTGATGATAATCTTGAAGAAGTCAAGAGAACATCAAGATCAACAATTTCTAGACAGGCAAAAATCAATCGTGCTATAGGTTCTTTAGCAAGTAGTGCTGCTAGAAAGAAAAATGATCCCCTTTACAAAAATATGTTGCGTTACAAAGCTATGTATAAAAAAGCAAAAGAACAATTAATGAGAAAGTATAGTGCAAGAGTGCGATCACAAGCACGGAGATAGTATAAATTTAAAATAATAATAAAAATGGAGAAAAAATAAAAACCATGAATGAATTAAAAAATAAAATACTTGAATTTGATGATGAGTTGTCACATGGTGATATAAAAAAATATATGAATAGATGTTATTTATGTGGAAGAATAACATATGATGATTATCCAATAATTAATTATTTATGTACTCAAGAATGTAAAAAATTATATGAATCATTAAATAAAATGGAAGTAATAGAAATAAGTCATGAACTTCATTATGAGAGAGAAGAACAAAGGAAACTTCAGAAAAAAGAATTTTCTGATAGACAGAAACAGAGCTATGAATCAGGAAATTATGAAATTTCAGAATTTAGTCAACACATGACTAATAAATATAAAGATTAAATAATTTTCCCAAATAAATGATAATCATTTAGAATCTCTAAATTTAATCAGTTTAAAAAAATTAGGTCTTAACTGATGGCCTTAAATAAAAGGAGAGATTCAATGATGTATAAGAATAAACTTATATGTGTAGTAAAAGATGATAATGGAAAAATTTTAAGAGAATATGATGATACGGTTTATATTCCATTTGGAAATGAATATAAACTATCGCTCAAATCTCTTGGAACAAAGAAAGCCGTTGCTTCTATTAAAATAGATGGTACTGATGTTTTAGATGGAAATCAGATTATTTTATATCCCGATATTGAAACAAATATTGAGAGATTTATTATAAATAATAATTTCAATCAAGGCAATAAATTTAAATTTATTGAAAAGACTCAAGAAATATCAAATTTTCGTGGAGATAAAATAGATGATGGTTTAATTGAAATTAAATTTCAATTTGAAAAAGATAAACAATCGTATATAACTCCTGGTGTTCCATTCAGAATGATTGATTCATCAGAATGGCACTGGAATGAAAAATATTATTATTTCGATAATACTTTTGATGGATCTACTGTTAGAGGTATGACCCTTGGTCGTAGTTTGTGTGATTCACCACATTGTGCCGACAATATACAATGCTCTACTATTTCAAACGCATACTATGCGAGCACAGTAGAACAACCTAATGATGGCATCACTGTTAAAGGATCAATATCTAATCAAGGTTTTAGTTATGGATATATTGGTGAATTAGAATCAACAATATATACTATGGTTATCAAATTGAAAGGTAAAACAAATCAGACTGAAGTATCAAAACCAATCTATTTAAAAACAAATATTCAATGTCCTACATGTGGAAGAAAATATAAAACTAATTTTAAATTTTGCCCTAATTGTGGAACATGTTTAATCTAACAAAATGGTGAATTGAGATTTAAAAATGATTATCATTTATTGGGAGAGGTAAATTATGGAAGAAGATTATTTAGAAACAGTATGTCCTTTTTGTAATGGGACATGTGAAGTTATAAATCCGAAATTTTTAGAATGGGATCTTAATGGTTGGAACGGCGATGAACCAGAACCAACTACGACATGTCCAATTTGTTCTGGGAGTGGGACAATACCTACACATACTGGTATTGATATCTTAGAATTGGTTGAGAGATATGAAAATGTTGATGAAGACAGTGAATTTCAAGATGGTTATGATGATGAAATAACCGAAGATGATGAAGATGAAGAATAAAGAAACATGGAAAATAATTAATGAATATTCAGATTATTTGATCAGTGACTTTGGAAAAATAAAGTCACTGAAATTTAATAAAGAAAAAATATTAAAATTATGTACAGATTCTCATGGTTATTTTCAGATTAGTTTATATAGAAATGATCATGGTAAAAGTAAAAAAATTCATATATTAGTTTATGAAACTTTCTATAATGATAAATTAAAACAGGATGAGTGTGTCCATCACAAAGATGAAAATATAAAAAATAATTATTGGAAAAATTTAGAAAAGAAAACAAAATCAGATCATAATAGTTTACATAAAATTAATAATAAAAACACAATAGGAAGAAAATTATCAGATAGACACAAACAAAAAATTAGCGAACACATGAAAGGAGAAAATAATCCAAATTTTGGAAAACATAGATCTGATATAACAAAACAAAGAATAAGTGAATCACTTAATGGAAAATTTATAGGAGAAAATAATACAAATCATAAATTAGTTATTAAACAAATTATCCAAATTAAAATGTTATTAAAATTGAAATTTAAAAATAAAGATATATCAAAAATATATAATATTGATCAGAGTACTATTTCAAATATTAAAAATGGAAGATCATGGTACAATGTTATATGAATTGGGAGATTTAAAAAATGTATTTAAAAGATTATGTAGATGAAAATATTGAGATTAATGGTGATTATAGTATAGTAGCAATTTTACAAGATGGTAGACAATGGTTTGGTCCATATGATTATGATGAATGGTTAACCTTTGATGAAAATAATTATCCAGATTATATCAAACAAGAAAAATGGAACTTACTCATTCCATATTTATCTAAAATAAAAGATCGTGCTTTAGAAGTGACACGGTTCTATGATTCAGTTAAAATTTCTGAATTTTATAGAAACGAAGATAGTTACTATGTTCAAGTCATGATCGAAGTTAATAAAAAAAGATTATATAGAAATATTGAAATCGAATTTAAAGAATTTGTTCATGAGTTATATGATGAACATCACCAAAAATGCCGAAGGTGAATAGGAAACCAAAACGAGAGTATTATAAACACAAGGATATGATTGATTATGCCTTACTTAAATTAGAAAAAGACATTCAAAGAGATTATGATTATCTCAATTCATTAATCACAATTTCGGCTGAACCAGATAATTTAACTGTGACACTTGGAAAATATTCAATTTCTATGACATATCAAGAATGGACTCATCTTAATGACGCATATTTTCAACAAGAATGTGGACACATATTTGATCCTTATCTAAGTAAAATTAAAAACTTGGCACATACGATTTTGGATACAATCACAAAAATAGATGATAGTATTCAAGAGACTGAAATGTTTTTTGATACGAATGGTAAATTAGTTGTACGTCCTCTTGATCGTGTAAAAAAGATGACGGAAACCAAGAAAAAATTAAAAGAATCTATGGATAAATCAGTGGTACTTGATATTCAAAATGTTGATGGTGAAACCAAGATTGTAAAAGTTCCTAATGAAAAAGATAATTATGAAGATCTTCATGCTGCTGCTGTAGATTATGAAAAGCATCATACAGAAGCAGTTGAAAAAATTTATTCTTATAAAATTGTAGATGAAGTTGGACAAGAAAAAATAGATAAATCAAAAGAGTGGAATTTATTTACTAAAGAAAAAGAGATATCTGAGAAGCTTGGGGAGATTCAGAAATGACTCCATTTGAACGAGATGAAATTAATAAAATAAGATTGATCCTACTTGAAGCTGGTCAGAAATGTGAACATATCTTGAACAAAGATTATTATATTATATGTCATGTTGATGAATCTGAAGATATTCCAAGACTCGTTTTCAGTTTAGAAAAAGTTGGACGAAATGATAAAATACTTACATTACCATCAGATTATAAATTTGACGTAATCATGCCAATAAATGTTTTCGATTTAGACTTCTACCCAAATGAATATCCTGATCCTGAAGAGTTTTTAAAAATAAATAACGATCCAAATAATAAAACATTTGTAAATCAGTATAGAAAATTTTTAGAAAAAGAAAATTCTGGCAATATCAATGTTCCACTTGAAAAGATTGTTGAATCATGTGGTAAATTGATAGATAAGAAAAATGAAAAAACTATAAAAGAAATGGAAAAGTTTAAAAAAGTTGTCGAGGAAGAAGAAAACGTGATAAAAGATGTGACAAAAATTTCTGGAGAAACTGAAGATCGATTTGAAAAAGAAATTATTGATCGTGATGGTGATAGAGCAAAGATTGTTGCTACTGTTGATAAAACAACTGAACCTAATCTTGTTTTAGTGACTGTTGAAAAAGAAACTAAAGATCTAATTCCAGAACAAGATAAAATTGAAACATGTAATGATTTGAAAAAAGTCATAGATGAAATTGGCAATACAGAACTTGATGAGTGTCATGAATTAACATGTCTGCTTGATCTAACAAATGAAACACCTACTGTTAAATTTGGAGTTAAAGAGAAAGACTCTGAAATAAAAGAAAAGACTGATATATTGAATGTGTCTGATCAACTTCATCATTTACAATGTAATATGAATTTGATTTTTGAAGATAATAGTGCTGACCTACTATATGGTTCTGTTGATACCATTAAGATAACTAATGTACTGAAAAAATTATATAGAAATAACAATAAAAACATTACTGTAAAAGTGGTTAGAAACAAATACTATGAATTTGATAGAGAAATGAGCGATCCTGTTTGTTTACAACTTTGTGGTACAGACACAGGTGAAGTTCTTGATACTGTTTTTATTCCTAAATTTAAATCGATTGAGTTCTTTTTAGAACCAGATGGTTTAAAAGTTTCAATTGATGATATAGAAGTTAAACAAAGTTATGTTAACTGGTTACAATCAACACCAGTACAGGTTAGAGAAAAATATGGTGCAAAGTTTTCTGAAGTATTTCAACGAATTTTAAATTTTGCCAATATTGGTCTTATGATTCAAGAAGAATCTAAGGAAACTGGTTTTGATATTATTTTAGAACATGATCGTAAATTAAAAGTTGTTATTGGTGATGTTGCTGTCAAATTAGTTCCAGAACAATGGGGTATGATGACAAAAGATGAATCCAAGAAACGTTATGGTTCTAAATTTGCTGATAAATTTGATGTTATTAAATCAAGATTATATTACTCAAGATTTGGGAAGGTTTCTTAATGGATAATAAGAGAGATAGAGACTTAAGCTCGAAAAAGAAGTAATCCTGAACTTCCTTCTCTCTTTTTCTTTTCAGGAAATAATTAACAGGAGATTATTTATGAATTATTATATTTATACTTATTTAGATCCTCGATGGTCAGGACAGTTATGAACGTCATTTCTTATTACCCCACATATTCGATTTTAGACAACATTTTATCATATTCTAATAATTATAAAATTTTAAATTTATTTATAGATTTACGTAACATCTTAAATTGTCTCTATTTGGAAGAATTTGTTGTTAATATTGTAGAATCTACAAAATATTCTAAATTTATTGATACTTCTATTTTTGAGTCTTTGATATCTTTTCTTTCATTCCATAAAAAATATGCGATAAAACGTAGTCTCGATATTAATTTCATATTTTTCGCAGAAATGGGACATTCATATTATCATACGAATATTGATAAAAATTATAAAAGTAATCGTAAAATTGGTGATTTATTTAATCTTAATCAAATAGACAAAGATGTATTTTTTTCTACTATTCAAAATAATTTGAAATTATCCGAAAAAGTTATAAATAAAATTCCAAGTTGTAAATTATTTTTGTTACAAAATTTCGAAGCTGATTTTATTCCATACTATCTTATAAGTAATTCATTGATTACATTACAAGATTCATGTAATATAATTTATTCAAATGATCATGATTTATTTCAGACTATTTCTCTCGGAAGTGACATATATCAATTTTGTAAATCAGGTCAGAAAATAAAGATAGTTAAAAAAGGTGAAATTATGTCAACATATTTAAAATTTAAAGTTGACATACCAGATAAATATTTTCCATTGGTTATGGCTGTACTTGGTGATAAAACTGATGATGTTCCTAAGATTAAAAGTATTGGTCCTAAAACCATTCCAAAAATAATCAGTGGTCTAATTGAGTGTGTTGGTAGTATGGAAGATTTATATCATAATGTTCTCAATAAGAAAAAAATATTTATAAAAAATAGTAATGATAAAACTATATCAAAAATAATTGAAGAAGAAAATAAAACTTCAATTATATCTAATAATTTAAGATTGGTGTGGTTTAAAATAATATCCGAAGTTTTTAAAGATCCACCGAATACAGAAATTATCGCTAAAAGAAACTATGTGACTAATATTTTGAATAATGATAATTTCACCGAGTCAAATACAATGTACAAGGCACTAAGAAAAGGGAATGTAGAAGTATTAGAAGAAGATGTTGATATCTTATTTTCTAATAGAAGTGATTTTGATTTTGAGAATTTTTGAGGAGAATATGAACGATTTATTTGATTATACTGATCCTAAATGGGGTCATATTAAAAGAGGAAAAGAACTTTATTCTGGTAAGGCAAAGACATTATTTGAAACTAATGATCCTAATATTTTAATACAACGATTTAATGATGACGCAACAGCTTTCAATGGAAAGAAGAAGGCTGTAATTGAAGATAAGGGTATTTGTAATAATAGTTCTTCATCTATATTATTTTCTCATTTGCACAGTAATAACATCAGTACTCATTTTATTACTAAATTAAATGATAGGGAGATGTTAGTTAATAGAGTCAATATACTTCCAATTGAAGTTGTTGTTCGAAATGTTGTTGCTGGAAGTTTATCAAAAAGACTTGATATAGAAGAAGGAACACCAATAGTTGAACCTATTATAGAGTATTATTATAAAAGTGATGAATTGGACGATCCAATGATTACAGAAGACCATATTAGAAAATTGGGATTAATAAGAAAGGTTCCAACTGAAAAAGAATATCTTCCAATATATAAGTGTAAAGTTGATATTATTTTATTCAAAATAAAAAATTTAACTAAACTTATCAATATTCACATCAAAGAATTTTTTGAAAAACATGGAATTTTACTGGTCGATATGAAACTCGAATTTGGTCACAGAACTGAAGATCAACATCTTATATTAGCTGATGAAATATCACCTGATACTTGTCGTTTGTGGGATCTCAAGACTAATGAAAAATTAGATAAAGATGTTTTTCGAAGAGACTTAGGTGATACTAAAGAAGTATATGCCAAGATTAGAAGATTATTTGATTTGACTTATGGACTCCTTCAAGTTTATGAATCTAAAAATGATAATGATTATACGATTCGAAGTGAGACAAGAGATATATTAGATAATGAACTGGTGTAAATTAGGTTTTCATGATTGGGAAATATTAGAAAGAATTACAGAAGTACAATTAATAAGTAATATAAAACATCATCAAAGATATCTTGAAGACTGTAAAAAAATAACTGACGGTCGTCCTATGCCTCCAGAATCCCCACCTTGTAGATTAATAAAAGATCCTATAGATTTTGATAAACGATATATCAAAAAAATTTGTTTAAGATGTGGTAAAAAAATAGATGAAATAACACCATTAAAAAAGAAACTCGAATTAGATATAGAACGCGAAAAACAAGAAGTTCCACGAAAAGAAAGAGCAATGGTATTATGGAATAGCATTTAAATAAAAAAGAGAGATAGATTGGCCGTCGAAAAGAAGTAATCCTGAACTTCCTGCTCTCTTTAAATTAATTTCAGGAAATAATTGACAGGCGATTATAAAATGATTAAAATATTTGAAAATTTAGACATTAGTGATTTAGAAAATGAAGTTTGGAAAACTATAGAAGATTATCCAGATTATCAAGTCAGTAATCTTGGTAGAGTTAAAAGTTTTAAAAGATACAAAGAAGGAAGAATATTAAGACAAAATAAAGATAGTAGTGGATATTTTTATATTGTTTTGTGTAAAAATCGAAAAGTTAAAAATAAGTCAATTCATATTTTACTATTTGAAATTTTTAATAATTATAAATTAAAATCAAACGAGTGTATTCATCATATTAATGAAAATAAAGAAGATAATTATTATGAAAATTTAAATTTAATGACTAAAAAAGAACATAGAGTGTTTCATATGATTAATGGTAATAAAGATGAGTCGAATCCAATGTTTGGAAAAAAACATTCGAATAAATCAAAAGAAATAATGAGAAATAAACGAATTGGAAAATTTCTTTCTAACAAAACAAAATTAAAAATAAGTCAAAAAAATGTAGGAGAAAATAATTCGAATTCTAAATTAAAAGAATGGCAAGTTGTAGTTATTTACAAAATTACAAATTCTCCTATTATAAAACAGTTAAAGATAACTCAAAAAGAAATTAGTAATATATTTAACATTAGTATATCAACAGTTTCTAGAATAAAATCTGGGAAAGGTTGGTCATTAATAGAAGGAGACATCCATTGTTAACTCAGACGCGCGTCTTAGAGTATATAAAAGATAATTTAGGATTTTCATTCATGGTTCTGGAATTAGATGATTCTAAAATTATCGATTATTTTAAAAATTATACCCTTCGTGAATTCTCACGATATTTTCCTGACACAAACAAAGTATATTTGAATCCATTACTTGAAAGCGCACAAGTACCAGGACGTGGAAATGAGTACTATATTGAAGATCCAGAAGGATTGGAAATACTCAATGTTAAAAACATGTATGGAGATATGAGTGATTACTTAATTAATGGATTTCCTCCTCTTGGTCCATTTACACAAGGAGAACTAAGAAGTTGGGCACTTGATACCGAAATTGCGGGTATGTTGAAGACATTCTCTAATTACGATAGAACGATCGAGTTCTTCCATCCAAATATTGTACGCATCTCACCAACACCAATTAATGTTAGGAATATAACTATTGAGTACGAACGCAACCATCCTGAAGATCTGAGAAAAATTCCAAATGAATTTCAATTATTATTTTGTCAACTTGCTCTTGCTGATATTATGATATTGATTGGTCGTATTCGTCAAAGATATGGTGGTGGAAATTTAAGAACCCCGTTTGGTGAAATTCCTCTTGGAGCTGAAATATTAGAAGAAGGTAAGGAAATGAAGAGAGATCTTGTTGATAAGATGACTCTTGGTAGTTTACCCAATGTCACATTTGATAAGGGTTAATTACTTAATAATTTTAAAGGAGATCGAATAATGAAGGTATACTGTTGGAGAATTTATGAATATGAAACACATTCTTTTTATGTGGTAGCTGAATCAAAAGAACATGCGTTTGAACAAGTAAAAAAATATATTGAAGAAAAATTAAAAATTAATGATAATGGTTACTCATGTGATGATTTATATAATTTCCCAGAAGATTATGATTTTGAGGAAAAGGAAATTAATGAAGTATTTACGAGTTATTATCCAGGATAGATAAATTGAAATTAGACTGCTTAGTGATTTAATCACTAAGCAGTCATCTCTCATGGAAGGAATAATTTTTTATGAAAATAATAGCATTTTCTGGAACATGTGGTGTTGGCAAAACATCTTTAGCAAAAGAGTTAGTCCAAAAATATCCTAATAAGATTGCTCTTTGTAGTGAGGGTACGACAGAAGCATGTGAAGCTCTTGGAGTAAACAATCCTGGAGAAGTATTAGATCAAGATCGTGATAAATTTCAAGAGATGATAATTGAAAATCACATAAATATTTTAAAAACAAAAAGAAACAAAGAGATATTAATTACTGATAGAACTGTGTTTGATATATTTTTATATATTTTATATTATCATGACACAGTTAGTGACTATTTGAGGAATAAAATATATGATTATTGTTCATTATTTGTAAAAACAAATATATATGATAAAATATTTTATTTTCCAATTTTGGAGAATATTAATTTAGATGATGGTTTTCGTAGTGGAAATAAAAGTAAAAATAAATATATTCTTTTCGACTATATACTAAAAGGTGTATATGAGAATTTTGACATTGAATATGTCTCTTTTACAAAAGAATCTTCTATGGAAGACAGGATTAAAATTTTTGAAATCTTATACCTATAAAATTGGGAACAAAATAAAAAGATGATTATTAATTGGAGAAGTTTATTTAATGAACAAATTTTACATTTATATTTATTTAGATCCAAGAAAATCTGGAAGATATTGTTATAATGATGTATGTTTTATTTTTGAACCAATATATATTGGTAAAGGAAAAGATAATAGATACAAAGAATTAGACAATAGTCGATGTAGATTATTTAAAAATAAAATAAATAAAATTAAACAGTCTGGATTAGAACCAATTGTTTTTAAATTATATGAAAATTTAAATGAAGAAAATTCATTTAAATTTGAAAAACAATTAATTAATGAAATTGGTAGAATTAATTTAAAAACTGGATCTCTTGTTAATATAACTGATGGTGGTGATGGAATAAGTGGTTATATCTTTTCTGACGAATCGAAAAAGAAAATGAGTTGTGACAGAAAAGGACGACCTAAATCAGAAGAACACAAAAAGAAATTGAGTGAAAACCATGCTGATTTTAGAGGTGAAAAACATCCAAAATCAATGCTTGGAAAACACCACTCAGAAGAATCAAAAAATAAAATAAGTGAAAAAAAGAAAGGATTTTCACTTTCAGAAGAACACAAAAAGAAATTGAGTGAAAACCATGCTGATTTTAGAGGTGAAAAACATCCAAATTCAAAATTAACCGAACAAAAAGTTATTCAAATAAAATTATTATTGAAAGATGGAATATTAACTCAACAAGAAATAGCTGATATGTTCGGAGTTAGTCGAAGAACAATTTCATATATAAAAATTGGAAGGAGTTGGTCACATGTTGGATAAAAAAATATTTATAGGCATAGATCCTTCGCTAACCGGAACTGGAATTATTGTTCTCGATGAAAGAGGCAATATAATACAATCAAAATTATTTAATACCAAAAGTACTGAAGAAATTGAAGCTCGTTTTATAAGTATATGGAAAGAAATTCAAAAATATACTCAAAAAGATTCTATTATTAATATAGAAGGAGTATCATTTAATTCGAAGGGAAATACCCTTATTCAATTGGGTGCTCTTCATTATTATATTAGAATCATGATGAAGAAAGAATCTTTAAATTTCAAAGTTATCGAACCAAAAGTATTAAAAAAATTTATTACTGGTAGTGGTAATGCCAAGAAAAATTTGATGCTGTTACAGGTTTATAAAAAATTTGGCATTGAGTTCTCTGATGACAATTTAGCCGACGCTTATTCTCTTGCAAGAATGGCGTGGGAGGATGTTGTAAAAAATGACAAAATATTCGATTGAAAGTAATGATGGAATTTTAGGAAATTATTTAAATGAATTATTTGGTAGAAAAAAAGAATATATTGGTGATATATTGGATCGTATTATATTAAGTATTGTTCCCGAAGATGAAAGAGAGGATGTTATTCATTATTTAAAACAAAGAGGTTATGATGTTTCATTTAAAGGTTTGATGTTTAATGATCAACAAAAATTGAGATTTTTTGATATGCTCGGAAAACATTTTAATATTACTTTTACATCAGGACAAGTCAAAAACACACACACTTTGTTGGGTGTCGTTAAAATTTTGAATTCAAAAGGACATAAAGATTAATGAAAAAATATTTGATTGGTGATGAAGATTCAGATAAAGTTGAAATGACATTAGATGAATTAAAAGAAAAAATATTGTCATATAAAGATCCTGAACCAGATGAAAAAGCACCATATATCAATGGTTGTTGTATATGTCTTAGAAGAATCAATTCGTGGTTTCATGGAAGTGGATGTTCTTGTAGTTCAGAATGTTATTTTATTTTTAATAAAGTATTTCATAATAAAGATAACGAAGAACGAAAAACATTTCAAAAACTTAGACAAGAACTCTGGATTGCGAGAGGATGGAAAGTACCAACAACAAAATGGAGTGATATTAAATGGGAAAGCCAATAGAAATAAAAACAAAAGAACTTCTGAAAATTTTTGGTCAACCACAAGAACTAACAGAAGATCAAAAAAAATTAATTAATGAAAATATAAACAAAGACTATAATCCTTGGTTTATACGTATTGATGAAAATGAAATAGATCCACGTATATTTTAAGATATTGGAGAATTTATAAATGGGAAAAAATAATAGAGAAAAATATAAAATTGGAATTATTGGTTGTGGTTTTGTCGGTTCAGCAGTTGCTTATGGATTTTCATTACATTCCGAAATCAGAATATATGACAAGTTTCAAATAACTCCAAATACATTAGAAGAGACAGTAAATGGGTCTGATTTCTTATTTGTATGTGTTCCAACTCCAATGGATGATAATGGTAAACAAGATTTAACAGCCGTGTGTGATGCCTTAGAAAGCATTGATGATGTTGCTAATAGTAAAAAAATAATTATTTTAAAAAGTACTATTCTTCCTGGTACAACAAGAGGATTGGCTGAAAAGTTTACAAATCACAATCTAATTTTTAATCCTGAATTTTTGACAGAAAGAACAGCGAAATTGGATTTTATTAATACTGCAAGGATTGTTCTTGGTGGTGATGATGAAGAATCATTAAATAAGGTTGAGGCTTTATATAAGAATCGATTTGTTCATACGCCCATTTATAAAACAACTTGGGAAGGTGCCGAGTTAGTTAAGTATATGGCTAATTGTTTTTTCGCATTGAAAGTTTCATATTTAAATGAAATTTATGATATCGCTGAAAAATTAGGGATTAAATATGATGATTTGAAAAAGATGTTTTTAGCTGATGGTAGGATTGGTAATAGTCATGCTGATGTTCCTGGTCATGATGGTGATCGAGGATTTGGTGGAAAATGTTTTATCAAAGATATCAATGCTTTAGTACAATGGGCAGATAAAAATAATTTTGAATTAAACACACTAAAGGCTGCAATTAAAACAAATAAGCGTGTTAGAACTTTAAAAGATTGGGAGGAGATTCCTGGGGCAACAACAAAAAATAATTATAAATAAAGGTTAAATAAAAATGAAATATCTTTATTCGTACATAGACAAAAATAATTATCAACTCATAAAAAAATATGGGTTATTGTCACTGTATGGTCTTTATCATGTTGGTCTTATCGATAAATTCGTTAATTCGGCTGAGAAATATTTAGACAGAGGGAGAATAGAAAAATCCCATTTGTCTAAAGATGATCTCATAAAAAACCCTGAACTTTTTTTTCAACTTTTTGATAAAGCTAATGGTAAAAATGCCTCAAAAGTTATATGGTTTTTATGTGAACCAGTAACACCCGGACTTCATAAAGAACGAGATGAATTTGTAAAACATATGATATTAACTAAAATATCTTTAGATGTTTTTAAACCAGATTGGACATATTATGGTCTTGGTATCGTATCTTCCCGTCAGTGGACATCATTAACTTTAAAAGATGTTTTAAAAATGAAAAAAACAATGAATCAAAAAGTATTTGAAAAAAAGAAAGGAGGACGGTTCTTATTCTCACATGTTCCTCATTTAGCAATCGCACCTTTAAATGGAAGAATAGATCCAAAAGATATTATTTTTGAAAAAAAGGAATAATAATGGAAAGATTTGTTTTAATGAAACATACCGCAAAGAAGGCAGGACTACATTACGATTTGCGTTTTCAAGTACCTGGACGAAAAGACTGGGATTCATTCGCTATTAGAAAAGGACCACCAACGAATGCTGGAGAAAAAAGAATGGTAGTTCGAACAACATGGCATAGTGAGGAAGAAGCTCTACTTACAGGTGAAATTAAATCTGGTTATGGTGCTGGTTTTTTAGAAATTGAAGATCAAGGAAATTGTGAGGTTATGAAATATAAACCAAATCATATAGTTATAAATTTTCATGGTGTTAAATTAAATGGGATTTATCACTTCATTTCTATGGCAAGTATTGGAAAAAGTGAAAAAGATAAAACTTATTTATTTTTCAAAGGCAAGATGGTTTAAATGACAAAAACAAAATTTATATTGATGGAACACCAAATAAATAAAAAAAAACACTATGATATAAGAATCAAAGTTAAAAAAAATAAATGGATTAGTTTTGCCGTTGTGAAGGGTATACCACTTGAAAATAAGAAATCGTTGATGATTAGAACTAAAAATCATTCTGAAACCAGTGCTCTTTTTACTGGTAAAACCAAAACTGGAAGAATAATCAAAATTGATTCTGGTGGATGTGAAATTTTAAAATATAATAAAAAACATATTGTGATAAATTTTTATGGATCTCAATTAAAAGGAGTATATCATTTTGTTTATGTTTTAGGTAAAGAAAATCATTATTTGATTTTTAGAGGAAATTATAATGAAACTAATTGAAGATTACTTATTAGTTCTAAACGAGGCAGAAGAAAATAATAAAAATGTACAAAATAAAATTATTGAATTTTTTCAGAAAAATAAAATACAGAGTGATGAACAAATACATGACTTCGCTAATCAATTGGGTTTATCTCCTCACAAATTAGAGGTTGAAATTTATAAATTACTATCAAGTCTTATAAATTTAAAACATGGAGATGATCCTGATGACAAATATGATTCTAAACAACTTGAAAGAGGAATTGAAGTAGAGAAAGAACATATTGATAATCCTGTGATTTCTAAAATGATAGCGAAAGCTCATATAGCCGAGATTCCTGATTATTATACAAGACTTGATAAGATGGAAAGTGGAGCTGGAATAAAAGATTAAAGGAGAAATGAATGCCTGATTTTGGAACCCCGTTTAAGGGAAATGATTTAAGTAGAGATACTAAGCTATCGACAGAAGAAATGACAAGAGCGTTAAGATTCAGCATAGCTGCTGAATCGGAGGCAATTCAACTTTATGAACAGTTATCGAACGCTTCTAATAATCCTCTATTTAAAAAAGTTATGAGAGATATAGCCAGAGAAGAGAAGGTGCATGTTGGAGAATTTTTACGTGTATTATTTGAATTAGATCCAAACGAACAAAAATTTTATGAAGAGGGCTTCAAGGAAGTAGAAGATCTAATAAGAAAACCGAGCAAAATATAATTTATAGTGACTTTATTTTTTTCAGAGTGACTACAAATATATAAGAAGGATTCTCCTGTCTTAAATTTTAAAAGTGAAAAGGAAAGTATAAATGGAGATATCTCCCGAAACCTTACCAATTGCATCATATGAAATAAATACAAATGATGACCCAACGCTTGAAACAATAAGTCTAACCCTGTTTGTAGTAGGTTGTATTCGGAAATGTCATGGATGTCAGAATCCAGAGATACAAGAATTGACCGAAACAAATCATATGTTATTTTTTTTAGATGAAATTCAAGAATTAATTGAAAATCGATTGTGTCTGATTAGTAGTGTATGTTTTTGTGGTGGAGATTTTTTACCAACCTATAAAATTCAACTTAAAAAATTGATTGATTTTTGTAAATCAAGAAGTTTAAGAACTATCTTATATACAGGAGAATTATTTGAAAATATTGATGAATATTTTAAAAATAATATTGATATAATCATTGATGGTCCATATGATCAAATGAAAAAGAATAGTGGTTTTCCAGCATCATTAAATCAAAGATGTTGGATTAATGGGAAAATAGAGAATATAGAAAATTTAGAAATTAATAAAGGAGTCTATTAATGAAAAATCAAATTGAAGTTTATAAGAGGGTTAGAAATTATGCTTAGGATTGAAATGAATTTTCCATCAGAGTTTAATGATTTATACAATAAATTTAATAACACACCAAAGGGAAAAGACTATTTAGAGTTATCAGGAATATCGAGAGATAAATTAGATATTGCCACGATTAGTCGGCAATATTTTGAAAATCACACAAGTGATATTTCTGTTGATCCTAATGCTAATGTTGGCCAGTTAAAAAATTTAAATACTTTTTCATCAGAAATTATGAAAGGACTGATGAAATTAGATGGGTATTATTTATTGTGGAAATATGTCCAAAAAATATTTGGATTAGAAGAGGCAAATCGATTAATTTCAAGTTGTCTTGATGGAAAGTTCTATCCACATGATTTAACGAAGATTAATGTTCCATATTGTGTTGCTATATCAACATATAACATTATGTTGAATGGGCGACCATATGGAACTTTGAGTAGTAAACCACCTAAGAGAGCATCATCATTTATAGCACAGTGTATTGAACATCTTATGTCAATGTCTCAAGAATTCGCTGGTGCTGTTGCCTTTGGTGATCTTTTAGTTAATTATGCATGGTATATCAATAAAGAAGTTAATGAGATGGTTAGTAGTATTAATGATTTGCTAACAACAATGGAAACTGGTGTAACCTTTGAAGAAAAATTATGGCCAGATAGTTTGATATGTGAGATTGAAAAGAAAATCGAAAATGATTTTCAATCATTTGTACATGTTGCCAATAATAATTTTAGAATTGGTGGTGATAGCCCATTTTCCAATGTTTCTTTATATTGTAGAAAAACATTAGAAAACATGTTTAAAAATTATTATTATCCCGATGGTACTTCTCCACTTGATATAATCGAAGTGATTATGGCTGTTCAACGTGTTTTCATGAAATTTATATCTCAGAAAGATCCTCTTACTAATATTCCATATCGATTCCCAATTGTGACAGTAAGTTTGTTTATTGATGCTGAGAATCGTGAAGTTGGAGATAAGGCATTCTTAGAAGACTTGGCTGAATATAATACGGAGGGTGTATTTAACATATTCATAACAAATGATAAAGCCAAGATTGCAAGTTGTTGTCGAATGATTAATAATAAAACTGAACTTATGAAATATAAAGGAATTGATAGTTTTGGTAATGGTGGATTGAATTTAGGTAGTCATAGGGTTGTTACAATCAATCTTGTAAGACTTGCAAGAAAGACCAAAACTCTCGATTTATTTAAGGAATCGCTTAAACGTGCAATGTATGATTCGGCCAAAATATTAGTTGCACATCGAGCACTAATAAAAGATAGAATTAATCAGAATTTTCTTCAATTTTTTAAGCCTATGAAATGGCTTGATCTTGACACAATGTTTTTTAGTACGATTGGTTTTAACGGAATATATGAAGCGTTTAAAACATTAGGTATTGATTTAGTTCAGTCTCAAGATGAAGCGATTGAACTTTTTAAATATTGTAATGATCTATTAAATGATTTGGCTGGTGAGTACCAAGTTCCTTTTAATCTGGAACAGATCCCAGGTGAAGGTGCCGCTATAAACTTGGCTAAAAAAGACAAAGTGTATTTTGGTGATAGTGAAAGTATATTATATTCTAATCAATTTGTCCCACTTTGGGAAAACATTGATTTGATTTCAAGAGCAAAGATTGATGGGAAATTGTCTAAGTTCTTCGGAGGAGGCGTAATTAGTCATTTGAACATCAGTGCTAAAACAAGTAAAAAACAAATGGTAGATCTCATATCGTTTGCGACATCTTGTGGATTAGATCATTTTGCTCTTAACGCATGTTTCGCTAAATGTTCTAACGGACATGTTTCTGTAACTAATGGAGCATTGTGTCCAATATGTGGAGAACAAATAAATGAGAAGTATACAAGGGTTGTAGGTTATCTAACACCCATTAATAACTGGGTTAAAGAACGCAGAGAATATGAATTTCCTCGAAGAAGATTCGAACAATTGGAGATATAAAGGAGATAGACAATGATATTGAAAGCCAATGAAATATGTCCGTATTCTGGCAAATGTCCATATCATCATAAACTTGATGGTTTTGGTTTTTGTCATGGAACGGCACCAAGAGATACCGATTTTTCATGCGACTATGTTGATGAAAGAGGTAATATTTTAGAACATGGTGAGATGAGAAATAGACTGGATATTACTGGTAAAATGAAATTTATTCAAGAATAGGAATGAATAAATGATAGAAAATTTAGATGCCCTTATAAGTGAGTTTAAAGAAAATAGAGACGCACTTAAGGCAATGATTATTGACTTAGAAGAACTTAAAAAGAAAGTTTACTTACTTTTTCCAGATAAGGTTGATAACAGATTTATAAGATTCTTTGAAGAGAAAGTGAAAGCTACAACGGCTTTATTTAATTCCATTCTTGATATTCGTAAAGAGATCAATAAAAGTTTGAAAGATGAAATTGAATTAAAACGAAAATTAGATGAAAATGACGATAACGGTACAGAAAGTATTGATATCAGGTCATTGGCAACAAAGATTGAATTGTTGAATAAAAACAAACTTATGAACAAGGAGAATGTTGTATGAATGATGAAGAATTAGAATATAGTGGAGAAGAATCAGAATTTGTTCAGGTGGAAATTGACAAGAATGCTGTATTAAGTGATATTCAATTAAAAAATATCGATGAGGTTGTTGTAAAACCAAGAAAGAAACGAAAATCAAAAACAAATACCTCAGATATATCATCCATGACTGAAGATGAGACATTTGAAGCATCCCCAGATGATGTCAAAGAATTATATGATGAATTATATAATTTTTTAGAAAAAACAACAGATTTGAAACTCGATACTGGAGTGAAAGATATTCTTCCAACTGGTATTGATCTTGTTGATGGTATTTTAGGAGGAGGATTTGCAAGTGGTGCTTTAAATGTTGTTATTGGACCTCCAGGTTCTGGTAAATCAATGTTTGTTGGTCAATTTTTAGGAAACATACAAAAAAAATATAGTGGTGATATTGCAATAATATATTTAGATGCTGAGTATTCAATGTCGGTTGCTCGATTATTTAATCTTGGTGTTGTCCAACCTAAAATTAGACCACACGTTGGTGTTACTGTTGAAAAACTTTTTCAACTTTTAGAAAGTTTGTGTACTTTTAAAGATAAAAGAAAAGAGGATAGACCAGCAATAGTTGTTTGGGATTCAATCGCAAATACAATGTGTAACAAAGAATTAGAGACGGATGATCTTAACAAAGTAATGGGATTTAAATCAAGATTATATTCATTCTTGGTTCCAAAGTACGTTATGAAATTGAGTCAGTATAATGTTTGTTTATTGGCTATTAATCAGTTGAGAGATATAATTTCAATTAATCCGTATAATAAACCAACTAATGATTTAAAATATATGAATCAAAATCAAAATATGCCCGGTGGTAAATCGATCAAATTTAATACTTTTCAGTTAATCGATTTAAAACAAAAAAGTTTTGATAGTAAACTTGTTGAAAAAATTGGATATAATGGAATAATGTCTAGTATGAAATGCATTAAAAACAAATTATATCCCTCAAATATTGAGGTAGAAATTATAGGTGGTTTAAATCACGGGTTTTCAAATTTTTGGTCTAATTATAAATTTTTAATGGATAAGAAGAAAATTGATACAGGGCAATGGCATAATTTACTAAATTATCCAACCAAGAAATATCGTGTTAAAGAAGCTCCAATTACATATGAGACCGATATGGATTTTAGAACCGCATTTGACGAATTGGTGAAAGATACAATCCGTAAAGAAATACTCGAACCAAACGAATTATAAGGAGAAATGAATAATGAATAATATACCAATTATAGGTGAGAATGTGAATGAAATTGATTTAGTTAGACTATTACAGGAACAAGCTTGTGAAGCTCATATTCCTGTTATAGAAACGGAGATTTGTGTGTCTTTCAAAAAGATGCACGAATCTGCTGTTATTCCTAAGTTTTCAACCCCAAGTTCTTCAGGGTTTGACTTAGTATCTATTGAAGATTGTTATTTAGTTCCTGGAGTTATTACACCAGTTCGAACAGGACTGTGTGTTCAACTCCCCAATCCTGATGAAACCTATCCATTTACTTTTGAAATGCAGATTCGCCCACGTTCTGGTCTCGCTAGAAAATTTGGTGTTACGATGCCTAATACTCCATGTACTATTGATAATGACTATAGAGGTGAATTAATCATTCCTATGACTGTCGTTAAGTATAATTTAAATCAATGTACATATTTTAATGAAAATGAACAAACTATTCATTTTGGTATTAGTCAAGATGGTTATCAAATCAAGGCTGGAGATCGTATCGCTCAGGGTGTTATCTGTCCTGTTCTTTCATCTAATGTACTTAAAATTACTGAAGTTAATGAATTGGATGATACTGAACGTGGAGATGGTGGTTTTGGAAGTACTGGAAAGTAGGAATGTAAGTATTGGGAACAAAATATAAATGAAAAATAATTTTCAAAAAAAAATTAAAATTGGCAAAAAAACGTGTAAGGAGTATTAAATATGAGTATATCAGAATTTTTGAAAGATAAATTAACCCCGATTATTTGTAGTTTTGTTGATGAACCAGAGAAAGTCGAAATCACAATAATCACAAGCACAATCACAATTATATGTCAAGTTAAGGCTGCCAAATTGGATTATGGTAAGATTATTGGTAGAAAAGGAAAAACGATTGAGGCATTACGTACTATTGTTTCTGCCATGAAAAACACTCACTTTTCAAATGATCTGAGGAAGATATCTTTGGAAATTTTAGATGATGAGGTTCCTAGTTTTAATTATAAAAAGAATTAATTTTTGGAGGATATACAATGTCGTTAAGTAAAGAAACAAAAATCAGAATCCTTGAAAATTTTTATTCAATCGACTATGTTTTATTTGGTAAACCATTAAAGAACATTGAGTTGAAAGAGGATTGTGAAGTGTGTAATGCAGCTTTGGTTGAAGAGTATGTAGCAACTAAGGGTGCATTGTTGAGTACGATTATTGAGATGTACAAGTTGATTGATCACAGTCCTGAAGTAATTCAAGAAAAAGTCAATGTGAAACAGTTAAATGAGATGGCAGTTAAGAGTGCTAAACAAGCTAGAAAGAACGCTCTTTCTTTATTGGATACTCCACGGGGTAAAACAAGTATTAAGGATAGGCTTGTCGAGAGTTTAACTGAGAATAAGAAAGTTGATCTTGAGGAAGAAGTTAAGACTCGGATTAAAGAGAAAGCTTTTTCATTGGCTGTCGATAATCTCTTAGTATCTAGAGCGATCAATGAGTCAACGAATTACAAAGAACTCAATTCGTGGACTGGTAAAATCATCGAAGATGCTTATAAGATTTTGAGGGACTCTTTAATTGAGACAAGTCTTGAGATCTTAAATCGTGATGTAAAAAAAAACTAACTGAGGTAAATAATCTACATGATGAGACTTTGGGTGAAGCTGGAATAATGTCAGGACAACCAAATCCAACTGGTGCTGGTATTAAAACAGCATCTAAACCATCTATAGTAAAAAAACCACAATCTAGTTCAGTAGTAAAAGATGTTGCTGCTAGAACTGGCGCAAAACAAATGGCACTTCATAAAGCTGGTTATACCCAAGGTAAATATCCAGCTTCTAAATGGAATCCATATCAAGAAAGTGAAGAAAAAGAAGATAAAGAATAAGGTGATATTTTGGACGAATTTAATGAAATTTTGGCATTCTTAGAGAATTTAGAAAAAAATAAAACAGAAAATAAAATCGAGGAATCTTTTCTTATGGAAAAGATTCCTCACACTCAACATATACAAGAACTTCCACACGAGTTACAAGTTCAACCTTCAATTTCAAATAGCGAAGACTCAGGTTTTGATATTAATAGACTTGAACAAGCTATGAGAAATGAATTAATTAAAGAACACAACCGTTCTAATAATTATGAAAAAACTTATATTTCAGTGAGTGATTTGATCTCGTGTCCTAAAAAAGTTTATTTTCAGTGTAAAAAATATAACATTGATCTTCAAAATACATTCAAATTTTCATATCTACATCTTATTAAAAAAGTTGGAAATTTAGTACACAAAATTGTACAAGAATTATATAAGTTTGATGAGATTGAAAAAACGGTAATAAGTAAAAAATATAATGTAAAGGGCAGAGTTGACGCAATAAAGGGAAATACGTTATATGAGTTAAAGACAATGGATAATGAAAAATTTGAAAATAAATATGAATTAACACATTATCATCAAGGTCTTATTTATTCGTATATATTAAATAATGATTATAATTATAAAATAAAAAATATTTCAATTGTGTATATTGGACGTAATTTAAAAACTGTATTTCCATTTAATAATCTACCGTTGAATGATTCAATTGCTGAATCATTTTTGAATAAATCATTTATCATTTCTGATAGTTTGAAGAAAAATACTCTTCCAAGAGAAGAAAATACGAGTGATTGTACATTCTGCCCATATAAAAAATACTGTAAAGAAAATATAGAAAATATTAAACCAAAATCAAAATTTATACTTTAAATTGGAGATAGTATGAATGAAACTTGGAAAGAAATCGATGGATACAATGGAGATTACCTTATAAGTAATTTAGGCAGAATTAAAAGTTTTAAAAGGTATAAATGTGGTAAAATATTAAAAAAATTAAAAAATATTAATGAGTATTATAATATAAAGCTATATAAAGAAAATAATGAATATAATTTAAATTATATTCATAGATTAGTTTATGAAACTTTTAATAATTATAAATTAAAGAATGATGAATGTATTCATCATATTAATGGAGATAAAGAAAATAATAATTTAGAAAATTTAAAATTAATGCCAAAATTAGAACATAATAGTTTTCATAATAATAAAAATAATAGTCCAAATTTGGGTAAACATTTTTCTGACAAAACAAAAAAATTAATGTCTAAAAATCATTATAATGTCAAAGGAGAAAATCATCCAAATCATAAATTAACAGAAGAACAAGTTATTCAAATAAAATTATTATTAAAAGAAGGAATATTAACTCAACAAGAAATAGCTGATATGTTTGGAGTTAGTCGATTGACAATTTCTAATATTAAAAATAAAAGGAATTGGAATCATATAGAGGAGGATTTAAGATGATTGTGGTTTACCCAATGTTGGTATCTAGTAATGTCTCCGCAAATGTTTTGCCGGGTATTTCAAAAGTAATTGAGAAGTTTGTGTTAATTTATAAGATGGATGATATTGTCAAAGCTGCGAATAATTTTGCAAGAGGTAAAAGATCATTATTCTTTCAGAAAGGTATGTTAAAACTACATGAAGCTGAGACAAATGATCATAGAAGTGACGATGGTGTCATATTAGAACAAGGTAAGAAACCACCAAGTGTTGTTATTAATATGCCCGCTGCACCAGAAAAAGATAAGAAAATATCTCAAGGTGAAAAAGCGACAGTAAAAATTGATGTTAAAGTAGAACCACCAAGTTTTAGTTCTGTAAGTTTAGAACCTACATGGATTAAAGTTGATACTTTTGCTGGTACAAGAATCGCTGGTATTAAAACAATTCCGTTTCCTGTTCAGTCTGATGCTGCTCTTATCGATTTAATCATGTCAGATCAATCAATGAATTTCCTTCAATCAAGACTATCCATTCTCGGAAGAAAATTTCTCAAAACAATGTGGGCAGTTGTACGTTGGACACATCTTCCTTTTACCCAATTAACTATAAGTGGTGATCCAAAGAAAGATGTTATTATGGCAAGAACAGTACATAAAGACAATATTTTTACTGTTTTGAATATGATGGATCTTGGATATAGTTTCTTAGAGAGGACCGCGAATATAAGAAGATTATATAGTTTAGGTTGGTCTTCGTTTGTTATCTGTGATGATGTTAATAAGAGAGCATACTTCTGTATGAAAGAATTTCAAGGTTTGTGTTCTACGGTTCAATATAATTTCATGTATAGTGCATTGGGTTCTGAGTATGGTAAAGTTTTTGACGATTTAGAAGATGTTAAAAAGTCATCTAGTCCATTTTTTAAATTAATGAAAAAACCTGGAAAGATTGTTACTGAAACAACCACCCTGGAAAAACTTGATAAATATCTTGTCTAAAGGGAGTTAAAAATGAATGAACAAATCGATACCAGTATATTATCAAATGTTGATAAACTTGAATTATATAGTGATGATTATCCATTTAGTATTTCATTAAAAATTAGTAATTTTGAAAATGAAAAAGAATTTTTTAAATTTACTAAAAATTGTGAAAAGTTAATTCGTATGTGTCCAGAATACAAGGAATGGCGTGACTACTTGGTAAATGTACTTAAAAATAATTTTTGTTTTGTAACGCATGAAATCAATGACGAGGTATCAATTGATATTCATCATCATCCAATTTCATTATTTTCAATTACTAAGACGGTCATTAATAAAAAAATAGATACTAATGAGTCTTTTAGTAGTTTTGATGTTGCATCAGAAGTTATGAGAATTCATTTCTGTAATCAACTTGGATATATTCCTCTTGTTAAAACAATACATGAAAAATTTCATGCTGGATTTTTAAAAATCCCTATTGGTTTAATTAAGGGAAGTTATAGATTATTTATAGAAGAGTATGGTCAATATATTGATGATAGTGATATGGAAGTTATTAATGAGAGAATGGCGGTAACTTGCTCCAATATTAAATGGGAGAAAGATAATTATCCAGGTCTAAATATTGATGATGTATATGAGAAAGTTGGGATGTCATGAGTGTAACTATTGATGATGAGAGCAGACGATATAGTATACAAAGTATTGACTTCGATAATATGAGAGAAAGACTGCGTACAGATAATGGGATTTATATATTTCCAAATCCCAATATCTATACGTTAGAAAAAAATTTATTCTATTTGTTAAAATATTCAGTAGAAAAAAAATTGGATACGAAATATTTTATGAAGCCGGAATATCTCTCAATTGATGAGTACGGGAATCCGTCATTATGGCTGGTTTTAATGTACGTTAATAATGTCTTTAGTAAAGAAGATTTTACTATGAGTACAGTAGTAATTCCGTCATTTCAATCTATTGTTACTATCTGTAAAGACAATTTTACTAAAGTTCCTCCTTCAGAACTGACATCTGTTTCTTTATAAAGGAATATAGTAAAATGATAAAAAAAGAATTTAGTTTGTTAAAGGATCTACCAAATATTTTAAGTCTTTCAAGATCCGTGATTGATAGTTATAAAACAGAAGGTGGACCAAGAAAAATATTTGTTATTTTAAAGTTAATCGAAAATAGAATAGATCATTTTACGAAACCAGTAATTTTTAATTTAATATCTGATATTAAAAAAAGAGAAAAAATTGAGATTGTTAATATTCCAAAATATTTATTGCCTGTGACATATAATACAACTACAGATGGGATGATTATTAATTTACAATCAATGGGTTCAACTGATTTATCTAGATATGATCCTAAAAACATATATGCAGCATTGGTATACACTGTATGTTTTGCCAAGTTAGTTTCAGGTAAGTATAAGATAGATCAAAAATATTTTGTGACAATATCAAATTTTCTCATGAGTATTTTTATCAGATTATTCGGTAAAGATTATGGTTTATTAGGTATATACTCTACCGAAATTCCCAAATTAAAATTTTTAACGAATTGTTATATTTTAAAATCCTTTTTTGATGTTGATAATGAATCAATGTATAAACTTTCAGGAACAGCATCAACATTCAATTATAAATCACTCAGTATGGATGAATTGGATAATTTTGATTTTTATCAAATCAAGGATTTTATCAATTCATTGAGTCATTTTAAAGTGATGCCTGGAATTAACCCATATATTTTTTCATCTAAAATATTAAAACTTTTTGGATATGGTTTTCTTCCAGCTTTAGAAGATTTGTCGAGATTTATATCAATCATTACAACAAGTTCACTATCTGGTTCAAATATTGTTCCAACTTTTATTTCCAAGTATAATGAATCAGAATATTCGAAAATACTCGAAATATCAAAAGGGATTTTTAAGAAATAATAGAGATTAAAATGAAAAATTTTGAATATCATGATATTTATAGAGCAAAAGTAGTTGATAACAATGATCCAGAAAAATTTGGTCAAGTAATGGTCTGGATTCCTGATGTTATGGGTGAATTATCTGAAACAGAAGGTATATGGGCACTTCCAGCAAATAACCCAATAGGTGGAAGAAATTCAGAATCAACAGAAGATCCTTATTATGCTGGAACAAGTTATATACCACCAAAAAATTCATGGGTTCTCATTTTTTTTGAAAAAGGAAATATTAATAGGCCATATTATTTTGCGGCACTAAATTTGAAAAACGCTAAAGTTCTTCCAGAAAATCAACTTGGAACTAACCCATTTGAAAAATGGGTTATTTTTAAATCACATGATGGAAGATGTATTGTAGTTAGTGATGATCCTGATGATGCCAGAGTTGAGATAACAGGTAAAAAAAGACAAATATCAACTCCACCATCTGGTGATACCGACTCGGTATATACTATAGATGATAATCAAACGACTATTTTTTTCGATGAAAGAGATGGAAAACAAAAAGTTCTTATAAGAACATATAAAGGTGATTTCTTTCACATTGACATCGACCAACAAAAATTACAGGCATATTTTAAAAGTGGAATTGAAATCAAATCTGATGGTGATATTAAAATAACTGGGAAAAATATTCACTTAAAATCAACTAATAATCTTAATTGTGAATCTGGTAGTAATTTAAATTTAAAATCTGGTGATGCGTTAAACTGTGAAAGTGGTGATGATTTGAGTTTAAAAGCTGGTGCTAATTTAAAATCTGAATCTGTGATGAACTACAATGTCATGGGTGGTCTTAATATTAATGAGCAAGCAATTGGATCATTGAGTTTAATGTCTGCCGCGACAATATCGGTTGATGCGCCTATTGTTAGTAGTAATAGTGGATCATCAACACCAGCAACAAACGCTGATACGGCCAGTTCAGCGAGTGCTGCGAATCCTAAAGGTGATCGAGAAACATAGGAAATTTAAAATATGAGTGAAATTTATAAAAATTTAAATATTAATGATTTAGAAAATGAAATATGGAAAGTTATAGAAGATTGTCCAGATTATGAAGTTAGTAATTTTGGTAGAATTAAAAGTTTTAAGTATAATAAGATAAATGGAAACATATTAAAACCATATAAAAAACAGAAATATTTATGTTTGAGATTATATAATAAAAATAAAAAACTAAATAAAAAAATTCATCATCTTGTTTATGAAACCTTCAAAGAAAAATTAGGAAAAGGTTATGATGTTCATCATATAAATGAAAATAAAGAAGATAATTTTATTAATAATTTAAAAAAAATGCCTAAAATAGAGCATAGTATATATCATAATCCAAAAGGTGAAAATCATGTGCTTTTTGGAAAACACCCTTCAGAAAAAACTAGAAAGAAAATGAGTGAAAATTCAGTTCAAAATGGAGAAAGTAATAATAATTCAAAATTAGAAGAATGGCAAGTTAAGACAATATATCAAATTTCAAATTCTCCAATTATAAAACAGTTAAAAATAACTCAGACAGAAATCGCTAATATATTTGGAGTTTGTAGACAAACAATTTCATTAATAAAATTAGGAAAAATATGGTGTCATATAAAACTGGATGGTGAATAATGTCAACATTAACCCTAGTACGAAATACTGTGTGTAAAAAGTTAATAACTGAATTTGATGCTGTTTTAAAATTACTGGCTATAGTCAAAGCTGCTGTTTATGGACCAATAAATACAATAAAAACAACACTTCAAACTATGCAGTATGCAGCTATTGGTGCGATTAATAGTGCAGTTGAAGATATTAATAATAATATTGATGATATTGTTCCAGATATTGATGATGCTGCTATTAGAGAAATATTAAATATTATTAGAAACTGTCCATTTTTATGTGAAGATTTAAATTTCAAAAATCCTGTTACTCTATTAAGAAGTATTGAAAGTGAGACGAAAAATTTAGCCGCAAGTACAATTAATTCTCTAACAAGTGGTCTTTATGAATTTTCTGCGGCACAATTGATTGATAGTATGATTCATAAATATGGACCCAAAGGCTTCAACTTGACTACTAAGATTCCAAAAATATATCAAATTATTGACTGCGTTGATGCTCTTTGTGATGATGATATATCTAGTAGAGTAACAGCTTTTAATAATTATTTAGTACAATTATATATTTTATCCGATGGTAATTTTGATAGATATAGATTATATACAGATATTAATATGAGTCCAAGTCAGAAATTAAATATTGAAACAGCTTTGGATAGTTTGCTTGGTATTGTAGAAGATATCGATAGCTCTTTAGATAGTGGTGTCGATTATGCTAAGAGTTTAAATTTAGATCCACCACCATGTGCTTAGGTGACTAATTATGAAAATTCCGTTTCGATATTCTTTATTAAAAATTAGAAGAACTAAGATTCGTTATATTGTTCTTCATCAAACAACCTGCCAGTATCCCGCTCCAGAATCAAAAGTTGATACGTCTAAATATCAACTACCTGGAATAATAGGTAACATGTTTGAAAAAAAACAGGCTGATATTAATTATCATTTTGTCGTTGATAAGATCAAAGATGATTATCAGGTTATCATGTGTAGGCCATTTGTAACTTTATGTGATTATGACGACATTGATCCTGATATTAATAATGCTGCGATTCATATCGCTGTTATGGGTAATTATGATTATAAAATACCTGATCTGAGATTATACGAGGTGATTGCGTATCGTCTATTAAATCCTCTTATGAAGTTTTTACCAATTACATATCACAGAATATATTTCCATCATGAAATATCCAAAGATGAACTTGAAACATGCCCTGGTGCTTTCATGGACAAACAGAAGTTAGTTTCAATGTTGAAAAGATTCGTTGTTAAATAAACCTCCCAATTTCTTTAAAATAGATCTTTTCTATATATATTAATAATCGAGATACCAAATCTCGATTTTTTTTATTAGTGGGAGGATACTCTATGAAAAAAGTGAAGAGGAACAAAGTTTGATAAAATTTGAACAGATTGTCCATAAGAAGAAGTATTTTATTTATCAAGATGAGGAAGTTATTGCAGAATTAGATTTAATTACACCGTCTTCGATTTCCAATAAATTCGAATTAATTACCGGGTTTATCGAAGGAATGATATCGACACTTGGAAGTGAGTGTGAAGATTGGTTTTCTAATTTTATGAAACAACAATTTATTCATACATGTAATTATTGTATGAAGAATCCAGAGTCTGAGTGTAATACGGATTTAACTGAGAGAAGTGTTTCAAATTTAAAGTCTGTATGCCCCAATCTGGAAAAATATGAAGATATTAGAGCAGAGGCTATTTCAAAAAACGTTCCAATTATTGTTGATTTTGTTAATCAATATATAGAACGACTTAATTTAAATTTATCTTTGTTTGTTAATGAAGATAAAGTTAAAAAGACGAGCATTCTTTTCACAGAAACTGAAATATACGAGATCATCAAACTATCATCATATTTGAAGGTATATTCATTAATCTCAAATTCAAATCTGAGATTAGATATGAGAATTCACAAGAAAATTTTTAATACTTTTTTACAAAGTATAAATAATTCAAAAGAAATAATAAATAAAATATTTGAAATAATAAAAATAAAAACATATCGTTATAAACAAACGGATCAGTTTATGTGGGAATACATAAAAATGATCCAATGTAAAGAGATTGATTTATATATCGTCGAAATTTTTAATTTTTTGATGAATAATATCATGGTACTTTGTCAACACGATCGTAATCCAATCACTTTTTTTGTTACGGTTGTTGATACCGCAATTATATGGATATTGAGAAGCGTTTATAAATCTACGATTGTTTATAACGACGAGGCAAATGTTGATATTCAAACTATCAAAATAAATAATTTAAAATCATATGCTTCAAATGATACTATCGGTCGTATTAAATCAGTATCGGTCAGTTATGTACATCAATTACTTGAAAGTATGACAACTTCTCAAATAATGAATTATGACCAAAAATTAGTTAAATTTCAAGAACGTATGGGAAAAATTAAACAAGACTCACCATTAATTGAATATTTAGTTTTTCCAATACTGGCTAAGTTAACAGGCATTCAATATAGTCATTTTAGATCATTAAATCCAGAAACATCAGCAATGTTATCAGTATATATCAGATATTTATTATCAAAAACATTCAGTAATTTTGATGTATTATTTCAATTATTAGAATGTTATCCTGATCCATCTTCTACTGTTCCAGTAAAGACAACTTATAAGATCAAAGATGATTTAGCACACACATTTGTTAATGAATATAATCGTCTTAAAAATTATCAGGGTTTTGAACAGTGTCATAACCAAAGATGTTTATACGAACAAATCATTGGAAGAGTATATGGGACTAAGTTTTTAAATATCATGACTGGTGAACAGGTTTATTATGACAGAAAGAAACTTGAAAAAGATGTCATAATATTTTATACTTACTTTTTTGCTGATGCCATGAAAAATTATTTTGCGGTTATTCAATCAGAATTGAAAAAATCGTTTTAAAAATGAATGTATAACAGAAACAATATAAGGTATAAATTATAATGTATCCTAAACATCCTCAGACTGTTATAATCAAAAATAAGTTTTATCCGAATGGTTTGACGGAATTAGATATATGGAATCATTATCAAAAATACAAACTACCAATTTTAGATCAAGCCAAAAATAGAGACATAATGACTTTCTTTAAAGTTGATGATTCCATACTGGTCAAAAGAAAAAGTAAAACAACAGATTTTATCAAACTCAATAATAAAAATTATGATATAGTGATAACCGGACGAACGTTGTCACTTCATACAACAATGAAAAGACATGAAAACATATGTATTGTTGATATTGATACAAACGATTTCGAATTAGGTAAAAAGGCAACAGTTGATTGTTATGATATTTTAAATCGATTTCCGATTTTTTTAAATAAACAGATAAGATTTACAGGTAAGACATCGTTTCATATTTATTGTGAACTTACAAAAAGAATGGAAATTGATTCAATTAGATTCTTGTTAAATAAAATTTTTACAAATTCAACAATATCTCAAAAATATAATATTGGTAAATCTAGAGCTTCTGGTGTTAATATTGATCTATTTAGGAATTCATTTAGAGGTGGATTCATCATGTTAAATTCATTATCAGTTATTGGTCTTAGATGTACTGAAGTATCATATAATGATATTAATTATTTTAATCGAGAAGATTCAAAGATTAAATAAATATTAAAGGAGTGGGATGTTGAATGTCTATATTATTTCTATTAAATACTGTACCAATGTATTTTATTCGGTTTCGTAATAAGACATGCGCACATCGATTTGGTACTGAATTGAAATTGTATGGTGATGCGCATGAAACACAGTACCGATACAAAGTTTTAGATGATTCTAATAAAATAACAGAAAAAAATTTATATAACAGTTTCAGAATTGAAGAAATGCCGAGAGATCTCTATAATGAAATTGTGAGAGAGATGAGATCTTTTAATATGAAACGTTACTATAGAGAAATATCATGAAATACTATGTAACATTAGAAGATGATGGTATATATATTTATTATAGTGAATTTAAAAATAAAAAATTAGCCGAAGAATATAGAAATATTTTAGTTCTATATTTCACTCAACGAAACTTTCGAATAAAAGTTAGATCATCTATCTCTAATAAAACACGTTCATTTTACTCAAAATTAGATAATTCTTTCGAAAATGATGTTGTTCATTCGATTAGATCTCGTTATAATAATAAATTGACATCTGAAAAATTTCAGGAATATTTTCATGGATTAATGTTATTTAATGATCTGGCGTAATGATGGAAGTCATTATTGGTATAGAAAGATGAATAATAGGCGAATGGCAGAAGCCTATATGAATTTTTCTAAGATGTATTTAGCAGACTATCAGTATCGATATGTAATAAAACCAGAATTGGTTCAATTTGTATCCGTGCATAATCTTGGTTCATCATATGATGGTGATTTATTGAGTTATATTTATGGAAATTTCGAACGAAAAATTTATGAAAGATTTCGTGAAAATGTAGTGAATCAATTATCAGAAAGTTAGAAAGTTATGAAAGGATACTATGTTAAAAATGGATAATGTTATTGTGAAAATGCCATATGGTAGTAGTTTGTATGGAACACGTACACCAACAAGTGATAAAGATTTTAAAGGTGTATATATTCCATCGAAGAAAGATTTATATTTTCAAACCGTTAAAAATAGTTTACGGTACAATACGAAAAAGAACCAGACAGTGAAAAATACGAAAGCGGATGTTGATATTGAGTTTTTTTCGTTATTATTCTTTTTAAAGATGGCTAAAGAAGGTAATATAATCGCAATGGACATGCTTCATTGTCCTCCAGATTATTTACTTCAAACCAGTGACATCTGGGAGAAAATTGTCGGTGAACGTGGAAGATTTTATACAAAAAATATCGCAACATTTGTTGACTATGCCAGAGGCCAAGCGGCCAAATATGGCATAAAAGGTAGTCGGTTATATGATGCGAAACAGATCATCAAATATTTTGAACAATTCACCGATCAACCAGCAATAAAAGTCAAAGATGTATTTGATGGGATTCCTAAAGGGATAAATATCAAAATATATCCCGCTGAAGGTCGTAACCGATTTAGAACAGTTGAAGTTTGCAACCGGAAGATTCAAGAAACAATTCGAGTAAAGTATGCGTTGGAGATGGTCAAAAAGTTTTATGACACGTATGGTCAGCGTTCAAAAGACGCTGAAGAGAATAAAAATATTGATTGGCGGGCAGTATCTCATGCCATTAGAGCTGGTTATCAATTAAAACAGTTATATCTTGAAAGAACCATAACTTTCCCATTGAAGGAAAGGGATTATCTCCGACAAGTTAAAAAAGGTGAGATTCCGTATAAAGAAGTAGCTCCCATATTAGATGAGTTAGTTGATGAAGTTGTATCATTGGCGGACAAAACTGATTTACCCAAAGAATGTGATGGAACATATTGGGATGAATTCATCAATGAAATTTATGATGATTTTATCAAAAGAAGTTTTGACTCTAAACTGGAAGTTTTAGATGGAACTGAACCCGAAGAGTCGGTTATCGATTCAATAGAAGTAAAAGAAGAAACTGGATATAAAAAAATTATTTCAAGAATTTTATCTATATTTTAAAGGAGTTGAGAGGGGATTGAAAGATCCCCTCTATAATTTATGGTGTATCATATATTATTTAATTCTGGTGGACGTAATTATAAATTAAAGTTAAAAAAATTAAAAGATGCACAGATTGGTAAACTGATAATTCATACTTATTTTAATGGTGGAATACATTGTAGAATTATTGAGTCAGAACCCGAATATTTATCCGAATATACCAATCTTGGTAGAAACTGGATGTGTGAAATAATAAGATCAGTGAAAAAAAATCATGTTAGAAATGGGGATTAATTAACGTGTATTATGTTTTAATTGAAAATACAAGTTGTATAGAAATATTAGAATTTGAAACTTCTAAACAGGCCGATATTGCAAAATTAGTACTTCAGACTTATTTTTATAATATGCACAGGCGCATATATATTTTAGATGAACCACACTATAGTGCTAAACAATTCGGAAAAAAATATAAATATAACCTTTCAAGATCATGGTATAACTCATTAAGAAGAGATGTAAAAAGAAGTATTGTTGTAAGTCCAGTTATTCGATGAGGTGATGTTATGGAGTTATTTACAGTTGAACATATGAAAGAAATTTTTAATTTTCTCGATATGTGTGATGGTATACAACAAAATAATAAGTATCATCCTGAAGGTGATGTTTTAAATCACTCTTTACAAGTTATGTCCCACGCATTTAAAGAAAGTGATGATACTGATTTAATTTTAGCAGCAATGTTGCATGATATTGGAAAACTTGTAGAGTCACATGGTCATGCAGAAATTGGAGTTAAACTTTTAAGAAATTACGTTAGTGTAAAAACTCTTTTTTTAATCGAACATCATATGAGAATATGGTCATATATCGAAGGTGAAATGTCAAAACTTTCTAAATGTCAATTTCTCAGTTCTCATCCCTGGTTGCCCGAATTAGTTCAATTAGCAAGATGGGATCGAATGGGTAGAAATCCAAATCGAAAAATGAAATATGATAAAGAAGATATTGTGAATCGATTGAATAAAAAAATTCCGGCACATTTTGGCATACCTGGGAGGTTGATGAATGAAAAGACTAATGATAATTGATAGGGACGAGTATCAACGATATCAAATTGGACAATCATGTTATATACATGCGGTTATTCCTATGAATGAAGAATTGAATTATGTAAGACTTATAGTAAAAACCTATGCTGAGATGTCAGAGTGGACATATAAAATTGTAATTGGTGATGATAATAGAACTCCAGTACATTCAGATCTTGATGAAAGTTGGTTTCGGACTTGTGAAGAATATGTAAAATTACGTTTAACCGAGGCACGATTAAAACTTCGATAACTAATTAAATCATATAAAGCCTTCTTTAAAAGGGGCTTTATATGACTATTTATAGGAGTCAAAAAATAATGATTAAAAAATTAAATGAACAATTTCAACTATTGGAAGAACTAATTAAAAAGATAGATGAAGTAATGTCTAATCCAATAAATTATGAATATCAACTAAAATGGTTAATGTCGCAAGATAACAGAAAAAAATTATTTGAAAAAAATCCGAAGTGTTTTTTAATGATGAAACAAATGGGAAGAGAAGTTCCCTTTTTTCCGATTTGTAACCGTATGGGTTCTGTTGATCCCGCGATAATTAAATTATCAATGAAAATGGTAAATAAATTAATGGGTAATGATGTTGTTGATCAAGACCATCTTGTAGTGATACTTCAAAAATTAAATAGTCTTAATAATAAATTTGAAAAAGAAATTCCAAAACCGAGTGATATGGCCGCAAAAAAAGCAAATGTGACCAAGTTTATCAAGCGGTTAAAAAATTATTTCTAATTATTTTTTTTTGAAGATTATGTAATTTACTGAAACGGAGACTAAAATATAATGTTGAAATTTTTAGATTTAGACAAATTTTCTAAAGGTCTATCTCCAGTTACATCTGCCGAAATTTTTTCAAGACCTAACGAATTTAATAATGATGGATTATTTTCGGAAAGAATTTTTGGAAATTTAGAATCACAAGAACGACGAAAGACATTTTCCTATATAGATTTGCACACAAAAGTTATTCATCCATCCGCTTTAAAAATAATTCTTCAATTAAATAGAAAGATTGATCTTTTTATTTCAGCATCTGAAAATTTTACTTTAAAAGTGAATGGTGACTTGGTTCAAGATTCTGATGGCGAATTAACTGGTTTATCAAAATTTATAGAAATATTTCCAGATATAAAATTCAGGGGAGAAACAGAAACACGAGAAAAATTTATAAATCTTCTTCATAAATCTTATAAGGATGGAACTCTATTTATCGATAAAATTCCCATTATTCCTCCAGATTTTCGGCCAAGTTTTCAAGAAGAAGATGGCAACTGGATGATCGACAAACTTAACGATGTCTATCAATCGATAATCAGGAAAGCTATTCAAGTTAGAAGTTCTGGAGGTTCTGGAATTTTATTTGATCTTCTTTCTTACGGACTTCAATTAGCTATAGTAGAACATGATAAATTTATTAGAACAAAAGTTGAAAAGAAAAATGGACTTATAAGAAGTCAAATGTTGGGTAAAAGAATTGATTTTTCTGGACGAGCGGTTATTACACCTGGACCAAATTTAAAAATTAATCAGGTTGGTGTACCATTCCGTATCGCAGTTAATTTATTTGAACCATTTATTATGCACGTTCTATTATATACGAACAGAATAAATAGAGAAGAATTATCAAGTGAAATCAAAAAATTCATTAAAACTGAAATATCTGTTGATAGTATAAGAAGAATAATTAAAGCAATCGTTGCTGGTGATAAATTGCCACCAAAATTACATAAAATATTTTGGGATGTAGCTGAATTGGTAATGAAAGATCGAGTAGTAATTTGTAAACGAGATCCTGTTTTACACATGTCATCAGTAAGAGCATTTCATCCAGTTCTTGTTGAAGGTGATACGCTTCAAATTTGTGTTTTACAGGTTGGTGGTTTTAATGCCGATTTTGATGGAGATCAAATGGCAATATATACACCATTGACAGATGAAGCTCAAGAAGAAGTTAAAACAAGAATGATGCGGCTTGAAGCTTCTGATTCTTCTAAATCTTTTGTATTTGCTCTAAGTAAAGACATGTATGCTGGTTTATATTTGATGACAAAAAATATTTCATATTCTAGATCACCAATTGTTGTTTCGGAAAAAGATCTGGATGATGCTGTCGATCCTTATATTCCAGTGAGATATCGTGGTGAAGCTACAACGATGGGAAAGGCAATTTTAAATAGTGCGTTACCAAAAGATTTTCCATTTGTTAACGATGTAGTTAATAAAAAAATCGCAACTAAAATAATTTCAAAATTGGTTGAAAAGTATGACCAGGAAATTATTATTGAATCTGTTTCCAAGTTATCAAAAATGGGTTTTAAATTTGCTACAATTATTGCACCAACAATAACCTTAGACGATATTGAAGTTCCGAAAGAAATTTATGAATTAAAAGAGAAATTAACTGGTGCTGATACTGAGACTGCCGATAATATTCTTCAACAGATGAAAGTTATTCTTGAAAAACATCTACAAAATACTGGATTATATGACCTAATTGAATCTGGTGCCGGTAAAGGTTGGACACAACCACTTCAGATTTTGTGTGCTAAAGGTGTTATTGCTGATACTAAAGGTAATATTCTCGAACCCATCAAAGGTTCATTCGCTGAAGGACTAACACCAATTGAATTTTTCAAGGCTGCTCCTGGAGCACGAAAAGGTTTGGCTGACCGAGTTTTAAATACTGCAACAACAGGATACATGGCGAGAAAATTATCATATGTTCTTAATCCAGTTGAAGCTGATTTGTTTAAGAAAGATTGCGGAACCAGTAGAACAATCACTATAAAACTTGACGGTGATATGATCGGTAGATTAAATGGACGATATATTATTAAAAATGGTAAGGTTGTTCCATTCAATCCAAGTGATTTTAATATTGGTGATGTTATTCATCTAAGAACACCAATATATTGTATATCACCTAAAATCTGTCATACTTGTTATGGCGATCTTTTGAAACGTCATAAGAGTCCATTTATAGGAATTATCGCATCACAAATTTTGGGAGAAGTTAATACCCAGGCAATCATGCGAACATTCCATACTGGTGGTGTTGTAAAAGTAAAAAAGAAAGAAATGATAAAAGATATTTTATCAAATGATCCCTTAATCGAATTAGAATAATATTTTAGAGAAAGTCATTACTCGATCTAAAATATAGGAATCAAATAATGAAGAAAATAACAGATTATATTTACCAAAATGAAAACTTTCTAAATTGTGTCAAACCATGTACTTTGATAATTAATTTAGAAGACTATGATCTTGAAGACTCTATAAATATTAATCAAGACGATGGAACTATATGGGTCAAAAATTTAATTTCAAGAATCATATTTAAGGATCTTGAATTTCATATAATTTTAGATTATGCCGTCACTGTTCAAATTAGTGATATGGTGAAAGACAGTAAAGAAATTAAACTTAATTATCCAGAACAATCTATAATATTGGAAGCCAGTCTTGAAGTTGAAGATGTTAAAAAACAAGTTGCGTTTGTTGAAAGATTAATGGGTGGTCGTGAAATTTTTAAAGATGTTGACCATTTAATCTTAAAATTGAACAACGCTTTTAAAGATGTTTCTGGAATGGATTTAGTTCATCAAGAAGTCTTAATTAGCAATGCTCTTCGAGATAAAAATAATTTATCAATACCAGCCAGATTAGGAAAAAAGTGGAATCCAGTTCTTATTAATATGAAAGATATTGTTTTCCAGTCTGGTTTCGTACAAGGTTTGGCATTTGAGAATATAGGAAAATCAATCAATACTGGATTAATTTCGGATGTGTCTGGTGAGAAAACAATTTTAGAAAAAGTTTTAACAGGAACGATAGCGGAGAAGAAGAAATGATAAGATTTAGTAATTTTAGATTATATTCACAAGTTGCGAATTCTCTCGCGTTTCCTCTGATTCCAAATAATCCATATCTACTCACATACTTTTCTGAGAATGGTAGATTTGTTGATGATTATCCAAAGCTTGGATTAAGACTTGCTGATTTTAGAATAGTTGTTGTTCCGATTACAAAAATACCACGTACTATTGCTACAACTGAATTGATTAAAGAATATAAACAATTAGGTTTATTACCATATTCACAGAAACAACGTATTCCTGAAAATAAAAGTTTTATTTTTGATTTATCACAGTATCTTGGAAAAATTGACGCATTATTTAGACCAACTAATTATCGTCAACGATCTGGAGTATTAATTAAAAATAGTTTTAATCTTTTATTATCATTCCCACAAAATTATCAAAAAGTATTAATATATTCTGTTGATTTAACAAAAGACATGAATTCTTTTGTTAATAGGAAGTTCTTTCCAATACTTCAGATGTTGAAGGATGAAAAAGTTGAATTTCCATTTGATTATGTTGTTTTTGCAATGGTTGGTGAAAATAATACAACGTATCGTTTAATTTTTAAAAATAAAGAATTTCAAATAAATAAAATAATAACTTTGTTACGTAAAATAACTCCGATTGATATTGATGAAGAAACTGAAAATGAAATTGATGATATATCAAGAAGAATTACAAATAAAGTAATTGATAATAAACTCATTAAGCCTGAAAATAAAGAAGCGGTTAAAAGTTCAGTTGTCTCTTATCTTAAAACAGATCCGAGAAAAATAGATCGATTTTTGGCCAAAGAAGTACCATATGAGGATATCGTTAAATTAGCTGCCAGTTCAATCCTACATAAAACTTCTGGTAATATTATAAGAGCGACTAAAATTATTGATGCGATTCCTAAAAATAAGGTAGAATCTGCATTAAAAGTTATTGATAAAAACTTTGCTGATGAAATTATTCCACAGGAAAAAACAATCATAACTTCTGAAAATATAGTAAATCAATCAATGAATATTCCAAAAATGGTTGATGAAAAATCACCAACACATCTCTTCAAAAAACGCCAGATTGATTTTGAGATTAATTTGAAAAAAGACATGTTAAATTCATTTAAAATATTGGAAACTAAAGAAGTACCTCTTAAAGTAGAGTCTTTAAATATAGTTGATAAACCAATGAAGTATGGTGAAATTGAAAAATCTGATGAAGTTATGTTGATAGTTAAATTAAAGGATCTAAACGGTAATGTTCAAGAGATTAAAATTGAACTACCAAAAATTGATCCAGTGTCGGGAACATTCAGAATTAATGGACAAAAGAAATGTCTAATTAATCAAATTATATTAAATCCGATTACTTTTCCAAAACCATATGATGCTAAATTTGAAAGTTCATATTCGAGTTTTCATATTTGGAGTAAGAAAACAAAAAAGATAAATTATTTGGAAATATATATTGCCTCTTATAAACTTCCATTTCTTGTTTTGATGGCATATAGTTTTGGATTTGATAAAGTTTTGAAAGATTTTGGAATCAAATATACCATATCAAAATCTAAACCAAGAAAGGCTGAATTGGCAGTTAAAATTAATTCAGATACAACTGTAATTTTTGAGAACGTTGATACTGAATTGAAAAAAGAAATTGTGAATTCTTTTATTAGAGCTAAAGTTGGCGAATATAAAATTGACAAACCATTTGGAACTAACGAATATTTTAATGATTTAATTATCAAAATTACAGGTAAAATAAATTCAACTTATAAAGTTAGAACAAATCTTGATAATATCGTTGATCCTGTTGTTCGTCAAGTATTGATGAATCAAAATTTACCAATAACTCTTGATGAAATTATGAAGTATATGGCACAACGTGTTATATCTGGTTATGTTCAAGCCAGAAATGATTTATCAAATCAGAGAATTCGAAATTCTGAAATTCTGGTTCACTTGGCACAAAAACAAATATTGGCTGCTTATACCAACTATAAAGAACAAGTATTAGCTGGAAATAAGAATGCAAAATTTCAGATTGTTCCAACTAAGGTCATATCTGACTTTATAAATTCTGAAATTGTGGTTAATATGGAATATGGTAATCCTCTTGAAGAGATGGCAACTTTATCCAAAGTATCACCAGTTGGAAAATCAATTGGTGGTATTCCTGGAAAAGAGGCAGTTCAAATGGAATCTCGAAATGTTCATAGTACATACTTTGGAAATATTGATCCATTAGACACACCTGAAGGTCCAAATATCGGCATTATACAGCAACTAAGTATAGATGCCCATCTTACATCTGCGCGTGGCTTAATCAAGGTTAAGGAGCTTAATAATAGTGAAAAGTCGGGTATGCTCAGTACATCAACATGTATGATTCCTTTCATTGAAAATAATGAAGGTGCTAGAGTTATCATGGCTGCTGCACAATCAAGACAAATATTACCATTAAAAAATCCAGAACCACCTATAGTTCAAACAGGATATGAATCTATATTACCAAGTGTTCTTTCTGATAGTTTTATCAAGAGGGCACCATGTGATGGTCGTATCTCTGAAATAACGAATGATGAGATCACAATGATTTGTAAAGATGGTAAAAAGAGTCAAGTTAATATTACTCCTGTCCCATTAAAATCTGGTAGTGGTAAAAACACGTTGAGTATGTTTAATGTAGTTGTTAAAAAAGGACAACAAGTTAAAAAAGACTCAATTATTGCCGAGGGTAGTTCTATCAGTAATGGAATGATATCACTTGGTAGAACACTTGCCGTTTCAATCTTTCCATACAAAGGTTATAATTTTGATGATGGTGTTGTTATTAATGAGAGATTGGTTAAAGAAGATAAATTGACATCATTACATCTTGTTGAAGAAGATATCACATTATCAGAAAAAGATAGACTTCTCTATGTAAATGATATGGGTAAAATGACAACTCGTGGTGAACCATTACTTAGAAAAACAATTGGTGAAATTGAAGAGTTGATTGGTTTTGAAGAAGACGAAACAACTGATATCACAGCAGGTCAATATATTAAAAAAAGTCCTGGTGGTTTAATTGCAGAAATTGAGGTTTTTTCAAACATTGAAGATCCAAATAAATTCATACAGTTAAATGGACTAATTGAAAGAACCGATAAAAAATATAATAAACCTCCTAAAGAAAAATATACCAATCGTGGTAAAGTTATCGAAGGTATCTTGATTCGATTTAAAATAAGACAAGAACTTATAATTAATCTTGGAGATAAACTTTGTAATCGATATGGAAATAAGGGAATAATTTCTTTAATTGAAAAAGAAGAATTAATGCCAAGAACACCTTGGGGTGAAAAACTTGATTTTATCATTAATCCACTTGGTATATTAAGTCGTATGAATATGGGACAAGTATACGAGATGTATTGTGGTTTAATATCAAGAAAGTTAGCTGAAATTTTCTTAAAGACTAAAAATAAAAGAGAATTTTTAGATATAGCAAGAAAAGTTCTTCCAATGTTAGATACATCGAAAAATCAGGCCATAAGTACTGGATTTCTCAATAATGTGGCTAAATTAAGTGACTCTCAGATGGGAATTATGTGGGAACAAATTAAAAAGAATTATGCGTTTCCAATCATAGTTCCACCATTTAAGGGTCCAAATTTTAAAATGATTCGTGATGTTCTTAAGATACTTGGATTAAAATCAAAATATAAAATATATTTACCAGAGTATAAGACGTATACTTCATATGAGTGTCCATTCGGTTATATGTATATTTATAAACTTGAGCATATGGGTGACATGAAGGTTCACTCTCGTAGTACAGGTCCAGTTATTGGAAAAGTTTTACAACCAACTGCTGGTAAAGGACACGAAGGTGGTCAAAGATTGGGTGAACAAGAATCTCTCAGTTTCATTTCTTATGGTTGTTTATTAGCTCTTCAAGAATTATTTGGTCCGATGTCTGACGATCACATAACAAAGAACGAGATTATAAGTGATATTATTCAAACTGGACATGCTGAATATAGATATCCAAAAGCTAATCCAGCAAGAGATTTACTAAATGCGTATTTTACATCTTTGATGCTTGAAAGTGACTAAAGGAGAATTTATGAGTGCAACACCAACGCCAGCACCACCTCAGACTTTAAAGGTTTTGAATCAAGAAGATGAAAAAATAAACTTGAAAGGATATGATGATGGTTCTTTACAGATAAATAATCTGAGTATGATTGATATTTTTCAAGAGATGTTATTAGAACTTAAATTAATAAGAACCCATTTGAGTTTATTAACAGATGACGTATTAGAAGAATCAGATATAATCTAAAAAAATTAACAATTTAATCAAGAGGTAATAAAAACATGACGATAGATGATGGAACAGGAACAGGACACCGAGCTAAAGTAAATGATGAAAATTTTTTGGAAACACTATCAATAAGTTCACCAGTTGAACACCATGTAAACCACGTAGAAAGACGCGCATATAATTGTGTTATTGAACAAACTCCGGGTGGAGCTGGTTATTATTTCTTTTATTTGAAAAATACAGGAGATGATGATTTAATCATTACGTCGATTCAGCTCTATACACCAAGTGTTGAGGCAATAAATTTTGTTTTACTACCAATAGGAACCGCAGTTGGAACGACCTATGTTCCAATTAATAAATACTGCGGGTCGGCAAATACTGCCGACGCTGAATGTGTTGTAGGAAATAATATCACAGGATTAACTGGTGGAAATACAGTTGATCGACTTGTAATTAATGGAGGAACTGTTGGCATGATCAATATTGATTGGATAAGTAACTTTATAGTTCCAAAAAATACCTCAATTGCTTTTTCAGCAGTGACTGGAAGTATTAAGATCAATATGACGCTATCTATATTTTTTCATGAAGCTTTTTAGTTAAATATCAGATGGTGAATGAATGATTAAATCAATTATCACAGATATCAAAACTGGTGATTCGGCGAAAGTAGATGTTAATAATCAATATGGTAATGCGTTAATCTGTGCTACCCGAAATTTAACAGAATATGAATTCCAATCTCATTATTTTTTAAATACAACATACGGAATCGAAATGAATCAAAATGCGACATTTGGAGGAACTCCTGTTCTTGTTTATAATGAAAATGTCGGTTCTGGTTCTGGTGAATGGAATACATCTGCAATTTCAGGTACGTGGAATTTTGCTTCAACAACACAACATTATAATGGAACTAAATCAATTGATGGGAGCGCAACGGCAACAAACAATACAATGTCAATGACACCAGGTGCTGGATCTTTTGATTTTACAGGATACACGGCAATCACTGGATGGATTTATATTACTTCGTGGGGAACTGGAACTAAGTATGTAAATATATACGGATGGAATACTACAACTGGAACAATTGTTGGAATAGCTGTAAATATTGCAAATTATATAAATATTACTACATTAAATGTCTGACAAAAATTTACCATTCCATTATCAAATATGAATTTAATTGAACAAACGATCAATCAATTAAGAGTGCAGGTAATTGGGTCTCCACCTCCTGATTTTTTCCTTGATTATATTCATATTCAAGAAACGGGTGGTCCTATTATCTTTATACTAGATCCACTACCTGATGAAATTGTCTATATATGTTCCTTAAATTTTACATTAGTTGGACCATACACTGGTATTACAACTGTTGTAGGAGCAACTGAAAATGCGACATTTCCAAATCTTTCATATAATAAATTATTAAATCTTACCAAATTAACAAACGGGATCGTGTATAACAGAATTCAAGATGAAAAAATTAGGGCTACTTACAATATCAAAGATTTATTTGATTTTATGTCAATCTCAAATACTGATATTGTTCAATTTTGCGGAGATGGAACAAATTCAATATTAAAAATGAGATTAGTATACGCAGAACCAGTAAAATTAATTGGTAGAACGTTAGATCGTTTAAGTCTTACGGTTAATGATGATTTGAGTAGTTTATTAAAATTTAGAACATCTGGATGTTGTAAGGTTGAAAGTTTAGTATGAGGATAAGATGATAAAAACTGTAAAGATTATAGTTGATTAACAACCTAAAAATAATAAGAGAGATAGAGATGATCACTCGAAAAGGATAACCAGTAATCCCGCTCTCTTATAATTTTATTTACTGGTAAAATTCAAACTGGAGAATTTAAAAAATGAGTGATAATTATAATAATTTAGATTTAGAAAATGAAGTTTGGAAAATTATAAAAGATTATCCAGATTATATGATTAGTAATTTAGGTAGAGTTAAATCATTAAAATTTGGAAAAGAAAAAATATTAAAACAGTATAAAGATATTAAATATTATTTTAATATCAAATTATACAAAAAAAATAAAACAAAAACATTTAAAATTCATAGATTAATGTATGAAACTTTTATTGGAGAAATAACAGAAGAGTGTGATGTTCATCATAAAGATGAAATAAAAGAAAATAATATTTTAAATAATCTCGAATTGATATCTCATGGAGAACATCAACAATTACATCATATTGGTAAATATTTTTCAGAAGAATCTAAAAAGAAAATGAGTGAATCACATAAAGATAAAAAATTATCAGAAGAACATAAAAATAAATTGAGTGAAATACTTAAAGAAAATAGACCTTCAAAATTAATAGAAAAACAAATACATCAAATTCACATGTTGATTAAATTGGGATTTAAAAATATTGAAATATCAAAATTATATGATATTTCAACGGTAATGGTTTCGTATATAAAAAATGGAAAATCGTGGAATCATATTTATAATCATTTTTATAAGGAATATTGATATGTATATTCTAAGAAGTGTGAATTTTGGTTTCGATTATTCTGGATTAACAACAGTTGGGTATACCCTCATCAATAGTGATGGATCAACTTATCAATCCCGTACAACATCTGGAGTATTTGAAGTTCAAATAGATTCTGGAATTTATGGTGTTGATATAAATTTTGATGATCCTGTTAATTTAATTATATTGTGGGATGATGGTCAAGACGAACCATTATATGCCAGCGAAGAGATATATATCAATAATACTGATACTACAAGTATCTTGGATATAGTTACAGATATTGATAATAAATCGGATATAATTATTAATACAACAAATATTATCGATAATAAGATTGACATTCTATCAACTGATTGTACTAATCTTAATGAAAAAATTGATATTATTGATAATAAATCAGACGTAATTATTAATACAACAAATGATATAAATACTGAAGTTAATATTATTGATAATAAGATTGACATACTTAATACAG